GCTGTTCAACCCTTAGTTCTCTTAAAGCAGATTTAAAGAAATCGTGGTTCTTGAATTTCTTTCCATCTGAAGTGATAGCAAAATCTTTAATCCCTAAATCAACACCAACCGTTGTATTTAATTTAATTGGTTGTTTTTCAGGTAATTCTTTTTTGTTATCTACTAAAATACTTATATAATATTTATTAGTTACTGATTTACTTACATTTACCGTTTTAATTTCACCTTTAAATTCTCTATGATAATCTATATCTGTGAATTTTAATTTTGGTATGAAAATTTGTTTTTTGGTATCACTTAAATATACACCTTGAGGTAACTGAAATGATTGTTTTGAATATTTATTCTTAAATTTTGGAAAACCTTTTCCTCTAAAAAAGTTTGTATAAGCATTATCAAGATTTCTAATACTCATTTGAAGTGCTTGAGATGGGCTTTCGTTAAGCCATTGGCATTCAGTATCTTTTAATTCTTTAATTTGTTTAGTTAAATTAAACATATCAAGGTGTTTTTTGTTTCCAGTATAAGCACTAATTTTAGTTTCTAAACCTAGATTATATACAAATCTCACTTGACCAAAAATCTTTGAAAGTAATTCTTTTTGATCTTGGTTTGGATAGATTCTATATTTGAATGCTTTTAACATTTATGGTAATTTTTTTTTTCTATAAGTATATATTAAACAAAAAAAGTCACTTTTTCCCATTTTTGAAAGTCAAATTCATCCATTAAACTGAAGATTTAACGGTTTTCTTTGACGGTCAATATAAATAAAAATCAGGATTTTTTTCAAAAAAATCATCTTGAACTTTTTCTAATAAATCATCGAATCTTAATAAAAATTTAAAAGCCATTTTGTTATTTTATATTTTAAATTCATCGAATTTTAAAATAGTAGATTCATTTAATTTATCTACTAATTCAAGGAATTTTTCAGTTTCTCTTCTATTCTTTTCTACACCAATTTCGGATCCTCTAAATCCATCATCAATTATATCATTACCCCTTACTGATGGTCTATAATATAACAATGCTTTTGCATATTTATCTTTAATATTCATAACTCTATACCATTCTTCTAAAATATCTTTTCTTACACTTTTGGATATAAGAGATGTATATAAATCAAAAATATTTTTAGGATCAACACCATTTTTATATATATCAATTAATAATGCTATAATTTCTACATAATCTTTATAAATTCTAGCATTTATTAAAGTTTCTTTAAATTCATTATTTATTGTATTTCTTCTTAATGTTTGTGCTAATGCTACTGTCAAATATGTAGTAGGTTTAATATCTTTTTCAGCTACAAGAACAGGAAATACTTGTTGTAAAATTCCAAATTCAATTAACATTTCAATAAACCTTTTTAACATATAACCATCATTGTTGATTTTAGCTTTTTGTTTTACAGTTATAAATTCTTTAAAAATTCTTTCTTTAGATACATCATCTTCATATGAAATACCAAATAATCTATTATCTCTATGAATTGCACTAGCTGTTTCATTATCAATATCACTACCTGTTGTTGCAGCAAATCTTATTGCCCTAATTATTCTTAATCGATCTTCGCCGAATCTTTTATCAGGATTACCAACCGATCTAACAATTTTATTTCTGATATCATTTAATCCACCTACAACATCAATAATTTCTTGACTTCCTATATCATAATATAACGCATTTATGGTTAAATCCCTTCTTCTAACATCATCTTCAATAGTAATATATTTACCTATTTCTACTTTTTTATCATCACCTTTTGTATTTCTACCTTTAGATATATCTTTTCTGTAAGATGCTATCTCATATCCACCTGGTTCATCTTTTGTAAATACACGAACAATACCAAACTTTACACCTTGTAAATCAGTTTTAAAATCTTTTAAAATTTTCATAGTAACTTCTGGCAATGCATCAGTAACCAAATCATAGTCATGTGGTTTCTTTCTCATTACAAAATCTCTAACAGCTCCACCAACAACAAATAATTTTTGACCTTCTTTATCGAATAAACGATGAAAGACAAGAATATCTTCAGGTAAATCTATTTTTGTTTTAAGTTTTTCTATTAACATATTTTTATATATAAAATTAATATGTAGATATATTTAAACACAAAGATATGAAAATGATTACAAAATTCCAAATATTTATCAATGAAAGTATTATGGATACCCTTAAAGGTAAATCTGATAATGAAATATTAAATTCATTAAAAAGTTTAAACGTATTTGAACAGGTAGAAAAAATTTATGAATTTGGATTGCCTAAAAATTTTCTACCAACCAAAGAAGAATTGATTTTTGCATTAGATGACTTATCAAATGATGAAAAAATATATCAAATTATTAGAAATAAACTAGATTATGATTTATTACCAAGAAACGAACAAGGTATTTGTTTTTATAATAAAACTTTAATAATCAATTCCCTAAATTTATTACACGATGATTTAAAAATAGATAAATTACCAGATAATTTTACAATTAATGGATATTTGTACGCACCAAATAACAATATAACAGAATTCCCAAAAAAATTAAAAGTATTAAAAACAAATTATAATAGTTATGATGGCAGTATTTACTTATCAAATAATAAAATATCTGAAATTCCAAATAATTTTAAAGTAAATAAGAATTTGAATTTAAATAAAAATAATATAACTAAAATTCCAAATAATTTAAGAGTAGAAGGGGATTTGCAATTAAATAATAATGCTATTACTACTATTGGTAAAAAATTATATGTAGGTGGAAATTTATATTGTAATTATCAACGTAGTAGATTTAATTTAGTATTACCAGATGATGCAATAGTAGAAGGAGTTTATTCAAATGAACACAAAAGATAATTAATTATTTAAATTGTTTTGTATTTTTCCCCATAATGTTTCTTTTCCATCATCAGAAATTTCTTTTTTCTTAAATTCTTCTATTTTAGGTTTGGTTTCTATAAAACCATCAGGTGATATAATTGCTTCATTTTTTTTAAGATGTCTATGACTTGCAAAACCATTAACAACATTCTTTTTTGGTATTGTTCCACGTGGAACAATATCAGTTTTTAATTCTTTACCTTTTTTAATGAAATTTTCTCTAATATCATTAATTTCATTTTTATTTAATTTTTTAGATTGTTCAAAAATGCTTCTTTGTAGATTTTCTATTTCTGTTTCATTTGAATTTTTAAATCTAAAAATTTTAAGAAATTTATTTTTTATATTAAGTTTTTTGATTCTTATTTTTTCAGATTTTTGAAGTTTTTCTACTTTTAATTTTTCGGCTTTTTTTATTTTATCCATTTCTTTTTGTTTTTTTCTAGCTTTGTTTATTCTAATTTCTTTTTTTTGTATTTCCATTGATAATCTATAATTAACATTAAGTGGTTTCAATTTATTAAACCAATCAATTAAAGTATTTTTTTTATTAATTTCTTCAATATTTAAATCATCTTTTTTTACAACAGATTTATCTTTAATTATTTTAGTTGATACTTTAGGGTATATTAATTTATATTTAACGTCATATACATTAAATTTATTTTTATATCCTTCTGGAAATTCGAATTCGTTATCTTTTTTTTCTAAATATATTTTACCATTACGTGTTAAAACATAACATTTTATTTCACGTGAATAATCAATGAACATTTTTTTGATATTAAAAAAGTTCGTTTTATCATCATATCTATAAGATTTATCACCATATTCATAAAACAAATTTAATTTTATTTTTCTTTTACTTATAGGATTTTCATCAATATTTTTTTTACCCATTACAACTTTTGTTATCAAATTATAAATGAAATCATCTTTTTCATTTTCATAATGGTTAATGACATCGATTTTAAAATTATTTTTAAAATGTGAAGATAATGATGGAATATTTAAACAACTAACTGTGGAATAAAATTCATTAGGAAATCTTTCTGTAATTCTATTTAATAATTCTTTATAAACATTAAGATGACCATATATACCGCTTTTTCTAAAAGCGGGTAATACTTCAACTCTTCCACCAACTCTATTATTTCTAAAATAATAACCCACAATTAAACTATCATAAACGGCAATATAAAACCAATTATCACTAAAACCATTTACATAAAACCAATGTTTTACATCTTCATAGTTTAAATATTTATCTACATCATTAATAGATACACCTAATCTTCCCGGTTTACGCCAAGATTCAATAACTTTTAATATTTGTAATTGGTTCATATAAATTATTTAATATCGCTAAGATAAAAAATATTTATACAAAAAACAAAAATATTATAATAAATTATTTATGAAATATTAATATTTTTCTAATATTTTATTTATAATTGTATTTCTTACTATATCGTCTATTGTAAATTTAAATATACCTATATCATTAATATCTTTTAAATTTTGAATAGCATGATATAATCCACTTTCTTCCTTATTTTTAAAATTATCAATTTGCATTATATCACCAGATATAATCATTTTACAATTACTACCTATCCTAGTTAATATTGTTAACATTTCTTTTTTTGATATATTCTGAGCTTCATCTACGATAAGTAGACAATTATCTAAATTTTCTCCTCTTATATACCCTAGACCTAAAATTTCAATTATATTTTCTTTTAATAATTTATCACTATTTTCTTTACCAATTATTTTATCGAATAAATTATATACACTATGCATAAACATAGATACTTTATCAGAAAAAGAACCAGGTAAAAAACCTACACCATTTTTAGTTATTTCGACAGTCGGTGTTAAAATATATATTTTATTATATTTTGTATTTTCATCTGTAAGATAACTTAACGATTTCAATATAGATAAATGAGATTTTCCACAACCAGATGGACCATCACATAATATTATTTGATTATTATCGATAAGTTTTATAAATTCTTTTTGTTTCTCGTTTTTACATTTAATTTTTATATTTCTTTTTAAAATTTGATTTGGTGATTTAGTAATTTCTTCTAATTTTATTAACTCCATAACATCACTACCATTTCCATTTCCATTTCCGTTTCTTTTTTTAGGATAAACTCTATTCATAAATTTATTACATTATTTTTTAAATAAAAAATCCATTAAAGTTTAATTAAAAACGATAACGGAATATTTTATTTTTGTGTAAATTTTATTCATCATACATATTATATATTAAAAACAGAAATATTATTTTACTAATAAATCTGCAGCACAACTAGCAGCATATGCATATGGTTTAGAAACGACTTTATAACCCATTCCACTTACCATACCCATAACAGAATTATAAACAATATTAGATTTATTTTGTTTATTTCTACCTGCAATTGGATTTACATCAACATGAACTTCAATTTTTTTAGTTGGTAAATTACCATCATAAGAATTTACTTCAAATTTAGGTGGTGTATATGAATATTTTAACTTTTCATTTAACCATTCAGCAAGATTTAATGAAAATAAGCATTCGTTCATTAACCTTGAAAACATATCTTTATTTTTTTTCAATTTTTGTCTTAAGAATAATACGTGTGCTCCTTTATGCTTTACTTCATCATATAATACAATAGTAATAGCATATAATGTAATTCTTCTTTTTTGTTGTGAATCACATCCTACGACAATTCTGATATTACTCCGGTCTTTAATATAATTCTTGATGTATTCAGCTACATCATCAATTACTTCACCACCAAATTTTTTAAATTTCGCAGTATCATAATCTAATAATTCATTTTTCATATTTTATATTTAATTGATTTTGTGTGATTTTTTATATATTAAAACTAAAAATCCCCGATAAAGAAAAATTCAGGGATTTTTAAATAAGGAAATTATACATATTTAATTTCTACTATATTTCTGTTTTAATTTTTCTAAATCATTTGATTTATCTTTTAATCTATTAACAGTTTCAGTATCATCATCAAATGTTAAATAAATTTTTCTATCGTCCCTTATTATTGAAATAACAACTACTTTAATTTTATCACCACTTAATAATTTTTTATTATTTTTATTAATGTAAGAAGTTTGGATTAAGCCGTTTGTTTCATAATCTAATTCGATAAGAGCACCAAATGGTTTAACTGTTATTACTTTACCTTCAATCGTATCACCTACTCTAATCGTATCCCATAACGAATCAGTAAGAATTTGTGTCAAAATAATTTGGCTACCACCTTTAATAACGTCTTTAATATAAAAATCTATTAAAGTTCCTGGTTCAATTTCATTTATTTTATTTTGATAATCTTCTCTAATATTAGCTTTATGTATCATACCAGTAAGACATTCTTCAAATTGAATAAATATTCCAAAACTTCTAGTTCCAGTTACTCTACCTTCATATACTTTATTTTTATCAAATTTTTTAAGTTCTTTAATTTTTTCTGGAATTAAAGTTTTAAGGTATTTTTTTCTACTAACAACATAAATTCCTTTATCTTGTTGTAATGTTTCTAACATAACATAAACTCGTTGATTTAATAATATATTATTATCGTATAATTTATTTACATCAGCTAATGTATTAGGCATAAATGCATCAATAACTATACCTTCGATTTCGATATCTACTAAATAACCAGCAGGAATTATTTCTTTAATGAAACAAATAATTGGTGTATTTTCTACAAAATAAATTTTCATTTTTTGCTCCACATTATATTTAACTAATTCTGCAACAGAACCTTTAATAAGGTATGGAGATTCATTAACATCTGTAATTAAAACATCAATAAATTGACCTATTTTTAATTGTCTACAAATTTTATCTTCTGATCCTTTTCTATCAATAAAAATATTATCCTTTCCACCTATATCGATTACAACTTCTTTGCTGTTAATTTCTATTATAGCACCATTAATAATCATACCTACATTTATTTGACCGACATTAACATATCTTTCATATAATTTAAATTTGCTCATTGTTTCCGAATTAAATTTACCAACCGAATTATTTAATTCTTCTATGAGATCTTTAAATTTAGGAATACGATTATCTAATATAACATTATCAAAATCAAAATCGTTATTGGATAATTGCCATTCTATTTTTTTTGTAGATTGATCTACAATTTCTTCTTTTATCATTTTTTTTTTGTTTTTAAATTAATACTTATTTAAGGTATATATATTGAAGTAATTTAAAAGTTTAAATTTAACTTAATCTTTTTTTATGTTCTGTTTCTAATCTTTTTGTATCTCTCGGATCTACTTCAACAATTGGAATATCAAATATAGATAAACCATCACTTGGACTTTCTTCATTTAATTCCCAAACTATATCTATCCAGGTATAATTAAATTGAACAGTAAAAACTTGTTCATTAAAATCTGTTTTATAATAAGCCATTCTTAATTCTGATAATGATTTATAAATAATATCTTTAAATATTACTGTATAAATTAAATCACCTTCGTTATTTAATACTTTTATTGATATTGCATCTAAATAATTTGGTTTTTGTAAATAAAAATCATTTAATATTTGTAGAATAATAAAATAATTTAAATGAGAATCTACTGATCGAAAATTGACATCTAATTCATGTTGAAATTTATCTGTAACACTACCCGATTCTCTCCAATTTACTTTTTTACCATGATATATAGTTTGTTCAACTGTATTATATGATAAACTCGGAAAAACTATATCTTTAATTGTAGAATTAATATATGCCATAACATCTGCATATGGTATTAAATTATTATCCATTAATAATTGAAATTGTTCTTCTAATCTACGAGATATAAAATCTTCTGGTAAATTAAATATGAATTGATTATTCTGCGAACTTATTCTCATTTTTTAGATTATTTTAAATTATATATTAAAAAACAATCTTCATAATTTTTTATATATAAGAAAAAACTATATCTATGATTGATGATTATATAACATTACAAATAAATAAATATAATCATAAATATTTTTTGAATAAAGGATATGATGCTAATTTAAAAGATCATATTAGCGTTAAAAGTAAAGATATAAATAAGGGAAGTCATTTAAAAATAGATGCTAAATGTGATATATGTGGTTTAATTAAAAGTATGGAATTCAGAACATATCATAAATTATCAAATGGATTAATAGAAAAATATTATTGTAAAAAATGTTCATATATTAAAAATAAAGAAACAAATTTAGAAAAATATGGTGTTGATCATCCAATGAAAAATATTGAAATTAAAAAGAAAACAAACGAAACTAATTTAGAAAAATATGGTGTAGTTAGGTCGTCTATGATAAACGAATTCGAAAATAAAAAGATAAAAACAAATTTAAAAAGATATGGGGTAAAACATATCATGCAATTAACAGAAACTAAAAATAAATATAAAAAAACAAATTTAGAAAAGTATGGTGTAGAACACCCTAATAAAAATAATAATATAAAAAATAAAATAAAAAAAACTAAATTAGAAAAATATAATGATAGCACATTTAATAATAAACCAAAAACTATAAAAACAAATTTAGAAAAATACGGTTATAATAATCCAATGCAAAATATCAATATTATTAATAAAGTTATTGCTACAAAATCATTAAATTTAATTAAAAAATATCCAAATATATTATCAGTCGATTATAACAATAAACAATTAGAAATGATCTGTGACTGTAAAAAAAATCATACATTTAAAACATCTATGTCTATATTTCAAAATAGAAAAGCAATTAATACTAAACAATGCTTAATATGTAATCCAAATAATGGAACAACATCTGGTAAAGAAATTTTCTTTTATGATTTTATAAAAGAAAATTACGATAAAGAAATTATTACAAATGATAGAAAAATATTAAACGGTAAAGAATTAGATATTTATTTACCTGATTTAAAGTTAGCATTTGAATTTAATGGAGTTTATTGGCACAACGAATTGAATAAACCGAATAACTATCATAAAAATAAATCCGATTTATGTGAAAAAATAGGAATTAATCTTATTCATATATATGAAGATGATTGGATTTATAAACAAGATGTAATCAAATCAATGATTTTAAATAAGTTAGGTAAATCATTAAATAAAATTTATGCAAGAAAAACTGAAGTAAAAGAAGTAGTTGATAATAAATTAGTCAGAGAATTTTTAAATAAAAATCATATTCAAGGATTTGTTGGTTCAAAAGTAAAAATAGGATTATTCTTTCAAAATGAATTGGTATCATTAATGACTTTTGGTAAATTGAGAAAAGCTATGAATTCGACTTCGAGTGAAGGACAATTTGAAATGCTTAGATATTGTAATAAATTAAATACAAATATAATTGGAGGTGCTTCAAAATTATTTAAATATTTTATTAAGAATTACGATTTTGAAGAAATAATCACATATGCAGATAAAAGTCATTCGAATGGTAAATTATATGAAATATTAGGATTCAAATATATACATACATCTAAACCAAATTATTATTATGTTATCGATAATATCAGACATCATAGATTTAATTTTAGAAAAGATATTTTAATTAAAGAAGGATACGATGCTAATAAAACCGAACACCAAATTATGTTAGAAAGAAAGATTTATAGAATTTATAATTCTGGTAATTTAAAATTTAAATACTTAAAAATTCCTGAACAATAATATTTTCATTAAATATTATTATTTTTCATTCTTTTTTGCAATATTAATTTGATTTAATTTATCGTCTATATCACCTGATGGTTTTTTTGGTTTTTTATAAACCGTATCTTTTTCGACTTGTTTTATTTTAGTTGTTTTTCGTTTTTTATTTGATTGACCTAATCCTAATTCTAATCTATAAACAGTATCTATAAATGTTTGTTTTTCTAATTCTACTAAATCTTTAATGTAAATTCTTTCTATATAATACATAATATCATTACGTTTAAATTTAATTTTAAAATTATTATTAACAAAATATTTATTAGCATCCGTTTTAATGTATCCACCTGCTGCCCCGCTCAATGCTTTAATGTAAACAATTGCATTGTAATATCCTTTATCAATTAATTTATCTTCATAATATAAATCCATATTTGTTTTATCATTTGGATTTACATTATCTATACTTTCTGTGTTTATAATTTCTTGATCTCCTTTTGATACCGATTCACTCGTTGTTCCTGTTGTAGACTTATTTACAAATGTAACGTCTTCATAAAATAAAAATTTACCTGAATATACTTGTGTATTAATACCAGATGCACTAACAATAATATAAAAATTATTATAACCTTTATTATAAATCCTTCTTAAAATATTATAATCTTTTTCTTGTAATTTATAATATATATTACCTATTTCGTAATTATTATCACCTTCATAAAATATTTCTTTTTCTAATTTTTCACTATCAGATTTAAAAACTAAAAGTATTTTAGAATTTGTATTTATTTCTGACAAATCATAAGGTATTGGTTCACCTTTTGAATTTATATCTTTTGCTATATTAAAATTAATAACATTATCAAATGATGTTATTAATATTTCTAATAAACCATTAGGAGTATAATCATTAGTTCCTGGTGAAGCATTTGTACTTTTTGTTAAAATTCTATATTTGTCTACCATTATAGGGTATGGTACTTTCATAACATCTATAATTGAATTAATTTGTCCTGAAACACTCATAGTATTTTTAATTTTTAAATTAAAAATTTCTGGATTTAAAACACCTGCATTCATATTTAATTGACTTAATCTTAACCCATATTTATTAATACTATTTGTTATACCTAATGATCCAAATTTAGAAATATAACTACCATCTATTACATTAACAATTTTTAATTCTACATCAATAACAGCAGTAGTATTAGAAAATTGTATAACTGGTCTATAAAACATTTTTTTTGTAAAATTATCTGTTACTTGAAATGTTTGTGTTATTGTTAAAATATTTTCTTCATATAAATTAACAACATATTCTAATTGTATATTATTTCCTTTTGCTTCTTCTTCTGCTATAAATTCATCCATATTTTCATTTGAACCTAAATAAGTAGCATATATTTCAAAAAAATCTCCATTTAAAGATTCTGTTACATTAATACCTAACTCCTTAAATTCTGGTGTTTGTGGTAATGATGCTGAATATGCATCTCCTGTAAAATAATATGGGATATCTAATATTGTTTTTGTTGCTGTTATAAAACGAAAATCAATAAATATTGGAGATGTAGATGATATTCCTTCACCATAAGTTAAATTTTGATTAATGCTATTTGGTATGACAGTATTTGATGTATTAGTAATTAATCTTTGTGATGATACAGTATCAACTGATGGTATATCTAAATCAAAACTTCTAACCCAAAATTTTTCATCATAATAAAAAGGCACTGGTAATTCAAATAATGTTATTGCATTTGTATTTGATTTTAAATAATGAAAATTAGAAAAAGAATATTTTGTATTATCTGAATATCCTTTTATATATATGTTTATATAAAATCCTAAATAATCATCATAAAAATCAAACCCACTTGGAAAATATATTTTTATTTTATCATACGGTACAGGTGATGTAAAATATTTTGTATTTCTTAAATAATTAAAATTTTCAATATCCATTTTAGAATATTTACTTAATACAGAATCTATTAAAAATAAACTATTATCATAATTATTTATATTAGATGTTGATAAAAAACTTTTAGAATGTTCTTTAACATTAGTTAATACATTAAAATTTTCTGATTTAAAATTATTATTATCAAATATATATTCAATTAATACATTTGATTGGATTTTTATTCTTTTTGAGTAAGTTGACATGGTATATAAAACTTATTACTTTTTATCTATATATTAAATATAAATAATCTATCTTAGTCAAACACATTATCTAAAGTATGAACATATTTTATATTTCCCGAATTATAAATTCTATAAATTCCTCTTTCTAACATAATTTCATGTTCTGATTTATTAGCATTATAACCTTCTTTAATCAAAACATCTTTTCTATATTTAAATCTAAATTCTCTTTTTCTATTAACAACATAAAAATAATTGGGTTCTGTTTTATGTATAAAATTAAATCCTAAAATTTCATATAGTTTTCCATTTGATTGACTTCTATCTGCATATGTAGTTATTTCTTTAAAATTATAATTTCTTATAAAATATTTAAATAATTTTGAAGCACCACCTATAACATTAGTATTTAATTTATTACAAAAACGTAACATTTCTAATTCACTATTATTTGAAATCCCATTCATTATTTTACGTTTTTTACCAAAAGTCATTAAACTAACTAATTCATTTTCATAAAACAATCCTAATTTAATTGATGATCCTACAAAACCTTGAATATGATTTTCATTTAAAAATCCCCTAACTAATTTATTATCAGTTATTTCTTTAATTTCAGTTTTTCTTGCATATATTTTATTTATTGTTTTACCTAACTTATTTAAAATCATTGATTTGACTATATCCCTTTTAAATTCCCAATCATCTTCATAAATATGAATTAATTGGATATTTTGCTTTTCACAAGAATCGGTTTTTATAAGATGATAATTTTTATCTTTACTTAATTCATTATGCCAATATAATCCATTAAATTCGAATGCTAACTTTAAATCAGGTATATAAATATCTAATTCATACCCTAATATAATTTTTTTAGAATTTGATACTATTTCACTATCATAATTATTTTTAATAAATAATAATAATTCATTTTCTACTTTAGATGATTTGTGTAATGTTGAATATTTTGATCTTATTTCTTTACTTTGTTGGGGATATTCAACACCATATCTTTCTAAGTTTGTTTCTTTTATTTTTTCTTTAATTAAATTACATTGAAACTGATTTCTAAATCCATATCTTTCTAAATTTGTTGCTTCTGTTTTTTCTTTTATCTTTTTGTTTTGTTGAGGGTTTTCGACACCATATCTTTCTAAATTTGTTTCTTTTATTTTTTCTTTTACATCATTTAATTGAAAAACATTATCTACACCATATTTTTTTCTAATATTTAATGTTCTTTTTATATTCACACATTCTTTATTTTTACAATAATATTCTTCTGTTAATCCGTTTGTTGATCTATAATAATTATTAAATTGCATATCTTTAAGTTTACCGCAATTATCACATTTTATTTGAATAATTTCATGAGATCCAATAGGTAATTCACTAATTAACATTTCTACTACATCACCAACTAATCCTTTAATACCATTTTTATTTAATGAATATAATTGTCTTTTATTTTTAATTTTAACGTTAATTTTTTCTTTTACTAACACAAAACTTTATTATTTTTTTATAATACAATTAATTAATACATATTATATATAAAATTTTTTGATACTCCATCATAACCTTTATCAATATAATATTAAAAAATAACATAAATGTTTATATATGAATAAAATAAAAATTCTTGCTATTAGTAACGACCAAGACGGTGTAGGTTATTACAGGATTAATTCACCTTATTTAGCATTAAATGATCCAGATATTGAAGTTACTTTTTTAAGTAATACTGATTTCACATTTAGATTTACTGAAGAAAATTTAAAAGATTTTAATATTATTGTATATCATAAAGGAATTCCATTTAAAGATCGAACTAATGCAGAGAAATTTCATGGTATAATTAAAAAATATAATATTAAAATAGTATTTGATATTGATGATCATTGGGAAATTCACCCCTCACATATTAATTATAGAAATTGGAAACAAAGTAATTCTAAAGAAACAGTTTTAGCACAATTATCTGCCGCTGATTATGTTACTACAACTACACCTTATTTTGCATCTGATATAATGGAATTTAATAAAAATGTATTAATAGTGGAGAATGCAGTTAACGCTAATGAATTTCAATGGATACCTAAGAAGATAAAATCAGATAAAATAAGATTTATTTGGGGAGGCGGAATTACACATAAACCCGATTTAATGTTATTAAAAGATTCTTTTAAATCATTTAATAAAGAATTTATTTCTAAAACACAAATGGTTATGTGTGGATATGATTTAAGAATGAGAACACAAACAGGGGTTTATATGGATGATCCTAGAAGAAGTGTTTGGACACAATTTGAATCAATATTTACTAATAGTTGGAAATGGATTACTAACAGTGAACATAGTAGTTGGTTGAGAAAACACGATGATATGGGTAGGTTAAATTATGGATATAATGAAAAATTTAAAGACGAATTCTATCAAAGAAGATGGACTAAACCTATTTTAACTTATGGTACTATGTATAATGAAGCCGATGTTGTTATTTCACCTCTTAAATCAGGAATGAAATTTAATATGGTTAAAAGTCAATTAAAAATTATTGAAGCAGGTGCTCATAAAATGCCAGTTATTGCTAGTAATTTTGGACCATATACAATAGATGTGATAGACGGAAAACACGGATTTTTAATTGATGAAAATGATAAAATGGGTTGGGCTAATAAAATGAAATTTTTTGTTGAAAACCCTAGTGCCGTAACAGAAATGGGTGAAGCATTAAATGAATTAGTTTTAGAAAAATATACTCTAGAAAAAATTAATAAAAAAAGAATTGATTTATTTAAATATTTAGTTAGTTAATATGAAATCGTTATTACCAATTGCAAAAAAAATAGCAGATAAATCTATTGATGAAGATTTAATAGGATTAAGACCAGATGAAACTTGGAATCAAGCTGTTCAAAGACATTTATTAGAAAAACGATATAAAAAAATTAATAAAATAATTCACAATATTAAAAATAAATATATATAAATAAAAATTCATAATGATAAATTCTACAGAAACATTAAAAGATAATAAATTATTTGATAAAAAAGGCAAAAAGAAACGTAAATTACATCGTTTAAAATTAACTATGAAAAGTAAAAAAAGACGTAAAAGGTATTATGAAAATTTAAAAAAGGGAAACTAATATTTCCCTTTTTTGTTTTATCTTTTTCTTGAAGAACTTGAACTTTGTGTGGTAGGTGGTTTTGTTGGTATAGTATTTCTTGTTGTTGAACTTCGTGTTGGTGTAATACTTTTTACAGTAGATGTTTGTGGTTTAGAATAAGTTGTAGAATTTATTTTAGGTTTATTACTATTAATATTTGTTGAACTTCGTGTTGGTGTTGTATTATAAGATCTTGTTGTGCTAGGTTTAGTATAGCTAGGATTATAATTATTTTGTCTGTTATTATTTGTTGTACTACTAACTCGTGGTTTACTATAACTTGTAGGTGTAGTATATTTTGGTTTTTCTGATGGTATAGTTCTATTATTAGTAACAGGTTTATTACTAACAATTCTATTAGTAACAGGTTTGTTAGTAATAGAATTAGTTGACCTTACACCATTATTCGTTCTATTAGAACTACCATTTGTAGCTACTCTATTTCTATTACCATAATATTCATTATTAAATGGTTTATTATCATAATTGTAATAAGGATTATAATAATTTCCATAATACCAGTAATTACTGCAATAAGGATTATAATAATTTCCATAATACCAATAATGATTATACCTAGTAGTATAATACCAATAGTTATAATCATAATAATAATCATAATAATAATCATAATAACCTAATGACCAATAATTATAATAAGAAAATGACCATGAATTATATGAAACATATACCCTTGGTGCAAAAAAATAATCTCTGTGAAATCTGTGTATACGGTAATCATATGAATCATAATAATCATAGTCATCTTCAATATAATAATTATTTATAATGGTTGCACTTTTTTCATATATAGTATCGGTATAATTTTGTGTAAATAAATTACTTATAAAAAGAAATAAACTTGCTAATAATAATAATAATTTTTTCATAATTTTAATTTTAATTTTAATTTCTTAATATATTGCAATTTTCATACCAGGTATTAAATATCTATTTAAAAAAAATATATAAAATTTTTATATATAATAAAAATAAATATTATGAATGAAATATAATATGTCTTTTATAGATTATATGGAATATGTTTTTGTATCTGAAAATTATAATGTTAGGAATTATAACGATATGACACATAGTTCATTAAATTTTTCAGATTCAAAAACATTAGTTTCATCGAGTATTCTTAAAGAATATATAACTGCACAAGGTAGATGGGGAAATGTTGGTGCTGGTATTTTACCGTACTGTAAAACGACTAAAAGATTTTTATTATCATATAGATCGAGTTATGTTTTAGAACCTCATACTTGGGGTGTTTGGGGTGGTAAAATTGACGATGAAGATATGATTGATATTCAAAAAACTGCAAAAAGAGAATTTGTAGAAGAAACCGGATATAATAAAGATATAAAAATTATACCATCATATATATTTAGAAGTAAAAATTTCGAATATCATAATTTTATAGGTATAATTGATTCTGAATTTATACCAGAATTAGATTGGGAAACAGAAGATTATAAATGGGTTACATTTGAAGAATTATTAAATATTAATAAAAAACATTTTGGATTACAACATTTATTAGATAACAATTTAGAACAAATTAAATATTTATGAAAAGATTTAAACAATTTATAAATGAATCTTATAATGAAAAAAAATTACCATCAGATGCATTAAGAATGGATTTGATAGAAGAATATATTAATGAATTAGAGAAAGATAAAGAATATAATATAGAAGAAGTCGAATATGATGCTTTATTGGACGGTTATGATGGATATCCCTGGCAAACTTATATTGAAAATTTAGGTAATGGTGAATTTAATTATTGGGAAGGTTGGATAAAAGAATGTTGGATTGGATTATATAATAAAATAGAATACAAAGGATTAAATAAAGAAGAAGCACTTCAAAAATTTTTAGACGAAAGAATTACTCCATTAGCAACAGAATTTAATTTAACAGTATTAGATAAAAAATATTTTTGGCACGAAGCCTGGACTGAAGGAGTTGATAATGGTTACATAATGAGAATAACGTTTAAAATGAACAATTAATTTGTTTTTAATATAAATTTTTAGTATATTTGAAACGAATAGTAAATTAGTTAAAATAATTTTAATATTTTCGTTAAAACGATTAACTGTGATACACTGTTATGAATAATTTACATAGATTTTGGTTTTATTTCCCATACTATTTTACTATTCCCTTTAATTTAAAATTATGGATGAAAAATTAGATGAACTATTCTGGCGAGATATGTCTAGGTTAACCGTTAGAAATGATATATTTATGACTTTATATAATCTTTTAACTAAAATTCACATAAGTGATAATAGTAAAAGATTTGTAGTATACAAATTAAAATTAAATAGTCAAAAATTAGGTTGGGTTTATAATACAGTTACATCTACCGCTATTAAATATGGTGTACCTCGTATCTATATAAAGGAATGTAGTAGTGTTAGAACAAGTTATAAGTTTTATAAAACATATCCACAATTTAATTCTACAGTAAATCTTACGGATATTAAACGTAATATGAATTCAGTATACGAAAAATTAATTGTAGCAACATATCAACTGATATTAGAAAAACAAAGTAGAAAAGAAAAGATCTATAAATTATTAGAAAATATGAAAAATAATTAATTAAAAGAAAAAATACTTTTCATATTTACAAATTCGGTTTTCATAAATAATATATACATATATGAAAACATTTAAAGAATTTAATCAGTATTCAAAATATCTTGATGATGAAGAATTTATGAAATACTTCAATGAAATCAAAAAAAGAGTAACAAATTTATTTCCTGATTATCAACTCAATTTAGAATTAATAATAGACCAGATTTATTTTTACTATGAGTCAAAATGGTTAATTGAAGACACTATCAATCGTTTAAATGCAGACGGTAAATTTTTTCAATACTATTCTGGTATTGGAGATATTTAAAATGAAAACATTTCAAGAATTTGCAAATGAAAGTGTAAAAGATTTATTACAACCTAAATCAGAAGCAGATATTAAAAAAGCTTTATTAAATCTAAATGCACTTGATAAAATAAATAAAATAAGACGTTATAATTTAGATGATAAATTTAAAAGTGATGAAGAAATTAAAAAATTTTTATCTAATGAATATGGTGGAAATACACCAGATTATTATATAAAATTAATAAAAATGGACTTACTTGATATAAATGATCCAAATTATAAAAAATATATATTAGAAGACTATGATTTAACTAATGAAAAATTATTTCATTCAGTTAGAAATAATGATAGCAATACAATTAAAAAATTTGCTGAATGGGGTATTAATTTAAATATATATGAAAATACTTATGAACCACCATCAATATTAATGGCTGCTTTTGAAGAAGACAATTTAGAAATTGCTGAATTATTATTGAAATTAGGAGTAAGTCCTGAAATTGAAAATGTGCATTGGGATTGGAGAACATGTTTAATATGGGCATGTTATAAGGGATATGATGATGTTGTTGAATTATTATTAAATAATGGTGCTGATCCTAATTATATTAAAGGTTCTAAACTTCCATTAATGGTTGCGACTGAATATGGATATGAAGATGTTGTTGAATTATTATTAAATAATGGTGCTGATCCTAATATTAAAATAAATGATTGGACTTCTTTAATGAAAGCAAGTAAATATAATCGTAAAAAAATATCTGAAATATTATTAAATAATGGTGCTGATCCTAATATCCAAAATGGACTATATGGTAAATCATCAATTGATTTTGCACGACCAAAAATGTTAGAAATATTTAAAAAATATATTGGTTAATGAAGAATTTCAAAAATTTTATAAATGGAGTAAATGTAATAGATTATCTTAAACCGAAGTCGGAAGAAGAAATTGAAAAAGTAATATCTAAAATAACAAAGCCTTATGACAAAATTCGTTATATTTATAAATATGATTTGCCAAAAAAACATTTAAGAGAATATACACAAGAATATATTAAGGAAACAGTAAAATATAAGATAAAGCGTCATTTACTTAAAAATTTCAGTAATTCTATTTTTATTTTTGGTGGTTATTTGACTTTTGATTATTTAGAATTAGATGAAAACAAAATGAAAAAAGATAAAATTATTGGATTTGATACAAAAGGTATAATACTAGAGAAACAATCTTTATTCAATATATTTTTTGAAAAACTATATGTTTTACCATATGATTATTTATCTATTGGTGTATTATTAAAAATTTCTGAATTCATTGGTGTAGATAGTTATGATATTAATAACCATCCAAGAACTTAATTATTTATAAAGTAATTTAATTAAATCATTTGCCAATATAGAAATTAATTTCTTACCACCAATTTCAACATCAGGTATGTTTTTAATTACAGAAAATTTATCTTCACCACTTATTTCTAATTTTTCTATAAGTGGTCTTATATTTTCATTTTTCATATAATGTACTTTTAATTCATTGACAAAATCATTAAGATTAAATCCTAATTTATTATTATATTTAATAACTTGTAACCCATTGTCTTCCTTTTCAATAAGAATATACCAAAGTTTCTTTTTAGATACCTTGATGTTCATTAAAAAATCGTGGGCATTTTTAGCCTTAGTATTTTTAGGGAATTTGGCTACTTTACCATAAAAATTTACTTTATCTTCTTTGTTCATATATGTATATATTTAAAAGATTAGTTCTAAAAATGTAAGTTTTTAATTATTATGACGATCATAAAATTTGCTGCAATTATAATTAAACCAGTTTCTGATTATTACATTAGAATCTATCATAAGAGCGACCATATCTTGTAGATTTAACAAGAAACCGTTTGTTATATCATTTTTAAATAATTGTCTTGACATTGAACGTTTTAATATATTATTTTTATAATCGTATCCTTGATGTAATTCATTATCGTTTCTATGATTTAAATCATATAATTCTGGTATATGTATGTTTTTTTCTAAATCCATTTTATATTAATTATTTTCATTTTACAATTTGATTTTTGATTTTTCGGTTGCTTCACGTTTAGATATTCTTTTAACACCACCTAAATACTCAATAAAAGCATTTATATGTCTTTGTGTCGTCACTGAATACCAACCATTAATTTGAAGTTTTTTAGTTTTAAAATTATATTCAGCTACAATAGTATTATAAGATTTTAACATTACAATATCTTTATCTGTAATACTCGGTATTATAGAAGATTTATGATAAAATGATTTTTGAAAATTCTTCATATTTTCTTTATCAAAAACTTCTTTTTTAATTTTTCTGGTTGACGGTAAAAATTTATCATCTAATCCATATTTTTTAATTGTTCGAACCCATACCATTATATCTAATGTAGATAAATAATTTTTTATATCATCATCAGGTGGTAAGAATTTTTTATCTAATTTATAATCACTTATGAATTCTATTTTACTTAATGTATCTAATGTATCTATATAATCATCTATATCATCATCAGGTGGTAAGAATTTTTTATCTAATTTATAATCACTTATGAATTCTATTTTACTTAATGTATCTAATGTATCTAGATAATCATGTATTTCCTCATCTGTTGGGTAATATTCGTTATCTAATTTATGCATATTAATCATACGTATTTTATCACCTACATTTAAACCAGAAATTATATTTTTTATTTCGTCTTCTGATTTAGGTCTAAGTAAATCTTTAACACTTTCATTTATAAATTCTTCATATGTCTTCATAATTAGTTATTTATGTTTTTTTCGGTTACACCAACAAATATGATATTAAGTGAACCCCATCCATCCGAAACAGTTTCATTATAATAAGTACCATTTCTATCCGACCAGCCACCTCTAATAATAGCTAATTCATTGCTTTTAACAACAATATCACCAAGTACTGGATCTAGTCCAATTGTAGTTGTAGTATCATTTGGGTTATTAATATGATATTCTTCGTTAGCTTTAGATAAAAAAGAAACATTAACACTATCAATACTACTAATATCTTCCAATATATTTATAATATCGGATCTTAAAATTCTATCATCTCTATCTAATTCTGATAAATAAGTCGATATAGATGTTGTAATAGTATCTTTAATTGTATCATCAGCATATCCCTGAAATTTTCTAATATAGACATTTAATATGTATTTTGTAATAACTGGTTGTATTATTTCTAATACTGTATTAACTGTTATATTTCCCATTCTTCTTAGATAAGTTATCGTTTTTAATTTTTCATATTCATCTAAATAAAATGCATCTAACGGTAAGTTAAAATAATTTATACTACCACTAAAAAAATTGGATATTTTTGGAATTAAAAATAAATATATTTTATTGTCATTTGTATAATCTGTATCATCTAATTTATTATAAACATTTACTTTAGAAAATAAACTTAATCGTTTTAAATTATAAATATATTGACTTGGAGTTGCTAATACAAAATTTCTTGATATATAAGGCATTATAGATTTTGAAAATTCTGTTGTTTCTCCATCAGACGCAAAACCAATTGGGTTACTAACTATAATATCAAATAAATCTTCTATATTTAATGTATTAAAATTCATATCTTTAATATTATCTAAAAATTGAAAATCATTTATCTGAGGTGAAGTTATAATACCGTTAGTACCATCTGTTAATAAATATGTTATTGTAATTAAAACACCTGCGCTTGGAATAAATCCAAAATCACCATTACCAAAAGTAACATCTAAACCACCATTCATACCAGTTCTAGTAAAACAACTTATTTCATTTGCTAACATATCAAATAATCCATCTTTTAAAGTAACCGATTGATTATTATATTTAACTTCAACTTCAAAATTATCTATCGTAGTAGATAAAGGAATATTTACACTAAATGATTGTATTATTTCACCATTACCAGTATATCTTTGAGTTTCATAAGTTCCTTGAATAATATTAAAAAAAATATTATTAGTTTGACTAACATCATATACTTCTTCGTCTTTACCTAATACAATTGTATAAATTAAGCCGTTTGTTTTATTTTTAAGTCTTCTTTTATTTGGTACTCTAATTTTACCACCATATATATCTTCATCTACATTAACACTAGGTTTTAATTTTAATTGTATTGTACCTGTTGCAGATATTGCTCTAGTTGGATTATGCCCGCCAATTCTAACTAAATTTCTAATTGATTTTTGATTATCAGCTTCGTCAATATTAATATTTTTAACGATATTTTTTTGATACATAACATTCCATTGAAATAAATTCTTTAGTACGTTTACTGTCTGACCAAATGGAGATGCTTCACTAAAAGATTCATCAGATCTATTATATACATTTCTTAAATATGTATTTATTTGTTCATTTAGTTGATCCCATTTTAATTCTATAAAAGTAAAAAATCCCATATTATAAGATATATTTTTTAATCATTTGCCCTACTGTTTGAGGTATAGCTTTTAGACTATCTATTGTAACATTATTAAACCAATCTCCCTCACTAAACGATAATATATATTCATTATCTACAGATTTTTTTATATTCATTCTAATAAATCTAATATCATCGATATTAATATTAAAAGTAAAAGTCATAGATTCACAAGGTATATTATCTACAATAGGATTATATGTTATACTATATATTGATAATTCCTTTATGTTATTTTTAACTAACCAATTATTTATTTTACTATTTAATAACACATTTAAATCTGATAAAATTATTAAATCATCACCGAATTTTCTATTATTAAATATTGAATTTATTTTAGTTTCTAAATCAGCAATATCATTAAATAATATCTTTTTAAATTTACAATTAATATCATATAAATAATAAAAATAATTTCCAATTATTTTTCTTTTTTTATCATCTGTATCAAAAACTATTTTATTATGAATAATATTAGTTTTTTCATAAAATAAATTATTAAGTGTAATAACTAATTTTAATTGACCTTCTTTACTTTTTTCATATGTAGAATTAACAGATGATACTTTTGTATCATTAAATATATTTTGTATTACATCATTAATTTGTGATAATGTTATTACATCATCGTTTGCTTCATTTAATATAAATTCATTAAATTTTTTCATAATTATATAAATGTTTTTTGAATTAAATATCTATTAGCTAATGTAGATGTAGTTGATGCATCTATTCTCATAATTTTTATTTTAAGTCTTTTATAAGAATAAATTGTAGGAATACCAATAGGTGTTAAACCATAAGTATCTAATACTATTGTAGTAGAACCAGTTGTATAACTTGTTGTATCAATAACATAAACACCAGAATAATCGATTATAGTCTCGCCTGATAAAAATTTCAAATCTTTAATATAAACACTTTCATTATAAACAGAATTACCAAATAAACTTGTTCCATTTGTATATAATGTAGTTGTATATGAATTTGAAAATAATGATGATTCTACACTATTTACATATTGATAAATCGAATCAGATAAATATTTATTTTTATTATATGTATTTGCATTTGGTACAAGTATTCCAATATCAGATGGTAAATATACATCGTTCATTAATACAGTTTCTACTGTTCCTAATCCACTTCCATCATTATAATTAATATAAAAATCTAAATTATTATTATAATAGGCTTCATTTGCTTCTAATTCTATTTCTATAATTTGCTTATAAATTAAATCTTTACTAAATAATATAGATAAATTTTGATAATTAATAACATCATCATTAGTTATTCTTAAATATAATTTATTATTATCTGGTACTGTTATTGGATACATTGTATCTATAGAAGCGCTTGTACTATATATTTGAGATGTTGTTAATTGAATAATATCACCATATTCTATACCAATTACATTAAATCCTATTGTTGGATATGTACTACTAAAATCTGTTAAAATCTTAACAGATTCAGTATCTATAAATTGATATTGTGAATATAATTGTAATAATTCTTCTAAATTTTTTAATTTGGATTTTATTAAATTTATATCTGTTTGTGTAAATATTACACTTTTTACACTATTTAATTCTTCATTTAATCTAAGAAATTCATTTATAATATTGATAAATTGTTCGTTTAATTTACCAACATTAGACATTACATTTGAATATAAATCAAATCCAAATAAATTATTAATAGCCATTGAATCAAAAGCTAATGAACTCGTATCATTATCTACAGATGTTGATAAATTAAGTACATATTGATAAGATAAACCATCATGTTCTTCTGTACTTACTAATTTTTCATAAGGATAAATATATGAATTTACCGAGTCATCATCATTATCCGGATTATTTAAAAATTCTATTCCATATAAATTTGTTATTATTTTTCCATCGGTAGCTTCTTTTTCTGAATACCATAAAATTGCATTAAAAGAAAAATCTTCTGGTGGTAAATCATCAATAACTAATTGATTAAATTCATCAAAATTAAACCCAACTTCATCACTTGTTATAGTCATTTTTAAATAATGATTTAAATCAAAATCTAAATTTAAACCATCAATATTATTAGAATTGAAATTAGATAAATATTCTATATAATCATCATCACTAGTATCTATATTACTATTTAATTCTATACCATAATAATCGCCAGAATATCTCAATTTATCTCCTGCACTACTATAATATGTTTTATTAATTGTATCAAATTGACCATAGTATAACCCTGGATAATCACTAGGATTTTGTCTGATTGGTGATGTATAATTTTCAGCACCATTAATTTCTGGTTTAATTTCTTCAGTAAGAATTGGTAATTCTAAACTAGGATAATAATTTAAATCTTCTTCTATACTAAATAATATTGTTGGTGTTCTTCCTGCCTGATGTGACATATAAGCTATAACTTCTGTCTCGTCTTTTGTTGAAGTATGAACTTCACTTTTAGCATTTATTTCACCTATATATTGTACTACTCTTTGATAATCTAATGTTATATCACCATCTGATACTAATATGGTACTAGTACCTATAAATGTTGTTGCATTTATATAAATTTTTGTTAATGTCGATGATTCATCTACTTTTAATACTTCATATGCAGTATCTAATAAAATACCATTCATACCATTTAATGTATTTTCTGTAAATTTTACATAATCACCTACTTTATATTTAGCAACATATTCTACCCAAATCGCTATTATTTTAGTTCCAACTAATTCAGGTGACATATCACCTTTGTATTCTAATGTAGATGTGGCATAAGATGTAGCTTCTCGTTCTTTCCATAAATATTTTCTGAAATAATCAGTATTAGATACTGTATCTGCATTAGGATTATCAAAATCTGTTAAATTTTTATCCCAATCTACTTTATGTACTGCTGGTTCAAAATCAATTGCTCCAAATTTACGTAACCATTTCCAAAATATTTTTTCTGTTGGTGTTTTATCTTCAGCAATATTATAAAAATCAGTACGTGTAGATATTCTACTTTCTCTTACAACTGTATCATAATTAGCTACATAATTTCTTAAAGATTCTACTAATTGATCAGAATATAAGGTAACTGGATTAATATCAGTAGTATATATATCAAAATTACTATACATTGTAGTTTTATTAAAATCTAATATTTTATTATCTACTTTTCCTGGTATATGCAATAACACAAATTTAGAAAAATTTGGATTTGGATCCATTGAAGTACTCGGAAATGTATAAAATGTGGTTCCACGGCTCTTGAATGATTTCAGTAATGGTGTTGACATATGTTATATGTTTATTTTTATTTTTATAATGTATATATTAATTTATTAAACACTTATTTAATATATCATTTATATTTTTTGATTTTGTATATTTTATCCTTAATAGATTTATGTTATTTATCTTTTTTATTGATAATTTTAATATTACTATTACTATATATAAAATAAAAACGTATGAAAATACTATTTAAAAACTATATTTTTTATCTAATTTACACGAAGAATTAAATAATTAGATTTAAAGAATTTTAAAAGAAAAAATTAATGATTTAAAATGCCTAAAAAATTAACAACAGAAGAATTTATAAAAAAATCAAAAGAAAAACATGGTGATAAATATGATTATAATATATCAAATTATATTAATAGGAGAACTAAAATTAAATATATTTGCCCAACACATGGAATAATAGAACAATATCCATATATTCATATTAACGGTATTAGTTGCCCACTATGTTTTAATAATGGTAAAAATAATATTAAAAATTTTATCCAAAAATCTAACGAAATTCATAATAATAAATATAACTATGATAAAGTTGTATATAAGACCGCAAAAACAAAAGTTATTATAAATTGTCCAAAACATGGTGATTTTGAACAAAAACCTAATGATCATTTATCTGGATATGGTTGTATTATATGTAGTGGCAAATATAACAAAAAAGACGAATTTATAATAAATTCTAATAAAATTCATAATAATAAATATAACTACTCAAAAGTGAATTATACAAATAATAAAACAAAAATTATTATAATATGTTCTGAACATGGTGAATTTAAAGTAAGACCAGACAATCACATACAAGGAAATGGTTGTCCTATATGTAGTAGAAGTAGAGGTGAAATAGAAATTAAAAAAATATTAGAACATAATAATATAAAATTTGAAACTCAAAAAAAATTTGATGATTGTAAAAATATTTTTTCTTTATCTTTTGATTTTTATTTACCTGAAAAAAATATATGTATTGAATATGACGGAGAACAGCATTATAAACCTATTGATTTTTTTGGTGGTATTAATAAATTTAATGAACAACAAAAACGAGATAAAATAAAAAATGAATATTGTAAAAATAACAATATTCATTTAATTAGGATTAGATATAATGATAATATTTTAGAAAAATTAAAAATCACCACCTCCACCGTAATGTGCCACTAAATAAGCTGGTGTTTTTTCTAACTTTTTAAACTGCATACCTTTCATAATACATTCTTGCACAAATAACCAATCGTGTCCATAACCAGTACGCCATCTGATCCAATCTACATTTTTATGAGTAATAGATGAAGTTCCTATTGATCCATATCTTGTTTCAACTATTCTTTTTTGTAAAGTTTTAAAATCTTTACTCATAACAAGATAATCATCGTAATAAACTAAATCAACATCATCGGTAAATTGTTCCATAATTGTTTCTAAATGTTTTTTACCTAATACATCATCGTTATCTAAATAAGATATTATTTCACCAGTAGCTATGTTTAATCCAGCATTTCTACATTCTCCTGAATATATTTGTTGTTTAGGTATAGAAACTAATTTTATATTATCATATTGTTTAAAAAATTTTTCATATATTTCTTCTGTTTGCTTACAACCATCGGCTATTATTACAAGTTCTTTATTTTCATATGTTTGTTTTAAAAAACTATTAACTGCTCTTATAAATTTTTTATCTGGATTTGTATTTCTTCCTGGGTAGAACCCGAGATAACTAGCCATTATTACAGATACTTTTTTCATATTTTTTATTGTTTATTTTTTATATATATTATATAATATAAAATTAGTTTAAAAATATGAAATATCTAAAAACATATGAAGGTATTAAAAATTTATTGAAACCTAAATCAGAAGCAGATATTGAAAAAGCTTTATTAAATCTAAATACACTTGATAGATTAAAAAAAATTAATGATGAAAATTTAGATGATAAATTTAAACCAAGTGATGAAGAAATTATTAAAGCTCTTGCTGATTTAATGGATATAAATTTTAATAAATTATCACCACTTGACAAAATAGATAAAATAAGACGTTATAATTTAAATGATAAACTTAAACCAACAGATGAAGAAATACAAAAAAACATTGATAATTTAACTGAAAGAATAATCCGTACTACATATCAAACAATAACACCAGAAAGTGCTGAAAATGGTGATTATGCAGATCAAGGATGGGAAAATGAAGAAGGTGAAAATATGATTCCTGATAATTGGAAATATGATGAACAAACTGTTGTTGAAAAATCCGTTGATTTTTTAGAATATAATGGTGCTTATACTACTTCAAATTCAAAGTTTTGGATAGATACATATTATTCTACATCAAGTCCTGAACTAGATTATTCGACAGGTGAAGAAAAATACTATACTTTTCATTTATACGGTTTTACTGAAATTGAACAAAAAGAAATTTTTGATAGAATAACAAGAAAAATAATAATTAATTAATGTCTTTATTTTTTTTTATTTTCGTCATGTTTTACCATTGTTAAATAGGATTTTTCATTACAAAAATAACATTCTTTATTTTCTTCATCAATTCCACTTGTTGTTAATGGTATATCTTTTGCTGCCCAATAATCATCATTTAAAGTTGATATTTCTCTATACACTAATTGGTGTTCATCAAATTCTAATGGTAATTCTGATAACCATTCTTTTAAATCTTTTATATTCATTTCATTACAATGTTATATTTTAAATCTGTATTAATCCAAATATATTTTTTATAAAAATATCCACCGAATGAATATATTTGTATTTCAGAACCATAAGGATAAATGTTAATATCATTATTAATATATTTAATAGCTTTCTTTAGTAATCGTTTTTTCCAACCAAAAATATTTAAAGTACTAATAGTTGTTCTAACACCAGTATCAAAATTTACTGGTGTTATTTTAACATTATCTAATGATGTAGCATACCCAGCAAGTTTAAGAGCAAATGGTAAATTAGTTTTCATATTTTTATTCTTCTTTTTTGTTTATTACTGAATTAAATAAATCGTTCAGTGAATTTACATTTTCATTATCTTTAACAACAATAGGTTTATTTTCTATATAAACACTATCCCCATTACTTAATTCATATACTATACAATTTTCAGTTTTATGAAAATATGTTCTTTCTACATCAATTTTAAATTTTTCATCATCTAATAATTTACCTTTAAATTCCATTAATTTATTTTGATAATCAATTCCTTTTTCTATACATTCTTCTAAATATTCTGCAATAATAGGTATCATACCTTTATTTATTTCATATGGAAATAACAAACTTTCGATTATATCTTTCCATTTTTTAACTATTCGTCTATCCATTTCCTATTTTTAGTTTTTTCATATTTATCCAAATCTTTAACTTTAATATCACCTTTATCATTTTTGTAAGTATATTTTATTTGTTTAACGTCATCAATTTTTTGATTTATTTCAAGATTACCTAAATTATCTAATGATATATTCATATCTTCATAATTTTTCATTAGGCTTTTAATTTTTTTTCTTGCTTCTTTATAAGATAAATTATTTACGGGTATAATAAATTTTCTATAAGGTAATACCCCTTTATAATCTTCTAATTTCATTTTATTTTTATCACAATATTTTTTTACTCTATTAGCAACAATATTTTCCATTTTCATATGATGTATAGGGAAAATATGGTAAATAATTTTTAATTTTTCGGATAATTCTTCATCAGTATAATCCAAATGATTATCACATAAATTATCTAATTCTTGATATGTATCATCAATTGACTTTTTCATTTTAATTAGTTTTTATTTTTATATTAAAGAAAATGTAAAATGTTTAATTTCGAATTAAACTTAATAACTATTATATATAGATTAAAATAGAAATTATATAATGGATTTAAAAGAATTAGATATAGAGTTAAATGTTAAAATGAAAGAAGCATTTAAAAAAATACTAAAAGAAAGAAATGTTGAAATAATATTTGAATCACCTATAGATGATAGCCCTATAATAGAATCTATTGTAGTTAGGAATAACAATCATTTCTTTTTTATAAGAATTGAAAATGAAATAAAAATAGTAGAAGGATTAAATGAAAAATATTTTCCCTTATTATCAGATAAAATGAAAAATATATTATTAAATTCTTCTCCAAAAGATAAAATTAAAAAATTACGAAGAAAATTTTGGTGGTCTTTTATATTTAGATACAAAAGAGGTAAATTAATAACACAAATAAAACATGAAACGAAAGTTTTTATAATGTCATATAATGCTGTAATTATTAATTTAACAGAAATCGAATATAAAAAATTAGCATATTATAGTAAATATGTTTATAAATTACAGCAGTTATATTCTCTTAATAGAGAATTAGGTATATCTCAAAATTTTAATATTGTATTTGATGATGATATAATCGGTAAGCAAATGCATGATAATCTTTATGAAAGTTTTAAAAGTTTAATAGAACCATTTAATAAAAAAAATAAACGAGATGAAGATGAAGATGAAGATGAAAATATAGAATAATTACCTATGTCCTATCATTTTTTCAGATACTTGCATTGATTTTAAAACATCTTTTTCACAATAAACTTTAATACGATTAATATCCTGGTCATTCCAATACGTTTGGTGTACTTTACTTCCATCTATATCATCTTTTGAACTATCTATACCCAATTCATATGTAGTTTCATCAAATGACGTATAATGACCAAATTTTTGCTTCCATTCATCAGCTAAATCAAATGCTTTTATTTCCCAAGGTTTTACTCCATAGATATCTAATAAATTAGATGGAACTATTTCATATTTATTTAATTTATGTACTATCCAAGGAATATCAAATGATAATATTCTCCAACCAGATAATAACATATGTTTTTGTCCTACTTTTTTTAATAAATTATTAAATTCTTTTACAATAATTTTTTCTTCATTACCATAAAGAGAATTTATTGTATATCCAATTTCGTTTTTATTTGTATAATACCCAAATGATATACATACTATTTTACCAAATGCTGATAAAATAGAAGATGATTGTAAATAAGATTCTTCAATTGTTCCTTTTTCTTGCAACCAAGAGTTAGTATTATATTTTTTAAGAAATAATTTATATCCTCGTTCATCATTAGATTTTAATGTTTCTAAATCTTTATATTTTCCTACTGTTTCTATATCAAAATAGAACAAATTTTTGTGTAACATTATATTTAAAATTTAAATATTAAATAAATTAATATTATTGAAGTAGGTATATACCACAAATGATAATATATTTTATTTTTATCATACCATTCATATAATCCAAAAATTGCTATAAAAAAAGCACCCCAAAGAGGTAATAAACATAGAATTTTTTTTAATAATATCATTTTAATAAGTTCTTATATGTGTTAAATAAATCGTTTGGTGATAATATACCATCTTCATTATAGGCTTTAATTATAAAATAGTTTGAAACATTTTCCATCATTAAGTAAATGTTTTTAACTCTCTCTTGAAATAATATATCGCTTTCATGTATATCTTGCTCACCATCTAAATAATTTCTATCATCACCTATTCTTTCAGTATTTAATCTTTCTTTTATAGTTCCAATTGGTAAATCAAAATATATTGTTAAATCAGGAAAAGGTAAATCTAAAAATCCAAACTCAAATTCTAATATCCAATCAAATAATTTATTTCTTTCTTCATCACTTTTTACTTTTGAACATTGATATGCTAAATTTGACAAAACATATCTATCTAATAATACAATATCAAAATCTTTTATATCTTTTATCAATTGGTCTTTATAACAATACCTATCCATTGCGTAAATATTAGCTACAAATAATGGATCAACTTCATCGTTACTTCCAAATTCACCTTTAAGAAATCTTGCTATCATATCACTAAACTGATTGTGACCATACATAGGAAAATGTAAATGTTTTATTGTTTTTCCTAAAGATTCATAATAATTTTTTATTATTTTTACTTGGGTTGATTTTCCTCCTGAATCACAAGATTCAAGAACTATTAATTTTCCATTTATATTTTCCATACATTATATTTTATTTTATACCTATTTTTTAGTGTAGTAGTATAATATATTTAAAATTTAAAATAAAGTCTGAAAAAAACTTTGAAATCAAAAGTAAAAAAAAAAAAAAAAAAAAAAAAAAAAAAAAAAAAAAATAAAAATAAAAATAAAAATACATATATCATAATCTTGCTCCTTTTTCCTAATTTATTTATAATTAGGAAAATATAAATTATTAAAAATAGGGAATTTAATTAAAAGTGTATTTAGCTTTAATTCTATAGGTATCTAATTCTATAGCATCTGGATCAGAATTTATTAAATTATTATATTTTAATATTTTTTCGATTATTATAAATTTTTCCATACATTTTTTCATTTTCGAAAATGAAACAGGATTATCTCTATTAAATCGATTTTGTATAGATAATATTATTTGTCTATCAGTAAAAACAATATTAAAATCTTTATCTATATTTTTAATAATTTTTGTAATATAATTTTCGTCATCAGTATGTTGATTTATATTTTCATTCATAATATAGTTTTTAAAATTTTGTAAATATAACATATCATTGTTAATTATTTTCATAATATTATATATTATATATTATATATGAAATATTAAACTTTTTAAATATAATAATGTAAAATAAGTAATTATGGTAGATATAGAAAAATATTAGAATTAATGTATAGTTCATTTGATTAGTTAAACAAACTATGAAAAATACTATATATACTGAAATGAAATAAAAAATACAAGAATTTTAAAATATGGTAAAAAAAGTTGAAGATAGATACGTGAAATTAACTCATAAAGAGCATATTTTAAAACGATCAGAAACTTATATAGGGAGTATACAAATGGATACTAAAAATATTTTTGTTGCTACTGATTATGATAATATAAAAGAAGTTAAAATGGAATATAAGACAGTAACTTATAATCCAGGTTTTATTAAAATATTTGATGAAATTATTACTAATGCATCTGACCATGCTATAAGAACAGGTCAAGTATCTTATATTAAAATTAATATAGATGAAGAAATTATTTCTGTTGAAAATGATGGACCTGGGATTCCAGTTGAAATTCACGGTAAAGAAAAAATTTACATTCCAGAAATGGTTTTTGGTCATTTACTTACAGGTGAAAATTATTCAGATGATGAAGAACGGTTTGTAGGTGGACGTAACGGTTATGGTGCAAAACTCACTAATATTTATTCAACTATGTTTGAAGTAGAAACTGCTGATGGTAAAAAAGTATATCGTCAAAAATTTTCTAAAAATATGTCATCCATGACTAAACCAGTCACAAGAAAATCTAAAAAAAGTTTTACTAAAATAACATATAAACCAGATTTTGAAAAATTTGATATGATTACTATCGATGAACAAACAAAATCATTATTAGTAAAACGTGTCATTGATATAGCGGCTTATAATCCTACCGTTAAAGTATTTTTAAATGGTGTAATGATTCCAGTAAGATCATTTAGAGATTATATGAAATTATTTATTGAACCTAATGGTGAAATATTTTATGAAAAAATAAATGATTTTTGGGAAATTGGTGTTGCTAAATCACCATCTGACTTATTTACACATGTTAGTATGGTAAATGGTATATCAACAATTTTTGGTGGAACACATGTTAATTTTGTAACTAGTAATGTAGTTAATGCAGTAAAAGACTTATTAACTAAAACTAATAAGGGTATTAATATAAGACCTAATGATATTAAAAATAGATTTTTAATATTTATTAATTCAAAAATAGTAAATCCAGTATTTGATAATCAAACAAAAGAAAATTTAACATCAAAATTAAATGGACAATTAAAAGATGTTCAATTAAATGATGCTATAATTAAAAGAATATCTAAGTCTGATATGTTAGATGATTTAATTAAATTATCTATGATGAAAGATCAAATTCAATTACAAAAAGAATTAAATAAAGATGTATTTAAAAAAGTTAAAGTAGATAAATTAGTTGATGCAAATAAAGCAGGAACAGTTGAATCTGAAAAATGTCATTTATTTTTAACTGAAGGTGATTGTTTATATGAAGAAACATTAATTACAATATTAAGAGATAGTGAAAAATTAAAAATTAAAATAAAAGATGTTAAATTAGATGATGTTGTAATTACACATAAATCAAATTTTAAATTAATCACAAATATTACAAAAAAAATAGAAAAAAGTGTTACCATAAATTTAAAAAACGGTGAAATATTAATATGTTCAGAAAATCATAAATGGTTTATTTATGATAAAATTAAAAATGATTTTCTTTTTGTAAGAACAAAAGATATAGATATAAAAATACATAAAATGATAATAAATAAAAATATTAATTTTAATGGATTAGTAAAAATTAATGATATAAAAAATATTAAAGATGATAAATTTAATAAAATTATTTATATCGATGGTGATGAAATACTATCTACAAATAATCATAAATTTTCAGTTTTTAATATTAATGATAATTCTATAATTATGTTAGAATGTGATAAAATTGATAAAAATATACATTTTTTAGTTGATTATGATAAAATATAATATACCTTCCATCAAAAACACATTTTCAATAATTAATATATAACGGTATGAATGTATATTACATAATGAACGATAAATATGTTAGAATGTCTATAAAATCATTTATAGATTCTAATAATTATAATAAAAAAAGAATTATACAATCATTAAAATTATCACTTATTAAAAAATTTAATTTTACATTAGATTTTTATTTAATTAATTATTTAAATAAAGAAATAAAAAAATGTGGTTTTTGTGATTCATATTCAGATTATGAATTAGAATACGAATTAGAAAAATATAAAAATGGGTGTTTAATAAAAGATGTTAAAATTATTTACAGTAAATTTTATTGTAGGGGTAAAAATAAAAATTGTTATGGGAAAAAACTAAATCCAAACTCAGTTGAATTTGTATCCAAATCATTAAATTTATCTAAAGATGATGCTTTAGAATTTATTCATAAAAGGAATAAATCTCCATTTTATAAAGAAAACCATAAAGATATAAAAATATATAAAAAATATCAAACAAGAGATATGAATTTTTTTAATGGAGATAAAACTAAGTTTAACAATTTTAAAAATAAATTAAAATATTCACATACTATTAGTTATTATATTGAAAAGTATGGAGAAATAAAAGGAACAAAAATATTTAATGAAATATGCAGTAAGAAAGATAGTTCGTCATTACAACATTTTATAAAAAAAAATAAAGGAAATGAGGAATTAGCATTATTTGAATTCAGAATAAAAACAAATAAATGTAAACAAACATTGAATAGTTTTATATTTAGATATGGTATAGATGGTAATAAAAAGTATAACGATTATATATCACAAAAAAGTTATTATTTATCAGTAGATAATTTCACTAAATTATATGGAGAAATAGATGGTATTATCAGAAGAAATAATTGGCTAAGTAAAATACGAAATAGTAATTTTTATTCAAATGAATCAATAAAAATATTTAAAGATGTTGATAAATATTTAAACATCAATGGTTTGTATGGTAAAAACGAATATTTTTTAAAAAATAATGATAAAGATTTAATATATTTTTATGATTATACTTTATTAGATTATAAAATTATTATTGAATATAATGGTAAAATTTGGCATCCTAATAAAGAAATTTACACTAAAGACGAATGGGATAATTGGGAACATCCGTTTAATAAAGAATTAAATGCAGAAGATGTTTATAATAAAGATATCGATAAATTAAATTTATGTAAAAATAATAATTTTGATGTATTAGTTATATGGGATTTTGAAAAAGATAAAAAAGATAAAATAATAAAATTTATACAAAATAAAATTGAAAATAATGATAGAAAATAATTTTTTGGAATTAGTAGAAATAGATTCTATTGAATATAACGATGAATATGTAAATATGGTTGATATATCGGTAGATGATGAAAGTTTTACATTATCAAATGGTATAATTTCTCACAATTCCGCTAAATCTCTTGCAATTGCTGGATTTTCTGAAACTGGTAGAGATTATTATGGTGCATTTCCATTAAAAGGAAAACCATTAAATGTAAGAGACACTACTTTAAAAAAGATAAAAGAAAATGATGAAATAAAAAATTTAATGCAAATTCTTGGTTTAGAATTTGGTAAAAAATATAAAAATATAAAAACTTTAAGATATGGTAAAGTTGTCATAATGAGTGACGCAGATCTAGATGGTTATCATATAAAAGGATTATTAATTAATTTATTTGATACATTTTGGCCAGAATTATTAAAAATAGATTTTTTATATGAATTTGTAACACCTATATCAAAAGCTAAAAAAGGTAAAATTGAAAAATTCTTTTATAGAGTATCAGAATTTAATCATTGGTTAAAAACTACAGATAATGGTAAAGGTTATTATATAAAATATTATAAAGGTCTTGGTACAATTGAAAGAGGAGTTGGTAAAGTATTTTTTAAAAATATATCTAAACATCTTATTAAATTTAATTATGAAAATCCTGAAAAAACAGAAGATTTAATTGATTTGGCTTTTAGAAATAAAAGAGCCGATGATAGAAAAGAATGGTTATTAAATTATAATCCTAATAATATTGTAGATAAATTTGTTGGTAAAACTACATATGATTCTTTTATGAATGATGAATTTATAGAATATAGTATGGCAGATAATATTCGTAATATATCTTCAGTTATGGATGGATTAAAACCTTCACAGAGAAAAATATTATTCACTTTATTTAAATTAGGAAATAGAGGTGAATTAAATGTCGGTGAATTATTTGGTCATGTTAAAGCTAATGCGGAATACCATCATGGATCTGCTTCATTAGATCAAGGTATTATAAATATGGCTCAAGATTATGTTGGTTCTAACAATATAAGTTTAATTGAACCTATTGGTGGATTTGGTACAAGATTATCTGGTGGTAAAGATAGTTCAGCACCTCGTTATATTCATACTAAATTAAGAGATATAACCAAACTAATTTTTATGCAAGTTGATAATAATATTATAAAATATTCTGAAAATGATGGAAAAATAGTAGAACCAGTTTTTTATATTCCAATTATTCCAAATATATTATTAAATGGTAGCTATGGTGTAGGTACTGGTTGGTCATCCTTTATACCATCTTTTAAAATTGAAGATTTAACTGATTACATTATTAATAAATTAAATAATAAAAAAAAGAACATTGATTTAAATCCATTTTATGAAGGTTTTAAAGGAGATATTATTTATGATAAAGATAATAAGGTTTATATAACTAAAGGTATTATAAATAGAATTAATACCACGACTTTAAATATAACAGAATTACCTATTGGTGTCTGGAATGATAAATATTATTTAACATTAGATAAATTAATTGATGATAAGATAATTAAATCGTATATTAAATATTGTACTGATACAAAAGTTAATATTAAAATTAGAATATCAAGAGAAATTTTACAATCATATACGGATGAAGATTTATATAATATTTTTGAATTAACTTCTAAATTAAATATGTCAAATATGCATTTATTTGATATTGTAGGGAAAATTAAAAAATATGAAAATCAATATGAAATAATAGATGATTTTTATAATAATAGAATAGTATATTATACTGATAGAAAAGAATATATTCTTAATAAATTGGATTTAAAATATAAACGTTTATCTAATATAATGAAATTTATTAAGTTAGTATTGAATGGTACAATTTTAATAAATAACATTCCTATGGATAAAATTTTATTATCTTTAGATACAAATAAATTAGATAAAATAGAAGATTCATATAATTATTTATTATCAATTCCTTTATATAAATTATCAAAAGAAGAATTAGTAAAATTAAAAGAGGAATTTGATGAATTAAAAAAAGAAATTAAAATAATTACTGATATATCTATTGAACAAATGTGGCATAAAGATTTATTAGAACTGAAAAAAGAAGTTCGAAAGTTTAGAAAGGGAGATTAAATATCCCTTTTTTTTGTTTAGAACTGATTCTATGTAATATATATTATATGAACAACGTATCAATTATAATTTCTTATAAAGAATCACATTTTAATAAAAATGTAAATTATAAAAATTATCAAAATTATAGAAAATTCAATATTATTAAGATATTAGAATATATTAATGATAATTTAAAATATAATACCGAAATTGTAATTGTTGAACAAGATAATAAATCTACTATAGATTGGTTAAATAATATAAAATTTAATAAAAATATAGAAATCAATCACATTTTTGTTAAGAATGATGGTGTTTTTAATAAAGGTTGGGGTTATAATATTGGAGTTAATAATTGTAAATACGATAATTTAATATTTCAAGATGGTGATATAGTTGTGCATAAAAAAGCATATGAATATATTGAATTAATTGATAGTAAAGAATTTGATGTAGTAAAGCCATATTCTAGTATAAGTTATTTAAATTACATAAATAGTCATTTATTTTATACAAAAGAATTAGATTTTAATAAATTATCATCTATGAAAACAGTTACTTCGGGAAAAGATTTAGGTGTTTTGACTGGTGGTTCATTTTTTATAAGAAAAAGTGATTATTTAAAAATTAAAGGCTTTGATGAAAATTGTTATGGTTATGCACATGAAGATGATATTGTAGATATAAAAATTAAAAATTTTGGACTAAATATTTTTTATGATGATAAATATAATTGTTTACATTTATATCATTTTTCAGGTAAAAATAAATTTGATGTTTTAAATAATTATTATTCTAGAATAGAGGAAAATAAAAAATTATATGAATCTATTAAAAAAATGAACAATATTGAATTTTTAGAATATATAGAAAAAATTAAAGATTTTGGAAAAATTAAAAATATATGAAAGTATCAATAGTAACAGCATATTATAATAGAAAACAATTATTTTTTAATACATTAAAAACAATTGAAAATTCTAAACATAAAAATGATATAGAAATAATAGTAGTAGATGATGCTAGTGAAGATATTCATAAATTAGACGATTTTATAGATCAATTTGATTTAAATTTAAAAATAATAAGAATAGAAAAAAATAATAAATGGTGGTCTAATCCTTGTGTACCTTTTAATATTGGTTTTAAAGAAGTAAAAGGTGATGTTATAATATTACAAAATCCAGAATGTTTACATTTTGGAGATATTATAGATTATACTATAAATAACATACAAGAAAATATGTATTTAAATTTTGCTTGTTATTCTGTTGATGAAAGAATTACAAAAGAAATTACAAAACATATTAATCAAATTGGAAAAATATTAAATCCTTTAAATAATAGGGCTACTAGAGTTGACGGTGAAACAGCTTGGTATAACCATTCAAAATTTAAACCAGGTATGTTACATTTTTGTTCATCAATAATGAAATCTGATTTAGATGATTTAGGTGGATTTGATGAGAGATTTGCGGATGGTATTGCTTGGGATGATAATGAATTTTTAGAAAGAATAAAAAGAAAAAAAATGAATATACAAATTATAGATAGACCTTTTGTTGTTCATCAATTTCACGGATTAAGTTCATATTATAACGATCCAAAATTTAAAAAAAACTATACATTATATAATCAAATGTTACACGAAATAGATTATAAAGCAAAAAATATAAATAAATAATGATACCAAAAAGAATGTTTTTTTATTGGAGTGGTGAAAAATTATCTTGGATGAGATATATGACATTATTTTCTTTCAAAAAAATGAATCCAGATTGGGATATAATATTATATCATTCTGATAACAAGCATATTAGTAAAGAATGGATTGGACCTGAACAACAGGATTTTTCTAATTATATAGGTGATGATTATTTAGATCATGTAAAAGATTTAGGTATTACAATAATAAATTTTGAAGATATAGATATCCCAGATAATTTAAGAGAAAAATTTAAAAATATATCACCAGTTCATAAAAGTGATATGTTCAGATATTATGATTTATATAAAAATGGTGGTTTTTATTCAGATATGGATATATTATATTTTAGACCATTTGATAATGAATATAATAAAATAATTGAAAATGATTACGATACTATATTATATCAGCAACATAATTATGTTGCTATTGGATTTTTAGGTAGTAAAGAAGGTAATAATTTTTATAAAAAATTATATAAAAGTATATTTAATATAGATGGTTCTAATAATTATCAATCTTATGGAGTTGATGCTATTTATAGTATGTTTGGAAAAAATAGATCAAATGCTAATATTTTTCCGGATTTACAACAAAACTTTCCATTCTTAAAACATTATAGTATTCCAACATCATTAGTTTATCATTATGATTGGAGTAGAATAATTGATAATTATAGAACTGGTTTTGACATTGGTGATTTTAGCGAAGAATCGATTGGTTATCATTGGTATGGTGGTCATGCAGCATCACAAGAAGTTAATAATGGGATAAATGAAGAAAATTATCATAGATATAGAATAACTTTTTCAAATTTAATTAAACATATTTTATAAAAAATGGAAAATAAATTTATTATAATAATACCAGTTTATAATGCTGAACAATATATAGAAAAATGTATGAATTCTGTACTTATGCAAGATTATAATAATTATAATATTATAGTTATTGATGATAATTCAACTGATAGTACATATAAAAAATTAAGTTATTTACACAACAAATATGATTTTGAATTAATAAAAAATGATGTCAGACTTAATACACCATTGGCTAATTTTGTTAAGGGAATTAATTTATATTCTGATGATAAAGAAGATATAATAGTTATGGTTGATGGGGATGATTTTTTATATAATGATAAAGTATTATCATATTTAAACGATGTATATCAAGATGATAATATTTATATGACATATGGTCAATTTATACCATTAAGTGGTTCTTATGGTAAATATTGTAAAGATATTTTAAATTTTAGAACTTATAGAAAAAGTGGAAATTGGTTTGCTGGTCATTTAAGAACATTTAAAAATAAATTATGGAAATTAATTGATGATAAAGATTTAAGAAATGAAAACGGTGAATATTTTAAAGTTGCAAGTGATGCGTCTTATATTTATCCTTTATTAGAATTGTGTGGTAAAAATCATGTAAAATTTATTGATGATATATTATATGTTTATAATGATTTAAATCCCATAAATGATATGAAAATAAATACGATAGAACAATTAAAAACTTCAAAATATATTAGAGATAAACCATTATATGATGAATTAAAAAATAAAATATAATAATGAATAAAGATAGTAGAATTTATATTGCAGGGCATAATGGTTTAGTTGGATCTGCAATGGTCAATAAATTAAAACAAGAAGGTTATAGTAATTTAATAACACTATCTAGTAATGAATTAGATTTAACTGATCAATATAAAACAAAAATGTTTTTTAATAGTATGATGCCTGAATATATTTTTATGTGTGCTGGTTTAGTAGGTGGAATTTATGATAATAATATTCGTAGAGCTGATTACATTTATAATAATATTATGATGCAATCTAATATTATTCATAATTCAAAAGAATTTGGAGTTAAAAAATTATTATTATTAGGAAGTTCTTGTATATATCCTAAAAATTGCCCACAACCAATAAAAGAAGAATATTTATTAACTAGTGAATTAGAGCAAACAAATGAACCATATGCTATTGCAAAAATTGCTGGTTTAAAAATGGCAGAAAGTTATAAAAAACAATATGGGTGTAATTTCATATCAGTTATGCCAACTAATTTATATGGATCAATAAAAGATAATTATGATTTAAATAAATCACACGTATTTGCTGCATTAATTAGAAAATTTTATGAAGCAAAAATAAATAAAAGTGATGTAACATTATGGGGTGATGGTTCTGTTTATAGAGAATTTTTACATGTTGATGATTTATCTGATGCTATGTTATTTTTAATGTTAAATTATGATGGTGTTATTCCGTTAAATGTTGGTACTGGTATAGATTTAACAATAAAAGAATTAGCTACAAAAATAGCATTAGCTTATGATTTTAAAGGTAATATAATATGGGATGATAGTAAACCAAATGGTACATTTAGAAAACAATTAGATACTTCTAAAATAAATAATTTAGGTTGGAAACCTAAAATTAATTTAGATGATGGAATTAAACAGACTATAAAAATTTATGAAGAAAATATAAAATGATAAATATAATAGTATTCAGTAAAGATAGAGCATTGCAATTAGATTTATTTATTAGAAGTTTTATTAAATATGTTAAAGATTATGATAAATATATTATTAATGTATTATATACATATTCAAATGATTCTTTTAAGAATGGATATGATAAATTAATTAATAAATTCCATCATATTAATTTTGTAATAGAAAAGTATTTTAAATTAGATTTAATTAATTTAGTTAATCAATCAAATGAATTTACTACATTTTTTGTTGATGATATTGTTTTTAAAAATGATTTTGATTTCTTTGATAATCAAATGAATATTTTTAAAAATGATAAAGAAATATTATGTAGAAGTTTAAGATTACAACCTGGATTAACTTATTGTTATGCTGCATCTATTCCTATTTCTAATCCAGATTTTGATAATGATAATATATTTTATTGGAGAAATCAAAAAGGAGATTATGGTTATCCTATGTCAGTAGATGGTAATATATTTAGAACTAATGAAATATTACCATATATATTATATATGAATTATACAAATCCTAATTCGTTTGAAGGAAATATGGCAGTTAAACCAATAAATTTACCAAAAATGATATGTTATCAAAAATCAATTATAATTAATAATCCTTGTAATATAGTTCAAAATAATAATCCAAATAAACATGGCAATGAAAATATTGACGAATTAAATGATAAATATTTAGATGATTATATTATAGATATGAAAGATTTTGATAATATTAATAATATATCTTGTCATCAAGAAATAAAAATAAATTTAAAATTGAATGAAAAGTAGTATAAGTGATACAGATAAATATAAAAATATTATTAAACAAATTTTAATTAATCAATCTTTATTTAATAAATTTAAACAATTGCCAGATTATACAGAAATATTAGAACATACATCTGAAAGTCAAGCAAAAGAATATTTAAAAGTAATAGAACGTGATAATAATCAATTGATTAATGATATTAATAAATTTAAAGTTAATGATGAATTTGGTACACCAAATAAAATATTATTTGAAAATATAGGATATATATCACCAAGTACATTAAGATATGTTAAAGTTTTATCTGATTTAATAATATTAGGGGATTTTAATAATAAAAATATAGTTGAAATTGGTGGTGGATATGGTGGACAATGTTTAATTTTTTCTAAATATTTTAAATTTAATTCATATACTTTAATTGATTTAGAAGAATCATTAGATTTATCAAAAAAATATTTAAGTTTAAACAATATAAATAATGTTTTTTTTAAAGACATAACACAATTAAAAGATATTGAAAATTATGATTTGGTTATATCTAATTATGCATTTACAGAGTGTGATAAAAATATTCAAGATATTTATATAAATAAAATATTGAATAATTGTAAAAATGGATATATAACAGCCAATTTTATAAGTGATAAATTTAATATAAATTCTTATAATTTAGACGAATTAATTAATTTAATTAATAATAATATATCAATGAAAGAAGAAGAACCAAAAACACATAAAAATAATTCAATTTTAATATGGTAAATATAAAGATACAAGATAGTATATTTAATCATGTAGAATATAGCACATTATTCAATAAATCATCAAAAATGAAATGGGACAGAACACCATATTCTATTGATGATATAGTTATATTTACTGATAATAATCTTAAAAGTGTTAATTTAAATATAAAAACTAAAATAGCTTGGTTATTAGAATCACCTGTTATTACTAAAAGTTCATACGAATGGATAGCTAATAATTATGATAAATTTGATTTAATTTTAACATTCGATAAAGATTTATTAGATTTAAATGATAAATTTAAATTAAATCCTGTAGGTGGTTGTTGGATAAAACCAGAAGATCATTTAATTTATGATAAAACAAAAAATATATCAATTATATCATCAGATAAAAATTTTACAATTGGTCATAAATTAAGACATGATGTAATTAAAAATTGTAAAGGTTTAGAAATATATGGAAGAGGGTTTAATAACATAGAATATAAGTTAGATGGGTTAAAAGATTATAGATTTTCTGTTGCAATAGAAAATACTAAAAAAGATTATTATTTTACAGAAAAATTAATTGACTGTTTTATGACGGGGACTATACCTATATATTACGGTTGTCCAAGTATTAATGATTTTTTTGATAATAGAGGTATAATTCAAATTGATTCTTATTTAGACTTAAATAATATTATAAATACATTAAATGAAAATAAATATAATGAAGTGTTTGAATATGTTAAAATAAATTTTGAAAAAGCCAAAAAATATTTAATATCAGAAGATAATATTTATAATACTTTAAAAAAATTACAAATTATATAAAATGAAAGTAATAAGTTTTTCTTTATATGGAAATGAATCAAAATATACAATAGGTGCTATAAATAATTCAAAGCTTCATAAAAAACTTTTTACTGATTGGGAAATGAGAGTTTATCATAATAATACCACTTCTATAAATATTTTAAATGAATTAAAAGATAATGGTGTTAATTTGATAAATACTAATGAAGATAGAGGATTTATTAATTCAACTTGGCGATTTTTTCCTTTAAGTGAAAATGTAGATTATTTTATATCAAGGGATTGTGATTCTAGAATAAGTGAAAGAGATGAAATTGCTGTTAGTGAATGGATAGAATCTAATAAATCTTTTCATATAATAAGGGATCATCCAGTTGGTCATAGTTGGGTAATAAATGCTGGTATGTGGGGAGGAAAAGGCAGAATTATTACTAATATAAAGGAATTAATGGACAATTATATTAAAAATTCGGCTAATTATAATAGAAATAGAACGACTGATCAAATGTTTCTAAGAGATATTTTATATCCGATTATTAAAAATGATTGTCTAATACATGATGAATATTATAATTATGAAAATATAGGTATACCCATAAAAAGAGATAGAAAAATAGATAATTTTGCTTTTATTGGAGAAGCAATTGCTGAAAATGATTTACCGTTAGGTGATCAGCGTTCACCTATAATTGAAAAATATTATAAAAAATAAAAATAGATTATGAGCATAACAATAATAATGTCATATTATAATAGGAAAAGTATATTATTTAATACATTAAAATCTATGTCATCATATATGAAATATGATGAAGATATAGAAATTTTAATTATTGATGATGCGAGTTATGAAGATATAACTGAGTTTAAAGATATTTTTGATTTGAATATTAAAATTATTAAAATAGATAAAGATAAAAAACATTGGATGAATCCATGTATACCATATAATATAGGATTTAATCAAATTACAAATGATGTAATTATAATACAGAATCCAGAATGTATTCATATGGGTAATATTATAGAATCTGTTAAAAAAAATATAGAAGGTAATACATATTTAACTTATGCTTGTTATTCAGTAGATAAAAATTTAACTGAATTAATAAATAATGTTGATAAAGAAGAAAATTACGTAGAAAATATTAAAAATGTTATAGAACCTTATAATAATATATCATGTGATAATAGAACTAATGGTTGGTATAACCATTCAATTTATAGACGTAGTATGTTACATTTTTGTTCAGCTATAACAAGATCAGATTTATATGATTTAGGTGGATTTGACGAAAGATATGCTAATGGTTTAGCTTGGGATGATAATGAATTTTTAGAACGTATTCATAAAAAAGGAATGAATATAAAAATAATTGATAATCCATCAGTTATACATCAATGTCATGTTGATGCATATATTGATAAAACAGTACCATATGAAATAACACAAGTAAATTACAGATTATATAATCAGGTTACTAAAAGAACTAATGAATATGATGTTAAAAAATATAATCAATATTATAAATAATGGAAGAATTATACTTATATCATCATATGGGATTAGGTGATAATATCATATGTAACGGAATGGTAAGAGAATTATATAAAAGTTATGATAAAATTCATATATTTTGTTTTAAAGTATATTTAGAAAATGTTAAACAAATGTATTTAGATATAAATGTAGAATTATTCCCAATAGATTTAGATGGTGAATATGTAATAGAACCATTTATAAGAAATAATAAAATTAAAAATTTTAAAAAAATAGGATTTGGTGATTTACAATTAAGTGATGTAAATGCTGATAATTTTGATATGCAATTCTATAAATTAGCAGGAATAGTTTTTAATAAAAAATGGGATAATTTTTATATGGAAAGAAATATAGATAAAGAAAAATTTGTTTTTAATGAATTAGGATTAAATGAAAATGAATATGTTTTTGTACATGATGATATAGATAGAGGGTTTAAAATAAAAGAAGATTTATTGCCTAAAAATATTAAAATAATTAGACCGTTAAAAACATATGGTTTATTTGATTATTCCTATATAATAGAAAATGCTAAAGAAATACATTTAATGGAATCGTCTTATAAATGTTTAGTAGAACATTTAAATTTAAAAACAAATAATTTATATTATCATACATATGTAAGAAATTATCCTAAAAATATAAGAGTTAGTTCAAAATATAATTGGATAGAATACTAAAAAATAAAAATAATAAAATGAAAATGAATTTAGCACAATTAAAAAATAAATATAATATGAATATTAAAGGTGTTATTCATATTGGTGCGCATATAGGTAGTGAATATTCAGTTTATAAAAATTTAAATATAAATAATTTAATGTTTTTTGAACCATTACCACATACTTTTGAAAAATTAAAAATAAATATCAATGATGATAATGTTAATCTATATAATATGGCATTAGGTAATAAAATAGGAAAAGCAGAAATGTATGTTGAATATGATAATGAAAGTCAATCTAGTTCTTTACTAGAACCATTGTTACATGCAACACAATATCCATTTATTGTTTTTAATGATAAAATAGAAATTGATATTCAAAAATTAGATAATATCAAATTTGAAAAAAATAATTATAATTTTATAAATATTGATGTTCAAGGATATGAATTAGAAGTATTTAAAGGTTCTGTTGATACGTTAGAAAATATTGATTATATAATGAGTGAAGTTAATAAAGTAGAATTATATAAAAATTGTGTAATTATTGAAGAATTAGATAGCTTTTTATATAGTTTTGGTTTTAATAGATATGATACATTTTGGCATAGTGATTATACTTGGGGTGATGCATTGTATATAAAAAATAAAATAAAATAAATGAAATATTTAGTTACATTATCAGATATAAAATATATTGATAAAGGATTAGTTTTGTTTGATAGTTTAGAAAGTACATCAAATATAGATTTTAAATTATATTATTTATGTTTAGATGATAAAACATATAATATAATACAAAATATAAATAATCCTAAATTAATACCATATCATGCTAATAATATTATTGAAGACGATGAATTTAAAATTTTAATGAAAAGTAGTAAATCTATTGATGATAATATGAAAGGTAGACCAGATTATGTTTCTACTTATCATTATGCATCTGCGCCTTATATAACTTATCATTTAATGAAAAAATTTGATTTACCAGAATTAATTTATATAGATTCAGATATTAAATTTTATGGCGATTTTAATATTTTATTTGATATTATGATTGGTAAAAGTATAGGATTAATATTACATAGACATAATAATTTTGGTTGTTATGTAGGAGCATATAACGTGGGTATAATATATTTTAGAAATGATGTTCCTGGTATAAATTGTTTAAAATGGTGGAGAGATTGTATGATTGATAAAGATAATCAATGGGCAAAAGAATATGGTACTTGTGGTGATCAAAAATATTTAGAAGCATTTGGGTTGTTATTTGGTGATGAAAATATAAAAATATTTGATGATGATATAGGTCATGGTGCTCCTTGGAATTTAGGATTATATCAATATTTAGGAGATAATAAAATTATATGGAAAAATAAACAACAAAATTTATTATTTAATCATTTTTCTCATTTCGATGAAAATTATGAAAATGATACTTATAAAATAGATAAAGAAGGAGAATGGGGTAGTTGTTTACGTCCATTTTTTAAAGGTGAAATACAAAAATATTATGATGATTATTTTAATCATCTTAAACAAATAAAAGATAAATATAAGATATGAAAATAGCATTTGGTATAATAGTTTTAAATGGAAATTATGTTTTAGAAGAAACATTAAAAAATATTTATCCATTTGCTAATCAAATATTAATAGCAGAAGGACCTGTTACTTGGTGGCAAGAACAAGGTATGACAACATCAGATGATGGAACAAATGAAATTCTTGATAATTTTCCTGATCCAGAAAATAAGATATCAATTGTACATTCTATATACAAAGAGAAAGATGAACAATGTCAAGCATATATGCAATATTTAAAAGATGATAATGATTATATATGGAATTTAGATAGTGATGAAGTATTTAAACCAGAAGATATTCAAAAAATATTAGAATTATTAGAAACACATAGATATACAACCGTTGCTTTTAAAAGTTTATCATTTTATGGTGGATTTGATGATGTTATAAGTGGGTTTGAAGAAAATGCACCATTTATAAGAATTAGAAAAATATATCCAGGGTCGTATTGGGAAAGACATAGACCACCTATAATTGCACATAATCCTAGAGTTGGCGCACATATATTTCCTGAAAAATTATTAGATTTTAATACATTAGCACATACTTATGGTATAAGAATGTATCATTATTCATATGTATTTCCAGATCAAGTATATCAAAAAATAAAATATTATAAAGGAGCGGTTAGTAAAGATATTTGTATAGATAATTATTTTGATACTATATATTTACCTTGGGTTTTAGCAAAAACAAACGAAGATAAATTAAAAATAGAACAGCAATATGCAGGAGTTCATGAATTTAAACCACATAAAAGAACACCAACATTTACTAGGAAATTTAATGGTATTCACCCAAATATAATATTAGAAAATATGAATAATCTTAAATTAAAATTTGATAACCAATTAAAAAAATATATTTAAAATGGAAATAGATACTACAACTTGTTGGTATATCCCAAAAGTTTATGATGAAATGATAAATTCTATTAAAAAACATTTACCATTAAATGAAGTTCAACATGGTAAAGTATTAATTAATTTACTTGATAAAATACAAACAGAATATAGTAGGGTATTAGATTTAGGGTGTGGAGGAGCATTAATAAATACCATAATTAAAGGTGAATATACTGGTTCTGATATGGAACATATAATTAAGTATGTATCTAAAGTATGTTTTAGTGATTTAACTTATGTCATATCTGATGTTATAAATGATGAAGATTTATCATTTATTAGTAATTATGATATTATAATTATGAATGCATTTATTGATATTATGCAATACCCATTAATAATATTAGAAAAAATATTAAGTTATGCTAATAATTATATTATTATACATAGACAAGATATTACAACTGATAATACATCTGTTATATTAAATCCATCTTATGGTGGTTGGACTTATCATTCTATAATAAATATAAATGATTTAAAAATAATTTTAGATAAAACAGGATTTGATTTAATAGAAAATGTAGATGCAGGATTAAATGATATAAAATGGAGAAGTTTAATTTTAAAAAAAACATTAAATTAATATGAAATACATTAAATGGGATAGAAAAGATATTTTAAATTATATAGATGAATTTAACACATTATATTCAAAAAGACCTATTAAAAATAATAATGGAGGAATGACATCATCTCATTTATTTCCAGTATGGTATATTATAAAAAAACTTAAACCTAAATATATTATAGAAAGTGGAGTATGGTATGGTTTAGGTACTTGGTTTTTTGAACAAGCTCATCATTATTCTAAGATAATATCTATAGATCCAGATATGAGTAATTTAAAATATAAAAGTGAAAAAGTTATTTATCAAACAGAAGATTTTTTGGAAAGTAATTGGTCAGATTTGCCAAAAAATGATACGTTAATTTTTTTAGATGACCATCAAGATTCATTAGAAAGAATTAAACATTGTTATAATTTAGGATTTAAAAAAATAATAATAGAAGATAATTATCCAAATCCTAATTGTGGATGTTATTCACCAAAAATAATATTATCAAATGAAAAATATTATTATGGTAAAATGATATATGAACCTATTCAAGAAAATTTTGATTATTTAAATAATATTATAGATATATATCAGGAAATGCCACCTATTTTTAAAGATGAAAAAACTAGATGGAATACTTTATGGGATGAAAAATATCCGACAGTATCACCATTATTGGAAATTGACCAAAAAGATAAATATCCTTTATTTTTCAATGAAAGTAAAGGATATACTTGGTTATGTTATATTGAATTAAAATAATTAAAAGAAAATGAAATTTTTAGATTTAAGTAAAGAATATGAATATTATAAAGATGATATAGTAAATTCATTAAATAATATAGGAAATAAAGGGTGGTTTTTATTTGGAAATGAAACTAGTAAATTAGAAGAAAATTTTACTAAATTGACTAGTAAAAAATATGCTATATCTGTTAAAAATTGTACTGATGCTATAATGTTAGTTTTAAAAAGAGTTTATAAAAATGGTATGACAATAATATTACCAAATTTTGGTGCATATCCAACAGCGGTTGCTTGTAAAAATATAACAGACAAATTATATTATATTGATGTTGATTATAGTATGACTATTAATCCAAAGAAATTACCAGAAAACATTAAAAACGGTATTATAATACCAGTTCATTTATTTGGTAATAATTGTGATATGGAAGCTATAAATGAATATGCACTTAAGAATAATCATATTATTATTGAGGATTGTGCTCAATCTACTGGATCAGGTTCAGGAATATATAGTCAATATTCTGTATTTAGTTTTTATCCAACAAAACCATTAGCAAGTATGGGAGATGGGGGGATGATATGTTGTAATAATATTGATGATTATGAATACTTTAAAAAGTTAAGATTTTATGGTCAATATAATAATAATATAGAATTTATAGGTGTTAATAGTAGAATGGATGAAATACAATCATCTATTTTAAATATAAAATTTAATCAATTTTATAAATTTAATGATATAAGAATTAAAATAGCAAATAGATATAAAAAAATAGTAAAAGGAATAAAAATAAATTCATATTCTGTTTATCATCAATTTGTTATAATGTTTAATAATAGGGATTTTATAATAGAAAAAATGAAAGAAAATAATATTCCATATATGATACATTATCCATATCATGTGAGTGAAATGGATTCTTTAAAAGGAATATATAATAAAGTTGATTTTAGAGTTAATGATAAAATAATATCTATACCTATTCATCCTTTTCTTAAAGAAGAAGATATAAGAAAAATAGAAGAATTTTTAAAAAAATATAGTAATTATGAATGTGAACAAATTTAAATCATTTGATGGTAAATTAGGAAGTTTAATTCCTTTTGAACTAACTGATTTTCAATATTATATAAAACGAGTTTTTTTTGTAAAAGATGTACCAATTAATACAATAAGAGGTAATCATGCACACTATAAAACTAAACAAATACTTTGTTGTATAAGTGGACAAATCGAAGTTATATTATTTGATGGGATAAATGAAGAAAAACAAATATTAAATAAAAACGAATATGTTTATGTGGATAATTTAATATGGGATTCTCAAAAATTTATTACTGATGATGCTATTCTTTTTGTCATGTCAAATACAAATTATGATCCAAATGATTATATATTTGATATAGACGAATTTATTAAAATAAAAAATAAATAATGATAGATATAATAGGAAATATTAAATTAAAATCAACAATAAATGAAAGTATAGATGATAGGTTAAAATATTTATTATTGACAATAGATAGTTATTCATATTTATCAGAAATATCTAAATTTTATTTAAATGTAGAAAATACCGAATATATAGATATTATTAAATCAAAATTAACAGAACATAATTTTGATTTTGAATTAACAAACGAAATAAACTTTTTTAATGAAATTTATATTGAATTTATAAATAAATCAGAAAAGAATTATTTTCAACATTTTGAGGAAGATCATATATCTATATGTAATGATATAAATTATATAAAATATTTAATAAATAAATGTGAACAATATGGTGTTGATATAATAAAAACATCATTTTTTGAAATAGAAAAAAGTGATCATTCGACTGTACCATCTATTTATGAAGATAATAATTGTAAAATAATGAGAATGACATCTAATAATTTTAGATTAATTAATAAAAAATGGATAAGATATTATCTAGGGACAAATTGTATATTTAATAAGCAATATGCATATAAATACTGGGGTAGAAATCTAAATGTTTATTCTCCTCATAAATTTGAATTAATACATTATAGTGATTTTTTTGAATATACATTATTACTACCAAAAAAAGAATTATTATGTCCAATTAATGATGATCACGGTTTACCTAATAGTTGTTATTTAAAAAGAAATTTAGTAAAATAATATGATAGATTTTATACAAGGTGAAAAATTTGTACAGTTAGCAGATTACATATATTTTTACAATCGTAAAGGTACAGAATTTAATATATATACAAATACTTTTAATATAGATAAATTACAAGATAATGATTTAATATATGCTCATACACATCATGTAGAATATTTATTTAATGAATTAAATAATACAAATAAAAAAATAATATTAATATCACATAATAGTGATTATAATATATGTGACGAACCACATAAAAATGTTATTAAATGGTATTCACAAAATGTAAAATTTAAAAGTGATAGAATAGAATCTATTCCTATCGGTTTAGAAAATAATAGATGGTTTAAGGATATAGATAAAAAAAGTAAAATGATTAATAAATTAAATGAAAATAAAAATCATAAAAATTTATTATATATTAATCACCATATTGATACCAATAGGAAAGAAAGATTAAAACCATATGAAATTTTTAAAAATTTAAGTTGGGTTAATTTAGAATATGGTGCAAATGGTACTAATTTTGAAAATTATTTAGATAATATTTACAATCATAAATTTGTAATATGTCCAGAAGGAAATGGAATAGATACACATAGAACATGGGAATGTTTATATCTTAATACAATACCTATTGAAAAAATTAACATAAATAATCAATTTTATACAGATTTACCAATTTGTTTTGTTAATGAATGGGAAGATATTACACAAGATTTTCTTGAAAAAGAATACATAAGAATTAATAATAATAATAACTGGAATATGGATAAATTGTTATTTAATTATTGGGAAAAAAAGTTAAAAATTAGATGAGTGATTTCAAAGAATTATTAGAAAAATCTAATTCAGATAATTGGACAAATTATTTTAATAGATATCCTAATTGGAAAATATTAGAAACATTATATGATAATAATTATTATAATATTATTAATAAAGATAAGGTAGATAAAATACCTAAAATAATACACCAAATTTGGGTAGGTACTAAACCTGTACCTAAATATCATAATAGATTAAAAGAATCCTGGTTAAAATATAATCCAGGTTGGGAATATAAATTATGGACAAATGATGATGTAGATAAATTAGATATGATTAATAGAAACTTATATGAACAAACAAATCATTTTGGACAAAAATCTGATATATTAAGATATGAATTACTATATAAATATGGTGGATTATATATAGATACTGATTTTGAATGTTTAAAATCATTTGATGATTTAATATATTTAGATTTTTTTACAGGTATAGGGTATAATAGTAAATGGATAGAGTTAAATATTGGTATAATAGCAAGTGTTCCAAATCATCCAATATTACATGATTGTATACACAAAATGAATAGAGTTGCATATAGTTATTGGAAAGATGTTTTTGATACTACTGGTACATATTTTTATACTAAAAAATTTTTTGAAAATGTAAATGATAAAACAAATGGTGTTGTATGTTTTCCTGTGGATTATTTTTATCCATTACCACCAGATTCTAGAAAAGAAAAAGATATATCAAAATATATTAAAAATTGTTCATATGCTATACACTATTGGGAAGTAGAATGGGGTGATAGTTAAAAAATAACAATAAATTATGAATCAAAATGAAATTTATGATATTTATAATAAATATATCAAAATAAATGAGACAGAAGAATATAAAAATAGATATGTTCCTTTACCACCACAAAAACCAACTAAAAAATGGAAATGGGAAGGTAAAGATTTTCCAAGAGTTATATCACTTTTAGAATTTGAACGATATATGATAAAATATGGATTTTTTTTCAAAAATGTTTTATCATTTAATGGTTCTTCTGATCCAGAATATGAGTATATGAATTACGAAAATATAACTAATTATAATTATTCGGAAGATATTATTAATAATGATTTACATACTTTAAATTTAGATAAAAAAGATTTTGATTTTTTGATGATAAATCAAACAATAGAACATTTATATAATCCCATATTATGTTTAAAAAATATTTATAACCATTTATGTGATGGTGGTATTTTTTATGCTAATGTTCCAGCTAATAATATTCCACATAGTACACCCGAACATTATTATACTGGTATAACACCATCAGGATTAGGAGTTATGACAAAATTAGCTGGTTTTGAAATATTAGAAATTGGTCAATGGGGAAATAGACAATATTTAAATACTTTATTTACAAGTGGTTGGTCAGATTATAATTATAGTAGTAGACCAGGATTTAATGAAATAGATTGTCCAATAATAACTTGGATATTAGCTAAAAAATAATAAATTAAATGAAAAATGTAGGTATAATATGTGATTTAAATTTCCAAAAACATCCATTATTTCAAAGTTATTATCATTCGATACTGTATCATTATAAAAATTTAACAATAGTTAAAAATATAAATGATTTAAATGATATAGAAATATTGTGTATAGGAGATGAACACCATATACAAAATAAAGAAATATGGAAGAATATAGAATTTATAAATGAATGTAATAATAACAACATAATTGTTATTATATTTAATAATGAACGTATTATGGATTCAGATTATTTTTGGAATGTTGAAAATCAAGAATATGTAAATAAATTTAATAATGTTTATCAATATGTGTCTGATGTAGATGATGTCATAAAATTAAATAAAAGATTTAATAGAATGCCACCATCAAAGTATGTTCAAAGTTTTTTGGGGCAAATTCAAGAACAAGATAAATTAAATAAAGCAATATTTATAGGTAGTGTAGGTTATGAAAAAAGACGTAATCTTTTAAATCATATAAGTAATATTATACCAATAGATATAATTGAAAGTAATAATATGACTTGGATAGAATATATTCATAAATTAGCAAAATATAAATTTGTTATTTCACCTTTTGGTAATGCACATTTTTTTCCAATGAGATTTTATGAAATATTATTAGCTAAATCAATACCTATACAAGAAGTAAAAAATAATACATTAAAATATTATGATATAGAATCACAATTTGATGATTGTATATTTTTTGAAAATATATCTGAATTAAAAAACAAAATAAATAATTGCAAATTAAATAATAGTTATAATATGATATGGCTAGAAGATACAATAGGTAAATTATTAAAAAATGATAATTTGTTATGATAGGAGAAAAAATAGAAGAAGTAATAAAAAATATAGTTCATGAAACATTGAATAATAGTAAAGAAGTTGATTTACCAAACGATTTAATAGAAACTGATAATATAGGAGAAGTAATAGAAAAATTATCTATACTTCATTGTAGAATGTGGTATCTAGAAGATGTTATAGGTGAATCAACAAATGATGAAGATATAGCTAAATATAAAAAGAAAATAGATATTTGTTTTAAACAAAAAAGACCTAAATATGTAGAAGCTATAAATAGAATGATTGATAAATCAATAAAACAAAATAAATCTTTAATTGAAGATTCAGTAAAATTATATAAAGGACATGAAGAATAACTTAGTAATAGGTAATACATCACAATTATCATATTATTTTCCAGATGATTATATAAAAATATCATCACGTAATATAGATTTTGATAAATATAAAAATGATAAATTTGACAGAGTATATATCACTTTTGCAGAGCAAAGAACATTTATAGAAAATGACGATCAATTATTTATTAATATAAATTTTTATTATACTATTAAAGTGATTGATTTTTTTAAAGATAGATGTAATAAGATAGTTTATTATTCTACGTGTGAATTATGGAATAATTGTGAAGGTCCTATTGATTTAAGTCTAAATTATAGTTATAATTATTCACCTTATATAAAATCAAAAGAAATGATTAGTAATTATATAAAAGAAAATTATAATAATGTCATTATAATTTATCCGTTTAATTTCAATAGTCCATATAGAAAAAAAGGATTTTTATTTAGTAAAATTTTTGATTCTATAATTAATGAAAGTTCAATAGAAATAGGCAATACGTATTTTTATAGAGATATAATTCATCCAAAATATATTATAGAAAAATCAATAATAGCATTAGATGATGAAATTGTAGGCTCAGGTAGATTAATATATATTAATGATTTTATTAGAGAATTATATAATAAATTCGATTTAAATTATAATGAATTAGTTACAGAAAATTTTGATCATAATTTATTATTAAAAAGAAAAATATTTTATTTAAATAGTACTAAATATAAATATCAAAAAATAATGGATGATACAATAGATGACATTAAAAAATTTAAATATTCCGCTAGTTAAAGATACAATAGATAAGAAAGATATAAAATTATTAAGAAAGTGGTTAAAAACAAATCCTAAATTGACGAAAGGAAGTTTAACAATAGAATTTGAAAAAAAATGGTCAAAATGGTTAGGAGTTAAATATTCTGTATATTTAAATTCGGGATCATCAGCTAATTTAGCAATGGTATATTCTTTGATTTTATCAAAACGATTAAAAAATAATAAAATCGTAGTTCCTAGTGTATCTTGGGTAACAACGGTTTCCCCGACTATACATTTAGGATTAACCCCGATCTTATGTGAATGTGATAAAGATACACTAGGTATAGATTTAGAACATTTAGAATATTTATGTAAAACAGAAAATCCATCATCGTTAATAATTGTTCATGCATTAGCCTTTCCTAATAAAATGGATGAAATATTAGAAATTTGTAATAAATATGATGTACAATTATTAGAAGATTCTTGTGAAAGTATTGGAACAGAATATAAAGGAAATAAAACAGGAACATTTGGTTTAATGAGTTCTTTTTCTTTTTATTTTGGACATCATATGTCAACTATAGAAGGTGGTATGGTATCTACAAATAATGAAGAATTATATAATATTCTATTATCTATAAGAAGTCATGGTTGGTCTAGAGATTTAGAAGAAAATGAACAAACTAAATTAAAAAACAATTATAATATTACTGATTTTAAATCGTTGTATTCTTTTTTTGTACCTGGTTTTAATCTTAGGTCAACAGATTTACAGGCTTTCATAGGAATTAATCAATTAAATAAAATAGATAAACATAATAAAATTAGAAATAAAAATTATAAATTATATCAAAAAAATATAAAAAATGATTATTGGAAAATAACTGATTATGATTATAATTATATTTCTAATTTTGCTTATCCAATTATATCACCTAAAATTGATGATATTGTAAAAGAATTAAATAATAATAATATTGATAATAGACCTTTAATATGTGGCAATATAGGAAATCAACCATTTTGGATAGATATGTACGGAAAACAATCATTTGATTTTGCTGATAACGTAGATAAATATGGATTGTATTTACCTAATAATCATCAAATAACAAAAGATGAAATATTATTTATATGTGATATTGTAAATAAAAAAATAAATTAAAATATGAGAAATATATGCATAATAAGTAGTAATTATACCTATTGTATGATAATACAAAATTGGTATTATGCAATTATAAATTTGTTTCCAAATGATAATGTATTTATATATGACAAAAATATATCTACATTAGATAAAGTTGATATATTATTTATATTAGATGAACATTTTATTCCTAATAATGAACAATGGAATTATTCAGATTTTATTAAAAGATTAGATAATAGTGATATTCAAGTAGTTATTTTAAATGTCGAAAAAGTTTGGAATTCTGCATTTCCTTGGAATGAAGATTATCAAAGAACTATTGATAATATGAAAAATGTTACACAGTTTTTTATTGATATTGAAGATGCAGCAAGATATAATCATAAATATTTAAATAAATGTTTAATTTCTAAAAATTTTAAAAATAAATTTAATATATCAGAAACAAAAATAAATAAAGCGGTTTTTGTTGGACAATATGAAGCTTCATGGCATAAGGAAAGGAAAGATATTTTAGAAAAAGTTAGTAAAGTTATTGAAGTAGATGTTTTTAAAAGAGATGATAATAAAAGAAGTACAGAAGATTATATTAATTTAATAAGCCAGTACAAATATGTAGTTGCCCCTATTAGTACAGCAATATCTATTCCTCCTAGATTTTGGGAAATTTTATTTGTAGGTTCGATACCAATTCAACAAATAAAACCAGGAATGGAAAGATATTATGAAGAATTGCAATTTGAAGATTGTATTTATTTTAATAATCCAAACGAAATACCAGAAAAAATAGCTAACCATAAATTTGAAAAAACAAATCATGAAATGTGGTATGAAGATAATCTTAAAATGATGATTGGTGATAAATTTAACTTATGAACTATATATCAAAAAAATAAAATATATAAATGAAAAATAAAAGAAAAAAAATAGCGTTGATTACGGGTGTGACAGGTCAAGATGGAAGTTATTTAGCAGAATTACTTCTTAATAAAGGATATGAAGTACACGGTATAATAAGACGTTCTAGTTCATTTAATACAGGTAGGATAAATCATATTTACAATAATCCAAATTTAAAATTACATTACGGTGATATGAGCGATTCGTTATCATTAGATAATATTATATTTAAAACTAAACCAGATGAAATTTATAATCTTGCAGCACAATCACACGTTCATGTATCTTTTTCAATACCTGAATACACTGGTCAAGTAGATGCTTTAGGAACATTGAAATTATTAGAAGCAATGAAAAAACACACACCTAATTGTAAATTTTATAATGCTACGACTTCAGAATTATTTGGTTTAGTACAAGAAATTCCACAAAAAGAAACTACTCCGTTTTATCCAAGAAGTCCTTACGGTGTAGCTAAATTATATTCATATTGGATTTGTAAAAACTATAAAGAAAGTTATAATTTATTTATATCTAATGGAATATTATTCAACCACGAATCAAAACGTAGAGGTGAAACATTTGTAACTAGAAAAATTACTACTACATTATCAAATATACAAAAATCTATTCAAAATAATGAAGAATATAATACATTAAAATTAGGTAATTTGGATTCAAAAAGAGATTGGGGTTATGCACCGGATTATGTAGAAGGTATGTGGCTAATGTTACAACAAGATAAACCTGACGATTTTATTTTAGCAACTAACGAAACACATTCTATAAGAGAATTTATAAAAGAAACAGATAAATATACAATGTTTAATATTGAATGGTTCGGGGAAGGATTAGATGAAAAAGGAATAGATAAAAAAACAGGTAAAATTATTATAGAAATTGACCCTAAATATTTTAGACCAGCAGAAGTAGATATTTTAATCGGTGATTATTCAAAAGCTAAAAATATATTAGGATGGGAACCAAAAGTTAAATTTAAAGAATTAGTTGAAATTATAATGAAATTTGATTTAAAAAATAACTTTTAATGATTTTTCATATATAAACAATATGAAAAAAACTATAATAACAATAACAGGAATAAGACCAGACTTTATTAGAATGTCTACAATCTTTAAAAAATTAGATGATAATTTTAATCATATTTTAATTCATAGTGGACAGCATTATGATAAATTATTATCTGATGTATTCTTTGATGAACTAAAAATTAGAAAACCTGATTATAATTTAGAAATAGGTGGTAAAGGAAAAGAACATTTCCATCAATTAGGTGATTTATCAATTAAAATAATAGAATTAATTAGAAATGAAAATTTAAAACCTGATATGATATTATTTTTAGGTGATTCTAATTCGGCAGCTTGTGCTGTATCTTTGAAAAAAGAAGGATATACTATCGGTCATATTGAAGCTGGTATGAGAAGTTATGATAAAAGAATGTTAGAAGAAATAAATAGAGTTGTTTGTGATCATTGTTCAGATTATTTATTTGTATATCACGAAAATTACAAACAGAAAGCATTACAAGAAAATATAAAAGAAGAACAAATATTCGTTGTCGGTAATACAATTGTGGAAGTAGCAAAACAATATCAAGAAGAAATATTTAAAACACCTAAACGCAATAATCAAATTATATTAGATATTCATAGGCCAGAAAATTTCAAATATCCACATAGATTAATTAATATTATTAATTATGCTAATGATATGTCAAAAACATTTTTTAATTTACCTATTAAAATGTTAAATTTTGGTAGAACTGAACAAATGCTAAAAAAATTTAATATCGATTTAGATAAAAAAAATATAGAACTTGTTCCTTTAATGTCTTTTAAAACCTATTTAGAAGCTGTTTACCATAGTTTATTCATTATATCCGATAGTGGAACTGCACAAGAAGAACCTTCGTTATTTAACACCCCTGTTATCGTACCAAGGGATTTTACTGAAAGACCAGAATCAGTTGAAAATAATTGTTCAGTAATGTTAAATGTTAATAAATATGATGATAGTTGGCCACAAGCTACAATGTATATAATTGATATACTAAATGGTAAAATAAAAATTAATTCTGATTGGTTAGGTAATGGTAATACATCAGACTTAATTATAGAAAAATTAAATCAACTTTTATAATGAATAAAAAAATACTAATTTTAGGTGGGGCAGGTTATATTGGAGGATATACTACCGATTACCTAACAGATAAAGATTATGATGTTACAATTTTTGATAAATTAGTCTATGAAACTAGATATTTAAAAAATGTAAATTTTATATATGGTGATATTAGAGATACTAACAAAATAGTAGAATTATCAGAAAATTTTGAAGTAATAATAATAATGGCCGCATTAGTTGGTGATCCAGCTTGTTCTATTGATTTAGAACTGACAAATGAAATAAACCATGAAGCTGTCAGAAATATATGTGATAATATATCTGATGATAAACATTTAATATTTTTGAGTACTTGTTCTGTTTATGGTGCTCAAAATAATATGTTAGATGAAAATAGTCCTACAAATCCATTATCAGCTTATGCTTCAACTAAATTAAAAGCTGAACAATATATTACCGATAAAAATGGAACAATATTTAGATTAGGAACTGTTTATGGAATTGGAGATACTTATTCTAGAATTAGATTAGATTTGGTAGTTAATGTGATTACTATGAAATCTATATTTGATGGTGAAATAAATATATTTGGTGGAGAACAATGGAGACCATTAATTTGTATAAAAGATATAGCTGGATATATAGAAGAAGCAGTAAGAAAAGATATTAGAGGAACATTTATATTATCTCAAGAAAATACAACTATGAAATCATTAGGTGAAAGAGTAGTTAAAGTAATTCCTGAAACTAAAATAAATTATACTGAAATATCTTTTGAAGATGCAAGAAATTATAAAGTTAGTAATAAAAAATTATTGGATAATTTTGAATATCGACCATTATATACTATTGAATCAGAAGTAAAAAATATGATTAAAATTTTTAAAGAAAAAAGAATAAGTGATGTAAAAGAAAATACATATTATAATGGACAATTTATTAAAAATAAACTAAAATATAAAAACAATTTAAAGAAAATATGAAAGAAATAAAAGGCGCATTATTTACGGATGATAGAGGAACATTAAGATTTGTAAATGATTTTAACTTCGAAGGAGTTAAAAGATTTTATCAAGTAGAAAATCATGAAAAAGGATTTATAAGAGCTTGGCACGGTCATAAAAAAGAAGGAAAATATGTTTATGTTCCAAAAGGTTCTATATCATTAGGTATAGTTAATATGGAAACAGAAGAAATTAATAAATTCGTTTTAAGTGATACATCACCTAAAATATTATGGATTCCACCTGGAAATTATAACGGATTTAAAACATTAGAAGAAGATACAATTGTAATATTCTTTTCAACTGTTACTATGGAAGAAGGTAAAGGCGATGATTTTAGAGAATCATATAATAAATGGGATATATGGGATATTGAATATAGATGAAAAATAAAACAAATAAAATGAAAAAAAGAATTATAGTATTAGGTAAGAATGGAATGTTAGGAAGATATGTTTATAAATATTTTTTAAATAAAGGTATAGATGTTATTGGAACAGATAGAACAATATTAGATGCATCAAAAGACGCTCTAAACGACTTAAAGATAAAATTAGATAATATGAAATTAATAAACACAGATGAAGTTATTGTTATAAATTGTATAGGTACTATAAAACCACAAGTAGATAAATTAGGTGTGAAAAATGCAATTAAAATCAATTCATTATTCCCATACGATTTAAAAGATGCTTGTGATTTTTTAGGTTATAAATTAATTCATATAACTACGGATTGTGTATATAGTGGTAATAACGGTAATTATAAAGAAGATGCTGAACATGATGTAACAGATATTTATGGTAGAACTAAATCATTAGGAGAACCAGCAAATACGACTGTTGTTAGAACTTCTATTATAGGTGAAGAAGTTAATCAAGCTAGATCATTAGTTGAATGGATAAAATCGAATAAAGATAAAAAAGTATTTGGTTATACTAATCATTCATGGAATGGTATTACTTGTCTACAATTTGCAAAAGTATGTGAATATATTATCAAAAATGATTTATATTGGGAAGGTGTTAAACACGTATATTCACCTAATAGTGTAACAAAAGAAGAATTAGTTAATATGATATCGAATATTTATGAACTAAACATAGAAGTAGAACCTAAAGAAGCGTCATCTATGTGTAATAGAACATTAAGTACTCTTAATGAAACTGATATAGATTTAACTATTCCAGAATTAAGTATTCAAATTCAAGAGATGAAAGATTTCTATGATAAGCTTTCTAACTAATTTGATATGAAAAATTATGATAAATTTAAAAAATAATTATTTTAAAATGATAAGAAAATTAAGAAGAATAACCCCAGGAATATTAGGTGGTGTGTGTGAAGGTATAGGTGAATATACAAATACAGATCCTATGATGTGGAGATTGATATTCATATTAGGAACTATATTTACTTGGATTCCTTTTGCATTAACTTATATAATTCTTTGGGCTATTTTACCTACTAAATAATTTTGTTATATTACTATTTTTTATTATATTTGTAAAATGAAAAAATTATATAGAATAGAAAAAAATAGTTGGATAGGTGGTGTATGTGAAGGTATAGGTGAATATACAGATATAGATCCTATTATATGGAGAATACTTTTTGGTGTTATCAACACTATTATATTTCCAATATTTTTTATATATGTCATATTGTGGATAATATTAGAAAAAAAATAATTTAAACCAATGTTTAAAAAATCAATAAATAAAAAATATTTAGTTGATAAATCAAAATTACCTGATTTACAAAATTACAATTTTGTAGAAACTACAATAGGTTATCTTAGTCAATTGCACGATAGTTTATCTGTTTTAGTTAAATCTACTAATGATATGGATTTTCAACTAATATTAGTAGACGAAAATAGTAAATTTAAAAAAGAAGTTATTTATAAAATATCAGAAGATGAATTTAATTTATCAATAGTATTGGCAGGTAGAAAAGTATTAAATAGAAAAATATATACTGTACCTAATTCTATTGATCCTGAACGAATTATGAATGTTATTGTTTATTACGATACTGAATTAATTGTTTGTGAATATGAAGCAGAAACAGAAGTATTAATTGATACGCTACCAATAGAAAAATGGTTTACTGAAGAAATTACAAATAAAAAAGAATATAAAAATACATTTATAGCAATTAATAAAACTTTTAAAATTTAATTAAATGGCAAAATATTTCTTTAAACATTTAGATATTATTGAAAAATATTTTAAAAATCCTGATTTAAGTGATGTTTTATATAATATGTGGACAGAATCACATAGATACTGGCATAGTATATCACATTTAAATTTTTTACTTAAAAATATAGAAGAACATCAATATTATTTAACTAATGATCGATATGAAGCACTTTTAATTGCTGCTTATTTTCACGATGTAATTTATTTTCCAGATAAAAATGATAATGAAGAAGAATCTGTTTATTTTCTTTTAAAACAACCTAATACATTACCTGGAACACTTATAAAAACAATTATTGAAATAATTAAAGGAACAAAACTTAATGTCCATCCACGAGATAAATTATCTGAATTATTTTGGACATTAGATAATAATATATTTTTTAAAGGAAGTTATATTGATTTAATAAATTATGAAAAAGCAATCTTTAAAGAATATCAATATGCTAGTTATGAATTATATAAAAGTGGAAGAATTGAATTTTTAAAAACAAGATTAAATATCGATGTATTTCCTAAAGAAAGAATAGAATTTTTAATAAACTATGTTGAAAATTTTAAACCAAAAATTGGTGTATATGCAGGTAGTTTTAACCCTTTCCATATAGGACATATGAATATTTTGCAACAGGCTGAAAAGTTATTTGATAAAGTAATTATTGCATATGGAAATAATCCTGATAAATTAGAAAGAAAAGTAGAATCAATTGAAGGTTTAAGATTTAGAGAAACTGATACTTACAATGTGTTGATTACCACATATTTAGATAAAATAAAAAATTATGGTGCTGATGTTAGTTTAATTAGAGGATTAAGAAATGGGAATGATTTAAATTATGAATTAGTCCAATCACAATTTATACAAGATTTAAGACCGAATACACAAATAGTTTATTTTACTTGTGACAAACAATTTGAACATATTAGTTCATCTGCAATTAGAAATTTAGCAAAATTTGATATAGAACTATCTAAAAAATATATTATAAAATAACAAAAATAAATTATATGTTTTTAATTAAAAAAATACTAATTAAATGCAAGTGGAAAATATTAAGGTACTTAGTTAAGAATAGAGAAATATCTTTTCATAAGATGTTGATTAGGATGCATCATATTCAACAATTAGAACAATTGGAAAAATATAATAAAAATAAATTGGTTAAGTTTTCTTATATTAAATTAAGAAAAATCTTTATTAAAGAATTTCCAAATGCATATCTCCACGATCCTTATATTTGGTAGTTTAAGAAATTATGTTTACCTTTGTGGTTAATTAAAACTCAGTTTATGAAAACATTAGTAATACATCCAACTGATTATTCAACTCGTTTTTTAACAGAAATTTATGTTGGTAGGGATTGGACTGTAATTAACCATAATCCATCTAATAAAGAATTAAAAGAACAAATAAAAGCACATGATCGAATTGTTATGTTAGGTCACGGCACACCTTCAGGTCTTATTGGATACGGTAGATTTGTCATTAATTCTGAACACGTATATTTATTACGTGATAAAGTTTGTTTTTGTATATGGTGTAATTCTGATCAATTTGTTGAAAAATACGGATTAAAAGGATTTTATACAGGAATGATTATTTCAGAACAGGGGGAAGCTTGGATGGAAAATATTGAAATATCAGATGAAGATTTGTTATACTCAAATGAATTACTTCCTAGAATTGTTAAAGATGTTATTGATAGTGAAGATATTGCAACATTAGTTAAGGAAGCTTATAATAGTGATACTAACCCTGTTATAATTTACAATCATCAAAGAATTTACCAAACAAATAAATAAAAGGCTATGGAATTATCTGATTTTCTAATACGAAGAATCCCTTTTAAAAAGAAACAAATTAGACAAAAAAGAATTGAATTAGCAACTTACCAATCTTAAAAATTAAAATTATGCAAAAATTATTATTGATATTGATTATAGCATTATTTAGTTCCTGTGAAAAAATAATTGAAGATGGGAAAAAAACAAATGATAATGCTAAAGTAGCATATTATATAGAAGTTCTTAACACCGATGATTATATGATGAAATTGCCTGTTTATATTATAGATTCTTGTGAATATATAGGAAATATAACTGGATACAGAGAAGATTATTTAACACATAAAGGAAATTGTAAAAACCCGATACATTATAAATAATTAATAAATAAATTATGACAATAGAAGAATTAAAAACAAGACATGATGAAATATCAACAAGGGTTTGTGATAGGCTTGGTGCATTTCTATATTTTTTAATTATTGATGTTATAAATATATCTAAATTAGAAAAAATTTGTGAAGATGCTGGATATAGAACAGAAAGAAAAACTTTTGCACGTAGTAAATATACCATATATTCAGAAGTTTATAACGATGATAAGTTAATTGCTTCTATTAGTGGTAATGTAGGTTGGCCAACAATTGAATTTTATAAAGGAAATAAAATTAAAAATAAGATTAAAAAAATAGCAGAAAATGATATATTTTTAAAACCAATAAAAGGTTGGCATAGAGTTCTTGATTGGCACAAAGTTGAAGGTAAATTACATATTTTAGCAAATGAAAATAAATCGATAGTTTTACATTCATTATCTGATTCATTATCAGACGAAACAGTAAATGATTTTCTTATAAAAAATAAACTTACACCTGAAATAGTTGAAGAAATTAAAGGGAAAAGTTTAGAAACAGAAACAAAATTACAAAATAAATTTAATAAATAAATTATGGCAAACACGAAAAAAGAATTAGAACCAACAGTTAAACATTTGATTAAATATCTACAAGATAATTTTGATGAAGATGCACCTATTATGTTGGATAGTGGTTGGGGATTAGATTATGATGCTAAAGACGAAATAGAGTTAATTGAAAATAGTGGAGTCTTTCAAAAATGGAAACAATACTTATTCATACAAAATTAATTAAAAAACAAAAAAGGGTTAATATTTTCTATTAACCCTTCCCTTAATCCACTAAATTATCCTACTTACAACATTCTTCACATTTTTTGTACAATTTCTCAACTTCTTTATCAGAAAGTTGTTTAACTGTTTTATTAATACTACCATCTTTTACATAACTTGGTAATTTGCTAATAAAATCTATAATTGTTTTTTTACATTCTTTTTTATCAACACAATCTAGAATATATTTAATTCTATCATCTTTTGAAGTTAAATGATCTTCATTCAATACTTCTTCGGTATTAATATTTTCCATTAATTTATATAATTCGTCAATTTCTAATTTACTAGGATCTTGTAGAAATTGAACTTTTGTTACAAATGATTCAAAAACTTCTTGTTCTTCTATATCTTTTGCATCTTCTCCTTTTTCTTCATCTTCGTTTTCTAATTCTTCTAATTCTTCTTGTTCTTCATCAGGATTTAATTCATTTCTTTTTCTAATTTCTTCATTTCTTTTTTTAATTACTTCATTTCTTTCTTCAACTGATTCTTTAATTTCTTTAAATGTTTCTTCAACTGAACCATCAATAATAGCTTGGTCAACATCTTCAACAGATGCAAGTGCTATACCATCCTGAACATTTTTATCATCTGACTTAAATAAAACATAATTTTTAATTATAGTTTTTTCTGATTCATTTATTTTTTCACAATCACATTCGTCATCACATTTACAATCATCACCACATTTACATTTTGAATGTACTGATTCAGAAACTAATGCACCAACTTCTTCTATATTAGCTACAGCAATTGTACCTTCTGAACCATCTTCATTTATAAATAAAGCATAATTTTTAATTATAGTTTTTTCTAATTCTATTGCTTCGTTTATTTTTAAAAAATTAAATGAATGAGCAGACATTGCTTTAACATTTTCTAAAACTTGAACTTTTGTTTTAGATTCATTTAAATCCATAATAGAATTTAATGTTTTAGCTAAAATATCAATTCCTTTAATTTTTCCTTCTTCGATACTTAATGTTTCATTTATAAGATTTTTTATGAAATCTGCTTTATTTGTAGATTCTTCTACTTTAGTATTTTCTTTGTTTAGTTCAGAGAATTTTTTCATTTTTGTGAATTATTTTTTTTCTTTATATATAAAAATTTAAAAATCATTAAAAATAAACTTTATTAAATTTAATGTATAATATATATTATATATTAATATTAAAAAAATGGATAAATTAAAAGAAATACGATATTATAAAAAAGGATTTTTTAAAGTCATATATGATAATAAAGAAATAATTTTTAATATAGATACATTTGAACTTACTTATGGTAGTACAAGTACTTATTTACATTGGATAAATACATATTTAAGAAAAATAAAAATACAAAAATTAAAAGATAAAAATTTTGATGATGCTATTTATTATGATGATTTAGTTTATAAAGAAGAAATTAGAGATGACATAAATGACGAATGGTTTGATTTGTTTAGTTTAAGTTTAGGTACAACAATGATTGATAAAAAATAAAACATAATGATAGATACAATTACATATTATAAAGATTACAAATTTAAAGTTGGTGATTATAAATATATCGATAAAAAAAACAATATTCTTGAATATAGATATTTAAATATAAAAGAAATCGAAAATGAATACTATAAAGAACTAGGATTACAAGAAATTAGAGCAATTCATATATTTTTAAGAGAATTAAAAATATTTAAATTAATGAATAAGAAATTTATTGATAAAAAATATCAGGGCAAAGTATTATATAACTACTATTGGAAAAATAGTGGAATGTATGGTACATTTAGTGGTAATGTTTTTATAGGATATTATGCTGGTTATTCAACAACAACAGGGAATTATGGTGTATCAATTGGTTATCCAGCCGGATTAACAAGAAGGAAATACAATTTAGCAATTAGAAAAAATAATTATTCAACATCAACAGATCCTAATAATTGCTATACAACTATAACAATTTAATATATAAATAAAAAACAATAATAAAAAATGAACGAAATTCAACAATTAAGAACACAACAAATAAATAATTTTATGGCACAATTTGATAATTTAAATGACGTAACAGTAGATGTTATTTCTGAAGGTCTTAAAACTATTTTAGGTGGTGAAACACCAGGTATAGATTTTGAATATGGTGTTGATTATATGTTAAATGAAGATACAGGTGATGAGGAAAAATTAGAAGGATTAAAGAAAATTCATATTCTTTATACTTATGATAATGGTACAAATGTTCCAGGAATTGGAAAACTTAGTTACATCGTTGGTTGATTTTTTCTATTAAATCTTCTAATTTATCTTTTCTATCTAAGGTTTTTTGGAAATGTGCATATAGTTGTATACATCTTTGATAATTTGAAAAAATAATTAAATAGTGTGTAGCTTCTGAAATCGTGTTAAATTTCATACTATCAGCCGTGCAAAAATATATTTTATTATTTTTGTCTTTTCTTGACCAAATCATATATTAATATCTTATTTTTACAGTATTTTTCATATTATCTGATATATTTTTAGGTAAATATTTTTCATCTAATGTTAATAATATCATATTTCTTTTAATATTTTCTTTGATAATATCTAAATGTGATTTATCTGTAATTTTTCGACTGTAATAAACTACATCAGCGGTTTTTTCAATAAAATCATCAGCATCAAAATTAATTTCATCAGCATTAGTTTCTTTATATAAGTTATATATAGATTCTCCACCAGTAATTCCTATACCTCGTTCTTTTCCATTTTTAGTTTGTGTTATATAAACTGATGGTACATTATCTTTTTTATCACCTGATATTAATTTACAAAATAACGATTTTTCACTTATTACTTCTACTGTTTTAGTTCTAGTATCTAAATATTCTAAAAATTCTAATAAATCATCATCTTCATTCATATCAAATAAATTAGCTGTTGATACTTTAGACATTTCACTTAAAAATATTTGATAATTTTTAGGGAAGTAAGTTTTTTCATCACTTAATTTATAATTATAAATAATATTAATATATTCTTGACTTAAATCGAATTTTAATAATTGATGTAAATCACTATCTGCTGCCATTATGACATTACTTGATCCTAATTTATTAGTTTCTTTTACAATATAAGCAATTACGTCATCACCTTCTGCCCAATCTATTTCATAAGAAAAAAAATTTGGTCTACTTTTTATTTCTTCTTTTAGTTTATCATATTCATTATAAACAAAACCCCAATCTATATTTTCATCATGTTTTCTATTTTGTTTATATTCTTCAAAATAATCTTGTCTCCAACGCATTTTAGAATCGGATACAAAATAGATATTATCGTATGCATACATTTTAGTTAAACGATCTAAATCGTTTCTCATTAAAACTGGTAGGTCAGAATATAATGTCTTTGTATCATATAAAATAAAGACATCTTTGTGTAATAAGTAATTCCCATCAATTATTAAATTTGTTCTCAATATTCAATTTATTATTTTTATATTGGTTCTATATCAAAACCTAATGTTTTTTTACGTTTTTTAAAACGTTTATTTAATTCATTATCAATAAAATCTTTATTAGTTTTAAACCTATTTATACGGTCATCATCAGAGTTTTTAATATCATAGTATATTCCTTCTTCGTCATCACGATAATCCCATATACCACCTAATTTTTCTTCACCATCGTTTTCTTGAACTATTTCTAATGCTAATCCAAGTGGATGTAAAAATTGTCTATTTAATTCTTGTAAATATCCTTTTTCACGAAACTCTTTAATATCAATTTTTTTTATTTGGCTCATTTTAATTTAATTATTTTTATTGTTTATTTATATAATTAATAAAAGTTTATATTATTAATAATATTACTAATTGTTATTATATTGCAGCAAATCTTGAAACAATGGTTAATATAGGTATAGGTAAATCAGAATTAGAATTATCCTTCAATATATTCAGAGTTTGGCAAAGATTATAAATGTATATATTTTTACCTTCTTCGATTTCTTTATTTATACGATTAGTTATTTTTTCTACAATCCTATCAGAAAATACATTATATTTAACAATATCATCAGTTAATTCTAAATACTGTAAATCATTTAAAGTTAAATCACATTTAAACATAACTTCTGAAACTTGAATATATTTTCCTAATATTTCTTGTGCTGGTTTATCCATAAAATAAACTTTAGATAAATCTATTATTTTAGAAATAATTTCAATATTCAATGGAACTAATGTAGTATATCTATTGTTTATTGATGATAATGTATTTACAGTTTCCATAATACTTAAAATTTCTACATAAAACGCTACATTTAAATGATATTTTTCTGGAATATTTTTGGTAATTAAAATAGATTTCCATTTATGTATAAGTTGGTCTGCATTTAATTTTGTTACATTCATTTTTTATTTTATTATTTTTTTTATGAAACATATAGTTTCATATATCTTCTAATTTTATATGATCCCGTCAAAGAAAACCACCAAATCTTCAGTTTAGTGGATGAATTTGACAAAAACAGTCTTTAATTATTTAATATATATAGTAATTAGATAAAAGTTCTTTGAAATGATTTAATAGTTTTGATCTACAAACCTAGATCAAGTAAAATCATTGAGGTTAAACACGTTAAGTTTTTAAAAACGATCTAGTCCGTTTTTGACTAGTGACTTGTTTTTAACAAGTCTTGTTAGTTTAAATATGTTTTTTAACATCTAACACTTGCTTTTATGAACGAGCCTCTGTAAAAAGAGTTTTTCAAATTATTTTGAAAGAAACATATTTAGTCTTTAGCTAATGTGTAGTTCATTCTTTCTATTATATTAAAAGAATATTTATATCCTTTTTTGCTAACACCATATTGTGTTCTATAAATAATTTTCCAAATTTTTTTATCAAATAAAGGGAAAAATGTATCACATTCAAAATTTCCTTTTATAAAAGTTAAATACATTTTATCAGATAAACTTAAAAATTCTAAATATATTTTTCCACCTCCAATTATAAAACAATCTTCATTTTTATATTTATCATAAACTTCTTTAACTGAACGCATAACAATGCAACCTTCGTCTTCTAATGGTTTTACTTTCTCGTCATCAAGAGTTAAAACAATATTTATTCTATTTGGTAACGGTCTTGTTTTTTCAGGCAATGAATAATATGTAGTATCACCCATTATAACTATTTTATTTGTAGTTTGTTTTTTAAACCATTGAAAATCTTCTGGAATATGCCAGGGAATAGAATTGTTTTTGCCTATGCCTCGTTTGGAATCCATAGCAGAAATAATAGAAAATGGCATTATTAATTTATTTTTTCTTTATATATGAAATTAATATAGAAATGTTTAAAAATTTAATAGGCTTTTAATAAATTTTTTAACTCTTTTCGTTATTTTAAATCGTAATCTAATTTGAATTTTGTCAAGATATATTCTGTTATTAAATCATGTGTTCTTAAATTATTTAAATCCCCTAAACTAACTTTTATTGTTTTAGATACAGTTTCATTATAAGTTCCATCTCCTTTTGGTGTAGTTAATTTAAAGTCATTATATTTTAATTCTAGGATGCATATATGATATTGTGATACATTTCCTTTATTTAAAAATAAACTTTTTTGAACGTCAATATTATATCCACTTGATAAAATTATTCCTGTTTCTTCATACAATTCTCTTCTAATAGCATTATTTAATGATTCTCCTTTTTCAACTGTACCTGATATAGCTGTTAAAAAATGTGTAACTCCTTTAAAATCATCAATATTTTTATAAAAATATTGATAAGTAGGAATATATTCATGTCTTAATAAAATATGACTTTCGTCACGTAAATAAGGTAACATTATAACCATATGAGGTTCAAGAACAAATTCTTGATTTTTATAATCAACAATTTTAAGATGATTACCAGTAAAAATTATTTCACTTTTTTCTTCAGGTTTTTGTTCATTTTTTTGAATATTAGAAAATTTTTGTACCATTTTAACAATTCTTTATTTTTATATTATATATAAATATTTGAAATATATAATTTTTGGAAAGATAACTCAATAATTTAAACCTAAAGCTTTCAATGTTTTTTTTGAATATTCATATGAAACTTGTAAAAATATATTAAAAATTATTTTTAGATAAACAAATATATCTTATTAATATATAAAGAAAAAAGATTTAATAATATGGCAGATGAACAAGAACTAGATAAAGCAAAATTATATGATAACGAAACTCAAAAAATTGAAATAGATTTAGAAAAGGAAGTTAATTATTGGAATAATTTAGTTAAAACTATTTCATTTACACTTAAAGGTGATGTAAAAAAACTTGTAGAAGTACAAGCCGATATAATTAGTTATCAACAGATTGTTCTTGAACAGGTTAGAAAATATTCTTTGATTTTGTATAAAAATATGCCATCTATTAAACAAGCAAAAAAGAAAAGATTTGAATTCTACTCAACAAAATACCAGATAAAGGTAACTAGTGGATCAGATAAAAACGGATTAATTGAAGCAGATATAGCAAAATTTCAATATAGAATAGATTTATTAGATAATCATATAAAATTTTTAAGAGATACATCAAGTAATTTTATTACAATGAATTATGCTGTTAAAAACAGAATTCAATTAATGGATATTTTAGGAACGAATTAATATGAAATTAGTAATAACAGACGACAAAAATAAGATAATAATTAAAGAATCTACTCATGAAGAATATCATCAATTAAAATTACATCTTACTAGAAAAGTAGAAGGATATCATTTTAAAAAACGACATAAATTAGGAGTTTGGGATGGTTCTATTGATCATTTTCATAATGGTATTATAAGATACGGTCTTTGGAAAGAAGTATATAAATGTTGTCGGAATCATGATTATAAATTTGATGTCGATAAGACATCATTTCCATTTGATTTAAATATCAAATTAGAAGATGTTAAAGAATTTGTTGAAGAATTTTTTAAAAATTATAGAGTTCCTCCAACTAAAGATAATCCATTAGGATTATTTATGCCTTATGAACATCAAATAGATGCTGTATTTCAAATGTTGAAATATAAATTTGGTTTAATTGAAGTAGCAACTGCTGGTGGAAAATCTCTTATATTTTCAACGTTTATATTTTACATAATGAAGTTTATCAATCCTGATATTAAAGTTCTATTAATTGTACCTAGAATGAGTTTAGTAACTCAATTTTACGATGAAATATTAGATTATAATTTAGGATTTAATAAAGAACAAACAAATCCATTTAATTTGAAAATAGAAGAAGTATTTTCTGATAAGCCAAGAAAAGTAAGAGATGGTGAAGAACCTAATATTTATATTGGAACTTATCAAAGTTTATCATCGGATAAATATGATATCAATTATTTCAAAAAATTTGATATTGTTGTCACAGATGAATGTTTACACCCTAATACTTTAATAGAAATGGGATCTGGTAATAAAGAAATGATAAAAAATATTAATATAGGAGATGAAGTATGGACATTTAATGAATTAACAAAAGAAAAAGAAATAAAACAGGTTGATTATGTTTACAAAAACTTATCTAAATTTGAAAATATGTATGAATTAGAATTAGAAAATGGTGAATTTATCTATATTACAGGAAATCATAAAGTTTTATTAAAAAATGGTATATGGAAAAGAGTAGACAATTTATTAGAAAATGATGATATTATAGATTTTAATATGTAAAAATAAAAATGATAAAAAATTATAATGAAAATTAAATCAATTAAAAAAATAGATTATACTGGTGACGTTTATAATATAAGAATAAAAGAAGGAAATGATATAAATAATAATTATTTTGCTAATGGAATATGTGTTAGTAATTGCCACGTAGCAAAAGCAAAAAGTTTAGATACAATACTATCTAAAACATTTGGTAATGCTATTTATAGATTGGGGTTATCTGGAACATATCCACCGAATAGTTCAGCCGAAATTCTTACTATTCAATCTTTAATGGGACCTAAATTAATGACTGTTAAAGCTAAAGAATTAATGGATAAAGGTCTAGTATCTAAGGTAAAAATTAATGCTATGATATTAAATCATGATGAAGAAGATTTCTCACAAAAAATGTATGCTATTAAAAAAAGAGGTCAAGGAAAAGAAGCATATTTATTAGAAAAAGAATTTGCTCAAAAATCATTAAGAAGGAAAATGTTCTTCAAAAAATTAGTAGATAAGTTTACAAGCAATTCATTAATATTATTTCATAATATAATATATGGTACAGAATTATATGAATATCTTAGAGATAATATTACAGATAAATTCTTTTATTATATTGACGGTGGTACTAATAAAGATAAAAGAGAAAAAATTAAAAAAATAATGGAGATATCGGATAATAAACCAAAAATATTAATTGCGTCATTTGGAACATTTTCAACAGGTATAAATGTTAAAAATTTAATGAATGTTGTTTTTGCTGACAGTTTTAAATCAGATCAAATAATTAGACAATCAATTGGTCGTGGATTAAGATTACATGCAGATAAAGAAAAGTTAGTTGTGTTTGATATAGTTGATCAATATCATCCATCTTATAAAAATATTATATATAATCAATATATATCAAGAAGAGAAAAAATTTATAAACCACAAGAATTTCCATTAACAGAATTTAAAATAAAAATATAATATTATGATTATTACAAAAGAAGTAAAAATTAATAATAGAAAATTAAAAAAACATTATGAACAATTAGGGTATGATGTTTTATTAAAATATTCATTGGTAAAACCAACAGATTTATCAAAAAATAGTCATGTTGAAATTAAAGTAAAATGTGATATATGTGGATTAGAAAAAAAATTAAAATATTTCCAATATATCAAAAATACTAATAATTTAACAGAAGAATATTGTTGCTCTAAAAAATGTTCTAATGATAAATGTATTAGAAGATTAAATGATAAATATAATGTTGAAAATATTTTTCAATTAGATAAAATAAAAGAAAAATCTAAAAATACATTATTAAAAAAATATGGTGTTGATCACCCTATGCATTCAAATACAATAATTAAAAAACTTCAAAATACTAATTTAAGTAAATACGGAAAGAAATATGGTTTAGAAACAGAAGAAGTATGGGATAAAATTAAAATAACAAATTTAGAAAAATATGGAGTTGAATATAGATTAAAATCTAAAGAAATACAACAAGAATTATATAAAAAAATACAAAATATTAAAAATAAAAATTCCATCAAATACTATAAAGATAAATATAATATTATAGTTATAAATTATAATAATCCGGATTATTTTATTAAATGTAATAATTGTAACCAAATTTTTAAAATAAATAAAGGATTATTAAAAAATCGATTAATTTTAAATTCTACGTTATGTACTAAGTGTAATTCAATAGGTTTCAATTTTAAATCTGATTCTGAAATAAAAATATCAGATTTTATAAAAGAAAACTATAAAGAAGAAATTATTACAAATGATAGGAATATAATAAATCCTTATGAATTAGATATTTATTTACCTGATTTAAAATTAGCATTTGAATTTAATGGAGTTTATTGGCATAATGAATTATATAAATCAAACGATTATCATAAAATAAAATCTGATTTATGTGATGAAAAAAAAATTCAATTAATACACATTTATGAAGATGATTGGATTTATAAACAAGATATAGTTAAATCAATGATTTTAAATAAGTTAGGTAAAACATCAAATAAAATATATGCAAGAAAAACAGAAGTAAAAGAAATAACAGATAATAAATTAGTCAGAAACTTTTTGGCTGAAAATCATATTCAAGGATTTATGGGATCATCTATTAAAATAGGATTATTTTATAAAGATGAATTAGTTAGTTTAATGACTTTTGGTGGATTAAGAAAAATGATGAATTCAGTTTCAAAAGAAAAGCAGTTCGAAATGTTAAGATTTTGTAATAAATTAAATACTAATGTAATAGGTGGTGCTTCAAAATTATTTAAATATTTTATAAGAAATTATGAATTTAAAGAAATAACTACGTATGCAGATAGAAGCCATTCAACTGGAAAATTATATGAATATTTAGGATTCATATATTCACATACATCTAAACCAAATTATTATTATGTCGTTGATGGTATTAGATATCACAGGTTTGGATTTAGAAAAGATGTTTTAATTAAAGAAGGTTATGATGCTAATAAATCAGAACATCAAATTATGTTAGAAAGAAAAATTTATAGAATTTATAATTCTGGTAATTTAAAATTTAAATATTTAAAGAATTTAAAATAAAAATATAATGGTAGAAAAATATTATTGGATTTATGATGAATATAAATTCGAATTAGTAATCGGTTTTGAAAGTAGTAGATTTGATGACGAGGGTATATTCCAACAAGTTATATTATTTTTAAATAATAAAATAATTGCTAATAGTAGTTTTGGAAGATTACATATGTTAAAATTATTAACAAATAGTATATACTCAATAAGCGATGAATTTATTGATGTAGATAGTGTTTATATTGATGCTAATAAAAGATATATGAATATTAAACATAATTCACCTGAAATTCAATTAACTATTAAAAATAACGATTTTGTTAAATTTTATCTATGGTTAGTTGAATCGTTAACTCCATTAAATATAAAAAGAATAAAAAAAATAAATAATATTCAAAAAAATATTAAACTTTTAGGAAATAAAGTATAATATATATTCAAAAAATATAAATTATGAGTTATAAATATAAATTTGCAATACCAGCTTACATAACATTTTGTATAGACGAATCAAATGTATCATTAGAAAGTATAAAAGATTTAAAAAAATTACAGAAAAAATATAGTATAGATTTACAATATGTTATAGATGAGTATGAATATAAAATGGAAACGGAACACGAATTAGAAGACGAAGATGATGATTATATCGCTTTAAATAGTATTGAGGTTTTTGATAGTGTAATTGAAGATTTGTGGAATGAAATATCAGAATCATTTAAGGTAAATGTAAAATTAGACGAAATTAATCAAGATGATATTTTAAAAATTTATGAAGCTACTAGTAATAATTTTAATTCTATAGAAAAATGGAATAATTCTTTAATATCTAATATTAAAATGATAGATGTTGATGATAAAAATAGTCAATTTATTGTTGAAATTGAAACTTATGATAAAATAACAGATGAACAAATAGAATTAATTAGAAAATATTTAGATAATCAGTGTTCAGATGGTTGGGGCGAAAGTTTCGAAAATGAAGATTTATCTCATCTAATTGATGAAGAAAGAAACGTTTATGTTAAAACATGGGAACCAAAATCAGAAGTAAAATTCATTAAGTAATTTTAATATTTTTAAAAAACCACTAAATTAAAGATTCATATAAATCATTTACTGTCAATTTGTGTATATTATCTTTTAAAATTTCATTATTTTGTATTTTTGCCCATTGTGTTATTAATCTATGAATACTTCGAGCATTTTTTCTATCTCGTAATATCAAACCAGATACCTCAATTTCCCAATCGTCTCCTTTTTTAATAAAATCTATATTAATACCTATTTCGTCATCTATATCTTCTTCTTTAATAGTAATCCAAATTCCTAACCAATCTTTTTCAATACTATATAATTTAATATTTTCTGGAAATACTAGTTCTATTTGATTATCAATGGTTACTTCTGCTGGTTGTATATTTTCTTTAGCGTGTGCATCTAATACATCGGCTCTACTATTGTGTCCTTTTCCTCTTAATTTTTCAGCCGCTCGTGTATAAGTTGAAATATCGAGTTCTTCTTTTATATTATTGTTAAAATTTTCAAATTTTTTAATATGTTTCATTTTAAATATTTTTTTAATAATATATATTAAAAATAATATTTAAAATTTCATATTTTTCATAAGGTGTTTAATTACATCTTTAGTCCATCCATTTCCTAATACTGATATTCTAATATAATCACCACTATTTTGATTATATATTCCTTTTGAATTTAAATATAATTTTTCTATATAAGTATAATCTTTGGGCATAGTTTGTAATGCTTCTACTTCATTAGGAGTCATTTTCCTAATTCGTGGTGTATCAATACCATCTACTAAATCAGATGCTTTTTGTTTCCATATCCATTTAGAATATTTAATCCTATCTTCATCAGTTATACCGACTATTTTTTGATATTCGTCTTTATCTTTAAATACAAATTGTGCCATATTTTTTTGCAATATATCTTCGAAAACCAGATGGAGTATTACAAGCTCTACATGTGCTTTCAGTTATACAATTTGATTTATATCTATTCACATAACCATCTTCTATAATATCTTTTAATAAAATTCCTTTATCTTCCGGAATAGATGCAACTGGAATATTGGTCCAATATAATCTATTTCTATTTTGTGCCGAAACCAAATTAGAATTTATATTCAATGGTTGAATACCTAATAAATTTGTAATTTGTTCTTCATATTCCTTTTTCATTTTAACATTTTCTAATAGGAAATATTTAGGTTTTAATTTTTGTAATAATTCATAATATTTAAAAAATAATCTTGATTTACTACCTTTTAAACCTTCGCCTTCTCGCATTAGAGTTGATAAATCTTGGCAAGGACTTCCACCAATAACTAAATCTATATCATGATTAAAACTTTCTTTTGTAATTTCTTCTATATCGCCTAATTGTATTATATCAGGATGATTTTTCATAGCAATGGCAATAGAATTTGGTTCTATTTCTGATGCATAATAATTGCAATCATAACCTAATTCTTTTAAGACTTGGTATCCAGTTCCTATTCCATCAAATGCGGAAAATACATTTAGTTTTCTATTCATATTTTATTTTGTATTTTTTTAATTTTTTTAAATCGTTCTTTTAATATAAAATCATTGTTAGATGAACTATACACAAACTATTAAATTCTATATTGTTATTATATTCGTCTACTAATATCCACTTTTTTGAATATTCATATTAATGGTTAAACAGTTATTTCTATTGATATGATTAAATTAGAATTATCAGAAGATACTAATAAAAACGTATCAAATACATATACTTTTACATTTTCTTTATCTATATTAATAGTTTTAAAATACTTTTTTGGAAATGCTAGTGTTCTTTCTTCTTTTAGATCTATTTGATCTAATGTTAAGTTCCAATTAGTTTCCCCAATAGATACAAAATAATCACCATCTTTTTCAAATGTATTCATATAAAAAATATCCATTTCATCATCTGGTAATGCTAATTTTTTAATATTGACAAAATCTTCACTTTTTAAATTAAAATTAAAAGACGAATTATCTACATTAGCAATTTTTTTAATTTGATCTAATGTTATTCTTGTATTTGTTTTAGTAGGATCATTACCATAAAAATTCAATTTTAATTTATTAGTAGATTTAAAATATAAACGATCTGAAAAAAATAGTTTACCTATTTCATCAAAAAATATTTTTCCGTCTACATTATCACCTAAATCTGCCATTATTTTAAGTGTTCTATAAAGATTCTTCATATCCTTTACGACAAAATTTATTGTTTCATCAAATTCATCTATATTTGTAAAAAGTTCTTCTGTTTTAAATACAAAACTTTTAAACACATTTATAACATCACCTTCTCCTATTAAGGAATAAATAAGTACATATTTTTTATTAAATCGTATAACACCTTTTTTATCTATTACGCTTAAATCTCTGACTGTATCTATTATTTTTGTTAAATTATCACTTGTAATTTTATATTTAATTTCTCCCATTTTTTTTAAATTTATTTATAAATTTTTTGAAAGAAAACCAGTAAATCTTTAATTTAGGTGGATTTATTTCAATTATACCTTATATTTCGAAAATAATTATAAGTTTTTCAAAAATGAAAAAATAGATATTTTTTGTTTAATGAACTACATTATCTTCTTGTTGGAAAAATGGGAGGTGCTATTTTACCACCATATCCAACTTGTTTTTGATTTTTAGGATTGTAATTTTTATTATAAATCTTTTTATATGAAATTTGAAACGTTTTAATATCACCAATATCTGCTTGATATTCATCAACAATTTTGTTAAAATCATTATGTATTAGATTTCTATTATCTTTATTTTCTTTCATAAATTCTTCAATACAATTTTTCCATCCTACATGATTAAATATTGTTGCTAAAACAATAACCGTCATTGCCTGGTCATCGTGACCACTTTCTCCTTGATATGTAATTCCACCACTAGGAGTTTCTTTTTTAGTAAATGTACTTAATTCGGTAATAGTATTTAAATGACGAATAACAATATTTCCCTTTTTCGTTTGTATTTGATAATCTTTTATTAATGATAATTTATTCCTATTAACTTTTATTCCCATTCTAGATGTTTTTTGTTCTAAATTATGTTTATATCTTAAAAATACGTGACTAGAATAATTATTGTTATCGTCAAAAACATGTGGCATATGAGCAATAAGTTCATCACCATATACATTTCTTTCAAGTGCTATTCTTACTTTATTATCATTAAATAATTCGAAAGTAATCATATATAATATTAATGATACTTCTTTAACTGAATAAATATTTGATTTAAACATACCGATTTGCTCAAGTTTAAAATAATCATACAATCCATCAATTCGTTTTTTAAAATAATTTAATTCTTCTGATGTTTTTGGCATTACTCTAAATATATTAATAACACTATAATCTTGACCTAATCCTTCACCTAAATCAATTGATATAAAAATATGATAATCTTTTACTTTTTTCATATCAAATAATTCTGGTTGTCCTTTAACAAATGTTAAATTATTATAAGGTATTTTTAATTTTTCATTAAATATAGGAATACTATAATATTCAAATGGTAATTTGTCTTCCATCATTTTTTCTAGAAGAACACTATCAAATAACATTTTATTACCTGTTAAGAAATGAAGATCATATTCTTGTTTAAAACCATCTTCTCCGCCAATCAATTTAGTTTGTTGTTCCTCCCAATTAGTAATCATACCTAATTCAGATAAAGGTAATTCGTTATATCTTAAGTTTCTTATATAATCAATCTGAGTACTTTCTTCATTTGGTTCATAATTTATAAATATACCATTTAAATTATTTTCGTTTTTTTCATAAATGTTATATTTATTTTCAATTAAGAATTGTTTTAATTCAGTTTTATTTAATTTATATTTTCTTAATTTCTTTTCGTTAAAGAATATTTTTGTATCTCTACTATGTTTTACCTGCCACCAGTATACTCTTAAAGAACGATAACCATTCCAATTAGGATCATCTTCTGGTAATTCAGATTCTATTAATAATTTATGAAATAAGTTTAATCCTTTTGGCGTAGATGTGATAATAATTTTTGAATTTTCAATACTAGATACAACTGGTACAACCGCAGTATAATACGGTACAATATAATTCTCAGGTATATGAGCAAATTCATCAAGATAAAGGAGATCTATTGTAAAACCGATTGCAGGTTCCTTAGTTCTTTTTTCCGTTTTAATTTGGCAACCATTGTCAAAAGTAATACTTGATTGATTCCAATTAATAATACCCGCTTTTAAAAAGAATGGTAATAATTTATAAATACTTTTTATTTTTTCTATAATTTCTATTGTTGTTTTTCCTTTATTTGCTACAACCATAACACCTTTATTTTCTTTAAATAAACAAAAATGCAATATTACAATTGCGGCTGAAACTGTATTATGATTTAAGATATTATTAGCAAAATAACTTTTTTCATTAGTATCTACTGTAATATCCATTAAACTAACTTTTCTTTTAAGATTTTTAACTGATTTAACTTTTATACCTTCAATATAATTTTCTCTACATAATACTTTATCATCTGTTGTTAAATTTTTAACAAATTTTTGTTGATGTCCTTCTGTGAATACTATATGATCATCTGCACATTCTAACCAATCTCCATTATCTAATTCTAATCTATATAATGATAATGGCGCAGTTAAATTCATTTCAGTTATAGGAACAAACCCATAATCGGTTTCAATAGAAACATTATCAATAGGAATAGTATTAATAATTTTTTTTAATGGATTATTTTCATCAAATGAATTATTTTTATATTCCATTTTTTCTAATAATTCTATTATTAAATATATTATCTGTTTTATAAATAATTTAATCATAACATTATATATTAAATAAACTAATTCAAATTAAAAATATATGAACTACGCACAAACTGAAGATTTGTGTGTTTCTACGCTACAAGCACAATGCAACCATTCACTTTGTGTAACGCTAGGTTGGTTCCTCAACCCAAAATTTCTTATATTAATTGCAGCATTTATATCTCTATCATGTTCTGTTCCACAGTAATTACATTTCCAGTTTCTGTCTTTTAATGTTAATTCTTTATTTATTTTTCCACAAACAGAACATGTTTTTGATGAAGGATCAAATCTACCAATCACACTTAAATTCTTTCCATACCATTCACATTTATATTCAAGAAATGATTTAAATTTAAACCAACCCATATCACTTATAGCACGACTTAACTTATTGTTTTTCATCATATTAGAAACACCAAGATTTTCTATACAAATTGTATCATAATTATCTACAAGGTATTTAGTTATTTTATGTAAGTAATCTTCTCTTTGGTTTTTAATGTGTTCGTGAAATAATGAAACCTTTAATTTTTGATTTAAATAATGGTTTGATCCTTTTTGTTTTCTACTAAGGGAACGCTGTTCAACTCTTAGTTTCTTTAAAGCAGATTTAAAGAAATCTTGGTTCTTGAATTTCTTTCCATCTGAAGTGATAACAAAATCTTTAATTCCCAAATCGACACCAACGGTTGTTTCTAATTTAATTGGTTGTTTTTCAGGCAATTCTTTTTTGTTATCGACTAAAATACTTATATAATATTTATTTGTTGTTGTTTTTGAAATAGTTATAGTTTTTATATCACCTTTAAATTCTCTGTGTAAATCTATATCAGTAAATTTTAATTTTGGTATGTCAAATTCATCCTTTAAACTAAAGATTTAACGATTTTCTTTGACGGGTCATATAAATAATGATATTTTACACTTTGACCTTTTTATATATAAAATAAAAACTAATAATATGATTATAACTGAACAAGTAAAAATGAATATAAGTACTAGAAATATTACATTTTATAAAAATAAAAATTATGATGCCAAAAAAGGAGATACTATAAATATAAATATAAAAGATTTAATTAAAGGCAGTCCAATTAAAATTGATGTTAAATGTGATATATGTGGAGATATTAAAAATATGGAGTATAGAACATATATTAATAATACATATGATGATGGCTTATATTATTGTAATAAATGTAAATATATTAAAATGAAAAAAACTAAAAAAGAACGATATGGTGATGAAAATTATACAAATAGTAAAAAATATATAAAAACATGTTTAGATAAATATGGTACGACTCACCCATCAAAAACAACAAAACATATTGAAAAAATTAAAAAAACTAAAAAAGAAAAACATGGTGATGAAAATTATAATAATCATAAACAATCGTTAGTTACTAAAAAAGAAAAATATGGTGATGAAAATTATAATAATTTAGAAAAATATAGAGAAACTAATTTAAAATTATATGGTGTTGATAATATATCAAAATTAAAATCTACCCAAGAAAAAAAAACAATTAATAAAAAAAATAAATTAATCCAAAAATATAAAAATAACAATATTATTGATATTGATTATGAAGATTATACTTATATATATCAATGTAATAATCATATAAGTAAAATACCTAAAACAATTTTTTATAATAGATTAGAAACTAATACTACATTATGTACAATATGTAATCCTATTAATGATCCTGGTTCTGACAAAGAAAATAAATTATTAGATTTTATAAAAGAAAATTATAATAATTTAATAATAACAAATGATAGAAAAATATTAGATGGAAAAGAATTAGATATTTATATCCCTGATTTAAAATTAGCATTTGAATTTAATGGTGTTTATTGGCATAATGAATTATATAGACCGAATAATTATCATTTAGATAAAACTGAATTATGTGATAAAAAAAATATTCAATTAATTCATATATATGAAGATGATTGGGTATATAAACAAGATATAGTTAAATCAATGATATTGAATAAGTTAGGTAGAACACCAAACAAAATATACGCTAGAAAAACAGAAGTTAAAGAAATAATTGATAATAAATTAGTTAGAAAATTTCTAGATGAAAATCATATTCAAGGTTTTGTAGGAAGTAAAATTAAATTAGGTTTATTTTATGAAAATGAATTAATTTCATTAATGACTTTTGGAAAATTAAGAAAATCTATGAATTCATCTTCAAAAACCGAAGGACAATATGAAATGTTAAGGTTTTGTAATAAACTTAATACAAATGTAATAGGATGTGCTAGTAAATTATTTAAGTATTTTATTAGAAATTATAAATTTGATAATATAACTACATATGCAGATAGAAGTCATTCTAATGGAAAATTATATGAAGTTTTAGGATTTGATTTTATACATAAAACATCACCTAATTATTATTATATTATTGACCAAATTAGACACCATAGATTTAATTTCAGAAAAGATAAATTAATTAAAGAAGGTTATGATGTTAACAAAACTGAACATCAAATTATGTTAGAAAGAAAAATTTATAGAATATATAATTCTGGTAATTTAAAATATATTTATAATCAAATATTATAGTTTAGATAGTGCTTTATATAGAAAAAGTTTAATTTTTTCTATGATTGTTAGTTTTCTTTCTTGTTGAATGTAAGTATAATATAATTCTCCCATAGTAATTTCATATTCATCACCATTGTCAAATTTTACTAACAATCTGGTTACCAAGGAGTTGCACTTACCTAATTGTCTACTAGTCATTAATATAGAATATCTATTATTAACATATAAATCTATAATATCTCTCTGGTAATCTCTTAGTTGCATTGGTCCAATTGTACCGTCTTCTCTTTTAATGTGGCAATATTTATTTGCAAAGTAATGAACATCCATTTTACATTTGGCATATTCATCTATTTCACCTGTTGTCATAGCAAAATTAAGATTTGCTTTTCTCACACCAAATTGTTTTTCAAACCATATATGTTCATTTAGCGCAAGTTTAAGTCCCTGGCTATTTTTCTTAATTATATCATTAACTTTTGTACTAGTTAATACATTTATATATGTTTCCTTTATTTGCTTATCTGTTAACTTCATTGTTTATTTTATTATTTTATTACAAAATTTACAATAGTATCTTTAATATTAATATTAATATAAAGTATATCCCTAATAGTACCTTTATATAATTCGAGATTTAATGAATATCCCATTATATTTAGCTCTGATATATATTTATTTATTTGATTTTCAATTTCTTTTTTAATTTTTTCAACTGGCACTTTTGTAGACCATAAATAATATTCGATATTAGCGCCAAATTCTGGATCGCTTAAATCATCTCCTTTATTTGTAAATAATAAATTTTCTAATTTTTGTACAACAAATTCAATAGTACGATCTTCTATAACTCTTTTACTGTTATATTTAGGATGTCCTACATATCTAATATTGTAATCTCTTATATCTGCATTAGGCATGAATAACTATATCTTTTTATTATATATAAAATATATTTATCTTTTAAAATCAATTCTTCTTTGATTAGACAAAATCATATTTTCAATATATATTAAATAAAAAGAATCAAATAAAAATGAAAGAATTCATAGATTCAACATTGTTAAGTATATCTGTAATTGATTATCTAGGGCAAATTGGAAATGGTGTGGGAATTTTGTTAAATATGGTTGCAGATGAAACTACATATGAAATAGCATATTGGTTTAATGAAGAAGGACATATAAAAATTGTTCCAGAAGAACGATTATTAGAAAAATTAAATATAGATGATATCTATAAATATGATAAAATAAATGAATTGATTCATTTTATTCATAATAGTTTGCCTGATACTGATAAGATATTAAAAGAATTTTTAAACAAAAAATAGTATTTTTTATATAAATAAAAAAGGTTTTTAAAAAAAATATGAACTATACAAAAAATAAAGCAATAAGGGAATTCGAAATTATTGAAAATACAGAACAAGATTCAATTATTTTACCGTTTAAAGACGAAATTTTAGCATTAATAGATAAGTTTGGTAATAGTGGACAAAGTGGTGGTTCAACTCCTTATACGGCTTCTATAATATCCCAAGCAGTAAAAACATTATGTTTACAAAATACATTGTCACCATTAACAGGCGAAGATGATGAATGGGATATTAATTATACAGTACATAAAACACATGTATATCAAAATAATAGAAATAGTGCTGTATTTAAAGAAGGTAAAGATGGTAAAGCTTATTATATAAATGCTATTATATTTAAAGATAATAATGGTATATGTTCTAATAGCCAAGGTGGTGGTATTAAGTTAAAAAATGGAAAAACATTATCAAGTCGTCAATATATTAGGAATTTTCCATTTACACCTAAATCATTTTATATTGATGTAGTTCAAACTGAAAGGGATAAAACAGATATACATTTAGAAGGTCTTGTGTGGCAACATACATATGATATTAAAGATGAAAATCAACTTAAAGAAGTTTTTGAACTATATGAAAATCCTAATATTTTATTTGAAAGATTAAAAAAAATAAAAAAAATAAAAAAAAATATTTAAAATTATGCCAAAATCAAAAAATAGAAAAAATCATAAGCAAAAAGTAAATGCTTATAAACAGAACGTTAAAATAGCAAATCGTTTAACACGAGAAAAATTAATAAACGATTTCAATGAAAAAATGAGAGCAAATCAAGATTTAAAAAGGCAAGATATTGGTGAAATAATTACGAATTCTGATATTGATGTTGATATTGATTATGATGATTTGAATATCGAAATTAACGAAGATGTTGATGTTGATCCAGATATAGAGTCTATGCTAGAAAATTATACTGATGTAGAAGAAATTAAAGAAGAAAAAGAAGAAAAAGAAGAAAAATAAGATTTAGGATCAATTTTTTAAATATATAAAAATAAAAATTTATATATTTTGGTCAAAATTGGTCCTACTATTTATCTTTTAAAAATTGTTAATGATGATAAAACGCTATATAAAATTGGATATACTGGTGTTTCGGTTCAAAAAAGAATTAAAGAATTACAAACCGGATGTCCGTATGAAATAAAAATAGCAGATACATATTCATCAAAACATAGTAGAAAAATTGAAAAAACTTTACATAACATGTTTTCACATAAACACACCTGGGGGGAATGGTTTGAATTATCTTCAACAGATGAATTCAATTTTAATAAATTATGCGAAAAATATGAAATGATACAGGAAAATTTAGCAAAAAATAATGAAAAAATATGCAAATAATCATAACACCAAATGATATTATACAAAGATGTTTATGGGATAAATACAAAAAATTCTGTTTATATAATAATGATGAAGAAGAAATTAAAAAAATAGTAGAAGATAATAAGCCTATATCTTTGTCAGAAGAAGATGCATTTGCAATTGGTTTATTGAAAGTTATAGAGACTGATAATTTAATTCATAGATTTAATGAAAATGTATTAGATTCATTACAAATAAAAAGTAATGTAATAAAAGATGAACTTTATATAAATAAAAATACTATTCTAAAAGATGTAACAACTTATATGAATAAATTTCCAGAATATTATAAAGCACCATTTAATTATAGACAAGGTATAGATGATTTAATTATTTATATTAAAAACATAGAGAAAAAATTAAATAATATTGAAACGACTAATGTTAAACAACGAGAAAAAATATTTATTTATTTTAAATCTAAAGATATCAAAAAATGTTTAACATTGTAAAACAAAAAACCCCCTTAATTTTTAAGGGGGTTTTCGATTTTTATTGTTTTATACTGACCGTCAAAGAAAACCGTTAAATCTTTAGTTTAATGGATGAATTTGACCAAAACGGGTTTTAATTATTTTGAAAATAGTTAAAAGTTTTAATAAATAATTCAAAAATGGAAAAACAGACATTTTTCTTTTAATATATACTTATGTTAAGAAAAAACTTTGACATAAAAAATGAAAATAATTAGATATACATATAAGTTTAGATTAGAACCAACAGAACAACAACAAGTGTTATTGAATAAACATTTTGGTTCAGTGAGGTTTGTGTATAATTATTTTTTAAATCAAAGAAAAAATGAATATTTAAACAATAAGAAAACTTTAAATTATTATGACCAATCAAAAGAATTAACTCAAATTAAAAAACTTGAAGATAAAAAATGGTTGAAAGAAATTAATAGTCAGACACTTCAATTTTCTTTAAATTGTTTAGATACTGCATATGATGGATTTTTTAAAAAGAGGACAAAATTTCCAAAATTTAAGTCAAGAAAATCAAAAAATTCATTTACCATACCACAATTTGTATCTGTAAAGAAAAATAAACTTTACATACCAAAGTTTAGAAAAGATGGTATTGAAATGATTATGGAACGTAAAATAAATGGTGTTATAAAACACTGTGTTATATCAAAAACACCTACTGGTAAGTATTTTGTTTCTATTTTAACTGAAATGGAATACATATCAATGAATAAAAGTGGATTATCAGTAGGAATAGATTTAGGATTAAAAGATTTTTTAGTGTTATCTAATGGAACGAAAATCAAGAACCATAGATTTTTAAAACACTATCAACATCAATTAAAATTAAATCAACAATCTCTATCAAGAAAAGTAAAACAATCAATTCGTTATGAAAAGCAAAGAATTAAAGTTGCAAGGATACATGAAAAGATAAGTAATTCAAGAATGGATTTAATACATAAAACCGCTTTAGATTTAATAAAACAATTTGATGTGATTTACCTTGAAGACTTAAATGTTAAAGGTATGTCTCATAGGTGTAAATCAAAACAAGATGAAAATGGTAAATATCTTCCAAATGGTCAGTCTGCTAAATCAGGATTAAACAAATCAATTTTAGATGTTGCTTGGTCAACTTTCATTAATATCCTTGAATACAAGGCTGAATGGAATGATAAACAAGTCATACACATAGATAGATTTTTTCCTTCAAGTAAGACTTGTAGTAAGTGCGGGTGGATCAATAATGGTTTAACATTAAAAGACCGAACTTGGGATTGTAAGTGTGGTGAAAAACAAGACAGAGATGTAAATGCAGCAATCAATATCCTCAATGAAGGATATAGAAAAAATATATCAGATGGAACGTCTGATTACGAGCATGGAGCAAAAATAAGACCTAAGAAATTAGGCAACGGCAATGAAGTGCTTAAAGAGATGAATCAGTTCGATTCAGAAACCACTACATCTTTAGTGTAGTTGGTAGTTCATTAATTGTTGTTTTTGATACTGGTGTTGTTTTTCCATTCATTTTTTTATATTTTGTTGTTTTAGGTTTAATAATTTTAATTCTTGATTTTGGTTTAATTTCAGATGCAATTTTAATCGCATCAGGAGATAATTCAGGGATTATTGGACTTTTTTTTTCAACAATATTTTCACTATCATTTTTTATAGTAGTATCAATTATTTTATCATTTTTATCAAGTGGGAATAATTTTTTTCTAATTCTATTTTTTTTAATTTTAAATGCATCTCCACCATTTCTTTTAAATGATTTTTTAATATTTTCGGGTTTTATAATATTTCTATTTTCTAAATAATATGTAAATTCATCATCACTTAATTTATATTTTCTTTTAAAAAATTCAATTTCTAATTTATGTTTTAATTCGGTTAATTCTTCATTATTGTATAAATATAGTCTAAGATTTTTTAAATTAGCTTTTACAAATTTCTTTTTTTCAGTTGTTTTATCATTAATATTTATGGTCGAACCACCATCAGTAGCTATTTTTAAATCGGATGTAAGTTCTACTTTTTGTGAATTTTCAGATCCTTCAACTATAACACGACCATCAACTTTAGTAATTGATATGTTATTTAATCGATTATTATTTAATCGATTATTATTTAATAATATAGTATTGTTCTGTTTATAATCTCTTTCGTCCATTATTATAATTTCATTAAAACTATTATTTTCATCTTTATTTTTAAAATACATAGTAAAATTAACTTTAAAACCAGCTACAATATATTTATTTCTGAATTTTTTTATACCATTCACATAATCACTTAATCCATTAGATAATAATTCACATACCATATTATCAGTATATTCTCCTTCTAACCACATATTACATTTCAAAACTTTTCCTACTGGATAGTCTTTTGTATAAATATCAATAAATGCTTTAGTTTGTGTCATAAAATTTTAATTTGTCATACAAAAATAATTAATATATTTTAAATTACAAAATTAAGATAGTCTATTTCTTATATTCATTTTTCTAAAACTTAAATCATCTAATAAATTATCATTTATAAAATTTGTTATATTGTCTTTTTTAATATCGTAATATTTTTTATTTTGAATATATGCACTATTAGACATATATTTTTCTTCTTTTTCATTATGATATGACCAATTTATTATTTTAAATCCTGCTATAACATATTTAGAAATTTTTTTATGATTATTTTTTTGATAATTATCTAAATTTTCTTTTATTTCATATTCTAATAAACTATCATCATACCATATTATACATCTCAAAATTTGTCCAATAGGAAATTCTTTTATATAAAAATCAAGTTCTACTTTTGTGTATTTCATATTGTTTTTGTTTTATTTGAGAATAATTTTTCTCTTATTTTATTTTTCTTTTCTTTAATATCATCGATACTATTAGTATCTATTTTTTTAGGCATATTACAATCATCAATATATTTTTCTACATATTCAGGAATATGTTTAGGTTTTTCTTCTTTAGTAATATGGAGGTCATAATCTCTTTTGTTTATTATTTTAGTTGAATTTATGATATCACCATCATCAATATTATTATGATAAGTAAATTTTAATATATTAAATCCAAATATTTCATAATAATACATTTTATAATTCATATCTCGACTAAATGTACTTCTAAGATTAATAAGATTACGACAATCATTAAACCATCTACGACACGTAAATATTTTATTATTAGGTGTATCTTTTATATAAAATTCAAATATTACTTTTGTATACATAACACAAAGATAAGTAAAATAAATTAAAATAGAAAATTTTAATTCATTATTTATCATTTTTTATTTTATAAATTGTTTAAATGTTTCATCTCCATTGTTTATTAGGATAATTTGTAGTTTGTAATTTTTTAATTGCATTATCTGCTAATATTAAATGTTGTGCATTTTTTATAATTAATTCGTTAAGAACTACTTGTTTTATGTCAGATCTGACTAAATCATTTAATATTCTAATATTGGTTAAATACATTTTAGAACCATTAACAGATAAATTCATATTGTGTTCAAATGTTAATGGTGTTGTTCCTGATGCGAAATACGTATTCATTTCTTTAAAAGAAGGATTAGATTGTGTTGAAACAATTTCTTCGTTATGAACAGCTCTAAATCCATTTACTTCCATTTCATATTCTATATCAGATATATCTGTTTCTAAATCTAATACCATTTTTTCATAAGTAGTTGGATGGAATAGAGTTACATATACTGTAGAATTTCTTCTTAATAATGACATTTCAACTGTACGTTGTCTTTGGTCAATATTAATTAATACTGCAAACCAAACATCTTTCATAACATCAGCGTTCATACTATGAATTGTATCATTAATCATCAACCATATTTTATCTTGTTGATACCAAATATCATATCCTAAACCATCTTCAGTTCTATTATTTATAAAATAATATTTACTATCGTCTATATCATAATTAGCAATAACTCTTTTAGTTATAGCGTTATTTTCATCAAAATTACTAGGAATATTAAACCATACAATAAATGATCTATTATCCGATTCTAATAATACATTATCAAGTTTTGTATATTCTATTGCTTTTGTTGTTCCAGGTACATTAGCTAAATCATAAACACTTTCAATAATTTTAATATCACCATTATAAACAGCTTCTTTAATTATTACAGTATTTGAGTTTATAATTAATCTATTAAAATCGAATGAATGAGGTTTCATTTGTTCTTTATTAGCTATTTGTTTGAAATCATCTTCTTGTTCTATTCCAAATAATTCATCTATTGTAGTATTACGTGTAAGTTCTTCAATTTTATTTCTTGATTCTTCAATTCTATTAAGAACATTTGATCTTTGTTCGTATTTTTCAAGAATAACATTATAATAAACACCTGCATTCATAACATCTTTATGAATTTGCGCATGTTTAACAATATACATTCTATTAGTTTGACAAAAATATAATATATCTTCTTGTCCAGGTCTTTTATTAATACCGAATGCTTTTTTAAAATCTTCTTTAACTATATGTACTTTAAATGTGTCAAATAAATCTAAATTAAATTGATTTATTACTATTTGATTATCTGGAAATTGATTTTCTGGAACTACAACTTTAATTGTTTTATATGCAACAATATTAAACAATTGTATTTCATTTAATATTTTATCAATACCATTTCCATCTACATCAGCTAAATGATAATCAACAACCATGCCTAACATTTCTGATATTTGTGTAGATAACATATTATGAAAATCAATTATTTTATTAAAATCATAAGGATTCCAAAAATTAGCTTTATTAGATTCATTTTCAGCTTTAAGTAAATCAATTTGTGATATTCCTTCTGGATCAGAATAACAATTCAAACCTTGTGTTAAAAAATTCATTCTTAATTGATATTCAGATGATTCTGTAATTAAACTTAATGTATTTGAATCTGGCGTTTTAGCACTTAATGTTTCATTTTCATTTATTCCACTTGTAATATCTGTTATATTAGCAGGCGGAAATGCGATATTAATACAATTTTCTTTTAAACCAAACATGTTTAATTTAGTAGAATTTAATGTAACGTTTTGAAAATCACCGTATAAAAGAACTTCATAAATTTTAACTGGTGTTGTATATCCAGGATTTAAAATAAATAAATATTGTAAATCAACAAAACGTAATTTATCCCAACGAACAGTTGTAATGTTAGGTTTTGTTAAAGGTTCCCATTCTGTCCAAGTTAATTTATCATTTTGTGAATATCTATATTTAATAGTAAAAGATTCATTTGTTGGATCAGTAGATATAACAGTAAAATCGGTTATTGAAAATATTTTTAAAATATCTCCTACTTCTAAAATTTGTGCAGGATCTCCTGTTACTAAAATAATTTCACTATCAGACATTGTTAAATCATAAGTTCCACTAATGGAAACATTTGATAAAGTTATAGTTACTCCTGAATTAATTCCAGTATTATCTACTCTATAATATCTTAATTCTAATAATAGTGGTTTATCAGAACAAAATTCTAGACTTGTTATTGCTGACATAGGCATAACATCAGACCATACTTGATTAATGCAATTTTTATATCTGAAATATTTTTCTAAATATACATTAGATGTTTCACCAGATATAGTATCAGAATATGATGTTATATCTGTAACTCCACTTATACAAGGTGTTACCAAAATTAAAGTATTTCCAGAATATGTGAATTGTTCTGATCCTATAAAATTAATGGTTAATGTTTCATCATAACTTTTATCTAATAAATAATACATTTAAAAAAATAATTTTTTCTTATATTATATATTAAAAAATAAGATTAAGAATAAGAATATATAGATATAAAAGTATCTTATTTTTATGGACGGTGAAATAGTAAAATATGTTACAAACATTTATACATTAATTGCATTCTTTATAGCTTCAATTGTTTATATAGTACCATTTGTAGTAAATCATAGAAGTCGTAAAAAACAACATAGTGAATTAATAAAACAATTTGATGAACAAAATACCAAATTATTGACAAAAATTGAAGAAATTAATAGGTTTAAAAATGTTCTTGATTTACAAAGTAGTATGGATGTTATAGATATTGCACTAAAAAAATCTAAATTTATAGTGATGATTCAAATTAAAGATATTATTATTAATGATGATATATCAGATACTTATAGAAAATCAATTATATATTCTAAAATAAGAAATGTAATAAATACACAATATGATGACGATATACTTATATTAAGTAGAATATATTTTAATACTAATAAATTATCTAAATATATAAAAGATTTTAATAAAGGTGAAGTAATAAATGATATTTTTAGAAAAATGGAAACTTTAAATACAAATAGAAAAAATTTAGATATTATTATAAAAGATATAATAGAATATATTGAAAATGAATATACACAATCTATTAAATCAGCTCAGTTACAAATGAATTAAAAGGTATAGTTTATGAAAAGTTGAAATAGAAAAAAATTGTTTAAGTTCTTAATGTTCATTTAATGTACCTTTCATATTCGTGTCATTAAACCATCTGTGCGTGTCATTTTCCATTTAGTATTAAATATTTTCTTATTTGTAAAAATGCCATCTAAACCAGTTCTATAAATCATAGTATCCATATATGGATGAAAAATATTTCCCCAAGTATTTAATTGTACTTGTAATAACTCTTTATTATTATAATTAGTATATTCTTTATTAGTAATTCCTGTATTATAATTTGATCTATATAACCAACCGTTTTCTTTAGCATATTCTTGAAACATATCTATCATATAATCACTTATATAATAAACACGATCCATTAATATTGTATTAAATGGTCTATCTAATTTCCATACTAATGCTCTTGTGTGAATTTTGCCGTTATTATCTTGCAATGTCAATAAAGATATTTTTTTCTTATTTCGTTTATATAAACCTATAAATAATTTTTTATTATTCATACAAGATCTAAGCAATGTTCCCATTTTTATATAATAATATCGTGTATTATATCCTTTGGTAACAATTTCACGACCTTTTAATTCTACAAATTTAAATTTATTATTTATATTTGCCCAAGATTTATACGAATTTACTATATTTTCTATTGAATATATTTCACTTTTATCAAGTTTGCGTTTAGTTGAATCTTGTCGTAAACTTGATAAAAATTTACCTAATTTAATTTTTTGTTTTTCATTATCAAATAATAAATAACCATTATCTCCGTTTTTAATTTCACAATTTTTATTATTTTTAAAGAAATTTTTATATACGTTAGGAAAATTCAATTTTAAATAATTATAATCGTCTAATCTATACATAAAATCTACAAAAGTATTAAAAACCGGATTAAATCGATATTTATTTTGAAATTTATTTGTAAAATCAAATAATAATTTTGATGCTGTCATTTATTTAAATATTTAAAAATTAATATAACGATACGGATGATGATATTCAAATTTTTGTATTTTATTAGTCGATTTAAATTATAATTTGTGACCTCAGTAGGATTCGAACCTACAACCTTCGGGGTTAGAACCCGCTATTCTGCACAATTAGAACTATGAGGCCATTTTTCATTTACAAAGATAAATAAAATTTTTTAAAATGCAAGGATATTTTTAAATATCCTTGCATTTTAAATATTATACTTTTATTGTTTTATAAAAATTACCTTTTTCTAATTTGTATTGTTTTAACATTTGATTAGCAATTTTTTGTTGAATCTTCCATTCTTTTCTTAATTTTTGTATTATTTCATGCTTATCACAAACAAATCTTGGTATATTTTCTAATTTTAAAAATCTTTTATATACTAAGTTAAATAAACGATTTATTGATTTTTCTGATTTATATAAAATTGCTTTATTTAAATATCTTTTAAATCTTTTAATATCTCTAATACCCAATTCTTTTAAATTAGAAATATTTATTTCTTTTGGTTCTGTTGTAAAACGATATATTGGTTCTCCTTGATATGTTTTACTTTCCATCGTTTCTTTTAATTCTTCAACAAAATTGTTGAATGCTTTAACTAATTCATTTACATTATTAGATTCTATTTTTTCTGTTTTTATTATTTCCATTGTTTTCATAATTATTTTTTATTTATTTTATTTATACTAATTTTTAATTTTTCATTCTATGTAGAACATTTTTAATAATTATGTTATGGTGGTTGTTTAATCTATGTCATGATTCCCTCCTTTTTTTATTTTTTAATTATTAATTTATTATAACCTTCTTCATATTTTATTTTTTCAAATAAATCTGTTTTAAATATTACATCATGTTCTCCACCACATATTCCTCCTTTTTTACTTAATTTATTTTTCCAATAAAAATTAGTCATATGTAATGGATGTTCATTATTTATTTTTTCAATTATAAATTCACCTTTTTTATAACGTTCTTTTATTTTTTTAGTAAAATTTATTAACGATTTTTTATGAAATTCTCTTGCATTTTCAGCTACTTTTTCAAGATTTTTCCATATATTTTCTATTCTATCTTTTCCATTATTTACATACCCATCATATTCAAATCGTATCTTTTCTTTTACTTTATCCATATCTCCATCTAATTCATAAACTATATCTTCCATATTTTCTGTATGAATATCTACTTTTTGTCCTTTTATACTACTAACAAAAATACCATTTTCATCCATATATTCGTAAGGACCATCCCAATACCCCGGTTTTAATTCTGCACCTATAATTGCACCACCAATTCTAATATATGCTTCTCCACTTGGATCAGTTTTTTGTAACATTTTTATAAAATCTTTAGTTTTCATTTTTATTTTTATTTTTTTTTATATGACCAGTCAAAGAAAACCGTTAAATCTTTAGTTTAAAGGATGAATTTGACAAAAACAGTCTTTAATTATTTAATATATATAATAATTAAATAAAAGTTCTTTGATATATTTGGTTATCACTTTAAATCTTAAGTGATGTAAAATCAATAAAGTAGTTTTCGTCATATTACTGAACTGGTTCAGTTTCAACCAGATAACTTGTTTGACGAACAAGTTTTTTGTAGTTTAAATATGTTTTTAAAAAACATCTACTTTTGCTTCAATGGACGAGCCTCTACGGAGTTTTTGTAAATAAATATACAAAGAAACCATTAAATTTTTAAATTAATGGTAGTTCATTATCTAACTTTGTTTTAATTCATCGGTAATTGTTAACTACAATTAAAAACAAGCTAATGACCATCGTTTTGCATTAGGGAATTTCTTTTTGTACATTTCTTTTACCCTAACACGTATAAGTTTTTGTATTTGTCCATCATTCATCCATTTATATTTTTCTTCATATCTGGTATTGCAAATAATATCCACCTCTTCATTTAAAAGAAATTCGTGTCCGTTTTTAAAATAATAGAACCATTCTTTTAACCGTCTATTTTTAATAGCGACTAACAGTGTGTCATACCCTATTGGTGGTGCATCACTTTTTTCATTATTTTGTAAGTTATTCATCTTTATTTCTTTTAATTAAATAATACCCAACCATTAGACAACATTTTAAATATCAAGAGGTAAATCTTTTATAACTTGATTAGCGACCTTCCTAACTTCATCTTCTGTAAATTCACTATCTTCAAAATTATCAACACAATCTTCAATAAAAGATTGTTGTTCATATTCAATATATCCCATCCAACTATCATTAAAATCTTCTTTCCTTTTCGCAACATCGTTAAGAACAGAGTCTTTCAAACCACTATAAATTTTTTTAATTTGTAAATATATTATATTATGCATAATTAAGTTTGTATATATCAAATAACTTTTTCCAAATTTCAGATGGGTACTTCCAATCTTCATACATATCTTTAGAATATACCCACCATCGGTAATTCAAATTCACAATATCTATCGGTTCTTCTATTTCAGTTTTTTCATTATATCTTGCTGTTGCAATTAATTTTCCATTTTCTTCTTTAATTGATATTGTTCCACTCTTATAAAAATCATCAATTTCATATACAAAACCGATATTTGGAACATATTCACATTTTACTGGAATACCAATTTTAATACTATCTTCAATTATTTTATTAATCATCTTTGTAAATTTAACTATTCATATTTTAAACTTTTGTATTAATAATCCGTGCTGTTAATTAATTTTTAATATACAAATTTAAACATAATTTTTAAAAATAACAAACATATTGTATTAAAACGATATTTCCAGACGTTATATTCAAGTTTATTTTTATTTTGATTTTTCCATATAAAAGTATCTAATGATATTATGAATTTCAGAACCATCTGATACAGATAATCTCTTTGGATTATGATTTAATCCTACAAATAGTAAACTATATATTTCCGTATCATTAGATTCTTCCAACAAATAATAATCAGACGTGCTAAAATATAAAGAAATGTCATATTGAGTTATATCAAACTCCGTATCATTACTATCAAATAAATAATGTTCATTAACTTTTGGTTTGTTGTCCCAAAATACATTGTCAACTCTAAATAACCAAATCATATTTTTTAATGTGTTTCATATTATAAATAATTTTTTTAGGTTTAATTAAATTTTACATCGTAGGTATCCATAACTAATAAATGAGGTATCCAATTTTCATTATTTATATTCCCATTTTTTATTGCTTGTTTTACACCTTCTTCTGTGTAGTATCTATATGCAGTTGCAGCATTTACTTTTATTGGTTTTTTATTATCATCCCAAGCAATAAAACTAATATTAGATGCATTTTCATACCCAACTTGTATAGTTTCTGTTTTTATTATATAAAATTGCATCACAATTAACTATTTATTTTTTTTTAATTTTACACCTTTTAATGCTTTATATAACTTTTTTATTTGTTTTGTATTGTAACAATAACCCATTTCCGAATTAAATAGATTAACTGTGTATAAACCATCTTTTATTTCATCATCTGAATCACTAATAAGACAATCATCGTTTTCATCATTTAATTCTAATGAATAATATCTATATTCATTATCTCCAGATTCTTCTTTTGTAACTACATTCTCTTTAAAACCTAGTTTCAAGAGTTTTTTTAATGTTAAATTTTTTTTCATTTTTTTAATTTTTAATTTTAAATTGTTGTTATATCTAATCCAATATCTTTTAAAAAAAGTTCCGATTTATTCCAATATTTTCCATCATCATAACCATTTTTGATATTGACTACTGTTAATTTATCATCAATAGCTTTAATTGTTAAAGTTAAAGGATTTTGCCAATCACCACCACAAGCAATAGTTATGAAATTATCATTTATTTCTAATATTTCATTATTTTCCATATCTAATTCTTCTTTTATCTTTTCACTATCATCACAATTACAATCTTCACAACCACAACAATATGATACGTCTGGCCAATTATTTACATCATTAAATAATATATAAAATAAATCACCCATATGAAAATTTTCCATATTTCTATTACAAGATTTACTATTGTAATATTTAATTGTTTTTTCTCTTAATATTTCTTTTAAATTTTTCATTTTATAATAAATTAATTGTTTCTGCAACTTGAATAATTTCAACTGATACTATAGTATGAATACCATATTCTCCCAAAGGACAAAAACTATTAAATAATTCAAATCCTTCAAGATGCCCGTATAAATCTTTTGCAGATTTTTCACCTAAATCACTTCTATGCATTTCACCAGTAGGGTAATTACTGTTTTGTTTATGTGACCAATATCCAGGTTTTGTTACGATATAAGGTTCAAATTTAATTTTTTTTATTGCTTCTACAACTGGAATTATTTTTGCAATTTGTTCATCAGTAATTTTGTATCTTTCAGTAATATAATCACCATCGTTTGTATCTGCTGTTATAATTATAAATTTTTCCATATTAATTTTGTTTAATGTTTCAAATTATTATATTTTAAATCTAATATAAGCATAATAAACAACAAAACCAAATATTTAATAGAAATATTTGGTTTTATATTTTCTTTACAATAACGTGTTTTAGTTAATAAGTATTTCATTATTTTCGCGATACCAAATTGCTTCAGTTGTTGTATGTAAAGAACCTCTCATTTTTTTTAATGCTTTAAAATCCATCCAATCAGCTTTAGTATTTTCACAAACAATAATTTGACCATTTCTACTTTTACACCAATCTGATAATTCTGGAAAATTAATTTTAGAATTATTGTGTCTATAATAAATTCCACCAGTTTGATAAGGTGGATCTATAAACCAGGTTGCTTTTTCATTTTTAATATCTCTATAATCACCTTCTATAATTTTCCAATGTTTAATTTTATAAAGATTTTCTGCAATAACAGGTTTAATATTATTCCAAACATTATATTTCATAGTAGTTTTTTTTGGTTGAGATGAACCACCGTTTATATTAAAACCTATTAACCATTTTTCTTCTTTTGATAATTGTGTATGTTGATCAACATTATCATGATATTCCATATCAGGTAATGATAATATATCTTTTGCTGTTGCTTGTTGTAAATAATGCCATAATTCAACAATAACATTATATTTATCAACTAACAATACTTCTTTTTCCCAATTATTTTCATATAACGAATAAACGGCGGTTCCTGCAAAAGGTTCTATTATTTTGTCGTGTATTGGATTAGGGTAATATTTAACTACTTTACTTTTTCTTCCGTAATAACTCCACATTTTAAAAACTTTTTTTTATATGAGCCATCAAAGAAAACACATAAACCTTTAGTTATGTGATGAATTTGACTTTTTTGGCTTTCATTATTTAATATATATAATAATTAAATAAAAGTTCTTTGAAATGATTTAATGGTTTTGATCTACAAACCTAGATCAAGTAAAATCATTGAGGTTCAAGTATGTAAATACTTGATAGTCAAACATTTAACGAAAACCAAGTTAAGTGTCATTAAAAATGTTTAAAAATATTTTTAAACTGTGGGTCAGGGACTGATTTCGTAGTATAAACAAAAAGACGGTGAGGCGTTGACAATAGTCAAGTCTATGAAACGTTGAAACACATTAATATTTATTTGATGTGTAGTTCATTATGTAATTCCATTAGTTTATCAGCTCTTTCGTCAATTCCACCAACTTTATTCCATATTGTATTCTGTAAATAACGTTTAAGTTCATATTTAATTTCATCATCAAACGCTATTTTATATGTATTTTCGTTTATTTCTTTTTCAATGTATAAATCTGGTTCTTTTCTTCTAATCCAATTATTTATTTCAATTTCATTAATATCAAAACCATAATATTCGGGTATTTTAACATCCCATTTATTCTCAATTTTATCAACTCTACCTTTTTCATCAAAGCTAATTTTAATATACATCAAATCATTCTTTTTTGATTTAATTATGATAGGTTTTTTCATCACAACTTGTTCATTCAAAAAATCTTTAATATTAGTTTTAATGAAATTTTTTAGTTTTTTGTCGTGTTCCATATTAATAAATATTTTATTTTATATATAAAATATTTATAATTAAATATTAAATTTTAATTTTAGTAGTTCATAGTCATAATCAATAAAATGAACATAATAGTTAAAAATAAAATTCCTAATGTCACTATAAGTCCCACTATCTCAATGCAAATATTTTTAATTATTTGTGTTAATGATAATTTTGTTTTACTTATATATTTCCCATCATATGTCAAATGTATCCTTATCCAATATAACATTTCTATTGTACCGTTTATGTTGCCTTTTAGTAATTGAATAGTCATCCACCCTATTTCCCAAAATAAATAAACAATCCAATCTAACATACTATATATGAAAGTCGTTAAAGAGTTAAATGTGTTTGTAATTATATTTAACATTTTCATATATCAACAATTAAGTATTTCAAATTTCTTTACAGGTATTATACAAACCTTTATATTTAAAAATTAAAACCGAAAAAAATTAAAAAATCTTTTTTTAAAATCATATTTTTTAATTATTTTAAAATCATAGTTTTTAATTATTTCACTATCAGTAAATCTACTTTTTAATATCTTTGTTGTAAAATCATCATCAACAAAAATATATAAATCTTCTGAAAAAATATCACTAATTATTCTAAAATCTTTAATATGAATATCTTCAATTCTTTTATTTTCATTTTCTTTTAAATCAATTCTACTATAAATAATAGTTTTTAATTCTTTATTTTCCATATAATTATATTTTTTAATTTTAATAAATGTTAATGACAAGTATAGAAAGATACTGTATCACCGACAGTAAATTTACCAACACTATCCACAAACCAAGTAGAGTTTGTTCTAAAATTAATATCTTCTTTTTCAATTGAACAAACATGATAAAAACTTATCTCATTTGTATTTTGTCGAATACGATCAACTACCCACTTAGTAGGTGTTGTTGGATATTTTAATTTTTCTTGTTTTTCATTACAAGAAGAAAGCCCAACTATTAATATTACAATAGTTACTAATGTTATAATTTTAAATTTTTTCATTTTATTTTAATTTTTGATTATGTGCATATATAATTATTAAGATAGCATTTGCATCCAAATGTTTTCTTTATCGTAATCTTTATAATCTTTATATCCTTTACGTTTATACCATTCGTGTATCCAAGTATCTTTTTTTACCCAAAGCATTGTTTCAACTCCAAACATTTTTGCTATTTTTATATGATAGTTCAGTAGTTCTGTAGCAATACCTTTTCCTCGATATTTTTCATCAACACTTAACCAGTCAAAATAAATAGTATCAGTATGGTCAACAAACCAGTATGTTCTTGCAAACGCTTTCCCACTTTTTTCCATAACAAGAACATAACCAAACCCATCATCTTCTGAAATGTGACAAATAAAATATTCACTAACAATATGTAATAAAGCGTTGCTAAGTTCTTGCCAATTTATAAGTTTTTTGTTTTTATTCATTTAAATGTTATATAGTATGAATCATCTTATAATCGTTTTGCTTTATAAATATATGTCAAAGATACTACTTTTATTTCTAATATACAAATTTTAATAACATAATTCATTAAATCTATTATAGAAAAGTATATATTTACACATATTTTCATCTGTTAATTTTAATGTTCTGAATTGTTTTAAAAGATTATCTAATTCTTCATCAATATCAATTTCTTCATCATTTTTATATACTACCATAATTAATTCACCATCAGTAAATTCTGTTTCTTTTACTTCTAACAATTGATATATATCACCATTTATTTCAACTTTATATAAAATTTTACTTTCATTATCATCAGATACATTAAAACTTTCTGATAAATCATTAAACTCATGTGGTGTTTTTAAATGTCTCATAATTTATTTGGTTTTTTAATTATATATAAAAATTAATTACTAATGAATCTTTCGTTATTACGAATTAAATTATTATAAATTTTTCGAATATAATAATAAAGTGATTTATTATCTTGATAAAAATCTAATCTTTTTATTGGTTTATTGTAAATAGAATGAGTATTATCAAACGAAATTGTTCCTCTATATTCTATAATATCTCTTATAACATTTAGAACATAATTAGAATTTTTTTCATCATCATATATTTCGTATTCTGATGTTATATTAATTTCTTTTAAAATATATTCTAATGGGTTATATAAATTTTCAATAAAAATAAATTTTAATTTATCATGTCCATATGATATATGTGTAATAGGAATAAATCCTATTTTTGATTCGTGAATTCTTCTTATTCCCTCACATATTAATGTACAATAATTTATTTCAGAATCATCACAATTACCAAAACCTGGTCGATAAAAACTCATATGTTCATTACCATATACATCTGGAACTATTGCCTGAATTAGAATTAATCCATCTATTTTTTCAATATCTCTTTTCCAATGATTTAATAAAATAATTTTTTTAATATTATTATCTTTAGAATAAGATATAATATCGTCTTGTATTTTTTTATTAAATGATGAATCAATAATATAATCTACTTTTAAATTTATATCATTGATGGTATTATAAGGTATAGGTTTAAGTTTTGAATATCTTTTAAACGATGTATAAATATAATCACTTATAAAATTATCACCAATTATAGCAATTGATGGTGAAGGACTAGGTGTCCTATATTTTCTCTCCATGTATGTTTTTTAATTCTTAAAAATACGTTCTAATTGACGTAATTTATCTAATATTTTATCTTTTTTTTCTAAATGTAATTGTTGTGCATATTCTGTGTAAAATGATAAGTTTTCTATAAATTTAATTTGATTTGGTAAATGATCCTTAAGACTTACTCCAAATTCCTTCGATATGCCTACTAAGTTGTCTTTAAACCAACCTGAAGTATAATTTGATAACATATCACTATCCATGATTATCTTATCTTCTATGGTCGTAGGATTAGGTCTAGAAGGGAACTCTGTATGATTTAATATATTTTTAAATAAATCAGTATCAATATACAAATTAAGTTTTTCGTTACAATAAGAATAAAAATCTAAGAAACCTATATATGCTTCTTTTAAATTTACATCATCATTACCAATTTTACCATTATGATTAAAATCGTGAAATAATGCAACTAATCCTAAATGTATTTTATGATAATCATCTAATTTATAATAATCTGCCATTTCCATAGCAAAATAAAAAACGGTCATTAAATGACCATTATTATGATAAGGATTATTATCACCTTTGTTATTATTAATAATATAAACAAATGCGTTTTGTAATATAGGAAAATCCATTAAATGCTTTAAAATAATTTTCATTAAATATTAGGAATGTTTTTATAATGATATTATATATCCTATATATTAAAAAATGTTTATTTTTTTTAATAAAATATAATATCGTGAATGGATTTGTTTAGGAATATTTGTTAAAAATTATGTTATTTGAATTTATAATTATGATATTTTTGATTCAAAATGTCACAATACCAATCATCATATTCATCACTATAAATAATAATATCACCGAATTTTTCAGTATAAATATCTTTCATTTTTTCAGGTAAAAATTTCTTTTGATAACAAAGATTATATCTATTTATAACAGTTATCATATAACCATTTCTCCAATTTTCTTTACATTTTATCATCATATTTTTTAAATATTTACAAGGATTGGTATAATTTGATCTACATCATATATTTTTACTGTATCTATAAGTATAGGTTCAAGAGAAGGATCATTTGATAATTGCGACCAACAATATAAATCTGGTAAATATCTAAGAACATATTCTGGTTTTTTGTTTTTAGGACTATTTATGATTTCTATATTAGTTTTACATTCTTTATAATCATCTGATGTTCTTCCTCTATCTATATACACTTTATATTTACCTTCGGACAGTTCAAATATATGAAATCTATCATTTATAATTATTTTATTATCTATCATTTTTACTGAATCTATAAGAGAATTTAAACTGTCTGCATGTGGTGTTGGTGAATAATAATTAGGTCTCCAAACACTATCTTTTAATTGTAATAATGTAGTATCTTTGACAATATATTCATGTGTTTTTGTAATACGATCAAATTCAACATTATAAATAAAAATTTCCCAATTTGCTGAATCTAAATAAACGTTATTAGTACTATCTAAATTATCTCGCTGATAATGTGTAGTATAAAATACAAATTTTACAATATGCTGATCACTATTTGCATTTTCGTTTTCTGGTTTATCAAGATAACCATATTTTTCACAACTTGAAAAAACAAACAATATTAATAAAATAGTTAATAAATTTTTCATAATTTTTAAATTAAGTTATATAAATAATAAACACAATTAATTGTTGTTAATTTTGTATCAATATTAAATTTAGTAAGAAAAAAATGTAAGAGTTCCCTTAATTTTAATTCTATTTTATCTGTTTCTTCTTTATCTAAATTTATTGTTAATCCATAATCATTTATAATAGTATTTCTTAAAAAATTTGGAGGAAAGTTTTCATCCAAAAATATCTTAAAATCTTCCTGAGAATTTATTATATATTCTTTCATCTATAAATATCTAACTTTTTGTAATAATTCTGATATTTGACTATTATATTCTAATTTTTTTTGATTTCTTTTAAGTGATTTAATATCAGCATCTGGTAAATCAGTAATATTTTTAATTACTTTTCTTTTCTCACAATCCCAGATACGTGCTGATATAATACCATAAATACGAACACTTGGTATTTTATAAAATTCTGTAATAATATCATTAATCGTAGTATTAGTAGTTTCTATTATTACTTCATCATTTTCATCAACACCCTTAAAAATAATTATATGATTAAGACTATCTACTATATAAGTAGATGATACATAATCACTTACTATACAAAATCTTTTACAATATATTTCGGCAAATCTTTCTTTAGTCATTTTATAAATCAATAATTTATATTAAATTTTATTTTATCTTTTAATTATTTCGACTTTTACTAAATTAGTGAATGGAACTTTAGAACCATCTCTGTAAGCATGAGATGATGAACCATATTTAGTAAACCATTCAGCAGCTAATTCTTCTAATTCTTCTTCATCAGTTTCGTATAGTTCATAATAAGATTCAGTTGTTACTTTAATAATACCACGTTTTTTGTTAACTATTCCATCAATAAATTCTTCTGAAATCTTATTAATATTTTCTAATTCTATGTTAGTTTTTTCCATAAAAATTAAATTTATAATACAAAGATAAAAAATATAATTGATATATTAAAATTTAACATAATTTAATATTGTAAATTTTTTTCCAACTATTTCTTTATGTTCTTTTATTTTAGCTGTGATTGTTATTGTAGTGTCTTTAAGTGTTTCTAAGGCAACATTTAATTCGGTTATGGTTTTAACACTAACTACTTTAATTGTGCGATATTCACTCTTAATATAATCAAACTTGACATCTATTCCCAATAATTTAGCAAGTGCTTTAACACTAGGATAAAATTGAAAACGACCTTCTTCATTTTCTCCTCTAATTTTAAAAGAAGTTTCGCCAAAATAATCTGTACATGTATTAGCACTTGTTATTTTAAGTGTTATTTCTACTTTATCGTTTACTTGACCAACATAATTTTTAGTATCTGTTTCACGATTTGTATCTGCCATTGAACGAAAATAGTCAGTAGTAAGTTCTTTAGCCATTTCTTGTTGTTGAACTTGCTTCTTATTTTTTGGATTCATATTTGTAGATAACCATATAATATATTGTGGATCAACTATATATATTTCACCAATAGTTTTTCCTCTATATTTACCAAATGTGATTACATCTTCGGCTGAACCTTGCATACCTTTAAGATTATCAGTATTTTCAAAAGATATTGGTTGAATTCCAGCAATTTTTTTAGCTTTTTTAGCTGCTTCTATGATATCTGTAGATAGATTACCTAAATAATATAATGGGTTTAAACGATTGTTTGGAGAATATTTCCATAGGGTGTAATAAACGTGATGTTTACCTGTAATACCAATAAACATACAACCAAAATTTGGATTCCAATTTGGATCAACATTAGCTTTTAAAATTTGTTCTGCTTGTTCTTGATAATTAATTGTTTCTAATGTTGCCATATTAATATACTATTAATTTAGCACAAAGGTAGTAATAATTTCCTAAACTACCAAATATTTATTTTTTATCTAATTGATTTTTAATAAACTTTTCTATTAATCTGGATTTTTCACCATAATCATACCCATTTTGTTTCATATATTCGTCTAATAACTCTGATATATTTTTATCTATAGTTACTGTAACAATTAGAAATATTAAAAAAGGTAAAAGAAAAGTAAAGAAAAAAGAGGACTAATGCCATCTTTTCATTTTTCTTTGGTTCTTTCGTTCCAAATCTCTTTTCTTTTTTTCTTTTTTCTTTTCCTTCCAAGAAATTGATTTTCCAATATCCTTTACGTTTAATAATGGTTTAAATGTATAAATAATATCTGCATTTTCAATCATTAAACTTTTTATCAAATCTGCATTTTTATAACAAAAAACCGATTCATCAACCACATGGTTATTCAAGTCACAAACAATTCCTTTCATAGATTTTTGCATTTGTTCTAATGAAAACATAGTTTTAGCTTTACTTCTACTCATGGTTCTCCCGCAACCATGATTTAAACTTTGATTCCAGTCCTTATTCCCTTTTGCTTTTACTAATAAATTCCCATCTTTCATCGAAAGTCCAATAATAGCAAGTTCATCTTTTTTACCTGAAACTGCACCTTTTCTAATCATAAAATCATCAGTGCTAAAATCTAAATAATTATGAATTGTATTAACAACATTATCAAATTTTTTAACACCTAAAATAACTTTAATTTTATTAAGAATTAAAGTTCTATTTAATGTAGCATAATGATTACAAAATAAAGCATCAATTAAATAATTAAACATATATTCACCTTGTAAGTATTCTGTATTTATACCTATTTTCATTTCTTTTTTTAATTCTTGAATTTTAACAGGTATTTGTTTTTTATCAAACGTATTTAAAATTATATTATCTAATTTTTTAGCATATTCGTCTTGTGAAATATTTACTTGTGTTTTTGCTTGATTAACATGATACATACAAACTTTTTGTCCTAAATTTCTACTACCTGTATGAACAGTTAATAAATAATCACCTAATTCATTGATTCCCAATTCTATATAATGATTTCCTCCGCCGAGACTCGATAAACTATTATAAAATCTATTATTATCAATCCCAATTTTATTTATTAAATTTAATAACCATTTATCATTAATTATCGGTGTTTTAAAATTTGTATCAAATTTATTATTATAAGATTTTGTAAAATTATTTACCATTATTTGAACTTCGTCTAATGGATAATTTTTTATTATACAATTTTCATTAATATTAAACCCTAATGGGATTTCTTCTCTTATTTTCTTATTTATTTTATCTAAATCAAACGATTTAATGGATTTAAAAAACCCACCTATGATACCACATGATAAATCAACACCTACCCAATTTGGATTAATCATATTACCTAATGGCATTGTGAAACCAACTGTAGAACCTTTTCCAACATGGCAATCGACCATTATAGCAACTGGTAATCCTTCACTTGCTGGACTATCTATAACTGATTGTATCATTGATAAAGCTTCTGGTTCCACTTCATCAATCATTATTTTTGCTGTTGTATATTTTCCTACTAATTCTAACATTATTTCTATTTCTTTTTTAAATTGGATACAAAGATACGAATAATATTTTATAAAAACAAAAAACCACCAAAAAGAAACTCTTTGGTGGTAAAAAAAATGTAATGGTTAAACCATTACTACTTAATTGTTTGAATATCTTCTATTATTGGTTTTAAATCTCCTGGTTCTATTACTTGAAACATATATGCATATTCACCTGTACCATCTAAATATACAATCGAACCATATCCACTATTTAATATAATATGTTCACCAGTTAATGATTCAAAAACAATTTCTATTTTTTTTGATGGTGTATAAGAAAAACTTTTGATTTTTCTACTAAGTGTTCCATCTTTTGTAATTGGTGGAGAATCTTTTAAAAAACCATCTATACCTTTTAGTCTAATAACATTTGACGGTATTTCTATACCACTTGAATTGGTTGTTTTTAATTTAAATGATACAATTTTTCCTATATATTTTTTTTCTATTTCTTTAAGTTTTGCATTTTTACTTTTAAATAAATCTAAAAATGAATTTTCATTTAATTTTTTTACGTTAAAATCTTTAAATGTATCAATATGTTTTTTCATATCTTTATTTATATTTTTTTACATTATATATAAATATTTGAAATTAAATTTTATTCTAATTTAACATAAACAATATTATAATTTTATAGATTATATAAAAAAACCACCAAAAAGAAAATCTTTGGTGGTAAAAAATGTAATGGTTTAACCATTACTTAATATTTTATTTATTTTCAAATTCTTTTTTAAATATTTCGTATTGTCTTAGACGTTCAGCTTTTGTATCAGCTTCTCTTTTATCTTTTATTTTTGCTGTTCTATCAGAATAAAAAGCTTTAAGATCCATACTAACAGCTTCATTAACTTCAAAAATTTCACAACTTTCTAATGACATATCACCGTGATATTCTTCATCAAGCAATTGTTCCATTTCTTTTTTAGCATCATCCATATTAGTTGCTTTTAAATTAACAACTGTTTCACCACAAGCAATTGTATAATCACAACCATTGCCTTGTTTTAAATAAGCTTTGTACATCATAATTTCTTTAAGTTTTGCATTTTTACTTTCAAATAAATCTAAAAATGAATTTTCATTTAATGTTATTTCTGGTGCTTCATTAGAAATAAAATCTTTTAATGTATTTAAATCATTTTCATTTAATTCAGTATCTATATTTAATATATTTCCATTAGGATCAACTTTAACTAAAATACCTACACTAGCTGTACCACTATATCCTGATTCATATTCAGATAAACCAACGACACTAATATCTATATTATACCACATTTTTTCTTTTCTTTTACCTGGCTTAACATCACAACTTGTAAAAATATATGGATGTCCATATAAAGTTACAGTTCCATATTTTTCAAGATTATGTTTTGCTATTTCGTGTTTACTTTCTTTACTTTTTCTTATTCTATCAAAATGTTCATCTCTTTGATTAATTTGTTCCAAATCAATAGTATTTCCTGGTATATTTTCATCATCATCTACATATTCAAAGTCATCAAATTCTTCGAATAATTTTATATGTTTTAATTTTTTCATATTAATATATTAGTTTTTATTATATATTAATATGAAAAATCCAATTTTCCAAATCCATCATCATCTTTCTGGGTTAAGATATTATCTTTATCTAATGTGTAGTTTATTTAATATTGTGCCAAAAATGTGTACAACCATCTTTACATTTAGTTTCTCTTCGTCTTGTATCAGCTATTTTAAATATAGCAGTTATAAAAATAAATGTTTTTATCAATTCTTTATCAGGAAGATTAGTTAATTTACCAACCAATTCAATAATACTATATTTTCTTAGTAATACAGCCGCCGTAAATGTATCCTTTTGTCCTGATGCAATTATACCCATTTCAATTTCATTTTTAGTAGGTCTTGCTTGCGCAAAATACATCATAATTGTTCTTAATGCAATAGGTTTATTATCATAGTTTTTAAACCAATCAAGTAGTTCTTCACTAGTTAATCTATCTTGTGCAAATAAATTAACTTTAAGTTCTGTTTCTTTTAATTTAATTTCAGTCATTTTTAATTTCTCCTAATTTAACGTAAACAATATTATAATTTTCTTTATCAATTCCATAATAGAAATTTGGACGTATAGGTAAAATATCATCACTTAACATACAGTCTAAAATCCATTTTACAAAATGTTTTGCTTCATCTAATGAATATTTCATTCTTGGTTTAAATCCTTTTGTTTCCATTTCTTCTACACTATAAAACGTTATATCATAAGTATTTACACAAAAGTATTTATCTGATACCGTATCTTTAAAAACAAATATTTCCATTATTTTTAATTTTCTAAATAATTATTATCATAAGTTATTATGTTTTAACCAAGTATTAAAATATTTAATACTTATTATCGCCGATCTGTCTTTTGAATTAACTCTATATTTAATATAATAAAAAAATTTATCATTTTCAATATTATCAATTATTATATTAATATTATCAGTATTATCAGTTTTCAAATATTTTATGTAATCAATTAATAAATCATTCAACTTAATTAAATTATTTTTAATTATATATTAATTAAAAATAATTTAATTTTTATATTAATCGTCAAAGAAAACTCAAAAAAACTTAAAAGAATTTATGTTTATTATTTTTTTAAGTTTCTTTTGTTTTTTCTTTTAGGTGTTAATGTTTTTGTTAAAATATCGGCTGATATAATATCTAAATAACGATTAGTCATATTTCTGAATATATCGTTTTTTATAGTATTATTTAATTGTAGTTTATATTGGTTAATATAATTAACACATACTTGTAATTGTTCTTCTGTTTCAGAAGAATCTACCATTTTAGATAATTTATCTAAGAATTCTTCTAAATAAAATGTTTTTTCTGGCATATATTTATATTGTTTTTTATTTTTATTAAAAAAAATAACTTTTGTTTAAACTTATTCATAAAGATAGTATAAATAAATTAAATAAACAATAATATGGCAAAAAAAATATTAAATATACATTATAATGGTGAAGGATTAGAAAAATTATTATCTAATTTATACCCTTATGATTTTAAAATAGATGGAATTAAATTTGCATCAATGGAAGGATTTTTACAATCATTAAAAACACCAAGTATGATTGAACAACAAAAAATTTGGAAATTACATGGAATTGATGTTTGGAAACACGGTCAGAAATTTAATAATTGGAAAGAAACACAAACATTACATTGGCTTACTAAATCAATAAAAAGAGATTCAGAAGAATATCAACAATTAATTACTATGGCTTATGATTGTTTATTTGAAAATGAGAATTTTAAACAAAATTTGAAAAATTCCATTGGTTATAAATTAATACATAATATAAACAATAAGAATTATGAAAATAAGAATGATATAACGCAAACTGTTTTAACACCAGAAGAATATATAGGAAATTTAGAAAGATTAAGAAAAAAATTAAAATGGTCTAGATTTTTTAATATTTTTAGTTAAATTACAATTCCATTTGTCATTTTAATATTTGTTATTCTATCTCCAGCATCTAAATTAACAACAAAAAAATTAGTTGTTTTAGTGGTATTTTCTGTATATGGATTAGTACCTAAATCATCTGAATTTATCAATTCAAATTGATTATCGTTTTCATTTAGTATATAGAAATAGTGTTTTCCTATATTTGTTCTTATCATTTTAAATTTATACCATTTATTAGTTGTGAATATAACGCTTGATCTTACCATATTTAACGGTGATCCATTTTCAATTTCATACCAAAAAAAACGATTTTGTCCAAACCCAACAGAATATCCTTGATTTGTAGTAGTTTCACTATATCCTACTGTTTCTGTTGCCATATAATGAATATGAACAGCGTTATCACTATTTGCTCTGTACCAATCCCATTCCCAAGTTCCATATGCATGTTTACTTGGTAATGCAATAGTCCCTGCTACTGAACATTCTAAATATTTTGTACCATCTTTAAAATCAAGGAATGGTCTTACTTCTTCTACTTTAAAATTTGAACATTCGAATGTACAATTCGGAGCACCTGCTTCAACTCTAAACCCAATGTAATGATATCCAGTTTCATGAACAAAAGTATAATCTAATTGTGTCAACCCCGTATAATTTATCCATCTTTGATAATACCCTGATATATTGTATTTTGATAATGCTGTATCATTTGATCTACAAAATGGTAATACATTTTGATTAATTATGATATTTAAATCTGCTGTTACTCTATATGTCTTACCAGCTACTAATTTATCGTTAAATAAAGAATATAATACAGCTCTATTAGTTGTATTAACTGCTATAAAATATTGTGATATATCTGTTTGTTGTGATACAGAATCCCAATTATATGTTGGGTTAACATAAATTATTTCATTTGAAGATAAATTACCTTTTCGTTTAGAGTATTCTGAAATTATATATTCTCCAGTTCCATAAGACCAAGTTTTGGGTAATATAGATGATAAAGGAATATTTGAAAAATCTTCTGTTTGATATATTTGTTTTGCCCATTTATTCGAATAAATTATAATATCTATTTCTGATAATTCTCTATTATAGAATTTCATTTCATTATATGTAACCTTACCAAATCCATAAGTACTATCAGATAAATATACCATATATTCTATTATAGTTGGTGTTATAGTATTTATTAAATTTCCGTTTAGGTAATATTTTATATATGTACCATTAGAAGAAAATGTTATAACACATCTTTTCCCATTTGAGATATCACAACTTCCTAATAATATTGTTTCAGTAGATCCAGCTCTATAATACATATTATTAGTAGTAGATAGTAAGTAAAAAGATCCATTTAAACCTATTGGATTATTTCCTACTAATTTATTTATTGTATTTCCTTCATTTGAAAAATTTTCAAGTACAAAATGAAATGTAAAAGGTAAATTATTACCAGAATAATATATATTAGATTCCATAACATCAGTATTTGATTTAATAATACCATTTTTAACAGAATTACATCCTGTTGAAATTGTTATATTATTCCCATTCCCACTAATATAAGGTAATATATTACCAATTGAATTCATATTATATGCAGCAATTAATCCATATTCATAACTTAAATCTTTTGGTTTATTAGTTATAAGATTACGTTTAGATGGTGATATTGGTCGTGAAGAAAGGAATTCTTGATATAATTTATTTCTTTCTTTATCAGATAATGCGTGATTATAAAAAATAGTTCTGATATTTTCTACACTATTATTAAAAGTATCCCACCAAACTAATGCACCAATATACTTTAAAATTATGTCAGTATTTGGAGTTGTTGTATTTCTTAATATGTTATCAACATACGTTTGAACTGTTCCATTATTGGCTATAATAACGATACTTATCCATTGATTTAATTTAGATGAAATATTGATATTATCTGCCCACCAATCACCATTTTGATTAGCTTCAATTTTTAATTCTCCTTCTGCATAATATATCCAGTTATAACTACCTTCATTATTATTAACTAAACCAATATAAGAAGTTTGTATTGGTATTTTAACCCACATTACAATTGAAGATGCATTTTTTGATAATATAAATGTTTGTGGCATGGTTATATAATTTCTAACAGTATTATCAAATTTAAAAGATAATCCTTTATCTGTATGTTTGAATCTAGTACCATTTGTAGCAACCATAGCTGTTTTACTCACACTATCAATCAATGTTCCTTTCCTTGTGTCCCAATCAAATATCTTTGCCATCTTATCCTATATAATCATTTTTAGTTGCATAATAATAATTTATCATATCTTCGGCTGTTAATTCCTGTTGAATTAATTGAAATTCACCAATTTGCCCATCTAATTCATATCTTCCTGTTGCATCAACTCCATCTAAATGACCTAATATAACAGATTGATCGGTTTGGTGCATTTGAACATATGTTCCTAATGAAGTAGATGATGTTGCAACATAAGATCCATTAATATATAACTTCATTCCTGCTACTGTGGCACTTCCATCATACGAACCACCCACCACAAACCATTCTTTATTTTTTCTAGTTGATAGAAAATTGTGTTCTATATAATGATATCCTGTTGTAACATTATCTCTTATAATAAACCAAAATCTATAACCATCTTGAATATCTAACCAATATTCAAGTTTATTACTTGGTGTAAATGTATATTTAGCAAATACTTTTTCATCTCTTCCTGTATTATTTTCAATCTTATCTAATCTAATCCATACTAAAAAACTAAATGGTAAATCACCATCATCATTAGAAAAAGTTAATTTAGATGCATTACCACAATCTATTCTTGCTTGAGTAGTATCATTAAATTTCATTACTGTATTTCTACCAGCTAATTTTTTTAATGGTACATTATAATTTGTGATTGTATTTCCATAAATATCATCTATTACACCTTTTAACGGATTTATATGAAGAACTGTATTTTCAAAAATTGGTTTACGATATAATTTATTTTCATATAATAATTTTATTTCATTAGCTGTTAATTCACCATCGTAAATTTCTACTAATTCTATTTCACCATCAATCGTATTTGCATCACCAGTAATATATGCCCCAATATGAATATCTGAAAAATAAAAATTATCTAATGAAAAAACAACATCCATATCTGTTTTTGGATTTGGTGTAGTACCACCACTTTCATCATCAACATAAATTAAATTTGTATTATAATGTAAATCTAATTCTTTATTACCATCAAGACGACACCATTCAGTATTTTCCATACAAAATAAATATCTATATGTATTAATTATAAGATTTCTTACTTTAATTCTAACAGTCATAGCATTTAATTGTCTTATACCCATAATTTCTTTTGGAATAACAACTCTGCTAGAACCATTATTAGCAAATATACCACGACCATTTTTAAAAGTTATATCAGTAACAATACAACCTTGTTTAATTAAGTCTTCATATGAATTAAATGTAAGTCGTTTAATAACCCTTTTATCGACACTGTTTATTGCTTCTTTGCTCATTTAAATTATGTTAATTCTATTGATTTAAGTGTACCCAATAATTAAATACTAAATGTACTTTTGCTAAATTATCATCTTCATGAAATCCCCAATCACTAGAATTAGGATATTCTGTTAAAGATGCAGGTAAAGATGAGTATGTATAACCTATAAATTGTGATTGATAAAAACTTGGATGTTTAATTATTAATTGATGTAAATTAATTTCTAAATCACCATTTATTCTTAATAATGAATTATCATATTCTCCATATATTAAAGCACTAGATCTATCACTAACCTCATTATTAGTACTATTATTAGTTATAAATAATTTGTTTGAACCAGTTTCTTTATATCCTGCTTTATAACCAAAAAATGTATTTCCACTACCAGTTATAATATCTTTTCCAGATCCAGCCCCTACAAAAGTATTATTATTTCCATCAGTAAGAGCTATACCTGTATTTGATCCAATTGCTACATTATCTGTACCACCAGATAAATTATTTAATGTAAGTACACCTACTGCTGTATTATAACTCCCTGTTATATAGTTTTGCCATGAACCACCTGCTGAATCACCTATAAATACGTTATATTGACCATTCATAATACTTCTTCCGGCAGATTCACCTAAAGCGATATTATTCGTACCTGTCCCTATGACTTCTGGTGGTCAATTATACATAGCACCTGCACCAATAGCGATATTATCACCTCCGTTACTATATCTACCAGCAGATTCACCAATAAATATATTCAAATTTGTATTTGTTGTGCCTGAACCAGACCATTTTCCTAAAAAAATATTTCCTGTACCAGTTGTTAATTCATAACCAAATTGATAACCTAAAAATATATTTTCATTACCACTTGTTAATGTATTTCCTACAGAATCACCTATAGCAATATTATTAGAACCAGATACATTTATTAAAGATGTAGATGTATGATAATTATATGTTGGTGTAAGTAATAATGTACCACCAGAATTAGAAATAGCAGTATCTACATATGCTTTATCAACTAACGATCTATCTGTATAATTAGTAGAATAATCAGCAGAATATATTAATCCTTTGCTATTATCTGTATCTGTTATTTCTATAGCAGTACTATCTATGTAAATATAAGAATTATCTCCTTGTAACAATAATCCTCCATTATTTGTAGCTTCTATAGACACCCCACCACCAGCATCATCTAATATTAAAATTCCACCACCATCATATTCTTTTATGTATATACCACCTGCACCATATGAATCAAGATATATACCACCACCAGTATTGTCTCTAAATAATATACCATTATCTGTATATATAGCTAAATCATATAAATGATTTGCTGCTGTTCCTAAATATAATGAATATGCACCACTATTACCTAATATTGATGTAGTGCTAGTTAATGTTCCACCTAAATCAACAGATAATCCATTAGCTGTAATACCATTACCGTTTTCTAAAGTGATTGCATCTATTTGCATAAATCCTGTTGTTCCAGAAGAATAATATAAATGACCATCTATACCAGTATATATTACACCAATATTTGAACTTGGTGCAGATATACCCGATAAATCAATAAAACCAGATAAATACAAATTTTTAAATGCTGTATCACCTGATCCAATATCATAAGTATTATTTATATTTGGTATTAAATTACCATCAACGTGTTCCCAATCTGGTCTAATATATTTACTTTTTCCTGCCATTACTTCCATATTTTATTTATATAACAATCAGTAATTCCTCCAACTGTTGAACCACTTACTTCTGCCATAATTTGTAATTGTACATAAGGTACTCCATCAGTTTGAAATTTAATAATTTGTAATTGATCTAAATCAGTATTAAATTCTATATATTCTGGTTCTATTTTAACATTACTAGGATTAATTGATTCAATTGAAAAATTAAATTCACTAGTACCGCCAAATTCATATTTACCTAATGCCCTTATTCTTGCACCTTGTGAATCATTTATATCTAATGTTGCAAATATATTCAAATGTGTATAACCTCTCATATCTATTTCACTACATAAATCAACCCAATTACTTGTAAATCCACTAGTTACTGTAACTTGTTCTCCATCAGTATACCAAACTCTAGCTGGTGATATTTCGGACATCAAATTAGCATCTAAATCAGTATCTATTGCTCTTGGTGGTCCTGGTATTGATAAATTAACAGAATCGTATGTTGAATTTAATATAAAATAATTAGTACAATTTGAAATATCTAAAGTAGAACCACTCCAAATTGGTTTATCTAAAATTATATCAATAAATTTTGATTCTGAATAATCATATATTTGTAAATTAGCATTTGCAAATTGTGAAATATCTATTGATTTACCACCTAAATTATTAGTACTTAATACTATAAGTGTTGTACCTGAAATTGTAGTTGTAAAATCACCTGCATCAGTAGAATATATTGTATAATTTCCTGATGGTGTATTGTTATTAGTTATATAAGTACCCATATTAATTTATTATTCTTTTTGTTTATTATATATAAAATTTTTATTTAAACTATTATTCCATCTGTCATTTTAATATTGGTAATTCTATCTCCTGCATCTAAATCTAGTACATAGAAGTTTGATGTTGTATAGGTATTGTCGGTTATTGGGTTAGTACCAAATCCTCCTGTTACATCAACTAAAATATATTCATTACCAAAATTACCACCTTTAATATAATAGGTGAATTCTCCTGATAATGATCTAGTTATTTTAATTTTATACCAAGTGGTATTAGAAGCATATGATGCATTAGTATACATTTTACTATAAGCACCACCATCAATTTTTTCTAGTAACCAAATTCTTTCGCTAGAATCAAATACAAATTGATATCCATTAACAAAATTAATTTTATCACTTATAAAGTAAATAGATAAACTATTTGCAGTATCACCTTTATATAAATTAAACTCACAAGTACCATACGCCTGCTTACTCGGTATCGCCAATGTACCAGCAGTAACACATTCCAAGTACTTCTGTCCAACATTATGCAAATCACTATCAGTTGTTATTTCACCAATCTTAAATACACCAGTACCAGCAATCCAATTAACAGGAAGTATGTTAGTACCATCTGCTGGAGCATTTGAAAAGTCTTCATATAGATATACTTGAGAAGCAAATGAATTGTGATATATTTGAATTTCAGATACTGATAATTCTCTTGAATAAATTCTTAAATCTTTATAAATAGCATCACTATTTCTAGTAGTTGAAGTTAATGAAAAAAGAGTTTTAAAATTTCCACTATTTAAATTACCAACACCTTCATTAATAAAATCTTCTTCTCCATTTATATACGATTTCCAAATTCTATTTCCGTTATTATAATCAAAAATTAATGCTATTGTTACCCATTGATCATAAAAATATATATTACCATTCATCCAAGCAACACCATTAAACCAAGCTATTCTTCCTCCTGACTGAGATATATAGTAAGATGAACTATCAGTAGATGAACCAGCAAGAAAATTTTGTGTAGTAGAATAATCATTCATTTTAACTCTTATTAATATAGTATATTTACTATAATTACCTGTTGTATTATTTAATAATGCATACTCCTTTTTTGAGTCATCAAATATTAACCCTTCTTTATTGGTCAATCCACCATATAATGTTGCATGTCTTCCATTCCCACTAATATCAGGTAATATTCCACCTACTGTTGGTTGCATATTGTAAGCTGCTACTAGACCATTTTCATTACTTAGATTACTTGCTTTAACTTTACCTTTAACATTTTCATTTGGTGTATAAATAGGAGCTGATTTAAGGAATTGTTGGTATAGTTTTGAACGTTCTTGTGATGTTAGAACATGATTATAAATTCTAACCAAATTGCAATATTCTCTAAATCTTAGTGTGCTCTGTCTTTCAAATAACGATGTAATATTTATTGGAATAGATGTTGCAAATGATAACTCTGAACCTACAATATTATCAACATAGATAAATGCCGATGTATTATTTTTTACTATAATCAAATGATGATAAGTACCATCAAATAAATCTGCCCTTATTTCAAAATCATAATTTGTACCGTCATTTATATATATTGCATTATCATTTGGTTTTAATGTACATGGATAAGAACCATTACTTTGTCCTGCTAATGCCTGCCAACTATAAGAGTTGTGTGTAATTTTTACCACACACTCAAAGGAAAATATTGTCCCTAAATTAACAGTATTATTTAATGTTAAATATGCATTAAGTTTTACACCCAACCACGATAACCCCTTTTCAGTCTGCTTAAACACACCATTCGTATTAGTACCAGCTATACCACTGACACTATCAATCAACGTTCCTTTTCTAAAATCTATATCAAATATCTTTGCCATAACTTTTATCCTATATAATAATTTTTAGTTGCATTATAATATTGTGATATTTCCTCTGCGGCGAGTAATCTTTCTATTACCTGTATTTCACCAATTAAACCATTCCAGCTTCTATCAATTGCATTTCTATTTCCTATTATAATATTACTACTACTGATAGCAGGAATACCACTACTGATGCTAGCATTTGATAAAATATCATTTATATAAAAATTTACTGTACCTATTGAATCCCTTGTAATTATAATACAAACCCAATTATTTAACAGATTTACTACACTAGAAAAAGCAAAATTCGAACCATTTGAATACAAATAAAATATAGATGCTCCGCCAATTCGAAAAATTAATTTTTCATTCGTTAAAATATATCCATTAGTTGAATCACCAAAAGTCCAAGCCTTCACCCAGGTTATTATGCTTATATTACCAGTTAAATCATTAAATGTTCCTAAATTTAATCTACTCGTACCACCATTAAATTTCATCACATACTCTTTATCCTTCACTAAAGTAACAGCAGTATTCGTTATACTATTACCATATTTATCTTCTAATACACCTTTTAATGGATTTATTGATAAGATTTCGTTTTGAAATTTTGGTTTGACATATAGATTATTGGTGTATAAGAGTGCTACTTCTTCTGCGGTTAATACATCATTATAAACTTCTATTAAATTAATTTTACCTGTATAATAACTTGATGTAAAAATTGAACCTACACTTGGCAACCAAGATGTTTTTAAAGAAATAGTTGATTGATACGATACATTTTGAACACTATTTTGTTGAACAGAATCTACATACATATAAATATTACCATTTCTATTACAAGTAAATATAATTTCTCTATTTTCATCGTTAAGTGATAGCCCTGGGTTAGAAACTAAGGTATATCTTGTTGTATATGGTTTTATTTCTGCTCTTAATTGACTAGATATAACACCCACACCCCATCCATTATTACCACCTGTTGCACCATTTGTAAAAATGTAATGAAAATTACCATCATCAATATAATTAAATTTAATTCTTATAGAAAAATTACCTAAATGTAAATGATTAAAATCTGGATATAGTATTTTACTACTTGTTCCATTAAATACTCCTTTCCCATTCTCAACCGTCATATCAGTAGGTACACCGCCATTTCTACGAACACTTTCTTCAGAATTAAAAGTTTCTTTAAATATAATTCTACTATCTACACTTGATTGTGATTGTCTTACACTCATTTATTTCCATATTTTATTTATATAACAATCTGTAATTCCGCCAACGGTACTTCCTGGTATTTCTGCCATAATTTGTAATTGTATATAAGGCACACCATTAGTATTAAACGATAATGTTACTAATTGATCATTATCATTACTAAATTCTATGTAAGATGGTTTAATATATGTTACACTATCTGTTTCTGTTTTCTGTACTAAATCAAATTCATCAACGCCGCCAAATTCATATTTACCTAATGCTTTTATTCTAGCATTTTGAGAATCATTTATATCAAGTGTTAAATATAAATTTAATTGTGTAAATTCTCTCATATCTATTTCACTACATAAATCTGTCCAACCACTTGTAAATCCGCTAGTTACAGTAACTTGTTCTCCATCTGTATACCAAGTACTTGCAGGTGATTGTTCTTGTGATTTATTTAAATCTAATCCTAAATCTAATCCTGGCTTTGGTCCATTTAAACCAACAACATATTCATCTCCGGATTGAAACGGTGTTCCTGCACCATATATAGTAATAATATCAGTAGAATTATCATATGAAAAAGTAACACCATATAATCCATTAATATAAATTCTAGATGTAGTTCCACTAATTGCTAATATATATGCAATTTGACCAGAATTTTGAATAGTTATTGGAACACCAGTCAACAATATTATTGAACCTGTAGTATCACCACTTGTAGTACCCGTAAAACTTACATTAAAATCACTAGGACTTTTATATTCTACATTTGGTAATGATATATTTCTTTCATAGGCCATGATATATTATTTATTTTTTTTAACATTTAATTTCTTTCATATGAATTATTAAACATATATAAATCATATTAAATTAAATATAATATGATTTATGCATATTTTCCTAAAAACCACTTCATTAAGTGGAACTCTATAACTCAAATCTAAAGTTTTTATTTGTTTATAAAGTTCTTTCCAATCTTCAGTGAACAAACCAACTTCTTTCTTCCATTGATTCCATTGATTCTTTAAACTAAATTTAGGATAAAACTTATTTTTTAAATACATTTTACTATATTGATATCCTCTTCTAGCAACTTCAATTGATGCATTAATCGGGTCAAAATAATCATATTGTAAATTGCCGATAAAAGTAGTATATGCTGGATGAATTAAATAAACTTTTATGCTATTTATTTTACATCTTTTAATTAAATTATCTTTAACTATTTCTTCATATGATATATAAATATTTTTAGTATCTAATTTAAATGATACAGATATTTTACATTCTTCCATTAAGTTTTGAACTTTATTTAATTCTTTTAAATAATTAATTTTTAATTTTGGTAAATAGATATTTATGTGTGTTTTTCTGTTTAATTTAAATATGATCTTATTTTTATCTAAATCTATCTGAAATTTTCTGTTACCTTTACAAGATTTCTCACCATAATTAATTATCGGTAAATATTTATTTTCTTTAAATTCTTTTTTATCTATTTTATTTTTACTTCGTTTAATGAAATTTGATTTTCTGAAAATTATCTTATTTTCTTTTTGGAATGTTTTTTTATCAATTATCGCATTTTCTACAAATTTTGAATCTAAATCACCAACATTATTTAATGTTTTTAAATATAATCTTATTTCTTTATCAGTAAAACCCTTAATTGATTTATTATAACAAGATTTAATTAATATCGTATATTGTCTCATTAAGTCTGTTAAATCATAATCACTTTTATATGGTAGTTTAATGGTTTTCATACTTCTATATATTAAATATATAATGTAAATTTATTTATTTTTTTAGAATACATTCCAACCAAATTCAGTACTATATACATAACCTTTGGCATCATATTTATAATATATATAATTTTCACTTTCACCATCTATTAAGTTACCATTTCCAATTACTGTTGTTTTATATGTATCACTTGATACTTTTTTGATTAAATATTGCTGTCCTTCATTTGGACTAGCTGGTAATGTTAATTCATGGTCTGCTGTTTCTGAATTAGATAATATCCAGTAATAATTTTCATCTAATGTCGTATTTCCTGTTAATGTAATTATATTATATACAATTCCATTTCCACTATCGTTTAATTCATAAAAATTTCCTATACTTGTTCCATATGCTCTCCATAAACTACCACTATCTTCATTTATATAAATCTCACCTTTAAAATGAGGTGTTATAGTTGTAGGATTACCTGAACCAGATTGCGATACCCTTAATTTATTACTCATAGATATTTTTATTTTATATTTTATATATTAAAAACTAAGAATGATTTCATCTCCCCTTATTATATATTTCTGTTATTTCTGTTGTAGATAAAGCACGATTATAAATTCTTACATCACTCAAATTACCACTAAAATTAAATGCATACATAGTTTGACTTAATCGATATCTTGCGCCTATTGTTACTTTGCCTGTTCCTTCATATATAGTAGATACATAAGATGTTGGTGTTTTTGCTACTGCACTATCAATATACAATCTAATATAATTACCATCATATGTAGATACTATATTATACCAAGTATCATTTAATACAGGATTAGTAGATAATATTTGTTCTTGACTAGTCCATAAACCATCATCAGATATATTAAAAGAAATATAATTACCCGCCGTTTTCATTAATCTATAAGAAAACTTATCATATATTTCACCTAAATCATCACATTTAATAATGATATATTCATTATTTCCTAATGTATCAAATTTAACCCAACAACTTAAAGATAAATAACTTGTATTTAAATCAGTTCCTAAGTCTATATAACTACTACCGTTAAAATATGTATAACCAGTATCAACAAATGTATTTATTGATGAACCATTATTTTCATATGGTGTTTTATCTAATGTTAAAATTTCTTTAATAATAACATTATCAATTTTTAAATTAACATCTGTATCTGCATTAAAATAAAAATCTGTTGAACCAGTACATATACCATCATAAGAATAATGACCATCTTCTGATGTTGTTCCTAAAGATGTTCCAGTACCTAAATTAACAGTACATACTCCACTTGTTCTATCAGATATATTGAATGATACAGAATATCTTTTACCAATTACAATACTATTAAGTTGAGTTAGATTTTCAGTTGCGTTTGTTGCAACTGCTTTTCCATCACTAATTGACCAACCTGTTCCTAAATCCCAATCACTATCAGTATCAAATGTTCCATTGATTATTATATTATCTCCTTTTGTTTCATATTTAGATTTAAGTGGCCAATAACCAATATCTAAAATTGTATTATCTGTAAAAGTAATACTACCTGATATAATATTTATAGCTCTATTAGTTCTATTATATTTATCTGTTGTAAAAGTAGCTAATTTAACACCAGTATTTCCATATCCACTATTATCTGTAAAACCAGATGTTTGAAAATTATAATTATATTGTGATAATTCAACATCTAAAATTAAACCTTTTGTTGTATTTGCCATAATTTTTAACTTATTATTAACGATCCATCAGAATCAGCTTCATAAGTGTGTTCAATTCCTGTACTATCTTGTAAAACTAATTTTGCTTTATTTAATAATTTTACTCTATAAGTATCAACACCACCAGTACCATCTGCTTCAGCATAAATTTTTAAAATATTATTTCCATCAATTTTTATAGTAGCAGACATTTCATCACCTAATGTTGGTGTGCTTGAAACAGGCATATCAAATAAAGTTACTGCACCACTATCTTCGGCTGCTTCTAAACTTCCTACATTAAATGTAGCACCTAATTCTATTTCATCATTTGTATTTATTTTTATTATATTTACTTCTGTTGTTCCTGAATTATTTCTTCCAGTTATCCAAGTATCGTTTTCTATATGAATTTCATGATTTAACCAGGTTTCACCACTTCCTACTCGTATTCCTTCAATACTACCAACATATATTCCACTATCATTAGATAAATATAAATTTCTCCAACCGTATGACGAAGAACCTAAATCAGTTGAATTGTTATAAATAGGTATTGTATTTCCGCTAATTTCAACAGTTGAATTAAATCTTAATAAAGGTGTATCAAATTCACCATAAACTAATGATGTTATTCTACTAATAGCTTCACTTGTATGATTATCATTTGCAATAAATAATTTATTTGATCCTGTTTCATAAAATCCTGCTTTATGACCTATATAAACACCACCGCTTTGTGCATTTTGACCAGCATAATAACCAATAGCCACATTACTACTACCTAAACTTTGATATAATGCACCTTGGCCTAAACCTGTATTATAACTTCCAGTTAAATTATTAAATATCGCATTGTATCCTACTGCTGTATTACTAGACCCGTCTGTAAATTTAAACATAGTACTGTGACCTATGGCTAAATTATTCGAACCTGTTTCTATTACTTTAAGTGCATAATTTCCTATTGCCATACTACCATCAGCAGTTGTAACTCCTTCTACACCTAACCCTGCTTGATAACCAATAAATATTTGATGATGATATCTCTGATATCTTCCTGCCTCAACACCTATTGCTGTACAATTATCCCAACTTTCTATTGATTGCATTGCACGATAACCTATAATTACATTATTATATCCACTACTTGTTAATCCAGTTGCAGCTTCAATACCTATAACTGTAGTAGATATATTAGCAGATCTTATAAAATCAAATCCACTAAACTTTATTAAATCACCACCAATATCAATAGTGTTACTAATTTCAACATCTGCATTTATAGTTAATTCATTAGTACTAAAATCACCATAAATTAAAGTTTGTCCTGTGTTTCCACTCCAATTAGATATGTATAATTTATCATTTCCTGTTTCTTGATAACCAGCTTGATAACCTAAAAATATATTACCATCACCAGTAGTAAGATTATATCCTGCATCAGTACCAATTAAAGTATTATTAGCGCTATTTAATAAATTATAACCAGATGAATAACCAACAGTTACATTATTAGTGCCTGTATTTGTACCACCAGCAAGATGACCTACGGATGTATTATTATAAGTTGTATTAACATTGAATATAGTTTGACCGTTAGGTATTTTGATACTGCCGTTTAAATATAAATCTCGAAATGAATAATTAGTTGTACCTATATCATTTGTACTATTTATATTTGGTATAATAGATTCATTACTTGTATAGAATCTAGCTTCTGTAATACCAGTATTTTTAAAATATAAATTATTATTGGTTTTAGTATAAATATAGGTAAATCCACTAATTACAGAAATACTTGAATCATTTTCTAATTCTTTTAAAACGATTACGGGATATAATTTAGTTCCAATTGCCATATAATTTAATTTACTTTTTATTATATATTAAATTATAATTTTAATAATTAAGATTTAATATATAGAGTATGACAAACAACATAATAATTTATAATAAATACAAAAAAATAAAAAATAAATAAATGAAAATTTATCATTTTAATGAAATGGAAGACTTTTACGGTTCTGATGATTGGAAATTAACTATTAATGTATCAGATATTTGGAATAAATATGTTAATAAGGAAACAACCTTAGAACAATTTAATATTGAATATTATAATCGGTTAGTACAAAATAAAAATAATATTGCTAAATTAGGTAATAATATTTTAAATGATTTAATTCCATTATTAAATAAAATGAAAGAAAAAAAAGAACAGAAAGAATTATTACCAGTTTATGAATCGATATATGATATTGCAGATAAATCAGACATATTAATAAAAACAAAATAAATTATGATAACAAAATTTATAGAATATATAACAGAAAAATATCAAAATACAAAAAGTTATTCAGTTGGAGATAAAGTATTTATAAGATATGATATAACAGGTGATATAGTACCTGTAAAAATAGTTAAGAAATTATCTATAAATAATTTTATAGTTTCACATAATATTGAAGGTTCTCATTTATTTAATGCGCCTAATCATGCAATAACTTTACAAGATATAGTAGGTGGTTATACGGGTGTTAGTGATGATACAGGATTAGATCCGACAGTAAATCCGACAATTAGACCATATGTTGGGGATTCAATACCAACTCAAAGTTCTTGGAGTGGTGATATGTCTTTCTACTAAATAGTGTATATAGTCCAACCTCTATATTTTAACTTTCCTTTATAATATATTGCATCTGAATTTAAAGTAGAATCAACCCATAATTCACCATACCACCAACCAGTATCATATAAATATTTATAATTTAATCCAATTAAAGCACCGTCCATACCATTTCCTTGAATTACTACTTTACAATAATTATTATCAGTAGATGTAAATTTAACATTCCATTCTATTAATTCTAAATCACAATTACTTATACTAAATTTCCAAAATTCTGATGTTACTGGTAAATCTACATGTTGTAAATTTGAATTATCATCTAATTTAATATCAGTATTATAACCACACTCAAAAGGTATTTCAAATGTAGAACCTAAATTACAATAATGTAAATAAAATTTACCTAATGTTCCGTTATTTGAAATTGTTGGAAATGTAACATTAGTAACATTAATATTACTATTCATAATAATATCACCTTCGAAAGTACCCATATTACTTAAATCTATTATTCCAGATAAAACTGTACCACTAAGTCTAAAAGTACTAAATCTATTACTTGTAACTGGCGGAGAAAAATAATATAAAGAATTAGCATTGTTTACAGAAAAATATGTTTTCATATTAGTCATTGAACCAGCACTAAGCAGTTTTAAATTATAACAATTATCAGCACTAAAATAAGTTACTTCTTGTGAACTAGCAGGTAATATTAAAAAATCTAAATTATAATTAAAATCTAATATTATATCACCAGATAGACCTGTAAGAAATGATAAATATAATGTATCTGTTAAATTACAATTTTCGGCATTAAACGATGTTATAAGTTGATTAGATGTTGTTAATTTTACAGTTGTTAATGAAGAACAACCACGTATAAATATTATACCAGCTAAATTTGAAAATCCAGTAAAATCTAACGTTTGTAATGTTGTACAATCAGAAATATACATACCAGTTGTTATTTCTAAATTATTAGTAGGCATAGTTATACTATATAATGTTGGATTTGATGATGCATTTAAATATAATAAACCATTCAAATAATTTATGTATAAAGTATGTATTAATTTACAACTACTTATGTATAAGTGAGTAATTTTTGTTGGATCGTATGTATAAACTTTTATATAAACCCAACTATCAGTAAATGATGATAAATCAATAGATGGACTACTACCAGTATAATAATCATAATTACCTACTTCCCAAGAAGCATAATCAGCACTATTATCACTAGTCGTTATTGTAGGATAAATTATAGATTTAGATGATGTATAAAAACTAAAAGAAGTTGTTAATTCTTTATTATTACCTATAAAAAGTGTTGTTGGTATACTTATCATTTTTTATATTAAATTTTGTGTTAAATTACTATATATCGGTCCTGTTGATGATTCACATATACCTGTCAATATACATACAGTATTAAATGTTAAATCTGTGTTATATCCGTTTGGGAATTTAAAATATCCTTCATAAGTTAAATCATAATTACCTGTATTAGTAATAATCCATAAATACGTTGCACCTGCTTTAAGATTTAATGGATTTTTTAAAGTTGCGTTATGAGCTAAACTCAATTTAAATACGTTACTATTATCACAATCGGTTTGTATATTTGCTGATGATGTTAATGTATATATTTCAGTCCATGATTGACCATATACTCTAACATTTTTAGAAAAAATAACATCATCATAAAATTGAGAAGTACCATCAACTATTAAATTATTTTTAATATTAGTTTCGCCTACAATTGCACCACTAGAACCGTATTGTCCTATAATAACATTACCTTCATAAAGAGTAGTTGTAGAATTATATTTACCCCCACTAATATATACATCGCCACCATTTGCATAACCATAACCACCATATAAATTTAAATCTGCACCATCATTAAAACCTTCACCTGATCGTATAGTTAATTTATAACCAACATTACCATTTTCACCACTTCCCGCAGTAACTACACTTATAATACTATTTGTTGAACCAGATAATGTTATATCACTATTAATTGTTGATGAAAATATTATTGGATTTTGTACATAAGTTTTACCATTTGCTACTGAACCAGTATATCCTATATATACATCACCTTCCGTTCCAGATGTAGTACTACCACCATATATATAAACATGACCACCGATTCCACTAATAGAATTACCTGATCCAATATACAATGCACCACCATTAACAACACCATTACCAGATAATAATTTTAAATTAGTTCCATTTTGACCAGCTACACTATTTTGACTTATAGATATAGTTCTTTGACTACCTCCACCTGATACATAATCTAATTGAACATCACCAACTATATCTAATTTTGTTGTAGGGTTTGTATTTTTACCAATAGCCACATTATTAGAAAAATAAATAGATGATAAATCTGGTGTATATGCCCAATATGAAGAAGAAATTGGTGCTGTATCACCAGAAGTTGTAAAATCTGACCATACACCATTTACACGACCTCTAAATTTATTAGTTGTAGTATTATAAATAATCATACCGTTTGCTGCACTTAAATCTTCTTCTTGTGTATTTGTTAAATTAGATACTTTTAATGCACCAGTAGTTGTTGTCATATTTATAGAACTTATAACATTTCCTCCAAAATCTACATCACCTTGAACAAATAAATCTTTCCAATAATACGTATCAGTTTCATTTAATTTTAAACTAAAATCTGTTGTAGATGTAGTCCACGAACCATCATATTTTAAACCTATACCATCATTATAAACACCAATTGCACCTGACCAATTTATAGAAAATGCCGTAGATGATTGTGTATCTAATACTAATGCATAATATGTACTACTATTTAAATTATAACTTGCAAATGTAAAATTTACAGAATCTGGTTCATACTCTATACTATCTATAGAAACAGTATTCGTACTTGTTGCTAATAATGATAATGGTTCTCCATTTGTTCCACCTGTAACAGAGTATATTTTAGCTACTAAATCACCATTCCATAATCCAACATTTCTATTAAGTAATAAAGTTGCACTTGTTAAATTGAATGCTTTTTTAACTGTAAAAATTTGTGCTAATGTTGCCCAACCACCATCATCCATAGTTTCGTAAGAAGATGATAAAGTTGTTGTTATAATACCAGAACCACTACCTAAATCATAATAATTATGTGTAGATGAATTAATATTTCTAGCATAAGTAGTATTTTGAATATATAATGGAATTTTAATTGTTATATCACCTAAACTATTATTACCTATTACTACACCACCTAATAAATCAGAACTATTAGTATTACCAGCATCTATATAAACGTGACCACCACTTGTTGTTGCAGTTGTATCACCAGCTTGTATAAAAATACTACCACCATAACTTGACACACCATCACCAGCTCTTAAAAAAATAGATCCCCCATTAGTAGAACCACTAGAACCATAAATGTATAAATTATTTGCACTTCCTGATATATCTTCTAATTTAATAGATCTATCCACAGTTCCATCAAATATAGTATTACCTGTTATACTTAATACTGAACCATTAAAGGTTAAATTAGATTCTGCATTAATACCATTAGAAGTACCATCAGATGTTAGAATTCTATTATTTGATGGATTACTAACTGTAATACCTGCTGTTAAACTTTTCCAAGTACTACTATCATATCCTTCAAAATCAGTTCCAGTATATCGAATCATACCATCAGTAGCAGTACCATCAGATGTCCCTATTTTTATATGTTTAGATAATTCTAAACTTTTCCATCTTGTTTCTATTGTTTCTATTGTTGAAAATAAAATATCAAATGCTAAATCATTATCATTTTTTGTAACATATCCACCCCCCTCTGTTGAAATAGCATAACCATTAGCATAAGTATTAGTAGAACTACCCCATACTTTAAATCCACCTAATTGTGCAGTAAAATTACCTTCAATATCAATAATATAATTAGTTGCACCTGATAATGTATATGATGAAAAGTAAAATGTAGTTTGTGTTGGTGATATATTTAAATCATCACTACTCACACTATTTGTACTTGTTGCAAGTAATGTTACAGGATCACCATCTACTACAGTATATAATTTAGCACTAATTGGAATATTATCATCACTTACCCAAGTTATACCCGTTGATAAATATACACTTACACCTGATAATGATAATCCAGTAGAAGTTAAAAATGATTGACCCGCACTTATAGTTGGATTTCCTTGTCCAGTACAATCTAAATCCCAATCTATTATATCAGTAGTTTCTATATTAGTTGTTCCGGTTATAGTTACACTAGTACTTAGAGTATATGTATCATCTATAATAGGTTCCATATTTTCAGCTTTAACTGTTCCATTAAATTGTAATATTGAATTATCAAATTCTCCATAAATTAAAGGAGTAGATGTATCTGAGTTAGATATAAAAAGTTTATTAGAACCTATTGTTTCTAAATTTCCAGATAAATATCCTATAAATACATTATAATCTCCACTAGTACCACCACTACCCGCACCATAACCAACAAATGTATTATAATTACCTACACTTCTATTGAAACCTGCCCAAGCACCTATAAATGTATTTGAAACACCATCACCTAATGTACTACCTGCATAATTACCAATAGATACATTTTCACTAGTTGATGAATATGTAGCATAATAACCAGCAGATCTATAACCTATTCCTATATCATCAGTACTATCTGTATTTTTATATCCTGATTGATATCCTAAAAATATATTTCTACTACCAATAGTTACAGCATTACCTGAATCATTTCCTAAAAAAATATTATTTGCACCACCGCTTAAACTTGATGCTGTACCTGTTCCATCTGAATATATATTTGCACTTCCATCTAAAACCAAATGACCAGAACTACCAGATTCTCCGATTGTTGAATTATTTCTAGCGGTTTCTACCCATATAATACCATTATAAAGTAATGATATTGTATGATTATTTCCTAATGTAATATTACCGTTTAATCTTGTATTTGATCCAGTATTTATTGTTATTGTATTAGTATCACTATTACCTCTTAATGTAACTGTTTGTCCTTCAAATAAACCATCAGATATACTTGTAGTTGAATTTAATGTTATTGCAGTTTCTGCTGATAATATCATATAACTACTTGTTATTGATAATGTTGAATCATCTACGGGTGTTAAAGTTTTAACAGTATAAAATAAATTTTCAATTTCTACGTTATAATAGGTTTCTTTAATATATGTCATTGGTAGGTATAATTATTTTTATATTATATATTAATTAACCAAAGTTGAACTATTACTGATTAGTAATTTTTTGTTTCATAGATATAAGTATTTATTCTAAAATATGTTAAATTAGAAATTAAATCCAATCAATAGGAATATCACCATAATTACTTAAACTAGTTAATGAATTACCCGCTCCTCCAAAACATTGTGTTTTAGTAGGTGTCCCAATAGTACAATTCCATAAATCTGGTGCTTCACCCTGTGTTCCAGTAAATGTTGTTCTATAAAAACATTGATAAAAACTAATTGTTAAACCAGAAAATCTTGTTGTTTGATCACCATCAGCATAAAATATATTTCTATTTAATTGTAATTTTATACAATTATAAAACGTTTGATAAAACGACCTATCCGATGCTGATGTATTATATCTAAATAAATCAGTTGGTATTGTTTCTAATGATGTACAATTATAAAATGTTCGATAAAATCCCCAATTTGATACTAATGTATTATATCTAAACAAATCAGTTGGAATTGTTGTTAATGATGTACAATTATAAAATGTTGAATAAAATCCATCATATGAAACATTTATATTATATCTAAACAAATCAGTTGAAATTGTTGTTAATGATGTACAATTATAAAATGTATAATAAAACCCATAAACTGAAACATTTATATTATATCTAAACAAATCAGTTGGAATTGTTGTTAATGATGTACAATATTCAAATATACTATTAAAAGTTGAAACTAATGTATTATATCTAAACAAATCAGTTGGAATTGTTGTTAATGATGAACAACTATCAAATACATAAATAATTTCAGTCACATTAGTACATCCACTAAATAAATCACTATGTATTGTTGCTAAATCTGTACAATTATAAAATGTACTATCAAAACGTTCAACATTAATATTATTACTAAATAATCCAATTGGTAATTCTGTTAATGACGAACAATTTTGAAATGTATACTCGAATGCTATAACATTTGTATTACTACTAAATAAATCAGTAGGTATTGTTATTAATGATGTACAATCTTGAAATGTAGCATTAAATGTAGTTACATTAGTACACCCACTAAATATATCATCTGAAATTGTTGTTAATGATGTACAATAATAAAACGTTTGTCTAAAATTATTGATATTAGTACAATCACTAAATAATCTACTAGGTAATGTAGCTAAAGCATAACATCTTTCAAATGTTTTATAAAATTGAGTTGCATTAGTATTTATTCCAAATAAATCACTTGGTATTGATGATAATAATTGACAATTATAAAATGTTTGATAAAAACTACTACCTAAAGAACTATTGAAAATATTTCCATTAATTGTTTCTAATTTTGTACAACTATAAAATGTATAATCAAATGAAGTAACCACATTTGTATTAAATAATTCGGATGGCAATGTTACTAAGTTTGTACACTGATAAAATGTTCTATTATAATTAGTAATTCTGATATTATTATTAAATAATTCATTAGGTATTAATGTTAATGCTGTACAATTATAAAATGTATATTCAAATGTTGTAACATTTATATTATCTTTAAATAAATTACTTGGTATTGTTGTTAATTTTGTACAATAATAAAAAGAATATGAAAAATTAGTAACATTAACATTCCCATCAAATATACCACTTGGTATAGATTCTAATTTTGTACAAAAATAAAATAATCTGTAAAAACTAACAACTTCTGTTAATCTACCTTGTTCAGTTGATCCTGATGGTAGCGTAGTTAAATTAGAACATCCGTTAAAATTAATTAATTTAAATCCTAAATCGCCCCATGATTTAATTTCTATTATTTTTGTATCTATTGCTGAAATATTATTTACACAAAAATATTCACAAGTACCATTTATTTTTATATCAAAAGAAGAAGTTGAAGTATATGTATGAACGGCATTTGAATCATTATAAGATTTAACATAAGATTTATTTCCATCTCCCCAATCAACACTATAATCATATTCATAACCATTAACCATAGGTATTGTGAAAATATTTCCAGCAGTAACACTAACACTAAATACAAATGGATCATATTTAATAGATTTAGCACTTTGTCTTTGAGGTAATTGTGTAAATATTCTATCACCTTCATTTTTATTACTAACATTATATTTGTTAACACTTAATAATTGTATATTATCCATATTACCATCTAAATTCCTATCTGCTGATTGTAATCTTTTAAACCAACCTAACCATAAATATGTTCCTTCTAATACAAATGTATTATTTAGTACTTTTTTTCTTAAAATACCATCAATTATAATAAATTGATTGTCGTCTTCATCTCTACTTAATATAATATGATACCAAGTACTTGCACTTAATGACATATATAATTCTATGAAATTCGTTGATGTTCCTACACTATTTGATTGAACTACTCTCATTCCATAAGTTCTAAAAGCAAAATTAAATTCTCTTAAAGGGTGAACACCGTTACTAATATTTAATAATGTTCCTTCTGTGGAAACAGTATTATATTTAGCCCAACATTCAAAATGAAATGTACCAGTTCCTATATCATAAGTTGAACCACTTCCGCCGTCTAAATAATCATTTGTTCCTCCAAAAGTAACACCTTCATTCGGTACTAAAACTGGTCTATTTGATGATGTTATTTGTTCAAAATATTTATCACCTACTAAACTATTCCAATTTAATACACTACCTGTTTCATCTTCTATACTAATATTTTTACTTGATAATGCAAAAGTTACATACTTTTGTAAATTATTAGGTATAATTTGTTTATATGTTGATGGTAAAGAATTACATCTCAATGTTGGTATAAAAATCTGATCGTTTAAATTATAACCTAATGAATTATAAGGAGTTGAACCTGTAATTCCATTATACATTATTAAATCATCAATATTTCCATTTAAATAGGAAGCCGAAAATTCTTTATAAATCCAAAGTCCATCGGCAGTATCTAATGGTTTATAAATAGTATTACCAAATTTAGAAACATATGTAAAATATGTGTCTTTATTTGTATCAGATGTCAATGCATCACCATTAACTTCATAATCACCACCTATTCCAGTTGATACTATTGTAAAAGTTTTAGCAATATTAGTATTAGGATTATATACCCACATACCAGAATTTGTACCTGCATATATGATATTATCTATAACAGATAAATTATAAATTATATTATTAGGTAGTGGATCACCTATAACTTCATAATCACCAATAGGTGAAGTATTTATAACATTATATAATTTTCCTGTATTATTTATTTCACTATAAAACCATATACCACCTGTAGTTGTATCCCAATATCCAACTATAAATACAGAATTTCCGGATAAATCTATATACCAATCACATTTTTCTGCATCAGTATTTGGTGCTGGATCTCCAATTACTTCATAAATTCCACCTATATTTGTATTTGTATAATTTAATTTTTTACCATTTTCTGTTGCTATATCATATAACCAAGCATAATCAGGACTTTCTCCTGCACTTGTTGTTCCAATTTTAGATTTTTGATAATTAAAATTAACTTGATTTGCTGTATGTGGTGTATAAACATCACCACTACTAACTACTATGTTATTAACATCATAAGATATATTTAAATCAAAATACTTTGGCATTCCTTCACCTGAAATAAAAAGACCTGCACCATAATAACAACCATACAATCTATTTATATCTGTATCTATCGAAATACCTTTCCATGAATGTGTTGAAAAATTACTATATGCCATAATATATCCTGTGTTTGTTATATAATCATATTCCCATAATGTATAAGTTTGACCAACATATAATTTTTTTGTAATATGGTTATATGCAAACGACAAAACACTTTTATCTGGTAATGGATCACCATTTACTTGATGAATTCCACCTATTCCTGTTGTTGTATTATCAAAAAGAATTCCTGTATTTGTAGTTATATTATATTCCCAAATTGCACCTTTTGTAATAAAACCATACCATGTTCGTTGTTCTGTATCTGATTCATACTGATATTGAGAATATATAGAACCATAAGTAGAATAAAGAGGAAAAGAATCACCATTTACTACATATGTTTCACCAGATGATGTGGTAGTATTATTTAATAATTTACCTCTTGGTTTCGTAGTGCTTTCTACATATTCATCAGTATCATATTTAGCAAATTGGACTCCATTAATATTAGAATAAATTATATAGTCAGTTGGTAAATCATATTGTTTTCTTAAAATACCATTTATTGTTATATTAATTTGATCACCATTTCTAAAAATTGCGATATGTGTTTCTTTTTTAAACGTTATAAAATTGTTAATATTTTCTAATGTGATTTTTTGATCCCATGTTGAACCATTACTTGATAATGCTAATGTTAATGAATTAGATGGCCATCCTAATATTTCATCTATATACATAATTGCATATGATGTATAGCCAGAATTTACCCTTGAAAATAAAACATTATAACCATACGTTTCATTAATTCTAACCCAAAATTCTATATGGAAATCATTATCTAATAAATTTAATGTACTGTTATAATTACTTATAAGATGTATTGTACTAGAACCGTTTTCGTTATCAAAATTAATTCCTAATTTTTTATCATATTGAGGTTTAGATGTATAACCTGTTTGTTCAAAATAAATATTATTTAATTTTGAATATAATTTTTCAATTCTATTACTATTATCTAATATGGAATTATAAATATATTTACTTGAAAGTTCTAAAATTTTACTCATAGATGTATATATAAAAATTAATTATTCAAGAGATATTTAATTATTTTTTAAAATATTTTCCATACTTTAAGTCCTGTAAAACTTGCACTAACATATATATAATTATCATATATTAAAAACGAATAAGTTCCACCTGGATTTGTTAAAGCATCTACATAAGTTAAAGTCGTTCCATTAAAACTATATCTTTTAATTGTATCAGTGCCTATAGAATCACCGACATAAATATAAGTTCCATCATCATATACACCACTATAACTAACACTTGATCCTTGTTTATTTTCAGTAATATATGTAAAACCAGTTCCATCAAATGTATATACAAATAATCCATCAAGATATCCACCAACATAAATATAAGTTCCATCACTATAAGATGTTACATATCTATCTGCTAATGTATAATTTTCTATTGTTGTTATTCCTGAAATTGTAGTTCCATTAAAAGAAAATGCTGATATCCCATTAGTTCCTGTAACATAAATATAACCACCACTACATAAAACATCTCCGTTTAAAGATAAATAGGTTTGATTGTTATCTTTATATGTAAATGTTGAACCATTAAAAGAGTATGCATCAAAACCTTTATATAATCTACTAACATATATATAAGTACCATCAGTATTTACATCACCATAAGTATCATCACCACCTTGACTTTGTGTTATTTCTGTTATTTTTGTTAATGTAGTTCCGTTAAAAGAATAAGCATATAACCCATTATATTTTGCAGCATTAGGAAAATTTGAACTTGTAACAAAAATATAACTACCATATCCAGTAACCCCGTTAAAATCAACACCTGCACTATCATCATCTGTATCTAATAAAGTTAAACCAGTCCCATTAAAACTATAAACTGATAAACCAGTTACTGATCTTGCTATATAAATATAAGTTCCATCATAATAAAGACCATTATATTCATCTCCGTCGTCTATTGATGCTGCTAATCTATACTAGTTAAAATTCTGAAAATTACTTATTGGAGCAGGTATCATATTTTTTAATTTTTTTTATGTTAAAATTGTCATATACCAAATAGAACCATCATATAAACCAGTAAGAATAGATACAGAACTACCAGTTAAATTTATTGCAGTAGTTGAACCTAAAATAGTAAATGCACTTAAATCTAATGTATTTGTTCCACCTGCATCTTGAACTATTTTCCATATATGTGTTCCTATTTGTGGATTACTCGGTGCTGCTAATATCCTATTATCTGTTAAAGTAACAGTATGGTAATTACCTTTATTACAATCAGTTGTAATTGAAGCAGCATCTGTTAATGTATCCAAATTAAAATAAGTTTGACCACCAAAATTCATATTACCTGCAAAAAAACTTGTACCTGAACTTTGAGAATTAATTGCATATTTAGTAATACCAATATCAATTGAATTATCAATATAAATACCTTGTGATAATGTGACTGTTCCACTATTTGTCCATTTTGATCCTGCTTCTGCTGCACCTACAGATATACCCGTTGCTTCTGATATAGTATTTGTTGTACTTGCATTAGTTATTTTAATATATAATCCTCTTGCTCTTGTAATATTACTAGATGATGTTGATATTGTTTGTACATCTGTAAAATAACCAAACGCGTCATCTATTGTACCTGTCCCATAAGCATAAATTGTAGATGATGTTCCATATAAATTATTAGCTGTTCCGTTATCATATCTATAAACTCTAGAATCTGTTCCTAATCCAAATTCTATCCTAGCACTATTTCTATTAATTGAATAATTAGATGCACCATAATTTACTGTTTGTGTAGTAGTTCCAGAATATTCTGCTTTACTATATAACCCATATCTATAATAATTATTAGAACCAGTAGAAAAATTATGAAAATATGCACCATATGAATGTGAAGAATTATCATTAATATAAAGATCTAATCCTTTAGGATAAGTTGAACCGGATATTCCTATTCCTACACTACCTTCTGTGTAATATAAATCTGTTCCATTTTTTTCCCATCTGTTTGTATATGCTGTATTCCATTGAGTAGATGTTCCGTCTGTGGCTGTAATTACTCCATTAACATCTAAAGCAGTTGTAGCACCTGTGGTTAATATTCCTACTCTACCTGTTGTTCTATCTATACTTATAGCATTAACATCATTTGCAACTAAAGCATCAGAACTTTGATGTACTCCAATATTTAATATATTATTAACACCATCATAATTTATAAACGCCCCTTGGTAATTATCATTTACCTTAGCTTCTGTAAATCTAAAATTTATAGCTTCATTTGCATTATCTGAACTTAGTCTGAATGTTTCATTTGAACCAACTATGTGATTTTTAGCAAATGGTGTAGAAGTTCCTGTTCCAACTTTACCATCTGTATCAATTACTAAACGATCATCTGTATCCAAATCAATACTACTGGCAATCTTAAACTTATCACCATCAGAATTATCCACCCCTACTACCCATCTTTTAAGTCCTGTTAATAAAAATTGAATTACTACATCTCCTGTTCCGTCTTGTTCAATAGTTAAACCTGCACCAGCAGTAGTGGCTGTATCATCTTGATATATATGCAAAGGTGACGTAGCATCTGTAGTTCCTATTCCGACTTTACCATCATAACTAATTCTCATTGCCTCAACTTGTGCATCTGTGCCTGTTGAACTTGGGTGAATAAAAAATGCTAAACCCATTTGATCATCATCAGAAGTTCCTTGAACTCCTGCTATACTTGCTCTTTGTCCAGAAGTATTAGACATCCTAAATCCAATGGCAGAACTAAATAATCCAGAACCACTACTACCACCTCTTAAACTTAATCCTGCATTTTGTGTGGCTGCAACAAAATTAGTATCTGTAATATCAACCATATTATTAGGAGCAGTCATTCCTACACCTAACCTATACGCAACAGCCAATCCTACTGTACTTGCTAATTTAGTCGTAGGGTCATAACCAATAGCAACACCTTCATAATCAGTTATTGTTCCTGTAACAACTGGTTGTAAATGGAGAGTTGAATAATACCCACCTGATGCTGCAACTTGTCTATGTCTTGCCAAAATCCACGCATAACCAGCATTAATGATGTCAGGTGTTCCAAATTCTATCGCATTATTATTTCCTGTGATTAAAAACTGAGAATTACTTCCTGATACAGTAGGAACTACGACACCAGTTCCACCTACAAATAATGTACTAGATGGAGATAGTGCTGTAAGTCCTCTAATATTAACATATCCAGTTGTATCAATAGTTAAGAAATCATTTGTTCCTAATCCAAAATTATTACTGATTTTAAATTTATCACTATCAGAACCATCTACTCCTATAGTCCAACTTGTTGCATCATTTCTAAAAGCAACTGCACCATCAGAATTAGCTGATGTTCTTTCAAATATAGCTTGTAAATTAAAAGAATTATTAAGTACGTGTAAAGCTCTTTCTGGTGCAGTTGTTCCTATACCTACATATCCTCCAATACCTTGTAAAATTAAATTATTTGTAGAAGTAGCTCCAGCATCATAAACTTGAATATTCATATATGTATCACCAGATATTGCACCTGAATAAATTCTTAAACCAGAACCAACACCAGTCGTATAATCACTATTAAAAAATCTAGCCAAATCAGTTGATGCGGTAGATGGTTGAACGTGCAAGGCAGATGATGGAGTTACACTTGGATTAATAGAAACAATTCCTTCAACAGTTAGAGTACCTGTAAATGTATCAGTTTCATTTAATAAATAAGTATTTGTATCTACACTACCATCTGCTTTTAAAAATTCAGTAGACAATCCACCAGTTTTTACAAAAGTAGAACCTGTAATACTACCAGCAAAATAAGAAGTTCCTGTACTAGCTGAATATATAGCATAACTTAAAATATTACCTATATTAGTAGATTCATCAATATAAATAGCATATGAATTATCAACTGTACCACCATTATTTGTCCAATTATGTTCTAATCCAAGTTCAATGCCATAAAGATTTGTTACTGATCCTTTATTAGCATTAAAACTTACTTGAACACCTGAAATATAATCTGCTGTTGCTGACAAACCGTCTTGTTCTATCCAATATTGAGCACCAACAATTCTATTTACAACACCTGAATTATATACGGCAACTTCATGACCTCTAAGATTATTATTAGATGCATTATTACTATTATTATCAACTTTAGCATATATACCTATTAATTCATCTGAATATCCTGTTCCTAAGTTTTTAGCATAAAAATATCCACCAACGGTTGCACCAAGATTTGTTACATTAGATACACCAGATATTTCAGCAGATGCATATATTCCAATTAACCAATTTAAATCTGTATCTTCATTAGTATGTGTTGATCTAATATCTGCTCCATAACTATATATTTCAGAACCAGTTGTATTGTTTTTTATTAAATATAATCCTTTATTAGTAGAAAAATCTACTCCTACACCTAAATTAGTTCCATCAAATGTTAATCCAGTAACACCTTCAATTGTATTATCATCTGTAAATATAGCTAATTGATTATTTATAGGTGTTCCTGTTGTATTAACCCATCCTTGTGAAGTTTGTGCAATTGCATCGACAACAGCACTAGATGTAGGTATATGTGTATTATCGTTTGTTAATATTGTTTCTATTGTATTAATAGTAGAACCTGATACTAATTTAATTCCACCATCTTTTAATTCAACTCCTTCTATTGTAACACCTAATGTATCCGTAGATTCATTAATTATATTTACATTTAAAATGCCTGTTTCATAAACATATTTAAGTCCAGAATGTGTTTCAAAACTAGTAGTGGTCGAATTCCAAAAAGCTACACCAGTATCAGTAGGTGTATCTTGTCTTGTAGCAACAGCTTGAAGACTATCATTAATAGTAACTAACGTTGGTGTAAAAGTTGCATTAGATGTTAAACCAGATATAACATTAGAAGTATCAAAAGTTCCAAAAGTTCCTTTTATCTTTACAAATGTAGATTGATCAGAAGAATAAATGTATCCTCTTGCCCCTGTATTTTCTTGTAAAATTTCTTCTTGAATAGTAAACGGGCCTCCTGTTATTGTACCTGTTGTTAATTGTATATAATATTCACCTAATTCAAATGTATCAGAAGATTCACTAAATCCCCATCTATAAGGTGTTAATGTTCCTCTATCTACTTCCCATCCTGCAAAACCTAATGTAACACCAGCACTAGTTTCACCATAATTAATTACAGCTAAATTGTCTGTTACTAAAAAGGTTTCTGCACTACTTGTAAAATATGTTCCAGTTACTGATATATTTCCAGCTATTGTTAAATTTTGTAATATTGATACATCATTTCCAATAATAATTCCTTGTGAAGCAGTATATTCGTAAATGTAATCTGTTTTTAATCTAGTATGCACATTTACATATTGATTAGTATCTCCATCAATTGAAATAGCAGAACTTCCTACTGCCCCTTGTGTAGTAAATATTAATGGTATATCACCATCATTACCTTCTGCCCTACCTGTATATAAAACTCCTTTTGTAGTAGTAATATTTAATCCAATTCTTTTTGTAGAATTATTCCCAACGGTATCAGTATTTGTCAATGCTTCTAATGATATTGGTTCTTGTGTAGTACCAGCAGGTGCAACCCATAAAGCACCATTAGTAATATTATTATCTTCATCACCTAAAAGAAAAGCAGCTCTAACATATTCATTAACACCTTGTGCTTTAAAACTAACTACATGTCCAGTATCACTATCAACTGATTGAATTAATCCACCACCTGATTTAGTAGATGTTAAATCACCATCTTTTAATTCAACTCCCTCTATTGTAACACCAGAATTAATATCTAATTCATTAATTGTATTTACTCTAATTGGAATTTTAAAATCTACATTTGAAGATCCACTTATATTAATAATTTCAGTGGTTTCATTATATATAGAACCCCCTAAATATAAGTTTAACCAATTTCTTGTTGTTGTGCCTAAATTTAATTGATTTGAAGCATCAGCATAAAAATTTACACTAGCTACTATTTCAGAATTATTAATAGATAATCTTTGAAATGTATTAGTAGTAAAGATTAATGTATCATTTTCACTTTCATAAATTCCAGTATTACCATCACCAAACCATAATCCAGTATTTATACCATAATTTTGATTTTGATCTATTATAATTTTATCACTATATAAATTACCACCGAATGTAATACCAGAACCTATATTAAATTCCGTAATATTATTGACATATGCTATTCCTTCTAAATATAAATCTTTAAAAGCAGTATCACCAGAACCAATATCTATTGTATTACCAGAAGTTGGTATTAAATTTCCATCTACAGCATCCCAACTAACAGAAACAGCAGGATTATCAATTTGTATAAAAGTATCACCAGATGAATAATATAAATGCCCGTCTATATTAGAATATAATCTACCAGCACCTGGTGTTGGTTCAGTTGTTCCAGATAATTCTAAAACACTATTAATATAAGTAAAACCCGTTCCGGATATATTTTCAGTTGATAATGTATCTAAACCACCTGTTAAAATAGATATTTTATCGGTACTAGATTGGCAAATAAAATTACCTTCACCTATTGTACCACCTATTGCTATTTCTGCATTTGCATAAATAGTGCCGAATGATGTAATAGTGCCACCTGCTGATATATTCGTAGTTGCTCTTAATGTACCTAGAAAATAATTATTATAAGTAGCAGTTGGTGTAACATTATAACCTATACCATATTGATTAATTCTTACTGTTTTTGTACCACCAGATAATGATAAATAAATTATATCATCAGCAGCCATATAAAATCCTGTAATATCATTAAACCAAATTCCGTAATCAGTATTATAATTTGTTTCATTATTAATATTTAAACGACCTTTAATATAAATATCTTTAAAAGCAGTATTACCAGAACCAATTACATAAGTAGAATCAGATGTAGGTAAAAAATCAGAATTAACACCACTCCAAACAACACCTAATGAACTAGCAATATTTCCATCTCCACTTAAAGTTGAATCAACTTCTACTGATTTTATAGCTTCATTAATTTTAGTTCTTACACTTAAACCACCCTCGCCATTTACAAATTGGTCTATTTTAGCCATTGATATTATTTTTATTTTTATTATGTGGATATTGTCATTATCCAATTACTACCATTATAAACTGCAATTAATAAACTTATAGCATTTGATACAGTAGATATTGTTTTTGTTGTTCCGATAATTGTAAATGCTGTTAAATTTAATGTATTTGTTCCACCAGCATCTTGCGTAATAATCCATTGATGAACTGAACCAACTAATGAATTTGTTGGTAAATTTAATATACTATTTCCTGTTAAAGTAACTGTATGAATATTACCATTATTACAATTTGTATTAATACCTGTATCATTTAAAGTATCTAACACATAAGTAGTTTGACCACTGAATGTTACCACATCACTAAATCCAACATTTCCACTAATTGTAGGTACTATTAATGGTGCATTTATTCTTAATAGTGGTGTATCAAATTCTCCATAAATTAAAGCACCTGTTGAATCAGCATTTGAATTAGAAATATATAATTTATTATTATAAACTTCATTATATCCTGCTTGATTACCAATAAATACATTTAAATTACCTTCATTATTATAACCAGATTGAAAACCTAACATTACATTATATGTTCCACCTGTATTAAAAAATCCTGATTGATAACCTATTATAGTATTATATGAACCGTCTTCTAATATAGTAGCAGCATAACCACCAAATATTGTGTTCTGTGTTCCTGTTGTTAATGTGTATAATGTATCATAACCGACTGCTGTATTATTATCACCAGTTGTTAACGAATCTACACCTAATCCTGAACGATAACCAATAAAAGTATTATTAGATGCATTAGCATAAGTACCTGCACCATAACCAATTACAACATTATTTGAATAATTATCACATTGACTTAATGTATTTGTACCAATAGCTATATTATTATCACCTTCGTTTAAAATAACACCAGTATTATAACCTATTAAAATAGAATTAGTTGTACCAGTATTAGTTGATATACCATATCCAATTCTAACGGTATTTCCGGCAAATTGTAAATAACCTTCCGTATTAGTTATAGATAAATAATTATTTGCAACTAATGTATCAGTATTTGTTGTTCCAGTGACAATAAATGTAGAACCATTCCATGTCAATCCACTTTGACCTTCTATCGTATTGGTATCAATAAACATTGCAATTTGATTAACTAATGGAGTTCCAGAAGCATTAATCCATCCTAATGTAGATTGTGATATAGCATCAATTACAGCGCCTGATGTTGGTATAGATGTATCTGAATCTGATATAGTTGTTTGTATTGTATTTACAGCAGGTCCTGTACCTAATGTAATTCCACTATCTTTTAATAATACATAATCTATTGTAACACCAAAATCTGTGTTAAATTCCATAATAGTATTAGTGTATGTAGTTCCTGTTAAATATAAGTCTTTCCAAGCATAATTAGATGATCCTATATTATATGTATTATTTATACTCGGTATTATATTACTATTTATAGATAAAAAATCACCACCTGTATCAAGTTGAAAAAATGTATCACCAGAAGAATAATATAAATGTTTATCTGTATCTACATATAATAATCCAGTTTGTGGACTAGGTGCAGTCATTCCAGATATAACAATAGAAGCATTAAATCTCAAAAAATGATTATCAAATTCACCATAAACTAAACTAGTTAAACTTGTTGCTGTTGTAGTTGATTGTGAATGAATATATAATTTATTACTACCAGTTTCATTATAACCTGCATGTTGCCCAATATTAATATTATATGAACCTGTTAAATTAGAATAACCAGTTTTATAACCAAAATTAATATTATTATGTGCAGATGTTGCTAATTTACCTGATTCAGCACCAATAGAAATATTAAATTGACCATTTGTAGTTGTACCATTACCTAATCCAGCTTGATATCCAATAAATATACCATAAGCACTTGCAATAGTATCTCTAGCTGCTGATTCACCAATAGCAATAATTGATGTACTTTTATTTAGAAGTAATGTTTGATATCCAATACCTACACTATAATTTCCACTTACAACAGCAGAACCAGATTGACCACCAATAAAAATATTTCCTATACCATCTCGAATAGCATCACCTGTTTGATAACCTAATAATACATTATTTGTACCATCAGTTAAAGCAACTCCTGCAACATTACCTAAAATAACATTATTTCCACCAGTTCCTGTTAAATTACCTGAATTTAATCCTAAAAAAATATTTGTGTTTGTTACACCGTATGTTAAAAATCTATCATTTCCTATTTTAATATTATCACTAAAATAAATATCTCTAAATCTATAAGTTCCATTACCTAAATCGTATGCATCATCAGTATCTGGGATAAGATTTGATGTTAATGAATCAGACCAATTAACAGTAGATGAATCAAGTTGAACAAAAGAAGTACCACTAGAATAATATAAATGTCTATCAATACCTACATATATTCTACCACCTATTGATGGATTTGATGGTTCGGTTAAACCACTTAAGTCTAAATATTCTACACTTTGATTGTTGACAGAAACATTACTTATACGTGGATAAATTTGCTTTACAAATGACATTCTTAATTATATTTTTTTAATTATATATAAAATATCATAAGATATATTTTAAACACTGCTTTAATAATAGGGTTGTTATTATATTATTCTTTTTAATAATAGGTAAATATTAATTTTACCTGTACCCCAATTATCAGAACTAATGTATAAGTCAGTATTAACTGTATCACTAAAATATAATTGACCTAATGGGATTTCTCCATTATAATTTGCAGTAACAGAAAAATTATCAATTATTTCTGTTGAACCAGTTTGAACTAATCCTAATGAAACATTTCCTGCTGAATTTCCAGATGTTTCTTTAATAACACAAAAATCAATAGCATAACCTGCTGATACATAATCATTTAACTGAGTATTACCTGATATATTTGTTTGTGATATTCTAATTAATTCATCATATTCTTCTGCAGCTACATTAATAAATTTACCAGTAGTAGAATCATAAGATAACATATCACCTTCTTGTAAATTAGATAAGTTATCAGAATTTATAATATTATCAGATAATTTAATATAAGTAGTTCCAGATGAATAATATAAATGTGAATCAGTAGAATTTACATATAATAAACCATTTTCTGCTGTTGGCTCGGAAATTGCTTTTAATTTTAAATGACCATTTATTTTAATAAATAAATTATCAAATTCACCATAAATTAATGATGTATTTGAATCAGAAGAAGATGTACTTTGTGCATGTATGTATAATTTATTTGTTCCTGTTTCATTATAACCTGCATTTGCACCTATAAATATATTATTAGATCCTACTAATGATTCATACCCAGCTTTATAACCAAGTAGTGTATTATAGGATCCACCTGATAATAAGTACGATGTTTGATATCCAATTGCAGTATTATAATTCCCTGTTGTAATACTAGATAATGAATATCCACCAAACGCAGCATTTTGAACACCAGTAGTAAAATTTAATAATGATCTATAACCAAAAGAAGCATTATTAGAACCTGTACTTTGACCATCTACACCTTTTCCAGATTGATACCCAAAAAAATCATTTCTTCCTGAAGCATATGAACCAGCTTCATGACCTACCATTACAGCACCAATATCGGTTGTTAATTTTCTACCAGCATATGCACCTATTATAACATTATCACCACCTGTATTAATAATATCACCTGCAAGTCTACCAATAAGAATATTATTATCTGCTTCTGTAATATCATTTCCAGCATAATAACCTATTACTATATTATGAGTTGCTAATGTTAAATTATTTCCTGCATAATAACCTATTACTATATTATCGGTACCTGTTAGAGTTTCATTTCCTCCTCTTCCAATGAAATAATTATTAGATCCAAAAGCTTGTATTAATGTTCCCGTAGACTCATATTTTATTTTGGGTGTATAAACTATTGAAAATAATTTAGTAGTAGAACCTATTGTATAAGTACTTGTTGTATCTGGTATTATATCACTACTAACATTACCCCAATCAACACCAGGATTATCAATTTGAATAAAAGTACTACCAGAAGAATAATATAAATGTCCATCAACACCAGAATATAATCTACCAACAATAGGGCTTGGTGCTGAAACACCTGATAATTGTAAATATCCTGTATATGTAATACTTGTAGTATCACCCGACCAATGACCAACAAGAGGTGTAGCTACAGTACCATCACCAGTGAAATATCCACTAGTAACTTCTACTGTTTTCATAGCTTCGTTTAATTTAGTTCTTACACTTAATCCACCTTCACCATTCGTAAATTGATCTATTTTTGCCATTGTCTATTTATATTTTATTTATATATTAAATTTAAATATTATATATGATTAGTTCACTTTCTAATACTTCTCTTTGTTCACAATAATTTAATATTTCAAATATACTTGAATAATCATTATCTTCTAAAACTTCTTCAGGTAATATCCACAAATTACCCTGTATTTCAATTGGATCTAATGCTTTCCATTGTCCATAATTACCTTTCACTTGATCTTTTTGTGTTTCGTCTAATATTATCATTTTTTAAAATTTATTTTTTTATTATGTAGATGATAAATATGTATTACAAGCATCTGTTAAAACTGTTATTTCATCAACGGATAAACTAGCTCCTGCACCAGCAAATGCATATCTTTTTCTAGCAAAACTTGTTGCACCAGAAAAATAATGGTGCAAACACCCCACATACAATGTTGTAGCAGGATAATCTGCTGAAGCGGCTGAAGTTGAACCTAATGATGTTTTGTTTCTATATAATGTTGTTGAGTTTGAAGCAGTTCTATTAAGAACAAAAAATCCTGTATACTGTGATGAAGAAACAGTCCAATCTACGTTTGTATTTAATTCAACCCTGGCCATATTATCACTATAAAAATTAGCCGAAATATACCCAGATGATGGTCCTCCTAACACACCAATATCATACATAGATTGTGTTAATGGTTCTGTTACTGTTGTAGGATATACAAACATAGAAGCACTATTTAATGAATAATTTACACGATGTGTACTAGGTGTATAATTAGTGTTTATATAAGAACTACTACCATTTGTCGAAAACCCTGCTAATGATGTAAATATTGGTGAATTAACCAAAGTAGCGTTACGTGTACCTGGAGTTTTCCAATTTATTTGTGCTTCACCTGCAGTATTAATTTCATTTGCAAAATTATAAAATACATCTAATTTATCCCAAACCCCAGCATTTACTAAACTTTCAACTAATGTATTTTGTGCTAATGTAACTGATTCACTAGGTTTAGTTGTCATTGAATTATATACTGTTCTATATTCTTCAATAAGATCGTAAGTATCATCTAACCAAGGACTTGTATCAACCCAAAAACCATCATCATTCCAATAACCCATTTCTACAACATGTGCTAGATTTATAGTTGCATTCCAACCTTTTCCTAATAAATTAGCTATTGCAGTAGTACCATCAAAACCACCTGTACCTGAATCATAACCATCATTAGCACCACTTAAACTAATTGTACCACCAGTCCAAGTCGTTTGATCTAATAATACTAATGTTTCATTTACTTCGGCTGTTGTCATATTATTATCATCCATATTAATAATAATATCATCACAAGTTTGACCTGATAAATCTTCCCAATTTAATACACCAAGAGAACAACCAGATAATTGAATATTAGTAATAACTACATTAGTAGATGGAAATGTTAATCCTGTTAATTCACTATTTCCATAAAACACAAAATCAGTAACATTTGTTAAACCAACTAAATTAACATTTCCAACTAAATATTCATCAGCCATATCAATTGTAGTAATTCCAGTTATATTAGAATTCGATAATTCACCATATAAAGTTGCACCAGATAATCCTGTGAAATTTGCATTATTTGTTAATTGGTCACTAAATCCACTTAAACTCCAATTCACTGTCTGAATAGAAGTTACACTTGGTGTAAATGTACTTGGTGCATTTGTTGTATATGATACTGCTACTTCATAACCTAATCCACCCCAATCAGTAGGTATAAATTCATAATTATATAATTCTATATCAGTTGCAAAACATTCTGTTCCAGTTGCACCTGAATGTGTTATCCATAAATCAGGAGCATCACCAGAAACAATTGCACAAGAGTAAAATGTTCTATAAAAAGTATCAACATTTAAATTTGTATCAAATAAATCTGATGGTATAGTAGTCAATAAATTTGAATCTTGAAATGTTGATTCAAAAGTAGTAACACCTGTTTGACTATTAAATAAGTCTGTTGGTATTATTGATATATTAGTTCCATAAAATGTTGCAGCAAAAGTTGTAACACCAGAACAATTATCAAATAACCCACTTGGAATTGATGTTAATGGACATTCATAAAATGTAGATCCAAAATTTTCTACTAAAGGATTATTATTAAATAATCCAGTTGGAATTGATGTTAATGGTAAATAAAAGAAAGTAGCCACAAAAGTTGTAACTAATGGATTATTATCAAATAAATTAGTAGGTATTGATGTTATACCATTTGCATAATAAAAAGTAGAATCAAAAGTATTAACTAATGGGCAATTATCAAATAATCCAGAAGGGATATTTGTTAAACCTCCACAACTTTGAAATGTTGATGCAAAAGTAGTAACACCTGTACAATAATCAAATAATCCATCAGGAATACTCAATATGCCAATATTTCCATAAAATGTAGATCCAAAACTTTGAACATTAACATTATTATTAAATAATCCTTCTGTAATACCCGTTAAAGCATTACAACTAGTAAAAGTATTATAAAAAGTTGTAACCAATGGATTATTATCAAATAAACCAGAAGGAATCCAATCTATTGCTGTATTATAAAAAGTAAAACTAAAATTAGTAATTAATGGACAATTATCAAATAATCCAGATGGTATTGTTGTAAATGATGAACCATCGTGAAATAAACTAGCAACGTTATTAATTAATGGGCAATTATCAAATAATCCACTAAGAATAGTAGTTAAACTACTATTACTTAATGCATAATAAAAATTAGTAGCTGATACACAATCATCAAGTAATCCACTTGGTAATGATGAAATAGCAGAATTTCTTATTAAATATGAAAAATCAGTTGGTATTGTACATCCACTAAATATTAAATTAGGTATTTCTGTTAATGCATAACAATCTCTAAATAAATTAGTAAATGTTGTAACTTCTGTTAATTTAGCTTCTTCTGTTGTACCACTTGGTAATGTTGCTAAATTACTACATCCATAAAAATTAACTATTTTTAACTGAGTATTTCCCCAATGTGTAATACCTGAAACATAAGTTCTTTCAGTAGCAATATTATTAAAATATAATGTTTCACATGTACCTACTATTTTAATTTCTGTTAAACCACTTTCTGTATAATTATGGCTTGTGCCATCATATGTTGTTATATGTTCTTCTGAACTACCGTCACCCCAATCAATATAATAATCATAATTATACCCATTTAATTGAGGAATAGATACTGATGTTCCAGAAGGTACATTCCAAGTCATTGTTAAAATTTCACTTTCATTTGGTGCATTAATTGTTATTGTCCAACCTTTTGCTACTAAATTATCCCTTGCTGCTAATCCATTAAATCCTCCTGAATTTGTATCAGCACCTTCATTATTGCCATTAATAGTACAAGTACCATTTAACCAACCTGTTTGATCAAGTAAATATAAATTTTCATTTACTTCTGCACTAATCATATTATTATCTTGTAACTGGATATTTATATTATTTGATGTTCCACCAGATAATCTATACCATTGAATTACACCTAAATCACAAGAATATGCATCAAATGTTGTAAATGCCGCAGTTACTACTGGTAAATTAATATCTGTTAATAATGGATTATTATAACATCTAAATGCACTCAGTAAGCCTGTTAATCCACTTAAATCTATTGTTCCTGTTAAATTACAATTATATAAAGATAATAAAGATAAAGACTGGCTTGATGTAGGAAAAGTAATACCTGTTAAATTAGTATTGTTATGAAAATATACAGCACCACCTAATCCTGTCATTGTACTTAAATCTATATTTCCAGTTAAATCACAACCATAAGCATATAGGTTTTGTGTTGTTTCATTTGATATAGGGAATATAACACTATTTAAGTTAATATTATTATTGAATCTAATGAGACCACCTAATCCTGTCATAGTACTTAAATCTAATGTTCCTGTTAAATCACAACTATAAGCATATAAATTTGTAATAACACTAGAACTTATAGGGAATATAATTTCTGTTAAATTTAAATTATTATATAATCTAATATCACCTGCTAATCCTGTCATTCCATCTAAATATAATAATCCTGTTAAATCACAATTATCAATATATAAATTTGTAGTAACACCAGAACTTTCAGGGAAAATAACAGCAGTCATATTACTATTATTTTGTAATCTAATATCACCTGCTAATCCATTTAAATCATTTAAAAATAATGTACTATTTATATCAACATCATTTAAATATAAATATGTAAATGCTTCACTTGAACTAGGAAATGTAACACCTGTTAAATTAGTATTACCTGTTAATATAACAGAACCACCCAATCCTGTTAAATTACTTAAATCTAATAATCTGAAATCACAATTATCAAGATGTAAATTAGTAAATGCTTCTGAACTTGAAGGAAATGTAATACCACTTAAAGTATAATTATTATGTAATCTTACATCACCTCCTAATTTTATTAATGAACTTAAATCTAAAATTTCTAAATTACAATCATTAGCATAATATATTTCAATTGATTGATTATTAGAAGGATTATTTATATTTGTTAAACCAGAATTAAATGATAAATTAAATATTGTAGTATCTGTTAATTTAATTATATCTAATGTATTTATTATATTTTCATTATATAAATCTATTTCTGTTATAGTTGGAAATGCATTAATATATAATGATCCATTTAATTCATCGCCAGTTAAACCAGTAAATGATGCTGTTGAACCTGTTTGTGATGTATAACCACTTAAACCCCAAGTAGATATACTTGAACCACTTATAACAATAGATGGACTAAATGTACCTACTTTATTTGTAGTAAAAGATAATACTGTATTTACAGTTATTGTCCAATTTTTAGTTAATAAATTATTATATGCTATTATTCCATCATAACCACCAGAGAAAGAATCAATAGGATTATTATTTCCACCTAAATTTAATGTTCCACCAGACCATTCTAAAATGTCTAATTTTGTTAATGTTTCATTTACTTCTTCTGATAACATATTATTATTTTGCATACTAATAATAATATCATCATTAGTTGAACCGCTTGATAATATTTCCCAATTTATAATACCTAAATCACAATATGATAAATCAATTGATGTTATAGTTTGTGTAGTAGAAGGTAATGTTAATCCACTTAATGATTCATTTCCAAATAAGTTTATATCACCACTTAAATTAGATAAATTAGATAAATTTAAATTTGTAAAATCACATTGACTTAAATTTAGATTTGTTATTAATTCTGATGATACAGGAAAAATAATATCAATTACATTATTATTAGATATAAATCTTATATCTCCACTTAATCCAGTTAAACCACTTAAATTTATAATACCTGTTGTATTACTACTAATATCTAAATCACCATATAAATTACAATAACTAAAATCAAATAAAGTAATTTGTTGTGTATCATTTGGATATATTACTCTATTTAATTGATTATTATTACCGAAATCAAATAATGATAAATTTGTTAATAATGATAAATCTAAAGTTCCTGATATGTTTTGATTATTTGCTGTTAAACCAGTAATATAACTAAAATCAGATATTTGTATGGCTGAATATAAAAATTGTCCAGTTAAACCAGTAAATGATGGGTTATTAGTTATTTGTGAATTATATCCTTGTAAGAACCAAGTTGCAGTATTAGTAGTACCTGTTGTTATATATGGTGAATATGTTCCGGTTTTTGTAGTATATAGAATTAATGTAGGTATTTCGGCATTAGTATAAACAGTCCAACCTTTTTCTTCTAAATCTATTTTTGCTTGAACACCATTAAAACCACCAGATATAGTATCAATACCAGCATTTGTTCCATCAATATAACAAATTCCACTTAACCAACCAGTTTCATTTAATTTAGCTAAATTACCATTTACTTCAGTAGTAGTCATATTATTGTCTTGTAACTGTATATCTACATAATTACTTGTATCACCTGTTGCTAATACTTCCCAATTTAATAATCCTAAATTACAAGAATATGCCATTATACTTGTAAATGAATTTTCAGTATATGGAAAAATAATATCAGTTAAATTGGGATTACTATATGCATAAAAACTCCCACCTAATCCAGTTAGACCTGATAAATCTAAAGTTCCAGTTAAATTGCAAGAATAGGCAGAATATATTGTAAAAGTTTTTGAACTTACTGGATTAATTATTTGAGTTAAGTTTGGGTTCGAACGTACAGATAATTGACCACCTAATCCAGTTAATCCTGATAAATCTAAAGTTCCAGTTAAATTGCATGAAAATGCATAGTAGTAAGTTATTAGTCTATTACTTACTGGATTAATAATTTCAGTTAGATTAGCATTTGAATAAACTCTAAAATTACCCCCTAATCCAGTTAATCCAGATAAATCTAATGTTCCAGTTAAATTGCATGAAAATGCATAATATATTGTAAAAGTTTTTGAACTTACTGGATTTATAATTTCAGTTAGATTAGCATTTAAATAAACGCTAAAGCTTCCACCTAATCCAGTTAATCCTGATAAATCTAAAGTTCCAGTTAAATTACATGAATATGCATAATAGAATGTAATTAATCCTGAACTAACAGGATTTATTATTTCAGTTAAATTTGGATTTGAATATAGTTTAATATCACCACCTAATCCAGTTAATGTAGATAAATCTAAAGTTCCAGTTAAATTACAAGAATAACCATATAAATAAGTTATAGTAGTGTTTGTTATTGGAAAAGTAACACCAGTTAAATTACTATTACTATAAAAACGATATTGTGATGTATTTGTTAATAAAGAAAAATCTAATTGATTTATTAAATCATCACTATTAACATCAATATAAGTAACTACACTATAATCATCTAATTCCATTATACCATCTAATTCAACACCAGTTAATCCTGTAAATGATGGACTATTTGTTTGATAATATTCATCATTTAAATACCAATTACTAGTATCAGATGTAGTTTGTATTTCTGGTGTAATAGAACCAGTTTTATTTGTTGTAAATTCAAAAAGTATTCTATCAGGATTTATATAAATATTCCAAGATTTTCCACTTAAACTAATTTTAGCAGCTACTCCATCAAATCCACCACTAACAACATCAGGTCCTGCATTGTTTCCATCAATGTATAATGTTCCACCAGTCCAACCTTCTGTATCTAATTTTACTAATGTTTCATTAACTTCATCTTGTGTTAATGAACAATCATTAACTTTAATTAATATATTACTATTATCTGCTGTAAAATTTTCCCATGAAATTACACCTAAACTTGTATATGATAAATCAATTTCAGTAAATACTGCACTATAAGTAGGCATTGTTAAAGTCGATAAACTTGTATTACCAGATAATAATAATTGTCCTCCTAAATTTGTTAAATTACTTAAATTTAATGATGTAAAATTACAATTATATGCACTAAATAAAGAGAATAAATTAGAACTTGAAGGTAATGTTATACCAACTAAATTATTATTTTCGTGAATTTGAAGTATTCCACTTAAATTTTGTAAATTACCTATGTTAATAGTAGTGAAATTACAGTTATCAAGGTCAAATCGTATCACTGACGCTGTTATTGGAGGTAATGTGATAGAAGATAAGTCTGGGTTATTACATAGTCTTAAATCACCTCTAATTGTGGTTAAACTGCTTAAATTTAATTCTTCAAAAGCACAACCATTTAACCAAAATGTAGTAATATTTTGTGAAAGTGTAGGCCAAATTATAGTAGATAATGTTGGGTTATCATTTAATTTTATAGTATCTTGTAAAGCAGTTAAATAAGAAATATCTAATGTTCCTTTAATTGCTTCATCATCCCAAATAATACTTGTTAATCTTGTATAATCTGCAATAGTTAAAGATACTGTTCTATCCACACCATTTAATGTAAATGATGGATTATTAGATGTTTGTGTTCCAACACCAAAAACTTGCCAAGTACCTATACTTGCATCATTTGTAGTAATGACTGGTTCAAAATTACCGAATTTATTAGTTATAAATGTTATTGAATTAGGTGGTGGTGCTACTGCACTTTGTCTTAATGATGGTTCATAAACAAAATCACCTTCTGTTAAACCACTAATATCGTATCTATAATATGGAAATATTGATATTTCATCAATATAACCATTTAATAATCTTACATTTGTACTATCGTGTTTTCCGATTAATAAATTAGTAGTAGAATCATATATTTTTTCTCTATTTATATTACCTGCATAATAACCATTAACAAATATTGATAAATATAATGAATCCCCTTGTACTAATACTTCGTGCCAAGTATCAAGATAAGCTAATTCAGAAGATAAAATATCTGTATATGTTTCCCCACTATAACCGAAACCTAATTTATATCTATCTACATCATTTTGATTTCTAAAATATAAATACCAACCTAAATTATTATTATTTAATTTTTTACTTAATAATGATATATAATCTAATTTTGCAGATGATTTAATATAAAATTTAGTAATTATAGTAAAATCATTTGTACCTAAATTAAAATTATCATTATGTGTAATTGACATAAAATCATTTACACCATCAAATGTTAATCCATTTGTTAAATTATATATTGGTTGATAACCAATTTCGTGTTGAAGCGCCATATTATCATCTTCATCTTTCCATTGGTAAACATAATTTCCAGTTGTATATAAAATATTTTGATTTTTATAAAGTTCTGATTTTAAATCTAATATAGGTACAATTGTTCCCATTCTTAGAGGTGGTGTAAATACTTGTTCACCACCAGAATAATTTAGAGATGAACCATTCCAACCACTAAATATATCTTTATATCCGTTCTTTATAGATATTTGACTAATATAACAATCAGGTCTTTGTGAAGGGGTGCTACTTCTACCAATTTCCAATGGCATTTCAGTTGCATAACCACTAGGTGCAAGTTCATAACAAGCATAAAATTTTCCATCTACAAATAATGTATACGAAACACTATCATATTGAATTAATATATGATACCAATAATCTGGTATAATAGCGAATGCTTGTTGATATCTTACTACTTGTCCTAATACACCTACTTTAAAATAACCAAGTGAAAAATAAAGTAAATCAATATAATTATTTGTATATGGATCATCATATTGCCATATGAATACCATAGTATAACCAGTTTGTTTTAGTTTTATATATCCATCGAATATAAAATTTTGTGAATAATCAAATGATTTATTAGCTCTCAAATATTGTGTAATATCAACATTAAATTCAATTGCTTTTTCTGTATCATTATAAGTAGGTCTATTGGCTTCTGTTTCTTGTTTAAATACCCAACCAGTTTCAATAGAAGACCAAGTGACTACATCAGTACCCCCACTTAATTCAACTCCCCTATTATGTTTTAAAACTATTTCATTTTGATTAGTTGAAATATTATTATTTAATAATACAGCCATTTGTTATTTTATAGTATCTTTTTTATTAACAAATAAATATTAATAATACCATCTCCCCAGGCAGTGCTACTAATATATAAATTTGTAGTATTTACACTACTAAAATATTGTTGTCCTATTGGTACAATTTTATCATCATTAGCATTAATAGTATAATTATTTATTATTTCAGTTGTTCCAACTGATGTACCTAAAGAAATATTACCCGCAGTATAACCAGATGTTTCTACAATAATACATTCATCAATTACATAACCAGCAGGAATAATAATTGTTAATTGTTTATCACTTGAAATATTAGTATCAGATATTCTTAATAAACCATCATATTCAGATGCTGCAACATTAACAAATTTTTGTAAAGTGGCATCAAATCTAATAATATCATTATCAATTAGCCCAGACATTTCGCTATCTAAAGCACTTTGTATACTACCACTAACTAATGATTCTATACCATCAGAATCTTTTAAATATAATCTATTATCTGATTTACTATAAATAAATACATAACCTACTGGTGGTGTAGGTGAAGGTGTATCTGACAAATCTTTTAAATGTATTATAGGATAGGTTTTCTTAGCCATTGGATTTAATTTCTTTTTTATTATATATTAAAATAATAACATCAGTAAATTAAATTATTAATACAGCAAAAAAAATAATAAAAATTTTTATCGGTAAATATTGTCTATTAAATCTTAATCATAGTTTTACTCTACAACTTTTTCAAATTTAAAATAAAGAGATAATTGACCTGATCCAAATGCAGTAGAACTAACATAAATATCCGTATTAGCTACTAATGAGAAGAATTTTTGACCAATCGGTAAATCAATTACATCATCAGCATCAATAGTTTCACTATTTACAATTTCATTTGACCAAGCAGATATACCTATTGATACATTTCCTGCAATAAAACCTATAGTTTCTTCCGCTATAATAGATGTAATTCTATATTTTAATGGACATTGAAATTCTAATATAGTATTACCTGTAATTCCACTTTGTGTTTGGAATATAAATGTATTTAAGCCATCTACATAATCTTTATCGATTAATGATCTATTTGAAAAATAAGGTGAATAATCGGAATCATATTCGATACCTCTTGTATCACTAGTTCTATTATCATATATTTTAAAATTACCACTACCAACAATAAATGACATTGATGTTGTACCAGAACCCGCTGCTAATTCAATAATATTTCTATATAATACTGGGCTATCTTGACGTTCTTGACTAATTACTTGATATTTTGTTTCTTCACCTGTTTCAGTAGTATATGCTAATACTGATAATTCTGGATCATCTGAATGAACACCGCTTATAACATAATTCATTTTAGCTTGATCATTACCACTATCACCTAAAGTAAACGTTGTGGTAAAATTATTTTCTGTATTACAAGTTATAATAAATGTTTCACCTGATGTAATACTTCCCCCTAAATCGATAGTTCTATTATTAGCAGTAGTACCTTTACCATCTAATAAAAATGTTGTTGTTAACCAATTATAATCAACTAAACTTCTTGATGTGTAATTTGCTGAATAATCTATATCATATTTAATACCTTCAAATGAACCATAATCAGAACTAATTATCATAGTTGTATTAGTCATAGCAAAATTAGTTGCAGATGTACTTGTGGCTTTTAATGTAACTCCACTATTATCTAACCATATATTACCAACCATAGTAGTATTTAATGTATACATACTAATACCTGTCAATGGACTTACTGAGTTTCCTAAATATATAAAATCATTATTAATATCATATTTAAATCCACCTATTGTATCATATCTAGATATATCATAATTCCAATAAGGAATACCACCTAATATTGGTAAATCTTCACGTGTTGCAACAGCCTGTGTATCAGTTAAATCAAATGTATTTGGTGTATCTATAGTTGCTTGACCAATTCTAAATGTATCATTTACTTCATTAAATATAAAAATATATGGGTCTAATGAACCTCTATCTACTTGAATACCAGCTTGTGTATAAGTAACACCTGCACCAGTTTCACCACTATTAATAGTTATAATATTATCTGCAACATTTAATTGTTGTGTATTTACAAATGTTGTTGTGCCTGATACATGAAAATCGCCTAATATTGTTACACCTGATAAAAAAGTACCTCCACTTACAGATGATACAGTATTATCTTTAAAAAATCCATAATTAACAGCATCAGTATCATTTGTAGGATTAGCTAAACCAGAAACTTTATCGATAGTTAATGTTTCATTACCTCTACCAGCTAATAATGCATATTGAAAATGGTCATCATCATTTAATCCACCTAATGAACCGTGATCCGATGGTGCAGAAGTTGGTGATAATGATTGACCTAACCAATTTACATAATTATCACCTAAATCTGTTTGTACAATTTTTGCTTTTGGTGTATTAGTATAAGCAGAAGCAGTTTGATATATTACTGTTGCCATTGGTACAAATTCTTGGAATGATAACCCATTTGTAATTAAATTACCCATTTCTACATTAGCTCCTGATCTAGCATCACCTGCGGTTGCGTAAGTTTCTTGACCTAATATTGCAATTATTGGTGTATTAACATCATTAGTTGCAAATATATGTGATAAAACAAATTGATTATTACCTACTTCGACTAATGACCAATCACCAAGAGTATTTAAATTATAAGCTAATAAATTAGCATTATTAAAATCATAATTAATAATAGCAAAAGTATTACCAGTTGCATAAGTTCCACCAGTATATGAATTCCAAGTTGTCCCACTTCTATAAAATACAGGACAATTTAAAGGAAATGATATTTGTTGTGTTGCACTATCTTCTATTATATGTATAATATCTTCGTCCCAAATTTGACCTTGTGATACAGAAAATTGTGCATGTTCATCTAATGAAGCTGCAGCACCAGTAATTGTAAAATCACCAAGACCTAAACCAGATATATAAGTTGTTCCAAATTTATTATGTAAATATGCATGAGTAGTACCGTCCATAACTAATCCATGTCGTTCTTCACCTAAATGAATAACTCTTTGTTCAGATACATTCCAATATAATTCAGCAACATAAGCGTATGTAAAAATAATATCACTATTAAATGTTGTAGTTTGTGTTAAAACGTCATCATTAAAATAAAAGAAATGATTACCTTCAACGTTAGTAATTGTTATAGTATCACCAGTACTTGTAAACTTTTGACCTGCAATATAATAATCAAAAGATTCAGCAATAGGCATAATATAAAAAGTATTACCAGAAACATATATTGTAGATGCTTCCTTTTGACTAACTTGAAAACCAGTTGGTTCATGAGGTATTGCAGCAAATTCTAATATACTTGTATCAACATAATTTTTAGTTGCACCATCTGTAACTCCACTTGGCTCTGATAAATTTATAATTCTATTACTGTTAAAATCAAAATTAGATGATACTAAAATTTGTTTATTTTTAATTCTTTTAGATGACATTGTGAACAACTATTTTTTTATTATATATTAAAAATTATTAACCGAAAAAAATATACAATAATTAAATAAAAATAATTAATTATGTTAATAGAGAAATATATTGTAATGGGAATTAAATACGATGAATTATATGTAAAAAATATACAATCAACATTTTATAAATATTTATTTAATCTGTCAAAGAAAACCGTTAAATCTTCAGTTTAATGGATGAATTTGACACCTAACTCTTTAATTATTTTAAACCATTTTTAAAAATGGAAAAAAGTAATATATTTTTAATTATATATAGTTATGTTAGAATAAAATTTAACATAAAAACAGATGAAAACAATTAAATATACATATAAGTTTAGATTAGAACCAACACAAGAACAGCAAGTGTTATTGAATAAACACTTTGGTTCAGTGAGGTTCGTATATAATTATTTTTTAAATCAAAGAAAAGATGAATATTTAAACAATAAGAAAACTTTAAATTATTATGACCAATCAAAAGAACTAACACAATTAAAAAAAATCGATGATAAGAAATGGTTGAAGGAAATAAACTCACAGACACTTCAATTTTCTTTAAATTGTTTAGATACTGCTTATGATGGTTTTTTTAAAAAAAGAACACAATTTCCAAAGTTTAAATCAAGGAAATCGAAAAATTCATTTACTATACCCCAATTTGTTTCAGTAAAGAAAGATAAACTAATCATACCAAAGTTTAGAAATGGTATTGAAATGATAATGGAAAGAAAAATAAAAGGAACAATCAAACATTGTTCTATATTAAAAAAACCTACTGGAAAATACTTTGTTTCGATTTTAACTGAAATGGAATACAATTCAGTTAATAAAACAGGATTATCAGTAGGAATAGATTTAGGAATAAAAGATTTTTTAGTGTTGTCTAATGGAACGAAAATCAAGAACCATAGATTTCTAAAACATTACGAAAGGATTTTAAAATTAAATCAACAATATCTATCACGAAAGACCATTAAATCAGTTCGTTATGAAAAACAAAGAATTAAAATAGCAAGAATACACGAAAAAATTACTAACTCACGAATGGATTTAATACAAAAAACAACCATTAATTTAATCAAACAATTTGATACAATTTACTTGGAGGACTTAAATATAAAAGGAATGATGAAAAATCATAAACTATCAAAAGCAATTAGTGATGTTAGTTGGGGAACATTCGTTCAAGTTTTAGATTACAAATCATTATGGAATGATAAATCTGTAGTTCATATAGATAGGTTCTTTCCTTCATCTAAAACCTGTTCTAAATGTGGTTGGATAAACAATAATTTAACAATCAAAGATAGATATTGGATTTGTTCCAAATGTGGTGAAAAACACGATAGAGATTTTAACGCAGCAACTAATATTCTCAACGAAGGATATAGAATAAATATATCAGTTGGAACGACTGATTACGAGCGCGGAGACCAAATAAGACTAGAGAAATCTGGCGTAATCTGTGAAACGCTTAAAGAGAAGGAACATTATGTTCCAGAAACTACTACATCTTTAGTGTAGTAGTAGTTCATAAGCAGTTATATTTTCAATATTATAAATAGAGAATTCTTCTAATAAATTATTAGTTCGTCTTTCGTTTAATTTACTATCATCTTTTATAATGCATTTAATTAATTGGTCACTTGCTGTTTCGATATCAAAATCTTTATAATAATATCCTGCTTTTTTAATTCTTGGTGAATTATGAATTAATGGATATTTATTATAAAGAACATCAAAATATAAATAATTTAATTCATTTTCCCATTGTGTAGAAACTACAATATCAGTATATTTAGATAAAATATATGGTGTATTAAATCTATCTTCAAATGTGGCTATGCCATATCTTTTAATATTTAATTTATTTACTAAGGAAACAAATTTTTTATTTTGATTATATTTCATAGAGTTTAATACTCTAACTTTTCCAAATAATTCAGGTCTTTTATTATAAGCCCTTTCTACAATTAACATTGGATAAATAGATGTTTTAATTGCATTTATATTTGGTTCAAAAATAGTTATATTTTTTTTATTTTTTATCCATCCTTCAAATTTGAAAAAAGGATTCATACCATTTTCTTTTAAACTTAAATTATATTTATCGATGAAATATGTATCCCATATCATAGGTAATATTTTAACAGGACATTTATAAATTTCTTCTAAATAAAATTTACTTGTTTTTTCGTGATGTGGTAATGTCCAGATTTCATCATAAATATCACTATAAATTTCGTTATTAGATGGATTAAAAAGAATATCTTCATTATCTAAAATATAAGCATTTCCTATACGATACATAACAATTTTAGTTCCACGTAACCTTAATTCTTTAGTTATTTCTACATTAATTTTTATTCCTGCTTCTATAAATAAATCTACTTTATTTTTAATATCATCCCATTTTGTGAATTCGAATTCATTTATATTAAATATTTCATCTCCATTAAGTTCATCAATTGGAATACCAAAATTAACAAGATAAACATTAATATCTTTAATATTTTTTAATATCATGTATAAGAAAAATACATTTTGTAATGCACCACTACTCCAAACACTAAAATTAGGGTTTGTTACACCAAAAGTTATCGCAACATTCATAATTAGTTTTAAATTTTAATTTATATATTATTTAAGTAGGGTTTTATTTAAAAAAAAAGGGAAGATTAATCTTCCCTTTTTTAAAAATGTTAATATTTAATTATAAATCCATTAAATAACTATATTTTATTACAATATAATCTGTTCCTGCTACTACATCAAATCCTGCTTCGACTGGATTAAACCATAATATGCTTCCTTGTGCTGGAATACCAGTATCGAAATAAAATGGTATATTAGTAGTACTAGATGCTGTTGTAGGATTCACTCTATATTCTATACCATTTATATAAGCTGATACAAAACCAACTGGATCATAATTTAATGCTATACCTGTTGAACCTGCTACACCCGATATAGTAGCACTACTAGTTACTTGCATCCATATAATAGGTGTTGTTAGTCCTGAATTAGTTGTTATTTTAATTGTCCAATCGTCTACTTTTACATTTAATTTTGCATCACCTGATGTATATGTTAAACCAGAACCTGCTACACCACTTAAATCTACTGTTGCACCACTTAATTCTAGAATATCACTTTCATTAATAGTAACTCTACTTTCTATAGAACCTGTCCATCCACTTAAATTAGATATGTTTGTAATATTTGTATTAATAGAACCAGTATTAGATGAAATATTATTTGCATTAATAATAATATCTGCCGCTAAAACACTAGACCATCCACTTAAAGAAATAATATTAGATGCTAAATTTCCTGTCCATCCACTTAAAGCAGCAATATCTATAACATTAGTTTCTACTTGTGTATTAATAGAACCTGTCCATCCACTTAAAGAAACGATATTAGATGCTAAATTTCCTGTCCATCCACTTAATTCTGCAATATCAGAATCATTACTTGTAATATCATTTTCATTAATAGTAACTCTACTTTCTATAGAACCTGTCCATCCACTTAAATTAGATATGTTAGTAATATTAGTTGATATACTTGATGCTAAATTACCTGACCAACCACTTAATGTAACAATATCGGCTGATAAGTTTCCAGTCCAACCACTTAAAGCTGTTGTATAACCACTTACCACTAATATATCACTTGTTAAATCTGGTATGGTATTTATGTCAGATAATATAGATGTTTCAATTTTTAATCCATCCACACCTTGTTGTAAACCAGAATCTCCTAATGTTACTTCATCCAATTCAACATAAAATTGATTACCTAATAATTTTAATGCATTTCCATCTGCTGTATATTGAACACCACTAGAAAATAATTTCCAAGTTTGTTCATCTACATATGGATTAATGTCAGTTATATCAACTGCTGTTGTTGTTGCCAATATCCAAGATGATGCTGTAAGAGTATCACCAGACAAAACAAAAACATAATCGTTTATAGATGTTTCTCCACTAGTTGCATCAGAATCAGTTGCTCTTATTAAAGTTGTACCTGATATTTGAAAAATACCATTTTGTTGTAAATTTGATTGATTTTTTAATAATATTCTACCTGCTTCTGGTAAAGTAGAAGTACTTATACCATCAATAGTTTCTGGTAAATAAGTAAACCCACTATTACCATTCGTATAACCAGTAATATTAACTGTAGATGCTAATGTAACGGGATCTTTAACAGTAATGGCTGCACCTGTTCCAGATGTACTTCCACTTGATAAACCTTTTGTACCCACATATTTATAAAATCGAATTCTAGGTGGAGAAGAATAACCAACAGTAACACTAGGAGTACTATAAAATGTCAAGACACCAGATTCTACATCAACAATCCAATCACCATCACCGAAATAAATAGGTGTTGTTCCATCACTAGCAAATAACGAATAAAAATATGAAGTACCATCACCATAATTAAATGGAATGGCATCTTTTAAATCATCATGATAGAAACCAACATCTGAACCAGAAATACCATTTAATTGTAATAAATCGAAATATTTTACTACTCCTAATGTTACCAAATCTCCTAATACTGGTGCAGTGTTAGGAATACTATCAGCCTGAGCCCATATTTGATCAGGTAATACTTTATAATAACTTTGATACGGTTCTTCATTAAAATTTCTAGTTGTTAATGGATATTCGGTGTCAGCTACTCCTATTAACTTTTTATATAATTTTTCCGCTATTTGTTGTTCTGATATTGCCATTTTATTTTATTATTTTTTATTTTTTATTAACTTATACTTGTAAATTTCTTTGTACTACCTGATTGTAAACCGATTCTAACATATACTGTACCTGTTCTAACTGATCCAAATGTAACTTTTCTTGTTGTTACTGTTGATTCACCAAACACCAACATAGCATCTCCATCACTATCACCAGTAGCACCACCCCAAGCAGCATTAGCATCTAACCAGGCTGTACCAGTTGCACCAACTACTCTTACATATAATTTTATACCAGTTATTATATTTGTTGAACCAAAATTTTCTACACCATTTATAGTAAATGTAAAATTAGTATCATTTGATACTGAACCAACACTAAAACAAGCCCATCTATAATTAAGTGAATCTACATGTGTGTCACCACCAGTAACAGATAAATAATTAGGTCCTCCATAAGCGGAATAATCAATACTACCTGGCCATTGATATTTTCCTTCTTTCATCATTAATTCTCTAACCCAATCTCCTGTGGTTAAATCTGATGAAGATACCCAAGTACCATAATAATAATTAGATAAAGCAGTTGTAGGAAATGGACCTGTACCAGATAATTTTCTACTAGTTTCAACAGATTTTGTATCAATTCTATATGTAGATTTTGTAACTACATCTGTATCAGATGTTCCCTGTATATTTCTTCCATTTAAAGTATACGAAAAACTATTATCATTAAATACATTATTTGCAATATTTACAGATGCGCCTGTTTCATTATATGTTACATTTGCTGCTGGAACACCTGTTGGTACAGACCATCCAGTATCTACTACATATGATCCATTTATTTTCCATATAGTAGGATTATAAAACCATTTAACTGCTCCTGCAATATCAAAATCAACATTTGTAATACTTTGTCCATATGATAAAGTTGGAATACCTGATATATAAGATGACATAGTAGGCATAGTTTCACTATTAGTTGTTACTACTACTGTACTTGCAACTTCATCTACATAAAAACTTTTTGTTTCTGGTGTATCTGTACCAGGATGAGCAAAAGTTAGTGTTCTTAAAGTAGCACTTGGTGTAAATGCACTTGTACTATCAGTTAAACTGAATGCGGTAACACCCGTCCAAAAACCAGCTTGACCTGCTATCCCATAATATGGATCAGCTATTGTATATCTAATCCATCCACTAGATTTAGTAACAGAACTTGTTGTTAAAGTTACTGTTTCTATGGTACTATGAACAGTATCACTTAGAGTAAAAATACCACCATCTCTTGATCTTGCTGCTGATCCTGTTAAACTAATAACACTAACTGATATATCGGGTGTAGTATTTGTTGTTATAGAAGATGTTGTTGTTGTTGTTCCACCAGCTATTTTCATACTTTCGTATAAAGTACCACCAATATTTAAATTACTAAAAACATTATCCCAACTTGTTAAAGGAGGTGAAGGTGCCAATAATAAAAGCATTTCGTTAACAGCATCAGCCATATTAGCAACTGTTGTACCACTAGTCCAATCAGTAAATATACCATCAGAATATGAACCGTCAGTAGGTATACCAAGTATACCACTTGTACTAGTAACTGCTGATATAGCAGTAGTTACATATTCTACTGTTACTGCTGATAACGTATCAGTTATCGTTGGTGTAGTCAATAATATATTTGCTTGATCTATTGTTTTATCTGCTATTTGTTTTCCTTGAATTTTTGGCATTTTGTTTTAATTATTTTTTGTCTTTTTTTATTATATATAAATATTTCATTTCAATTCTTATTTATTAATATAAACAAATGAAATTTTATCAGAAGTTGTTAATTCAAATCCTGCATTTGGAATAGAACCAGTATATTTCCAATATAAACTATCATTTATTGCTTCTTGACCAGGTGTTTTCTCTGTAAATCCATCTGCTGAAAAATAACAATCTGTTCCTATTAACATTTGTACACCATTAACATAAACATTTACTGCTGAACCTGTTACATTAGATTGTAATAATTTTATATCAGTTGCTTTTGGTGCTACTACTGATGTATTTCTTGCTGTCATTCCAATATTTGCACCTGATAATTTTCCATCATTTAAAACAGATACACCATAATTTCCTGTATATTGGAAAAAAGTAGCTTTAATACTACCCCATCCCATATTAGTAGGTGTATAACCTTCTGAAAAATGAATTATTCCAGAATAATAATCTACTGTCCAAGCACCTTGTGTTTGATATATTTCTGTACCATTCCCTTGAAATAATCTTAATTGAAAACCATAACTAGGTTCATTTGTTAATGCTTCTGGTACATCAACTGGAGAAATCCAAGGTCTAATAAATTTACCACCTGTTGTAACTTGACCTCTTTGTTCAACTGGATAAGAATTATCTTTAAATGTACCACCAGATATATAAGTATATGCTTGTCCATTTGATCCATAAATCATATCTAATTCTACTTGAACAAAAGCAGTAACTGCGTAATTAGCACTTGCTTCTGTTATAGCATCTGTATAAGTAAATGCAGGATTAATAGAACTATTCCATACATCATTTAATGAAACATTATGTGATGATTTATATTTACTTTCATATACATTTTGCGTAGCTTCTGTTAAACTTTTGCTTAATGCATGAAAATATGATAATTTTTGTTGTTCGGTTGCTGATAAATTACCCATTGTAATTATTATATATTTTTCTTTATATATTAAAAATTACAAATTAAAAAATAAAAAAAAAGACTAATTTTAAAATTAGTCTTTTTTATAAATTTTTTCAAAATAGGTGTTAATCAAAATTAATCATGAAATCAATTGTTTCTAATTGTTGTGTCGTAATTTCTTGTGGTAAATCTTCAAAATTTAATTTAGATAAAACTAAAGAACAATCTTCATTTAATAACTGATTATATTCATTAATTTGTTTTTCTCTATCTGAAATAATTTCTAAATAATTTGCTTTTAATGAATTTAATTCTTCATCAAATTTATTTAAATCTATTATTTTAAATCTATTATTTTCTATAATTGGTTGTCCATTATCATCTTTTTCACTATGTACATTACATAATTGAATTCTTTGATTTTCGTATGATGTAAATTCTTCTGATGCTTTAATTGCTTCTTCTAAATTTTTTAATTCCTCTTCCAATTTCTTTTTATTTTTAATAACAGTAAATGCGAATTTCACCCCTTTTAATTCTGATACAGAATTTAATGCTTCAAGATATTCGTATAAATTTCTATTTTTCATAATTTTTTAATTTGTTTTTTATTTATATATTATATAAATGTGGTCTAAAATAAAAAAAAGTGTACTTTTATTAAAAAAATACACATTTTATAAGAATAAAATTATTTTTATGTTAATTTATCAATTGTAAATAATAATGTATCAACTCCTGATCCATCATATGTAATAGTATAATCGGAACCTTGGATTGTAACACTTGTAGATTCAGTTTCTGTAGTAAATGTATATTCATATAGTCCACCTAAATCCCAAACAAAACTTCCACCAGAGTTAGATGCAATTACATTAGTTTCTCCACTTATTATTATAGTAGCAGTATCACCAGTATTAGGTGCATTAAATATAAATGACGTACCAGTAATAGCCATACCTAATGTATAAGTTTCTCCACTATTTATTACAATAGAACCTGTTACTACCATAGTCTTATCATATGTTGTTGTATTATTAGAAGCATCAGTAACAGAATAATTTATACTATATTGACCAGGTTCAAATACATATGTTATACCTGTATCACCTGATATAATTATACTAACAGAAGAATTTGGTATTGTACCATCTACTGCATCATATACTGAATCAATTGTTTCTCTAATAATATCATCAATAGTTATACCAGATGCTGGTATTTGTGTATCATCTGGAATAGTCATATCAAATGTTACACCACTACCTTTACTTGTAAATGTAATAATTGGTCCAATATCATCTACTAAAATTATATAATTTTCTAATGTTTTATTTGTTGCGTTATCACTTATATAAACTATTATATCATATGTACCAGTTTCAATTATTTCAGTTAATGGTAAAACCAACCCAGATTCTCTTATTTGTATTGTTGCGTCAGATATAGCTAAAATACCATCTCTATTATCTGTAATTCCACTGATAAACCAGTATAATACTGTTGATGATGATATATTAACATTACCACTACCATCCCTAGTTACTGGAAATACATAAGTACTTCCACTAGGAGTAGTAGGTGTAGCACCACTATTCATAGTAAATACAGGTGGTATTAAATCCAATGTAGGTTCAGTAGATGTTAAATATCTAATTGTTGGATTATCTTGTACCCATAATATTCTACTATGTGCTTGATACATTTCAAATTCTGATAAGAAATCTAATGTTATAGTTTTACCAGTAGTTGTAATTAATATATCAAAATTAGTAGTATCTAATGTATATGTAAGAATATCAGTATATGGTATACTAACTTGTATTTCATCAGTAATATCAGTAATTGTAAACATTGTAGAACCACTAATACTTTCTCCAGTATTCCAAAATGTATCTGAAATAACATTACTAAAATAAAGTCCAGTAATATTAACAATTTCATTAGTAACATCTTCAAATGAAATATCAGATTGTGTTAAATTAGCCATTAGAACATCTATATAAATAGTATAGTCAGAAGGGTTATTTAAATATATTTGAGGAACTCTATTTGTAGAATTTCCAGTTAATAATAATAATTTATGTGCATATCTAATAATATTTGGTTCACCTTCCATCCAATAACTAATATATTGTTCTTCTTCAATTTGACATTTTGGATCAGTTTCATCATAAGTAATTTTTAATAATATAAAAGTAACATTATTTCCTAAACTACCATATAAAATTGGTTGATTTACAGATTGTGGATTTAATATCATTCTAGCAGTTGCTTGAGATTCATATAAAATATTTATATTTGCTAAATCTATTTTTCCTAAAATGTTTGGTCCTTCTGTTGCTAAAAAGCTACATTTAAATGGTCTAATTACTCTTGATGAATTACTTAACATTTTGTTTGGTTGGATGTACATATTTACATTTTATTTTTTAATATATACTTATATATTAAAATTAATTTTCAATATATGAAAAGATTAAATGAAATAGATTTTATTTACAAATGTTCTAAGATCCACAATAATAAATACAATTATGATTTAACAAAATATATTAATATGAGAACAAAAATAATTGTTATTTGTTCTATACATGGAAGTTTTGAACAAAAAGCACAATGTCATATAGGTGGTCAAGGTTGTCCAAAATGTGCAATAAAATATAAAGCAAGTAAATTAGCATTAACTAAAAAAGTATTTATAAAAAAAGCTAAAGAAATTCATGGTAATAAATATGATTATTCATTAATAAAAGAACATAAAAATAATCATACCAAACTTAAAATTATATGTCCTATTCATGGTATATTTGAACAAATATCAAATTCACATTTAAATGGTAATGGTTGTCCTGATTGCGGTGGAGTTGGTAAATATGATACTAAATCGTTTATAAAAAAAGCTAACGAAAAACAAGGATTTAAATATGACTATTCGTTAGTTAATTACATAAATATTATAACTAAAATTAAAATTATATGCCCAGAACACGGTGAATTTGAACAAAAACCAACAAAACATTTAAATAATCATGGATGCCCAGATTGTCAAAAATCTATAGGTGAATTAAAAATAAAATTATTATTAGAAAAAAACAATATAAAGTATGAAGTTCAAAAAACATTTAATAATTGTAGAAATATAAATGTTTTACCTTTTGATTTTTATTTACCAGAAAATAATTTATGTATAGAATTTGATGGATTACAACATTTCAAACCTATAGAATTCTTTGGTGGTTTAAAAACATTTAAGAAATTAAAAATAAATGATAAAATTAAAACTGATTATTGTAAAAATAATGATATTAAATTAATTAGAATCCGGTATAATGAAAATATTAAAGATAAATTATCAAAAATCTCTATTTTATAAAATACTATTATTAAATGTGTCTGTTAATAAATCGGCATCTACCATTTCACCAAGATTAACTAAATATATAGGATTTATATTTGTAAATCTTAAATCAATTTTTGGATTTTCTTCAATATTATTCCATACATCATTAATTTGAAAAATTATCTGTAATATCACTTATATTTACATATGTATTTTTATATTCTATATATTAAATATAATTATATTATAATTTTTATTTTATACCGCTTTTGTTCCTGTATAATAATACCAATCAGTACCATCAGATACAACAAAATATGTCAATGATGTACCTGTATTATCTTTAAGAGTTGCTTTAAAACCTGCACCTTTAGATGAAGCTGTTCCTAATACTGCTACTATTTCTGCATTTGTTGGAATATCATCTGTAAATCCAGATATATAATAACTATCTACATAAGATTTATCTACTAAACTTCTATTTGTATAATTAGCAGAATAATCTGATGAATACGTCAATCCCGAAAAAGTAGGATTACCACTATTAACAATAATAGAACTAGAATTTATATTCGTAGTTAAATAACTAGTATAATTATTACCAAATTGTATCTGGTTATTGTTTATTTGAATATTATAATTATTACTTTGTACATAAAATCCTAATATATTATGTACTGCTTTAAGTGATTCATCATCAGACGATACATCAATTTCACCAGCTCTAAACTTGGTATAATACTGATCTACTATAGTATGTATTATTAATGTATACTCATTTCCCGTTAATTCTATTATAGTATTTGCTGTTAAATCACCACCCAAATTAATAGTTGTTCCTGTTACTGTAATTCCATTTCCACTAGTATATGAAGTTCCACCAGAATTAAAAATAGCAGTATCTACATAAGATTTATCTACTAAAGATCTGTTTGTATAATTATCAGAATAATCATATAGATATTTTATACCACCGAATGTAGTACCACTATTAGTATATATATCTAGACTAGTTTCATGAAAAGCTAAAGTAACTCTATTTTCTGATGTTAAATTACTTACTGATAATGTTAATTCATCAATTAGCATTTCCAAGCTAGATTTTTTATCATTAAAATTTATATTATTTCCAGATTTAACATAAAATGATTCAGCATTTTCATCTGTTCCAAAATCAACATATAAATCACCACCAACTAAAGTTCCATAAAAATTAAAATTTCTAAATCTAGTGCTAGATGAAGACTCACCAATTTGAAAATTAGGTTTAATTCCTATTATTTTAGATGTATTTGCATAAATTCCGTGATCTTTAACTGTTAACCGACTATATTCATCACTAGATAAATCTATATCTGTTAATTTAACACCAGATTCATCTAGAGTTAATTTTTGATAACTAATATCATTTTGATCAGTAATTACATTAAAATAACTTAACCTTTGACTTGCATTTATTTCATCACCTATAATTAAAGAACTATTAAAAGATTGTCCTAATATATATGTTGATCCTTCATCTAATGTGCCACCCAAATTAATAGTTGTTCCTGTTACTGTAATTCCATTTCCACTAGTATATGTTGTTCCGCCAGATACAGTTAATACATTATCTATATAAGATTTTGTATAAGAATCCGCCGTAAGTGTATTTCCACTAGTCCCATCTCCTGATAAAACATCACCAGATATTTCGACAGTTTTCATTGCTTCATTTATTTTAGATAATATAGATGAACCTATTTCACCATCTACGAATTGATTTATTTTTGCCATTTTATTTTATTTTTTTTTATATTATTTTTAATTTGGTTGTAGTTTAAGCACTAATCCAATATTCGTCACTATCCCAAATTTTAGAACTATCCCAATAACCAGAACTCAATAACCAGTCAGTAATCATTTTTAAATTAAATACTAAACTACCATATCCATTCCAAGTAATAGTATAGTTTATACTAGAAATAGTAACTATTATAGTTTCTCCGATATATGTAAATATATGTTGATCAATACCACCTAAATCCCAAACAAAACTACCACCAGAATTAGATATTATTATTGTTGTTCCACTTATAACTAAATTAGATGTTGTATTTTCACTACCACTATATATAACACTTAATTCAGTATTTTCAGTAGGTAATATATATGTTTCGTTTTCTACAATAATAACATATGCACCTACTTTTAAAATATAATTTACTAATATGATATTATTAGCATTATCTTTTATATAAATTATAATATTATAATCACCACTTTCTGTAATGCCAGTTAATGAAACCATATTACTATCATAAATTTCAACAGTACATCCACTTATATTTATAATACCATCTCTATTATCTATAATTCCGCTTATAAAGTGGAATAATATATCGTCTTTAATTATTGTAGTTCCTGTAATATATTGATAAATATATGTATTACCAGTTAAATCTAATGGAGTTATATTATTATTTAAAATAAATGTAGGTTCAATAATATCTAATGTAGGATTAGTTTTAGATAAATATCTAATATATTCTTCTTCCATAACCCATAACATTCTACTATTTGCTTGATACATTTCAAATTCATTAACAAAATCTAAAATATATGTTGTACCTGTTAATATTATAGTAATTTTTTTACCACTTAAATTGAATGTTGGTAAATCTAAATAAGGTAATGATAATAATCTAACATCATCTAAATCATATATTTCAAATTGTGACGATCCACTAACATTTGCGGTTGCATTCCAATATGTATTTGAACGAATGGAATTATAATATAATCCTGAATATGTAATAATTTTATTAGGGAATGTTAAAATATCTATATCTGATTGTGATAAATTAGCCATTAAAATATCAATATCAACTTTTAATCCACTAGTATTTTTTAAATAAATTTGTGGAATTCTATGTGTTGAATTTCCTGTAAAAAGTAATAGTTTATGTGCTTTTCTTATTATTGTTGGTTCATCTTCAAACCAATATTCTATATTTTGATTTTCTTCAATTATGGAAAACGGATTTTGATCATCATAAGTAATTTTTAATAATAAGAATGTTATATCATCACCTAAAAATCCATATTTTATAGTTCTTGTTGTTGTAGTTGTATTTAATTTCAACTTTGTTAAAGAATATGAATCATATGGTATATTTACATTTGATAAATTAAGGTTTTTAAGTATCTCTGCTATCCTAATTGTTTGATTTGACATTTAAAATATTTTAAATTTATTTCTATATATTAAATTTAAAATTAGCATAAACAAAAAAGGTCAGAATTGAACTGACCTTTTTAAAATTGTTCCACGTGGAACAATTTAAATAAAATTTTTATAACTTATAAATTCTTCTTCATCTGTTAATTTACAAATGTTTTCTATCGTATATACATTAATATTATCTAAATGGGTATTATAGTACTAAATCAAAATATATTGAAAATTTAATAAAAGATGATTTGATTAAAAGGGGTATTAACTTAAAAGATAATTTTTAAAATTATCATTTTTTTTCCCACTTACCTTTCTTTCCCTTTTTACTTGTTTCAGTTTCTTGTTCATCTTCAAATTCGACCGAAATATCTGGATATATGGTTCCCGAAGCATCTTTATCAAATTTTAAATCAAAGTAATCCCTAAAGTTCAGCAAATCAATCTGTTGGAAGCGGTAATCTCTGTATATTTTAAGTTGTTCTTCTAAATATTTATTAATTTCTTCAACTTTTTTGTTAAGTAATTCAACAGTTTTTTCTGTAAAGACACCCATAATCTTATTCTCATTACGATACCTATTAAAATTTCCAAGAATTATTTTAAAAAGATATTCTATTTTTTCACTAGATTGAACATATTCTTTTGTTATTTTATTTCTAATTAAATTTGTATTTAATTTAAATTTATCATCTTTAATAAATTTAGGAATAGATATTTCCCAATCTTTAATATCATCTTTAATATTATCCATATATTCATTAAAAATTATAGATATTAAATTAATATACATTTCATCTTTTGTTAATCCTTTTGGTTTATATTTTTTAATATTTTTTAATTGTAAAAATTCTAAAAAGTTAACAATAATTAAACTAAATATTTGTGCATATTCAGTTGCATTATCACTTAAATTTTTCTTAAATAACGGGTTCAATATTTCAAATGAAAATCTATCATCACCGTCAATTCTAATAATAATTTTTTCTAAATTATCATTAAAATTATTATCCATTAAAAAAGAATTTTCTATTTTAACATTTAAAATATTATAGAAAAATTTTGCAAAATTATCATCACCAAATACAAATTTTAAATCTTCTACACTTGATTTTAAAAATAATGCAATAACTTCTAATTGTTTTGGTAATAGTTCACCTTTAAAAATTACAGGTAATGGTTCAACATCAAATAAATTAGAATATTCTACTATTTCATCATAATTAAATTTATGTTTACTACCTTTTACTATTGATGTTAATATTAAATTATTTTTAGGTATTTTATTATATTTAGTATGGCTTCCAGATTCATCGTAAAGATACTGAAAGCAGAACCACCAGTTTCTATTTATAATATCTGTAATATATCGTGGAAGTGAATGGAAGAACGCGAAAATCATATTATAATAGCGTTGTACTGCTAAATCTACAAAATTTAATTCTTCATTTTTAAAACTTCGTGGTTTTATAATAAATCTATCTCCATCAAACTTCACGTAAACTTTCGATCCCTGGATATCTTCATAGATGATAAGTTCTTTATCAGATAAACTTTGTATAAATTCTTCTTCTGTTATTTTGTTATCTAATTTAATCATTTTACTCATTTTTTATCTTTTTTGTTTTTTTTGTTTTTAAAACAATATTTAATTTTTCTTTTATATTTTCATCATATTTAATTCTTAAAAGATTTATATTATTATCTTTACAATATTTTTTATTATTATATATTAAAAAATGTAGATTAAATGAATTATTAATATTATCGTTTATGAATTATTTAATTTTTGCATCCTAGTAACATAATCTATCGCATCACTTAATGTATTATATCCATTCCAAGTAGTGCTACCACCTTTATATTTATCATATGTTTTATGTTTAAACCATAAATTACCAAGTGTATCTGTGTTATCATATAGATATCCATTTTTAAAAAGATAAAATACTACTTTTTCTAATTCTTCAAATGCATTTTCTCTGTTATTACCTTTCATAATGTTAAATAAACGTTTTGTAATACTTTTTAATCCTTTTTTAATTTCTTCATCAGAAACTATTTTAGATAAATCATCATAATCATATTTTAAATCTAAAATTAATTCTTCAGGATTATATATAAGCGCAGATTTAATAGCATCTTTTTCATCGACATCTGATAATTTAAATTCATATTTTTTTGCTAATTTTAATTTTTCATAAGAACTTAAATTAATTATATTTTTATTTATTTCTTCTTCTGTTTTACCTTTAAGTAAATCTTTAATATTTTCATTTATGAATTGTTTAAACTTTTTCATTTTCTTTTTTAATTTATATCCACTAAAGATAAAAAACAATCAATTACTTTTTGTTCTTCATTATTTAAAATAAAATCATCTAAAGTAGTAGATCGTAAGGGAATAGGTATGTCAGTTATGTCACTATGAAAAAATGTACTTTCTACTCCATCATATTTTAATATCATTTCTTCACCATGTATATTAACATATTTTATTTCTAATTTATTACTTGTGCTTAATCCTTCATTTAAGAAATTATTAAATTTTTTTATGCTTTTCATTTATTTTTCATTTATTTTTAAGTTATACTTATTATATTTTAAATTTTCATTTATAAATTATTTAAACTTTTTCATTTTCTTTTTTTAATTTCCATTGATCATTTTCATTTTTTTCAAGTAATTCAATTACATAATGAACTCTACCTACTTTTCCAAAATTTATATCTTTACGTTTTTTGTGGTCATATCCAAATTTTTCTCTATTTACATCTAGATATATTTTTACTTTACTATCTTTAAAAATCCAAGCATTTAAATAAATTGACCAAATACATTTTTTCTTTGGAAAATGTTTATCATAATTAATATCAGGAATATATGATCTAACAACATCAGGATGTACAGGAATAGAATAAATTCTATTAGTCCCATCTGGATTTGTTACTAATCCCGCATTAAATACTCTTTTGGCTACTGATGTATGAACCCAATCATCTCCATAATAACAATATACTGCGGTTCTTCGAAGTATATCTTCCCCTTCATATTTACTAAATATATAAGTATCATCTTCATTTTCATAATAATCACTATTTGTTGAACTTGAACCATCTTGTGATTGCAGATATAGTCGTAAATTATTTGATTTATTAGATAAAATTCCAAGTTCCGGACTATAATAACACATAGTATCCATCCAAGGATAATAACTATAATCGTCTTTAGTTGTACGAACCATTAAATTCGTATTAATAGTTTGATTTGTTAATGAATCAACAATATCAGTATTATTCCAACCTTGTGATGATCTAAATAACCAACCATTTTCTTTAGCATAATCAATAAATACTTGTTCATCTGAACTATCATTTGTATAAATTCTATCCATATATTTTCTACCATTTTCTGGTTCATATAATGTCCAAACTAAGGCTCTTCCAGATATATATGATTTAGAATTATCAGAATATAATATTAATAATTGTATAGTATTTGGATTATTAACATATATTTCAAAATATTCTTCATATACACTTGCCATACAAGAACTACCTAATGATCCAGAATCACTACTATCATAATTATTACAATCATACCAGTATGATATATTATCACCATTTACCAAATCTAATAATTTAAATCTTTCGTTTTGAAAAACAATAGATTTATACATTCTAACAAAATTTTCAATATCTTTTGATTTTTTGGTAATATCTGTTGGTGAAGCACTAGGAAATCTATTAGGAAATAAATAATTAATTAAACGACCTACTCTTACGGATATTCTATGTTTATTATATACATCATGATCAGATTTTAATTTTTTATATCGCTGTATTGAATAAGGATTATTATCTAAATATTCTTGATTATCTATTTTTAATATTTCAGTAGCTTTATTTGCTTGAATTAATGTTAAAGTTTCATCATCTCTTTCATTAATATCTATAAACGTTTTTTTACTTTTATAATCATCATCATTATGTAATGCTAGTAATGCATCAGATATTTCACTATTTATATTTTTTAATATATTTTTTAAACGACCTGATAAAATAAATTTAAATTCATTTAATGATTCTAAAAGTAATTTGTCAATCATAAAATCATTATATTTTTTAAGTAACATAATATTTAAATTATTTTTTTAATTTTTTCAATATCATAATCTTTAAATTTTTTTTCATAATATTTTAATTTATCTAAACCATTTGCGTTTATATACCATTTAGCATTATTTCCTTTACCTGTTTTATTTAATAAATTAGTATTAGAAAAGAAACTACTATAAAACCTAGAATGTTTACTTGTATCATAAGTTATTAAAGTGTCTTCGTATTTTATATCAAATATCATTTTTATTAAATCTTTACGTCTAATACCTTCTGGATGTTCACTAACGAATTTTAATATTCTATATGTCATATATCCTATAGGTTTTTTAATGATTTCATCGTTTGGTTTAGACGTTAATAAATTAGTAATACTTTCACTTATAAATTTGTCAAAGTTTTTGATATTTTTCATTAAAACACAATTATTTTTTATTTATATATTAATTATGTTTTACCGAATTTTCTTTCGTGTTTCTTAACATATTTTCTTTCTATCTCCCAACCATGTAAATTTGACCAATATGGTGAAGTTATATCACTAAATTTATAGTTAATTGAATTAATATCTATTCTAATTTGACTTTTTGTATATTTTTTATAGGCATCATTTACTTCTATATGACCGTTTTGCAATAATAAATCTCTATTAAAAATTTTTTTTGCTAATTTAAAAATATCAAATCCGTTTTCCTTATAAACAGGTTTAAATATATATTCAGATTCCAAATGATTTAAAATTACACCAAAAACTCTAATAACATGTGTATTAGGTGCAAATTCAAATATTTTTTTTTCGGTGTTACATATTACTTTAATATAATCAACTATTAATTGATATAACTGAAAATATTCTACATCATTCATTCTTACTTTACTAAATTTGATTTTTTTATCATCTATTATATCTTTATAAACTTGTTCATAATTTTCAAATGGTTTATTTATTACATCATATAATTTTTTTTTAGATGGATATCTAAAAATTTTTTCTAAATCTGGTGTATTTTTAATTGTATATATTTTAGAATAAATATTTTTACCTTTCATTGCATCTTTAATTTTATCAATTGATTTAGGTAGAAGAACATTTTTTACACTTTCATATACTTTATAAGTTGTTTTAAAGAATGTTTTACCTCCAATTATTGTATCATCTTTTAATTTAGTTATATCTGTATCTAAACACCATAAATCATCTCTAACTATTAAACCATCTGGTAATTCTTTTATTGAAGAATATGATATATCTAACATACCATTAACAGTAAAATTATCCGGTAATATTTCAATATTTGAAGAAGCATAATAAAGATTTTTATTAATAACACATCTACCTTCTTCATTTCTAGGTAAAAATTCATATGGCAATTTATATTTTATTATATATCTTATTAAATCATCATTATTTGTAAATCTTTGTAATGCTTTACCAATTTCTTCTTTACTTTTAGGTAAAAGAACATCTCTTATATTTTCATTAAATTGTTTAAATGTATTCATTAACTATACTAATATTTTAATTTATTTAAACCTTTTATAGTTTATCATTATTTCCTTTTACTTCTTTATTATTTTCTATATATCTCATTAAATCATCATATTTGTCTTCGTCAAGTAATATATATTTATTACATTTACTACAATTACATAATGTTTGATAAACATTTCCTATCATTTGTCTGTCTATAAAACAATTTTTTAATTCGGTAACTTCATCACAACTTTTACATTTTGGAATATAAATATTCCAATATGGTGTTTTAACTTTAAGTGTTTCAGTATTAAAATATCCTTTTGACCATTTATCGCTATATGAATTATATTTTTCTTCATGTGCTTTTGCAATTTCTTCTTTTGATGGTAAATATTCTGGTGATAAATTATTTTTAGTAATAACTTCTATTCTATCGTATACATCTAATTTAGATAATTCTTTTTTAATTTCATCATCTGATTTAGGTAGAAGAACATTTTTTACATTTTCATTAATTGTATTTAAATATTGATTTGGTATTTTATCTAATTTTTCTTTATCAAAAAATTCTTTAAATATTTTTATATGTTTCATTTATATTATATTTTTTTAAAACTTCTATTTTTATAAATTTTGATTTACTATAATCAACACTAACTTGCCCTGGATTATGTTTATCGGTCTTAGTAACGTTTTTTCTTTCTGTATAGACTACTTTAACTAATCCTTTTCCTTTTGCCTTAGAATTATAAATAGCTAATCTAGAAGCTTCTAAAATAACTTTGTTTGGTGTTTCTTGATTTTCCTTAACTTTTATTACAACATGTGAACCAGGGTATCCACTAACATGAAACCATAAATCATTATCATTAGCATATTCAAATGTTAATATATCATTGACCTGACTATTACGACCAATTCTAATTTCGTAATCATCAAACATAACATTTTTATATATTTTACTTGGTTTTGTTTCCTCATTTAATCTTTCAAATTCACTAAATTTATAAATCATTGCAAAAAATCTATTTTTAATATATATTAAAAATAGATTTTTAAAAAAATTAATAAATATTTTCGTTAACTTGTTAAATCTATTCCACTATATCATTCCAACTAGTTTTTTTCAAATCTTCTATAAAATGATTATATGTGTTACTATCAATATAAAAAATACCATTACCAACAAATTCTATTAGTAAATCAGAATCCATAAAATTTAGTTTTTCTTGATCAGATTTAATATGTGAATATGGATTAGGTTCATGGTCAGAATAATCTTCTATGTGAGTATTAACAATATCTATTATATATTTATAATAATTTTTACAAGTAGTAAATTGATCAATAAAATTTAAAAAAAATCCTGTTGATTCATAATTATCGTCAGCATCAATATATATTTGCAATATATTTTTAATATCATTAGGTATATTTTCCATAAATGTATTTAAATCTTTTTTTGTAGGTTCAAATTTTTTAGAAATACATCCTCTTGATATAAATTCTAATAATTTCGAAGGTTTTAATTTTTTAATTTCTTCATCAGTTGGCATAAATTTTTTAGGTAAATTTAAATAATGTATTTTATCAATAATTTGATATGTGCTGAATTTATTTAAATAATTTTTAATTTCCTTATCAGATGGCATAAATTTATCAGATAAATCATATTTTTGAATATATCTTAATTTATCTTGTATTTTTAATTTATCTAATTCTTTACTAATAACATCATCAGATTTTCCTGTTAGTAAATCTTTTACATTTTCATTAATAAATTGTTTAAATGTTTTCATATTCTATAATATATGTTCTTCATCAGATTTTGGGTTAAAATAATTTAACTTATAATCAGAATATATAGCTTCCCAAATTACTGCTGTTTTAGGTATTTTAGTTATTTTAGTACCAGTTATATCTAAATATCCGTGTACTATTGTATCATCTGGAAATTCGGTTAAATTATTATAACTTGCTTTTAAATTTCCAAATACTTCTAATCCTTTTGGTAATTCAGTTAATTGATTACTACTACAATTCAAATCACCATAAATAACTAAATTATCTGGCAATTTAGTTATATTTTTATAACTTACATCTAACTCTGTACTACAAATAATTTTATTTTTATTCCCTTTATAAATTGTTTTTAATTTACTCGGTTCTTTTCTTATAGGTAATAAATCAAATGGTAATTCTAATATAATTATATGATAAATTTTTAAATCTGTACTATGTATACTATTACCCCAATTATCAAATTCTTTTTTAATTTCATCTTTTGATGGCATATATTTTTTATCTAAACCATATTGTTTTATTTTAACAATTTTACTTATAGTAGATGAACTACACACAAACTGAAGATTTGTGTGTTTCTACGCCACAAGCACAATGCAACCATTCACTTTGTGTGACGCTAGGTTGGTTCCTCAACCCAAAATTTCTTATATTTATTGCAGCATTAATATCCCTATCGTGTTTAACACCACACTCTTTACAAACCCATTCTCTATCTTTTAATGTTAATTCTTTATTTATTGTCCCACAAGAACTACATGATTTACTTGACGGATCAAATCTACCAATCACACTTAAATTTTTACCATACCATTCACATTTATAATCAAGCATAGATTTAAATTTATTCCATCCCATATCTGATATTGCTTTAGATAATTTATGATTTTTAATCATATTAGATACACCAAGATTTTCAATACATATAGTGTCATAATTATCAACTAAATATTTACTGATTTTATGTAAATAATCTTCTCTTTGATTTTTAATGTGTTCGTGTATTAAAGCGACTTTCATTTTTTGTTGATTGTAATGGTTTGATCCTTTCTTTTTCCTACTAAGAGATCGCTGTTCAACCCTTAGTTCTCTTAAAGCAGATTTAAAGAAATCGTGGTTCTTGAATTTCTTTCCATCTGAAGTGATAGCAAAATCTTTAATCCCTAAATCAATTCCAATTGTTGTATTTAACTTAATTGGTTTTTTTTCTGGTTTAGGTTGTAAATTATCTGTTAAAATTGATATATAATATTTATTAGTTATTGATTTACTTACTGTTACAGTTTTAATATCGCCTTTAAATTCACGATGTAAATCTATATCGGTGAATTTTAATTTCGGTATAAAAATTTGTTTATTATTATCTGATAACCAAACACCTTGTGGTAGTTGAAATGATTGTTTTGAATATTTATTCTTAAATTTTGGAAAACCTTTTCCTCTAAAGAAATTTGTATAAGCATTATCTAGATTAGACATACTCATTTGAAGTGCTTGTGATGGGCTTTCTTTTAACCATTCACATTCATTATCTTTTAATTCTTTAATTTGCTTATTTAAATCAAACACATCAATATTTTTTTTGTTTCCTGTATATGCTGTTATTTTAGTTTCTAAACCAAGATTATATACAAATCTTACTTGACCAAAAATCTTTGAAAGAAGTTCTTTTTGGGCTTGATTTGGGTATATTCTGTATTTATATGATTTTAACATTTTTAAAGATATTTTATTTTTCCTTTAAATTATATATTAAAAGTTAAAAGTCTGTTTTTTCCGTTTTTGGAAGTCAAATTCATCCACCAAACTGAAGATTTGGTGGTTTTCTTTGACAAGATGTATAAAATATATGGGTATAAATATAATTCGTCTTGTAAATCAAAATCATTTAAAAAATTTAAAACATTATTAAACTGTTTTAATTTGCTTTTAATACCATTTATAAGTATTTTTTTAATATCGTTATAATTATTTGGTAAATATTCTTTTGGTAAATCGTGTTCTTCTATTTTTATAATTCTTTCTAAATCCGATAAACCAATTAATTGTTTTTCAACATCTTCATATGATTTTGCTTTTAATAAATCTTTAACACTTTCATATAATTTATGTTCTAAATTTCCTGATCCAATTGCCCATTCTATTGTTTCTTTTATTTCACTTAATTGATAATAATTTAATTCTTCATATGGTGCTTCATATGTTCTATTTTTAGTAAAATCAGTTAATAGATATTCCTCTACCCATACATAATCAGTAGTTAATACAGATATTGCATAATAATGTGTTTCACCTTCATAATCAATACTTTCTACACCCAAATCATATACAGTAATATTACCACCATATTCTTTAACAAGTTCTTTTATTTCTTTAATAATATCTTTTACTAATTTATCATAATTTTTAGGTAAATATTTAAGTGGTAAATTATAACTAAACACACCACGAGCTATATTTTCGTCAGAACTTACTTTTAATTTTTTTTCAATTTCATCATCTGATTTACCTTTAAGTAAATCTTTTATATTTTCTATTATTAATTTTTTACCTTTAATACTATGATAATATTTTCCACTTAATTGTATATCATGTGGTAATTTTAATTCTTTAGGATAATCAAAAAAATACATATCACCATTAACGATTAATCCTTTAGGCAATTCAGTTAATTCTGGGTTATTATTACAAATCAGATTACCATGAACTGTTAAATTATCAGGTAATTTTTTTATCCCATAACCAGTTAGATTACAACTATAAGCACCATATTCATCTTCATTATTATGATAAATACATCTACCATTTTTATCTCTTGGTAATAAATCATAATCTAATTGATATGCAATTATATATTCTATTTTCTTATTATTTGATAAACCTTCTAATGCTTTAATCATTTCATCATTAGATTTTCCTTTAAGTAAACTAGTTATATTTTCATTTATAAAAATATTAAACTTTTTTATTACCATTTTTTTCTTTATTAAATGTTTTCCAATCTTGAATTACATTTCCAGATTTTATATATTTTTCTGAATATTTAGAAGTGTAAAATTTATCTATTTGTGCTCCTTTTTCAGAATTAGTTTTTTTCTTTTTTTCTTTTTTCTTCTTTCTTGTATTAGGAAATGATTTAGTAAATGGTTTTAAAGTTTGTCCAATATCACCTGATCCTTTAGTACTACCAGCAACATCACCTGGTGTATCAGATGGTTGAGCAGAAACAACATCTCCCATACCAGATACATTGCCTAATGTAGATACACCACTACTCCCTTGTGTTGAATGCCCACCGTCTATGCTAACTCCTGCAACAGATACACTTGAAAAAGATGGACCACTTACGGCAGTTCCTGATCCTACAACAGCAGTTGTGGAACCATCTTCATTTAAAAATTGATTAAAACCTTTTATATTTTTCATACCTTCTTTTTATTTTTTTGAATAATCTTTTTAATATCTATAATTGTATCTTCTGTTGGTTCTAAATAATGTGGTATTTGTTGTTGTTCATAGCCATATCTTTCAATATCTTCAATTTCATTATCTAATTGATTATAAATAAAAAATCCCCAACCATATTCCATAGTATAATCTTTAAATTCTATTTTCCATCTACCATTATCTAAATTAGTTAACTTAATAAATTCTAACTCGTTTTCTCGTGGTTCAGAATATATTGAACCTTTTGGTGGATTTTCAATTATTCTAATTATGTTTTTTCTTTTAAACGGGTTATTAAAATTATCATTAATAAATTGTTCAAATTGTTTTATATTTTTCATAATTATTATAAACTTAATTTTTTTTAATTATTGGTGAATTATTATTAAATAATAATTGTTCAATAACATTATCTTGTTTAATATTCACCCATTCGGCTGTTTGTTTAGCTTGATATGCTATGACTAATGCCCAAATTGCAATTGCAAGTGTTAAAATTCGTAATATCATTTTAAGTATGCTATAATGTTCTACTTTCTTTCTTTCTTGTTTTTTCATAAAAATATTATTTTTTTTAAGTCTATTTTTTTTATATATAAATTAATGAAATACAATTTTATATATATAATCAAACAAAAATATTAATAAATGAAAAATATAAAAAAATATTCTGAATTCCTTAATGAGAAATATATTGAAACACCTGATTATATGATTCAATCTTTCTTTAAAGAATTAACGAAAAATATTAATGATTGGTTTATAAATGGATCATTATCACTTAATGGAGCTACACTAGGGGATATTAATATTAGTAATTTAAATGAACCAGATAAAAATTTAGTGTTTGATTTTGATGATGATCAATTTCATTATCAAGTATATATAATTATTTCATTAAAAGATGTAGCACAAGACCAATTAACAGATTGCTACATTAAAGTTAAAAAATATGATAGCGATGGAAATCTTTATAGAACACTAGGAAAAGATGTTAATGTAAAAGATATAAACGAAGATAAAATTCTTGAATTATTTTCTGAATTAGACTCAGAAACAAGTGAGGAAGCAACAGCTAAAACATTACCAGATTCTGATAGTGATTTAGAAGACTCATCAACATTTTAAAAATATAATAAATTACATATGATAATAGTATCAAGTACTTACTTTCTGAGAAATCTTCGTGGATTGGATTTCTTTACATTAGATTTTGGTAAATCCCGAAAAATAGTAGGATCCACAAAAGACGAGTTTAGGAAATTAGACGATTTCACAATTAAATATAAAAGATTATTTAATCGTGATATATTAAAATTCGGTAGAATAGGAGATAGAATAAATTTTTATGAAGATGTAAGAATGGAAAATGATTCATATATTATATTTAAAGATGATGATATTTATGAAATTACTTTTAAAAAAGAAGATATTGTGGATTTAAAAAATTATATCTTAGAAACTCTTAGAAAAATAGATGACTTTGAAACTGAAGAAAAACAAACAGAAGACAAAAATCAAAATATTATTAACGAACAATTAAAAAATGAAGAAAATTGGATTGCTACTGATGAAAAAAATAATGGCAAAAGATATTCTATTGATCAAACATTATCAAGAGAAGAATATCGTAAACAAATAAAAAAGAAATTCTTACAAAAAAATAATTAAAAATTAAGTGTCAAAAAAATTAACTACAAAAGAAATTGTAGAAAGAGCTAAAAATATACATAGTAATAAATATGATTACTCATTAGTAAATTATAAAAATAACGAAACTAAAATTAAAATTATATGTAAAGAACATGGAGAATTTGAACAAACTCCAAATAGTCATTTAAATAGATCAGGATGCCCTATATGTAATGAAAGTAAGGGAGAAAGAGAAATAAAAAATTTATTAAATAATAATAACATTCTATTTGAAACACAAAAAAAATTTGGTAAATGTAAATATAAAAGAATATTACCGTTTGATTTTTATTTACCAAAAGATAATTTGTGTATAGAATTTGACGGAGAACAACATTTTAAACCTATAAAACATTGGGGAGGTCAAAAAGATTTTAAATATAGAAAAAAATTAGATAATATTAAAAATAATTTTTGTAAAGATAATAATATTAAATTAATTAGAATTAAATATAATGAAAATATAAAAGAAAAATTATCTAAATTTAAGATAATATAAAAAATAATTAAAATATAATGAGCATATTAGATAAAATTGTAAGTGTGGATTATCCTGAAGAACAATATTATAAAGAAAGAACAGAAAAAAAACAAATTGTTTTGCATCATACGGTTAGTTATAGAGGAGTACAAGGTGATATAAATTGGTGGTTAAGTGATGATGCTAGAGTATCAACACATATTATTATTGATTGGAAAGGTATTCCATACCAATGTTATTCTACAAATTCGGCATGGGCTCATCATTTAGGTGTAAAAGTTCCTGTATTTCAAGCTAATGATATTGATTTTATATTTAAAACAAATAGTAACGGAAGACAGTATATTGCTAATAATGAAATACTTAATCAAGCATCTATTGGTGTTGAATTAGATTCATTAGGACCACTTGTATTAAAAGATGATGGTAAATATTATGATGCATATAATAAAGAATATAAAGATATTAATAATATTCAAATATATGATAAACCATTTAGAGGTTTTAAATATTTTGAAAAATATACAGATGAACAAATTGAAACTACAAGACAATTATTATTGTTTTGGAAAGATAAATTTAATATTCCTTTAACTTATAATGATGATATGTGGGATATTTCAAGAGATGCTCTTTTAGGAAAATCTGGTGTTTGGGGACATACTTCTTACAGATCAGATAAATCAGATTGCCATCCACAACCTGAATTAATAAAAATGTTAAAAGAATTAGAAAAATAATTAAAAAATCCTCTTTAATAATAACGGGGATTTTCTTTTTCTTCTATTCCACATTTTCTAAGAATAGTATATCTATCAAATTTAATATATGATTTTTTCCTAAAAAATATATAATTATAAGGTCCATCTGATTCGTAATTAATAATATCATTATCTAAAAAAAGATTTATAATTTTTTCTACTTCACTTTCTTTTACATAAAAAGTATCAGTATCGATATAGATATAATCAACTTCTTCACTAATTTTTTTGAATAATTTATTATAATAATCAGATACTTCTAATCCTAAATCTATATTTGAATATATTTTTGATTTTTTAGATATTATTAAACCATAAGTATAATTAATAAATAATTTTCTTAATATACCATAATTAGTGTGTTCATATAATATATGATAAATATATTTTAATTTTTTATCACTAAACCATAATTTATTTTCCTTTATCAATTTATTTATCCTCTGTGGATATGAAGTTATAATATATACTTCATATACATCTTTTATAAATCTTTCTTTATATTTATCAGATAATGCTACAAACCCCCCACTATATGTTACTGCTGAATTATAATAAAAATCATCTATAACATCTTCTATATTGTAGTATCTATCTAATATAGCACTCATTGTTTGTAACATATCATACCAATGTATTGAATTGAACATTGATGGATTATTATAAGTTTTGAATTTTAATTCTAAGTAATTGTTTATATCTTCTATTAAAAGATTAAAGGATTTTTTGTTGTGTTTAAGTTGACTTTGTTAATTGTTTTCATATTGAAGTTATCTTTTTTTAAATTATTTGGATTGAAATTATCGCATTTAAATAATTAAATTTTATATTATCAAAATAATATAAAGTTTTTTAATTTAATATATAATATTAAAATAATAATATTAATATGAAAAGAGGATTAGTAATCTCAGGGGGAGGGGTAAAAGGTTCATTTGCAGGTGGTTGTGTAGAATATCTTATGAAAGAAAAAAATATGGATTGGGATGTATTGGTTGGGACAAGTACGGGAGCGTTATTAATTCCTCTTATATCACTTGGAAAAATAGATGAATTAAAAGATAAATATACAAATGTTACTAATAGTGATATTTTTAGTGTAGTGCCTTACAATTCAAAAGGTAAATTAAAAGTTTTCAATGCAATAAAAAGAATAATTTTAGGTAAAACATCATTAGGTGATGCATCTAATTTATTAAAAGAAATAAAAAAAATATTAACCGTAAAAGATTATTATAGTTTAAATAGTAAAGATGTGTTTATTACGGTATCTAATATGACTAAATCGATAGTAGAATATAAAAAATTAGGACGTGAAACATATTTTGATTTTTGTGAATGGATGTTAGCATCAGCAAGTGTTCCTATTGCTTTTGATATTGTTGTAAAAAATGAATGTGAATATTTAGATGGTGGGATATTAGAACCTATACCAGTTCAAAAAGCAATAGATGAAAAATGTGATGTAATCGACATTTTTATTTTATCATCAGAATATAGAGAAGATACCAAAAAATCTAAAAATATATTTGATATTGCAAGTAAAACAATATCATTAATGAATTTTGAAATAAATAACAATGATATATCAATAAGTAAATTAGAAGGAACACAAAGAAATATACAATTAAATATTTATCGTATTCCATATATTCCAAATTTAAATTCATTAAATTTTAATAAAAAAGAAATGACTAAATTATGGAAAGATGGATATGAATTTGCTAAAAATAATGCACCAATTTGTAATATATTAGAAAAAACTAAAAAAGGATATAGATTAAAATGATAGTTAAATATAAACAATTTTGTATGCTTATTATTTTTTACTATCTTTGCAATATATAAATATAATATTATGATACCATCACATAAGTCAAAAAAGAAAGAATGAAATATAAGTACAATGTAGTAATTTATAAACCAAGAGATTACGATGATTTTCAAGATATTAAAACGTATCTTATAAATAAAGGATATCGTTTTACTTCTAATTATGAATCTAATAATGATTATTTAGTAATTTTTTTACAAATTAAAATAGTTAAAAAAATATCGATATATTATCCAATATATGGATATTTTTTACGAAATAATAAAATTTCAACATTTAATGACGAACATGGAAATATTATATATTATAATATAGATCCTACTGTTTATAAAAAAATTAATAAAAAAAATAATTTAAGCATTTTAAAAAACATAATAAATTTAGGTATTAAAATTGCTACTCCTGATTATAGACCAAGAAGTAAAAGAAAATGAAATTTAAATATGATGTTATAGTATATAATGTTATAGATATAATCGATTATAATTATATTAAAAACATTCTCGTAGATAATAATATATCAGTTATGTTAAGTACTCCATATGTACTTCCAATTTATTTATTAATTTATTTAAATAAAAAAGTTGTTACATATCACGTCATGCAAGGTAGTTCTTTTAAAAATATAGGAGAATATATAAATTTCAGAAATAGAAATAATAATTATTTTATAAATACTTTTATATATGATAAAAATAATATTAATATTCTTAAACATATATTGAAATATGGTACTGAAGTACCAAATTATATACCAAGATATAAGATATGATATATAAATATGAATATGGATCAATTGCAGTTGTGTGTTTTAATGAATATGAATATTATGAACTACAAAAATATCTTATTAATAAGGGTTTTTATTGGCTTGGTTTTTCCGGAAATAGAGCAAATTCTTACTATCCTGTATGTATATTTATAAGTTTAAATTATAAAAGATTAACATATATTCAAAGAGATTTTGTATATATACAAAAATATATTACAACTAAATTTGATACTGATAATACTTTATATAAATTTAATAATCCGATATATAAATCAATTATAGAATATGGTATAAAAGAACCATCTTATATACCAAGAAAAAAATTAAATCAATAATTTATGCTTAAATAAATTAAAATTAGATATAGTATTTTCTTTTAATTGGAATATATTATTAACTATATTTTTAAGTTTTCTTTTTCTATCATTATCATTAATATAATCTATTTTATAAGCATTTAAATATTCTAATAATTTAAAGTCTAACATTCTTAGGATTATTAAATTTTAAATTATATATAAAGTTATCATAATTGGTCATTATACTTTCATTTATTATAGGAATATATTTATTAAATATATCATTTATTATTTTTGTTCTATCTTTATTATCATTCCAAATATTTATTCGATATAATGTTGATATTGTTTTTTTTAATTCTTTTTTACCCATTGTTATTCCATCTGTGAATTCAAATAATAATTTATCTAATTCCATATTTGTTTTAGGAATACTTTTATAATATGGTGAATTTATATATTTTCTATCATTACATAAATATTCTACAACTTGTGCAATGTTATAAAATCTATATGTCATTTTTATTTCTTTTGTTCCGATTTTTTTATCAGAGTATGATATCCAATAACTATCTTTACGAAAATAATTCATTTTTTTCTTTTTAGTTCTTTGTAAATAATCATTCCATCTTTTTTTATCAAGAAGATAATAAGCTAATTGTAATTCTGGTTCTTGTTGTTCTTTATTTTCAATAGTTGGCCATACATAATTCATTATCCAAGTATATATTTTACTTATTTGATTTTTTGTTAATTCGTCTGTTTCTCTAAATTTTGAATATGATTTTGTAACATTTGCACCTAATATAGTTCTAACTAAATAAGATAAATATACTTTATAATTATCTAAACTATCACCAACATTAGTTGTATTATCTCCCCAATCCCATTGTGGTAATTTATATAAACTTTCCCAATCATCATTTAATGCTAAAATTATTATTGTTGCTACATATGCTAAATATTCATTTTCACCTTTCATTTCATTTTTCCAATTTAAGTTTAATGCATAATCTTTGCGTTCAGTATCCCAATCACCAAAATCATCATATTGTGAACCTATAGCCAAATATCCTGCTTGACGTAATGTATGTTTAATAAATATAGCTTTTTTTTGTTTATCTTCAATAATTTCCCATTTATCTGGGTATTTTTCGCTTAGAAGATTTTTAGCGGTATCAAATTCACGTGGATCAATTACATCGTTATTTTCAAGATAAAATATCATTAATTCTGGATAAAAATTTATACCAGCTTCTATGCCACTTTTAAATAGTTCTTTTTTATCAACATTAATATGTATAATTTTAAGTAAAAAATTTTTAATTTCTTGTTCAGTATAAGAATATTCTTGTTCTATTAAAAAGTTAACAACTCTTGGAACCGCCAAATGTGATATTCCATTTAACACATATTCTAATTTTTCTAATGATATATCATCTGGTGTAATATTATATATTTTTAATTTTTTTATAGTATGATCTAAATAAAATGTATTCGAACTATATATTCTATATTCGTTCGTTTTCGTTTCTTCTTTTGGTTTATAACAATGTTTTTTATAAAAATCTCGATCAATATCAATTAATTTTTCATAAAGATTCTTTATTTGTTGTAAATCGTTTAAATTTAAACCAGCATTAATTAATTTAAATAAATATATTGATTTTGGTTCTAATCTATTTATAATTTTATAAATTTCACCAGTTTTAATATATTTTTTTAATTCATCTACACTAATTGTATAACCATCTAATCTTACTTTATTATTTAAATCATATTTTTTTATTTGTTCTTGATTAAAACTATCTAATTCTGATTCAACATATACTTGTTTATTATTTAAAATTTCTTCTTTTGTAAACATATGTAATAAACTATGAACATATAAAGTATCGAAATTTATATATTTCATTATAAATTCTTTTGATAATTTAGCTTCTATAAATTCTTCAATATTTTTTTGTTTTAAATTAGGTACCAACTCTTCTATTTCTTCTTCTGTAAATCCAACTTTTTTTATATCTTCTAATGGATCTCTAAAATGAGAATATTCTTTAATTTCATCTTTTGTAAACCCCATTTCTTTTAATAATAAAATTTGCATTCCAGTTAAATATTCTTTACCTTTTTTATTTATAATTTCATCTTTTGTAAATCCTAATTTAAATAAACCATATGGATTAACATTTTTAATATTATGTTCATTTATTTCACTTTTTTTAATTTTAAATATTTTTTTATCAACTTTTCTTTGTTCAAACAATTCATTAAGTTTTGATTCAGTTAAATATGCATCATCTTTATAATGTGCAGTATAATAAGAATTTAATTTAAAAGTAACACCAATAATACTTTCATTATCTGTTGGTGGTTTATCAGTTAAATAAATAATATATTGTCTATCTAAATCGTTCTTTATATAATTACTATAAGTATTAGAATCTCTTGCTATACACCAAGATGTTTCAGCACCTACTATTGAACATTGTTGGTAGTTAAATATTTTAGCAATAATAATATTATCTTTTTCACTCTGGTGAACAATTTCTAATTTATTATTTTTTAAATATTTTATTTTATTATTAAAATTATCATCGATTACTTCATTAATAAATGCAGTTATTCTAGATATTAAATTTTTTCTATCATGATACGATGATATTTTTTTAATAAATATTTTTTTATTTTTTTTATCATGTAATTGTTTTAATAATTTATAATCAATGTTTATATTAATTAATTTCTTTTGCTCAGCAGGAAATTCATCATAAATTCTTTTAGCTTTAAGTTTATCTTCAGCAATTATAAAGGCATCAACAAATTGTTCGAATGTTTCATATTCAATTACAGGTTTTTCTAATTTATCTATAACTTCTTTTTCAGATAAATAATCAAGTAATATATCAAACTGTCTTTTAGCGCGATTTAAAGTATTATTAATAATATTACTACTATTAACTGTACTATCAATCAAAGAATTTTTATCAAGTGCCAAATATTTTCCGTTAGATTCAAAAGCTAACATACGATATATTAATTTAGTAATCCAACCGACATAACCTTCTTTACCTTTAAATGATTTTCTTACTAATTGGTATAATGAATCGGTTTCAGGAATATTATTTTGTCTTAAAAAAGACTTAGCCTGAGCAACATTTTCGAATAATTTAAAGTCTAACATTTAATGTTTTTATTTTTACATCTATATATAAAATATTTTATAAAATATTTGGTTTTTATTATTTTTTAGTTTATCTTTATAATTAAAGAAACAATAATATGAATAAATACATATCCGCAGTAAAAATAAGAATAGTGCCATTAAATAAAAATACATTTGATTATATAAATAATTTAATGTATCAAACAAATAAAATATATAATGATGCATATTCACACGAATGGGTATTTATAAAACAAAAATTGTCAGAAAGTATTATTCCAGTAAAATCTGCAAAAACAACAAAAGTATATCACTCTGTAAGAGATTTGCATCCAACATTCCCAACAGCTATATTATCTAATATATGTCATAGGGTTAAGAAAGATTTTTCTAATGACATAAAAAACGGATTATTTAAAGGTAAACGAACACCTAGATTATATAAATATGGAGCACCTATTATATACCAATTTAATAGTGGTGGGATTAATCCAAATTTTCATAATGTAAATGATGATATCATATTAAGAATAAAAAATGGATTAGATTTTAAACTATTATTTGGTAAAGATAAAAGTGGTAACAAAAAACTATTAGAAAGATTAATGGATAAAAATGATAAATCACTAAATATTAATAGAGTTTTTAACGTAACATACAATAAAAGAGACAAACATTATTATATAATATTTACATATGAAACAGAATCTGAAGATTACGAAAAAGTAAAAGGTAGAGTATGTGGCATCGATTTAGGTGTTAGACGATTTGTATCAATAAGATTAAATGATAATATACATGTACAAAAATCAATTCATTCTGATGATTTAATCCGTGTAAAGATGGATATTAATAAGAAAAGAAGAGAATACCAGAAATCTATGGTTATGGCAAAAGGTGGACACGGTAGAAATAGAAAATTAAAATATTTAGACACTATCAGAAAAAAAGAAATTAATTTTACTAATACTGCTTTACATAAATTAAGTAAACAGGTTATTGATTTTTGTATAAAGTATAAAGTAGAACAGATTAATATGGAATTATTAAATAGAAATATTGATAAGAATTCATTTTTTTCTAGATATTGGCCAATTTCTAATTTTATAGACAAGTTAAAATATAAAGTAGATTCTTATGGAATAAACTTGAAATTTGTCGATCCTTATCATACTAGTCAAATATGTTCTATATGTGGGGAAATAGGGGAAAGAAATGGGGATACATTTATATGTCAAAATGATAAGTGTAAAATACACAATGAAAATATAGATTCTGATTATAATGCAGCATATAATATTGCCAAATCAAAATTATATGTTGATAAATATGAAAATACACAATATTATAAATTAAAAAATAAAGAAAAAGTTCTTTGATAATATTTAGATGGGGCAATTGTATGCCCTTACGGTGAGGTAGAAATTAAAAAATAAAGAGACTTATGTTTCATTTGTATTTTTATTATATATTTTAATTTCAGTAAGCACTCACTAACTATCTTTAAACTAAGTATTTAAATGGTCATAGGTTGGATATAACCTTGGAATGATAGGTAGATACAACAAGTTCATAGGTATATTAAAAATATCATTTGTTGGATATAACCTTGGAATGATAGGTAGATACAACTGATAAAGAACAAAAAGTATCACATAATACGTTGGATATAACCTTGGAATGATAGGTAGATACAACGAACCTGCTAATAGTTCACCTTCCCAATATGTTGGATATAACCTTGGAATGATAGGTAGATACAACGAGGGAGTAATATTCCATTATTAGATTATGGTTGGATATAACCTTGGAATGATAGGTAGATACAACTCTAATACCGTTTAAGGCATTTACCATCGAGTTGGATATAACCTTGGAATGATAGGTAGATACAACGCTTCAGACGGAATACCATAAATATTCAGTGTTGGATATAACCTTGGAATGATAGGTAGATACAACCCTTACATTATCTTTTCATTTTTATAATTAGTTGGATATAACCTTGGAATGATAGGTAGATACAACAGTGTCTGTAATTCAGAAAAAACTTGTTTCGTTGGATATAACCTTGGAATGATAGGTAGATACAACATAACAATCATCCCTATTTATACTACCAATGTTGGATATAACCTTGGAATGATAGGTAGATACAACTAATAATTTAAATTAAATCAAATTGTCCAGTTTCCACAAATTTTACTAAGACTGATTTTATATATGAATAGAATTCATCTGATATTTCATAAATAGCATTTTCTCTATCAGTATATGGATTTTCTTCTTTTAAATCTGTATCTGTAAATTTATCAGTTCCCCTAAATAATTGATTCATAACTCCACCAATATAATGCCATTGGTCATATTTTTTATCATCCCATGTTGCCATTTCCCAATTCAAATTTCTAATAAGATTTCCTGTCATTTCATCATCATGCATAGAAATAAAACTAAATAAATCTACACGACTTAATGAATTATTATTGAAGTATGCTAATAAACCATATAAGAAAAATAGAACATCAGTTTTACTATTATCTTTTAATAAAGTCTCTATGTTATTATAAAAACTTTCTAATGTATCTATTTTATTTAATCCATTAATTATTGGATTATCTTCGACAAATCTTTCTTGTGTTTTTCTTAATTTTTTTCTTTTAATATCTCTTTTAATATTATCTAAATTTTCAAATAAATTAAATAATTTTTTATGTAGTAATTTCTTTTTATCTTTAATATATTGTTGAATTTTATCTATATCAGTCGATGATATATTATCTTCTGTTATTCTTTCTATAAAAGCATCTATATCTTTTTTTAAAAAAGATTTTTTAGCTTTCAACTCAATTGGATTAACTGTACCACCAATGTCTTTAATTAAAGAATATATACTATTAAATTGACGTATATAATCATCATAACCTTCTGTTAATTTTGCTTCCAATATATATTCATTAAACTTTATTATCATTTGATTAATATTATTTTTAAAACTATATATTAATTTTTAAATTCATTTAATGTTTTCTTCATTATGAATTTTTTATATGACATATAAAAGAAAACAGTTAATTCTTCAGTTTAGTGGATAGTTCATATATTAATTTTAAACAATTTGTTTGATTTAAACTATATTTTATAGAAAAATAAAAATATGAAATCTAAAATAAAAAAACAAACTAATTTTAGTAAATCATATATAAGTATTAATCCGTTAAAAAGGATTAAAAAATAATATGTGATTCGGAGATGACGAATAATATCAATTTTGATAAAGTTAATGAAAGTATAATAAATGGTGAAATACCATTAGAATTAAATAAGGTAGTAAGATATTTATCTGTAGAAAAATTACAAGATAAATTAAAAATAGTTTTTAAATCAATACAAAAGAAAAAAATAAAAGTGAATATATTCAAAAATTAGATAGTATATTATATAATAGTGGTCTAGATAAAGATAACATTGAAATTAAATGTAATAATTTTATAGATAGAATAATTTCATACGATAGAATAGATGATTTAACTGAAGCTGATGAAATTATAATGTCAATTTTAATTAAAAACACTAAAAAGCAAAACACTTGTGAAAGTTTTAAAAAATCATTTATAGAATATAACGGTTATAATATTGTAAAATTACCAGATAAAGGAAATGATGCTTTATATTTATGTGATGGTAAATTGATGTATATTAATAACCTTAATTATGATAAATCATTATCAACAAAATCTATAGATTTTAAAATTTCTGGTAATAATAAAATCATATATATTTATGATAAAACAACAGAAGAAGAAGGCGGTGCGCAAGCAAACCAATATAAAGATGCTGTTGATTTTGCTAAACAAGCTATTCAATGTGCAAATGAAAATATAAGATATATATCATTATTAGATGGTGAATATTATAAAAAAAGATGGGATTACTTATCTAAATATAATAGTGATTTTACATATGTATGCAATATAGAATCTATATTTAATATATTAAAAAAATGGAATGTTTAAACATCCCATTTTTCATTTTTAATAATATATGATATTAGTTTATAAGCCATATTAAAACTAATTCTTTTTCTTGAATATGATTTTGTAGAATTTCTATAATTATTTAAAAATAATGAATTATATTCTAATCTATATTTTTCCAATAAAAAATTAAAAATATTACATATATTTTGTTGTTGATTTATATCTATATTACTAAAATCATCTGATAATATTATTGTAGCAAATGTTCTATCTGTATTTTTACCATAAAAATGATTTTTATTTATAGTTAAACTAATCCTACCATCATCTGTTCCAGTATCAGTAGCTCTTAAATATAAATATGTATTTGGTTTTATAACATTATAATTTACTAATCTTGTAATTTTTAATGGATTTTCATGATTTATTATTTTAAAAAAATTTTCACCAAACATATAATTATTAGATAATGTTAATTCTATATTTTTAATTTCTTCAGATGGTAAAAATATAGTATTTATTATTTGTCTATCATTATTTTCTTTTATAAAAGAAAATGCACAAACAGTATATGATGTATCATCGAATACTTGTTCTTCAAATATTTTTAATTTTGTTATTTTATATTGTGATAAAAATTCTTTTCTTATTTTATCATCTTGTCCTGAAAAAAAATTTAATGGTATTATAATTACACCACCTTCACAACCCATTATTGTTTTTAATGCTATTTTATATAAATCATTTAAATCATACTTATCATAAAGAGTTTTATCTTTATTTTTATTTCTTGCTAAATAAGGTGGATTAGTTATAATCCATTTATTAATATAATTTAATGGATTTAATAATGTATCTTGCTTTATAGTATTATCTATTTTAGGATCAATATCATAAATTTCTTTTTCATTTTGTAATAATTTTATTAAATCTCCATATCCAACAAAAGGATCCACAACTATTTTATCATTAGGAATAATATTTATTAAATCTCCAACAATATAATGAGAATTTTTAGTATAAAATTGTCCATATTTCACTTTATTCATTCATAATTTGATTATTTTTTAGTTCTATTAATATAGAATATAATGTCATTTTTGTTTATTTAATTTGTATTTTATGTTTATTTAATTTGTATTTTATAATATCTACTTCGTATTGCGTTTTTATTTCTATTTAATTTTTCCATACAAAAATTTACACCTTTATTTTTATAATTTTCTAATAGAAATAGTTCATCTTCTTTAGTCCATTTAATAATTTTTGATTTCATATGACTACATATTTCACCTAACCATTTATTTTTACTAGCAGATGAATATGCACCATTACCATTATTTTTTATAAATTCACTTTTTGTGTTATATTTTAATGCTTCTTTCTTACATTTATCATATGTCCATTTTAAAATATTTCCTCCTATTGATCCAGTTTTTGCTTTATTCAATATATTCCAACCATTGTTTTTATATAAATTAACATATTCTTTTTCTAATTTTATAGCATTATTAACATTAATATAATCAGTTAATTTAATAAGTTTATAATTTTTCGTTTTATTAATATGTTTATATACTTGGCTATTTTTATCATTTAAGTGTCTATTATGTCTATTTTCTATATAATATGTTAATCCAACATATGCACTATTATCATTAAATTCATATACATAAATACATCTTTTTTTATAATTTCCTTTTTTTATTATATGATAACATATTTCATCTAACCATAAATTTCTTAATGCTGAATCATATGCACCATTTGATTCTTTTTGAAAATCTGTTCTTGTGTTATATTTTAGTGCTTCTTTATGACATCTTTCTTTTGTCCAGTAATTATTCGGCTTATGTTGTAGTTCCATATGATAACATATATCATCTAACCAACCACATCTTAATGAAATACGATATGCACTATGTGAATTGTTTTCAAAGGTTGTTCTGGTATAATATTTTAATGCTTCTTCTTTACATTTTTCTTTAGTCCAATATCCTTTTTGTTTATATACTTTATTTATCATATGATGGCATATATCATTTAACCAATTATTTCTTCTTGCAATTTCATATGCATTATTTGAATTTTTTATAAAATTATTCCTTTTAGTATATTTTAATGCTTCTTCGTGGCATCTTTCTTTTGTCCAATAACCATTTGGTTTTCGCATAGTTATAATTTAATTTTTGATATATCTATTCCAGTATTTTTAAGATATTCTAATAATGCCCTATCTAAATAATTAGAACGATTTGATGTTAAATCATCTAATATATCTATAATGTCTTTATTAATTGATACTGAAATTTTAGTCTTTATTTTTCTCTTTTTCATAACTTTCCTTTATTTTTATATATAAAATATTGAAAGTCAAAAGTAGTGTTTTGTACTACTATTTTTTAATTCATAATCATTCTAAATAATTAAAATAAACATAATTACTATTTTTTTATATAATAATTAAAATGAAATAATTTATATGAAGAAGGAAAATAAGATTAAAGTGTCATTTACTATAAATGAACAGATAAACGAAATAATTGAAAAAATGATTAAAGATGGTGATGTAAAAAATAAATCACAATTTATAGAAAAAGTGTTGAATGAACACTTTGAAAAAAATAATAAGGAAAAATGAAAGAAATTTTAATTTGGCTTATTTCATCTATATTTAGACGTAATATTACAAAAATTGGTATATATTTTTATGATAAAAAATATTTTAATTCAATATCAAAATGGATATTTAAAATGTCTAATATTCCTGATGAAATAATAATTAAGTCTTATTTTGAAAAATACGAAAATAAAATAGATTTAAGCATTGATTTAGATCCAAAATTTGATACAACTTTAAATAGATTGTCTAAAGAACTAGGAATGATATTGTCAAATAAAGTAAATATAAAATATAGTGTTATAGTTTTATGTGATGATAATAAAATTCAAATAAGATTTAAAGAATCTGATTTAATTCAAAAAATAAATCAAAATAATTTAAATTATAATTATTTTTTGCCTTTTAGTACTAAAAAATATGGAACTTATCCACCATCGGTTAAAGATATATTATTGTCATATATAAAAAATAAAGGTGAAAATAAAGAACATTTAAATAAAGATTTAAATGTTATTATTAAAGATATTATACAACCATTTTAAAAAATAATCAAAACAATTAATGTCTAATCCTATTATAATAGCCCACTGCGGAGATATACATATTTTCAATTTACAAAGACATGAAGAATATAGAATCCAATTTCAAAAATTTTATGACAAATTAAATGAGTTGAAGCCCGATCGGATTGTAATCGGTGGAGATTTGTTTGATAATTTTGTTGCTATATCTAATGAAGCGGAAGAATTAGCAGGAGAATTCTTAACTGAACTTGCTAATATCGCTAAGACTATAGTGATTCCGGGTAATCACGACATTATGTCCAAGAACAAAAATCGTGTCAATTCAATCAGACCAATAGTCAAATTACTTAATAATCCTAATATATTATATTTAGAAAAATCTGGTTTTTATGAAGATGGTGATATAATATGGGTAAATTATTCACATATAGAAAAACATATAATTCCTTGGATTGATATTCCACATACAAAAAATAATGATAAAATTTATATCGGACTTTTTCACGACCCAATAAATAATTCTGTTACAGATTTAGGAATGAAATTTACGGATAAAAAATATAAAAATGTAGCATTTTTTGACAAAAACTATTACTGCTTTTTAAATGATATTCACAAATTGCAATATTTTAGGGAAAATAAATCTATGGCTTATAGTTCAAGTTTAATTCAGCAAAATTTTGGGGAAAGTGTTGAAAATCACGGGTTTATAGAGTGGCAAATTGAATCCAAAGATGAATTTAAATCTATATTTCATCATATCCATAATGAACATAATTATATAAATTTCACAATTCCTACTAATACTGATTATAATAATCTTAATTTAACATCTAAACATTTAACTGAACAATCAGAAGTTAAAGTTAAATGGCAAGATATCAGCGCTAATGTTAATAATGAAAATGAAATTAAAATAAGACAATATTTTAAAGATAAATATAATTTACCTAAAATTAAAGTCAAAAGAGAAGCTATTTATACTGATATGTCTGGGGTTGAAATGATTAATGAATCAATCGATTTAACAAATATAGATGTTCAAAAAGAAATATTTATTGAATTTCTTAAATTGAATGGGTATAAAAAAGATTTTATCAATGAAATATTAGATATTGATACTATTATTAATGATAGAATGGATCAATCTAAAAACACTATCGGTGTTAATTGGAGTATAAATAAATTTTGGTTTGAAAATTTTAAATCGTATGGTGATGAAACTATTATAGATTGGGAAAGTAATAATGGAATTTATCAATTAACTGGAATTAATCAGCAAGGAAAAACAACTATTCTTGATGCAATTTGTTATATTATTTATGGGAAAACATTAACTACTTTAAAAAGAGAAAAAAATTCAGACAATCGATATATAAATAACAAAAGAGATTTAGATTATTGTAATGGTGGTGCAATAATTTCTATTAATGAACAAGAATATACTATTTTAAGAAGAACAGAAAGAAAATGGAATAGAAATAAAACAGAAATAACTTCTTGTTCTACTTCTGTTAATTATTACATAGGTCGTGATATAATAGATGATGCTAATTTAACTGATGAACAAAAGAAAGATACTCAAAAAATTATAGAAAATACTATTGGAGATTTTACTGATTTTATAAGATTAGTATTAACTACAGCAGATAATTTAAATGATTTAATTTCTATGGATAGATCAGTATTTATTGATTCTGTTATTAGATATGCTGGTTATGATATTTTTGAAAAAAAATTAGAAGAATTCAAAATATATAAAAAAGAATTAAATAGTAGCAGAATAGATTTCGATTTAACACAATATGAAGAAAATAAAAAAATTCATAACGAAAATATGATGTTATTAGAATCTAAGTTTGTTAATAAAATTATGGAAATAAAAGTTGTTGAAGAAAAAAAGAAACCTCTTATTAAAGAAAAAGATGGATATTTAAGTCAGATGCATCAAATAGATAAATCATTAGAAAATTTCGATTTAATTAATGTTAAAGATAAAATAGAAGTAGTTAAATTAACTATTGAAAAAAGAGAAGAACAATTAACTAAAATTGAACAATTAAAAGAAGAAATTAAAAATTATAATAATGTAGAATTAATTGAAAAAAGAGATAAATTAAATAATTTAAAAGACGAAATAAACGATTTAAACATACAATCCAAGGACTTTGATATTGAGATAGGTAAACTATCATCTGATATAAAAACTATCAATATGGATATTAAAAATATCATCGATCAACATATTAGAACACTTGAAAAAGAAATAGAAACAAATGATAATGAAATATCTAAATTAAAAACAGATTTTAATGATAAAATAATTAAATTAAAATCTGATATCAAAGAAAATGTTCATAAAATAACATTACAGCAAAATAATGTTCAAACAAAAATTGATAATTTAATGAATGATGGCAAATTGTTAAAAGTAGAGAATAATGATTTAGAACATAGTAAAATTTGCATAACTTGCCATAGACCATTAGAAGAAAAAGATATTATTATTATTGGTGAAAAAATAGAAAAAAATAAATCCAGGATGTTAAACATAATGGAAGAAGTTAAATTATTAAAAATAGAATATAATAATTTGAATGAATCAATAAAAAATAAAGAAAGTATATTAATAAAAATATCTGAAAAAGATTATAATTTTGATAATGATTTAAAAGAATCTTACTATGATGTTTTAAATAAAATTTCTAATTATAAAAATAATAATGAAGAAATTAATAAAAACATTACTTTAATTAAGGATGATAATTTATCAAATAATTTAAGATTAAAATTAAAATCATCATATGAACAAAAAGAATATACTATTGATAAAATAAATAATATAGAAAAAGAAAAAGAAAAATTAATTAATCATATTTCTATTAAGAAAAGTAGTTTGGAAACAATAAAAATAGATATTATTATTTTAGAAGAAGAAGAAGTTAAATACCAAAAGAAAAAAGAAGCAATTGCTTTAGAAGATAAAATAAATTTAGATATTATAAAATGTAAATCAGAAATACTTAATCTTGAAAAAGAAATTGAAACTTATAATAATGAATTACATAAAATTCAACACAATAAAGATCTTTTAATTAAAATTAATGATTTAAATATATTACTGGATGAATTAGATATTCAAATTAATGAAAAATCTAATGAAAAATCTAATATAGATGCTAATATGATGTTGATTAATAGTAAGTTAGAAGAATTAGATAAAATTTTAATTAAATTTAAAGAACAACAAAAACGAGATGAAATTTTAACTGTATATTTAAAGTGTGTTCATAGAGATGGAATTCCAACTTATTTATTAAAGAAGTCAATATCAATAATTAATCAAGAATTAAATAATATTTTAACTGATGTAGATTATACAATTTATTTTGATGAAGAATTAAATTTAAAATTATCGAATGATAATCGGTTGGATGTATGTCAAGGAATAGAACAATCAAGTGGTATGGAAAGAACTTTTGCTGCTGTTAGTTTAAAAATAGCGTTAAGATCTGTTAATTCAAAATCAAAATGTTCTATGTTAATGTTAGACGAGATAATGTCAAAACTCGTTGATTCGAGTGTTGAAAAATTTATAGACCTATTAGATAGTATTAAAAACCAAGTAGATAAACTTATCATAATTGAACACGATAAAACTATTAATTACGATTACTTAATTACAGTTGAAAAGGATGAATATGGAATATCAAGTCTAAAAATGTAAAAATAATTGAAATTTATTTAATCTGTCAAAGAAAACCGTTAAATCTTCAGTTTAATGGATGAATTTGACTTTCAAAAATGGAAAAATGTGACTTTTTTTGTTTAATATATACTTATACAAAAAAAACAATTTTGTTTAAGTGAAAATAATTAAATATACGTATAAATTTAGACTGAAACCAACAAAGGAACAAGAAGTTCTTTTAAATAAACATTTTGGTTCAGTTAGGTGGTCATATAATTATTTTCTTAATCAAAGAAAAGAAGAATATTTAAATAGTAAAAAATCAATAACTTATAACAAACAATCAAAATGTTTAACACAATTAAAGCAAGAAAATGAAACAGATTGGTTAAAAGAAGTTAATAGTCAATCACTTCAATATTCATTGAAATGTTTAGATCAGGCATACCAAAATTTCTTTAATAAAAGAACTCAATTTCCTCGTTTTAAGTCAAAAAAATCAAAAAACTCATTTACTTGTCCTCAATTTGTTAGAAATGAAGATGTATTACTTTTCATACCAAAATTTCAAGAAGGAATTAAAATGATAATGGAACGAGAAATTAAAGGAATAATTAAAAAAGCAACATTAAGTAAAACCCCTACTAGTAAATACTTTGTTTCAATTCTAACTGAAAAGGAATATACACCTTTAGTTAAAACAAACCAATCAGTAGGAATAGATTTAGGAATAAAAGATTTTTTAGTGTTATCTAATGGAACGAAAATCAAGAACCATAGATTTCTTAAACACTATGAAAAACTTTTAACCAAAAATCAAAAATATCTATCAAGAAAAACAAAAGGTTCATCAAGGTGTGAAAAACAAAGGATTAAAGTAGCAAAAATTCATGAAAAAATAACTAATTCAAGAATGGATTTAATTCATAAAACTACATTAAACCTTGTAAATCAATACGATAAAATCTATCTTGAAGATTTGAATGTAAAAGGAATGATGAAAAACCATAAATTAGCAAAAGCCATTGGTGATGTTAGTTGGGGTAAATTCATTGATATTCTTACATACAAAGCAGAGTGGAATGAAAAGGAAATAATACATATAGATAGATTTTTTCCTTCAAGTAAAACCTGTCATAAATGTGGTTATATCAATCAACCATTACATTTGAAAGATAGAACTTGGACTTGCCCTGAATGTAGTGAAGTTCATGATAGAGATGTAAATGCAGCAATCAATATCTTTAATGAAGGATATAGAAAAAATATATCGGGAGGGACTTCCGATTACAAACGCAGAGCCAAAATAAGACCATCATTTGATGGCATAAGCAATGAAGCGTTTAAAGAGAAGGAACTTGTTTAAGTTCTGGAAACACATTAATATTTATTTAATGTGTAGTTCATTTTCAATAATATATTCTATTTGTTGGTCATTACTAAATTTTTTAATGTATTCTTTAATTTCTTCATTACTTGGTAAAAATTCTTTATCTAATTTGTAATTTATAATGTATGACATTTTCCCGGGTGTTGTTAATGTTTTAATATATTCTTCTAATTCTTTTTTTGTTGGCATATATTCTGTATCTAAATCATACTTACTAATATTAATTAATCTACTAGGAATATCCATATTACTTAATACATTTTCAATATCATCTTTTGATTTCCCTTTAAGTAAATCTCTTATACTTTCATTAAATTGTTTAAATGTTTTCATATATAGTTATATATTAATTAATAATTTCTCCTATAACAACAGCGCCTTTTGGTAATTTTAGTTTTGCTTTATTATTACCACAATATACATCACCCATCACATATAAGTCATCAGGTAATTCAGTTAATAAATTACTATCACAAAATAAATGTTTATAAACCTTTAAGCCTTTTGGTAATTCTTTTAAATTATTATTACTACAATCTAAATTATTATATACTGTTAAATTATCTGGTAATTTAGTTAAACCAATATTTTGAATATTTAAATCAGTATTATAATATTTATAAAATTTACATATACCATCTTTAGTTCTAGGTAATAAATCATAGGGTAGTCCATTTTCAAATATGAACATTATTTGATCATTATTATCTAATTTTTTAATATGTTCTTTTATTTTATTTAAAATTGGTAATAATTTTTCAGATAATTTAAATGTTCTTACCCATGATATTATACTAGGAACAGAAACATTTTTTAATGCTTCTTTTATATCTTTATCCGAAGGTAAATATTTTTTTGGTAAATCAAATCTATAAATATATCTTATTTTATCTAATGTGTTTACAACATCTAATGATTTAATCATATCATCTTTTGACGGCATTAATTTACTATCTAATTGATATTTTATAATCATATTTGTTTTGTCAAATGCATTTAAATAATTTAAATTCTTTTTAATTTCATCATAAGATTTTGGTTGAAGCAAATCTTTTACACTTTCATACATTGATTCTATAACTTCAATGTTTTGGAATTCTCCAACTTCAGCTCCATCGGGCAATTCTAATACTTTTGCATTATCGTAACATAATAACTTTCCTTTAACATAAATGTCATTTGGTATTTCTGTTAATAAATTATGTTGACAATAAAGTGATCCTAAAACAGTTAAACCTTTTGGTAATTTAGATAATTTATTATGATCACATAATACCCAACCTTTTACTAATAAATTATCTGGTAATTCTGTTATATTCGATTTAGATATTATTAACCAATCATCATATAAACATATTCCATCTTTATTTCGAGGTAATAAATTAAAATCTAATTGATTTATAATTATTTGTTTTATCTTATCTGAATCAGATAAACCTTCTAATGCTTTAATTATTTCATCATCAGATTTTGGTTGAAGTAAATCTTTAATATTTTCATTAATAGAATTAAAAGTTTTAATCGCTTTTTTTAATTTTTTATCGAGCATATCTAAATCAAAAAAATTAAGTTTATCATATGTTGTATAAAACGTTTCATAATCATCTGTATAATTATACCAAACTATAATTTTTATTCTATCTTCGTCTAATTCAGAAATTTCATGAATAATTTCATCTACTTCTAAATCATCATATTGATCTTCAACATTAGAAAAATGTGTATATGCTAATATTATTGTATTAAATATTTCAATATAACTTTCCACGTTAATTACAGGTTTATTTAATATATTTTTTAATTCTTTAACACTATTTTTAATACTTGTAATGTATTCGTTTACTATATCGTAATATTTTTGGGGTAAATATTTTTCTGGTAAATCATATTGAAGTACCATTTTAATTTTTTCTATATCATCTAATCCTTCTAATCTTTTTTCTATATCATCTTCTGATCTACCTTGAAGTAAATCTTTAATATTTTCATTTATAAATTCTTTAAAAGTTTTCATACATTTTATATATTAAAAATTTGTTTTAAAGAATAATATTTACTACCTTAAGTATTGGAAAACTTTTTCTAAAAAATATGATAAAACTGATAGAACCAAGTAAAGAAAGTGTAGCTGAATATTTAAATATTAATGTTGATGATATTGATAGAATATTAATATTTAAATTTAAATTGATTTATTTTTTAGTTTATTTTACTAATGAATATGGTATAAAAATTAAAACATTTAATGAAATAATAAGATATAATGATTATCATATTTGGGAAAGAAGTAAAAAATTAGAAAAAATATTAAATGGAATTAAATAAAAATATTATATCAAAATATTTAAATGTGCAAATAAATGATATTTCTAAAATAAGACCGAATTTAATAAAATTAGATAAATGGAATTTCATATATGTTAATTTTTCTAACAATTATTATAAAAAAAAATAAAATTGCCGATAAATTTGTAAAAAAAGAAGATTTTGATTTATGGTTAAGAAGTAAAAAATTAAACAAAATATTAAATGGAATACGATAATAAACTTATAATTGAATATTTAAATTATTGGTGTAGTAACACACAATATACCGATAAAATGATCGAAACAATAAAAGTAATAGATAAATCGATAATAATTAGAATATTAGATGATTATGTAAAATTAAATAATAGAGATACAAAAGGTTTTGGATTAGATAAATCTGGTTATATTAAATGGTTAAGAAGTAAAAAAATAAAGAAATTAAATGTTCAATAAACAATTATTAGATATTTATCTAGAAACAGAAAAAGGAATAACTGATTATACATATATGACTAAACCACCATTTACTGAAAATTTGGTTTATATAACATATAAACCATATACAAGTAAAAATTATATGATGGTAAATATGGTATTAGTAAATATGTGGGCTAGATATAAAAAATTAAAGAGATTAATAAATGATATTTAATGGATTTTTAATAAAAATAGAAGATAAAATATTTGATTTTTTTAATTCAAAATTTAAATATTCAGAAGATATCAATCACGATATTGTTGAATTGGATTATATTTTAGAATGTAAATTACTACCAAATAGAAAAGATGATTATAATTTATTTAATTTAATAAAATATATGCAGGATGAACATAGACATAAATGTAGTAAAATAAAAATTTTTGATGATACTAAATCACTTATTTTACATGGTATATTCATTAAAGATTATATCTATGATGATGATAATATTATTCTAATAGAATTCAATGTAGATTATTCCATAATACAAATACATACTATGGAATATATTAGAAAATATAAAATTGAAAGATTAATGAAGTGTCAACAATAACCAAAGAATTAGAAAAAATAAATAATATGTTATTTGAAGGATTAGATGTAGATATATCAAAAATAAAATATGTTTTCATTCCAGTATTTGTAAATTATTATGTTAAAAAAATAAACGGTGAACCTAGAGTAATAAATCAAAATGTAAGTGTTAAGTATACTAAATTTAAAAATTTAAATCATTTCATAAATGTTATTAAACAATTACAATATAAGGTTGTTATATACATACCTTTAGAAGAAAAATGCTTTTTTAAAAAGGATATGCATACAGGTGAATATATAATTAGATATGCATATATTGGACAAGAAAATGAGTTTTTACTTTTAAGAAGAATAAAATTAAATCGGATATTACAAAATATAGTTGAAATGGATTATGAGTAAATCAATAGAAACAATAATAGAAGACGGATATTATGATTTAGCTATAACTATGGTTAAATTAGTTGATTTACCTGGTGGGGTAACAAAAGAAGATATAATAAGATATACTGAATGGTTAATTGATAAAGATATATTAAAAAAAAGAAAACAAAAATTAGAAAAAATAATAAATACATTATGATTAATATAAATACAAGTTGTTCAGAATATCTTGCTGAACATATATCACATAATATAAATATAAGTTATTCAGAACATCTTGCTGAACGTATATCACATGGTATAAGTTATTCAGAATATATTGCTGAACGTATATCACATAATATAAGTTATAGTGAATATGAAATACACAATTTAAGAAAAAGAAAGATAAAAAAAATAATGAATTATATAAATGGACGAAAATTGGATAACTAGTAAGAAAACAGGAAAATCTATTCGTTATAATGATTATATCAGAAGGGAAAAGATTAAAAAAATAATGAATAATATAATAAATGAAAAATATTGTAAATGATATCTTGATTAGAGGTGCAATATATACTGTTGTAGATATTCCAGATAAAGAACATGATAATGGTACATTATGGATAAAAATGGATAATAATCTTTTTAGTAAAGAAGAAAAATATGTTCCTTATACCGAAAAAAATATTAATAAAAGATGCTGGGATATAGATATTAAACAAGGTAATATTATTAAAAATTCATTTGTAAAAGGATTTAGTAATATTACAATTAATTTAAATAAAACTATCATTTATGAATGTTATGCAAAAGATTTAGATTATGCTTTTAATAAAGCACGAAGTATTATATATGAATTAGACGAATTAATGGATAAATTAAAATTAACAAATTTTTCTAAATTAAAGTATAAAAAGATATATTTTAAAGGAATGCCAAGTATAATTAGTGGATATAATGATTCAGGTAAAATTTATGTTAAACCAGATTGTAAAAAAGAACAACTAAATAATTGGTGGAAAAGTGTTAAATTTCCATATTTAAAAAATATAATTTTAAAAGATATAGATGACCATGAAAATATAATTAGTGTTGATATATTAGATAAAAGAATAATATGGGAAAGACACGATAGACGAGATAAAATATTAAAATTAATTAAAAATGAATAATTATTTGTATTGTACTAAAAATTTAGGATTTAAAAATGAAATACGTTTCATAAAAGGTAAATATTATAAACAAGATTATAATATGAATAATTCAAAAAATAGTGTTATAGTCACAAATGAATTAAATAATAAAGAAAAATTATCTAATGGACCATATTCTTGGAAGCAATATTTTTTAGATACTATACAATTAAGAAGATTAAAAATTAAAAAATTAATGAAATGTTAAAATATTTATATTGTAAATATACATTATATATGAAAGAACCTTATGATTCTGATTCTGAAAAAATAGATTTTATAAAAGGAAAATATTATAGAATAGTTGATGTTGATTTAGATGGTTATTGTTTAATAGATGAAAATAAAAAAATTCATGCTGTAAGGGGTGGATGGAAAAAATATTTTTTAGATACTAAACAATTACGAAGATATAAACTAAATAGATTAATTACAAAAATATAAATATAATGTTCCACGTGGAACAAATATTAAAAATAATTAAATAAGAAATGGATGAAGAAAATATTAACATAATAAAAGAATTTCTTGAATTAATGAGTGAATTTGATGATAGTTCTAATACATTAAAAGAATTACAGAGTAAAAATATTACAAAATCGTCTGATATTTTAAATAAAGATATAGATAAATTAGAATATTTAATTAATTTACAAACAGAAATAATTGATTTATTTATAAATAATCATGATAATCTTATTAATATTATGCAAATACAAATAGATTTGATAGAAGTTTTAGGTAATAAAGAATTGTTTCTTTTATATGTAAATTTTGTAAAAGCATTAGAAATAGAAGATTATATTGAATGTGATAAAATAAAAAAGGAAATTATAAAATATGAAAAAGATAAAAGTTAATTTAATACCATTTGGATTTAAAAATTTAAATAATAGGATTTATACAAAAGAATCAATTGATTTTAATAAATTAAAAGAAAAAATAGATAATGGAAGATTATATGGTGAATTAGGTATGGGTGAAATGGATATATCTTTATCTAGGGTATCCCATTTAATAACAAATATAGAATTAAAAAATAATTATTTAATGGGTGAAGTAGAAATATTAAATACACCAAATGGTAATATATTAAATGATTTACTTAATACAAATACAATAGTATTTCGTCCACGCGGAATTGGAAATGTTGATGAAAATGGTTATACTATATTAACAAATTTAATTACGTTTGATGCAATTCCAGTTGAAGAAGATTCATTTAAAGAATACACTAATATATTAAAATTAAGATCAAAAAAAATATTAAATATATTAAACAATATAAAAAATTAAATGATAATCGATTCGGATAAATTAATTGATGCCGCTATTTATACATCATATTTTGAACTATTTCATTATTATGATTATAAATTTAATACACAAGATACTAGAAATAAATTAAAATACGATTTAACAAAAAGAATTTTAAATAAAAATATTTATTCAAAAGATTTTTGGGTTAAATGTGATGAAACTAATAACCCACCTGATATAATAGATCAAGGTATTATCATGATAACTATAACTATAACAAATAGATTTAATATATTCGTTCGTAAAGTTATTAATTTGCCAATTGGTAATATAGATATAGATATGGATAAATATGTTGTATATTTAAGATTGTTAAAATTAAATAAAATAATTAATAAGTGAAATGATAAGTGAAATTTTTTTAGAACAACATGGAATATTATCTATTAGTAGTGTATATGACGGTGGAGAAAAAGTAATGATAATATTTAAATTTGCTAATGATAAACAAATAATTAAACAAGTAACACCCAATTTTATAAATGAAAATGAAATTTTTTGGGAAAAATACACTTTAAAAATTATTAAAGAAGAAAATGTTAAACTTAGAAAATTAAAATTAAATAAAATAATTAAAAATTATGAATAGTAGTGATAGTAGATTATTGCAAAAATGGATACCTATATTTGGTAATTTAACTAATATAAATCCTAAAAATTATATAAAAATTGCAAAATATTGTGAAAGAATGTCAGATTATTTTCTTAATGAACATAGTAATCAAAATAACACTATATATGATTTTAATATGTTATCAATGAATTTAATAACATTAAATAAATTGAATAATTTAGATAATGTAAATTTTATAGATTTTATAAAAAATGATACTATAAATTGCCAAAAAATTACAACATCTATCAGTTTATCACACGAACATTTGCAAGAAATGAATATAGCATATTTTTCGTTACAACAACATATAGAACATACTATTATAGAACAAATGTCCATATCTATTAATAATATTATTGAAAAATATGGTGGAATTAATATAGACAAGTTTTATTATAATTGTATACAAATAGAAGATTTTAGTGGATTTAAATTTAATTTCAGTTGTAAATATTTACCTTTGTTAAAATTAAGATATTTAAAAGTAGAAAAAATAATGAATAGCATTGAAAGCATTAATCCAAAAATTTAATGAATATTATAATATTAATATCGATGAATTAAAAAATGAATATAATATAGAAATTAAAATAGAACGTATATTAGTTGGAACACGATATAATTATATTTCAGATTTTCCAAAAAATAATTTTTTCATAACTATTACTGATATAAAATATAATGAAAAAAATTATGAACTTACTGCGAATTTTGAATCTACTTTAGATTCATCTAAATTAAATAAAATTATACAATTCATAGATTTTAAACCAGTTTTAAATTATAAAAATTTTAATTATACCAATAATGATAAAATAAATTTAAATATTACAGATTTTGATTGGAAATTTAACTTTATGGAAAAATTAGAATTAAGATCAAAAAAGATATCTAATATTTTAAAAAAGATGAACCAAAATAATAATGATTAAAAAATGATGGAAAATATGATGAAAACATTTAATGCTACTAATTATGCAGAAGTAATAGTAATAATGAATGAAATGATTGAAAGAAATAAACAAAGACTTTTATTATTAAATAGACTAAAAAAATAAATAAATTAAATAATCTATTTAATATATAATTAAACAAAAAAAGATAAAAAATATGATATATAATTTAAAATCACAAAATGATTTCTCAGGTTTTTACATAGTATTTAATGGTGCGGTTCTTAATGAAACACCTAAGTCGTTTGGGGTGTCGCATATAATTGAACATTTGCTTTGCAAACAATTTGAAGATCTTTATGATGACTTCGATAGATTTGGAATAAATTGGAATGCATTTACGTCAAATAATAACGTTGTATTTCATATGACAGGATTAGATGAATACATTAATATGTATAAAGATAAGTTATTAAATTCATTATTACAATTTAATATAACTGAAGAACAATTTAATACTGAGAAAAATATAATTTTACAAGAATATATTGATCATTTTCAAGATCAAGGTGATGCACATTATTCAAATGTAATGAGATATTATTTGGGTCATTATGGACCAATTGGTAAATATGAATCATTAAATAATTTAACATATACTAATATGTTAAAATTTTATAATATTTATATGAAAAAACCAAGTATAATAATTAATGTATCTAAGTATTCTGAATTCAGTGGATATACAGATTTTGCTAAACTTAATAATAATAATTATAAAACTTCAGATACAAAAATAATAATAGAAAAAAGAGCAGATTTTGATAAATCATCTATTATAGGATATAAATTAATTGTAGAAGATTTTTGTTATATAAAATTTATTATTGCTATATTAAGTGGGTCATTAAAATCACCGTTTTATAATGAATTGCGAGAAAAAAGAGGATTGACTTATGGTGTATCTACTTTTATAAATTCTATATCCGCAAATCAAGGATTATTATCAACAAGTTTAGTAACAGATAATGAAAATGTTGATGAAGTATTAAATGTTTATAAAGAAATATTAACAAATCCTAGTGTATACTTAACAGAAGAAAGATTTAATATAATGAAAGATTTTTATACTGTGTTATTTAGAAAAAATGAAATAAATAGATATAGTAAAATAGGTCATTTAATATCACCAGAAAAGTGGAATATAGAACCTATATTAAACGATATAACATTTGAAGGTATTATGGCAGCATATGAAAAACATTTCAAATATGAAGATTTTAGATGGTCTGTTGATAAGCGAGATTTTAAATAATTTTTAATTTTTAATACATGCTATTTGAAGAAAACCATATTATAGATTTTATTAGTTTATTTGATAAAAATCAAGTTAACGAAATAAAAGATTTAATTAACAAAAATAATTCTTTAGTAAATATAAAACAAAATTATCCTATTGGTTTAGCTTGTGAACATGGTAATTTAGATTTAGTAAAATTTATTTTAAATTTTCCAGAAGTCAATCCATCTGATTATAATAATTATGCTTTTAGTCAAGCAGCAGGTAATGGTTATATTAAAATTCTTAAAATACTTTTATCCGATAAAAGATTAGATTTAGATAATAATTATGAATCTATTGAATTTGCTTATACAAATAAACATTATGATATTGTTGATTTTTTATTTGAAATAGATATATTAAAAAATAATTTAAAGAAATATAATTTAAATTTATATGATAAAATAAATACTACTTTTAGAAAAAAAAAGATTTTAAAAATCTATAAAAAATAATACCTCATCATATTTTATATATATCTAAAATTATCATCAATAAATGGCAGCGCCAATTACTTTATATAAAAGATTTTTAAATAATTGTTTAAGTGGAAATGTAGCATCTATAAAATATCTATTAGAAAGTAATTTAGTTGATCCATCAGAACAAAATAATTATGCTATAATAGTATCTAGTAGAGATAATCAATTAGATATTATAAAAGAATTATTAAAAGATAAAAGAGTAGATGCATCAGATGATAGTAATAAAGCTATAAGACTAGCTTTAAAGAATGAACATTACGATGTTGTTAAATTATTATTTGGAATTGAAAAAGTTAATCGTAAATTATTAAAATACCAACCTAATATTTGGATACACATAAATGAAAAAATTGTACAATAATTTGGTATAATATTTAATTTTGCTTATATTTGTACAAATTATATAAAAATGGAGCATACAAAAAATTTAAATAAAATAGTATTAAAGATAGAACTATTTGGAGATACGAATTTAAGACTTACATTAGTATATCTAGATAATAGATTTCAATCTATTCCTAATGGAAGATTTTTATATTTTAAATCAAAAGTTACAAATTTTTATATTTATTCTAGAAAAACATTAGCAATAACTCCTATATCTTTAAGACTTCCTACTAAAAGTAATTATAAATCTAGTTCAATTATAAAAAATTTTGCTAATGATACTTTAAGAAAAGAATGGTTAAGTAGATTATATAAAGGATTATTAGAGTGGGGTAATGAATGTGACATATTTAAAAATGATAAATCAAAAGTAACGTGTAATTTCAATGGGGATTATTGGATTTTATAATTAAAACGTATAATAATGAAAATTTTAAAAAAAATTTTGAAGATATTATTAAAAGGTGGAAAATATTTATCAAAATATTTTAATGATATACCCGAAAAATGCATATTGGGTGAAATATATAAATCTTTAAAAAAAGGAGAAGAAGATAAAATATTTATCTTTATTGTATATCCAGTTATAAAATTAGTATCACTTTATATAATGGTGACATTTGCATTAACCATTATTATATTATTAACAGGAAATAATGCGATAATAGAAAGAACTAATGATTGGATAATATTATTTAGTAGTAGTTTTATTCTTAGTATTTTTTATTTAACAATATTTGAAATAATTTTACCAATTATTGTTTTATTTAAAAGATGGTTATTAAAAAAATTTTTTAATATAGATACTATACCTAATAGATTTAATATACCTAATAGATTTCATGCACATAATGTTAAAGTTAGTATAGATGGAGAAGAATTAGATGATGATGAATTAGAATAATATTAATTAAACAAATCATTTTATGAATATAAAAATATTAAAAGAATAAAAAATGGCAAAGAAAACAGTTAAAGAATTACCAGTATGTGAGAGTTGTTTACAATCTAAGCAACCCGATGAAGTAGCTTGGTGTCAAAGAGTTGGATATAGTTCATTACATTGTTATGAATGCATTCATTTACAGGATTTAGTAATGACTAATCCATATGAAAAAAAGAAAGGTCGCCCAAAAGGCAGTAAAAATAAACCAAAACAAACTTAGTTATTTAAACTAAGTTTTTTTTATGTTTAAAAACATTTTTTATTTTTAGTACTATAAGATAAAAAATAATTTTTATGCATGAATAAAACTACATTAGAATACGTTTGGTTAGATGGTCAAATACCAACTGCAAAATTAAGAAGTAAAACAAAAATTGTACAAAATTTAGAATTACCAAAAGAAATTCTTCCTCTTTCATTAGAAAATCAGAACGAAATTAAAGTTCCTATGTGGGGATTTGATGGTTCGTCTACTAATCAAGCAACAGGTGATAATTCAGATTGTGTTTTAAAACCAGTAAAACTTTATAACGATCCTTTAAGAAAAAATGGGTATATTGTTTTATGTGAAGTTTATAATGTTGATGGAACACCACACGAAACAAATAAAAGATTTAAATTAAGAGAAGCTTATAAACAATATAAAGATTTTAAACCTTTATTTGGTATAGAACAAGAATACACTTTTATGGTTGGATTAAGACCATTAGGATTTCCAGAAGGTGGATATCCAGCACCACAAGGAAAATATTATTGTGGAGTAGGTGCGGATGAAGTATTTGGTAGAGAAATAGTTGAAGAACATATGGATGTATGTTTAGAAATGAATTTATTATTTGAAGGAATTAATGCCGAAGTAATGCCTGGTCAATGGGAATTTCAAATTGGTACAGGAGATCCTTTAACAGTATCAGATGATTTATGGATTGGTAGATATATGTTATATAGAGTTGCAGCTAAATATAATGTTAGTGCTACATTAGATCCTAAACCAGTAAGAGGTGATTGGAATGGTGCAGGAGCACATGTTAATTTTTCAACAGAAGAAATGAGAAATAATTATGATGCTATAATAAAAGGTATTCAAAAATTAGAAGAAAGACATGATAATCATATTTTATTTTATGGAGAAGATAATGAATATAGATTGACTGGTGAACATGAAACTTGTTCTATAAATGAGTTTAAATATGGTGTATCTGATAGAGGAGCAAGTATTAGAATTCCTTGGCAAGTTCATTTAAATAAAAAAGGGTATTTTGAAGATAGAAGACCTGCAGCTAATATTGACCCTTATAGAGTAACTAGAAAAATTATTAAAACTATTTGTAAAGATTTATAATTTTTTAAAGAAAATCCTTAAATTTTATAGTTTAAAAGTGGTTTGGAAATCATATTACTTCTATTAACTAAATATATTAGCAAAAAATTAATATATTTAGTTAATAGTTATTTTAGATATTTAAATTTTAATATATAAATTTAATATATAAAGAAAAAAAGAATTATAAAAATATGCCAACAATTACTTACCCAACCAATAACGTACTACATTATAATGTAAAAGATGTTTATATTGCAGGAGATGATACATCAGTAGCACAATATTTAATAGATAATGGTTTACCAACAGGAACAACTAGCTACGTTTTAGAAGATCAACGTTTTTCAAATGATGGTGGGATAGCTTACCAATATTATGAATATGATGCTAATTTGTCTGGTAATACATGGAAAACTGAATTTGGATATAGACGAATTGTAACATCTATTACTTATTCCTAAAAATATTGTTCAATAATTTGATAAAAATATTAAAAAATAAACCATCTAAATTAGATGGTTTATTTTTAATTAGAGGGAAAACATTTTCCCTGGATATATAGAGTGTAAACTGTGGACTAAATTACTTATTTTTAAAGATATATAAATATTTTATATCTTATGTTAATGGGTGAATCAAGTCTATATTTATATATTAAAATCAAAAAACCTATTTTTTTCTATTTTTTATTTTAAACTCTTTGAAATCCTACTTTAATTTTCTTTTGAAATCCGTGTATAATAGGTTTAGATTCTTTTTTCATAGCATATAAATCAGCTAATGAAACTTCTTTATCTATTAATTCAGAATTTATACCAATTTTATCACATAAAACTTTTGCATTTTCTATACTAAGATTATTAAATTCTTTTCTAGCAATTAATCTTTCTGGTCTTAATAATGCTTTATCGATATTTTTTAAAGATGTATTAAAAGTAGCTATAATTTGAATATTTAATATATCATTTAATAAACCATCAGTAATATTTAATAAATTAGTTATACCTATATTTCTTGAACTATCTCTTGATTCCAATAAAGGTTCAGCATCTTCTATTAATAAATAATTCTTTCCTTCACTATCAGCAACCCATTCTGATATAAAATTTATAAAACTTGGTTCGGTAATAGAATCTACCATAGTTGGAGGAAAATATAAAACATTATTTTTATTATCATCTTGTTTAATTTTCTTAATTAAATGACGAATAATTGTTGTATTATGACTTAATATACCATTTGTAAAATATCTTTTATCTGAATCTTCATTTAACTGTAAATCAAACATATTACATTTTTCGTTTGTTTTTTCAATATTTATAATATATTGAATACCTTTTTCAGTTAATATACCATCACCTACTTTTAAATTTTCAACAAATATTTCTTCTAAATTTTCGTTAAATAGTATATGTTTATCTGCACATTCTAAAATATAGTCTTTTGTTTTTACTATCCATATATCATATTTAATAGTTTTATGAATTGCGTCAATATCTATCCAACCATTATCAGTAAATACTTCATAATCGTTAATTTTTTTTGTTTCTATAAATTTTTTATTATTCATCATTTTTTTTTATTTTTTAATAAAATTAATACATTTGTTTATCATTTTTTGTTTGTCATTTAATACATCTTGTTGCCATATTATTAATATATCATATCCTAATATAAAAATAATAACCAGGAAAGGGAAAAACTATAAAAGTTTTTCGATATCTATATATTCTATTAGTCCTGTTTTTTTGTTTCTTATTTTAATTTGAGTATTACCTTTTACACATTTGCCTGTTCCTGGTTCACCATGAAATAAAGTTAATCCTTTATTTTCTCTTTTTAATCTTACTAATAATTCTTCCATAAAATCTTCAAAACCATCACCATAATGTAAATCTAAATGATTTAATTCTATAAGATTTTTCATTATATCAAAATCTTTAACATAGAATGTTCCATCATCGATAGATACCATTCCAATAGTTACTGTTTTATTCTCAACTATTTGAGCATTGGCAAATATTTTACTTATAACTTCTTCATCATTAAAATTACCATTATGAAAAAATATACTATTTGAACATATTCTTTTAATATCTTCAACATTATGATTTACTAAATAAAAATCATCTGTTAGTCCACCTTCTATACTAACCATTAATTCATTATCTAATTCCCAAATTTCATTTTTACTATATTTTATTTGTTTTTCGATATCATAATATGTATTAGCATAAATTATTTTTGGATTTTTATAATATTTTTTTAATCCGTTTACTACTATATTCCAATCGTAATAATTGTTATTTTTTGAGTACGGTTGAAATAATTGAGGTTGTTTATTATATGCTTGATAATAAAGATATAATAAATTTGTATCCTCTGGGTGTTTACTTCTACCATTAGATTTGAGAATATTAAATAAATCTGTACTGAATAAATCTGTATTGAATAACTCTGTTTTTTCTGTGTTTAATATAAAATCTTTCATTTATTTGCTTATTTTTAGTTTGTTTTTAAATATTAAAGTTTATATACAATAATTATTAAAAAGACTTAAAAAATTTAGCATATTATTTTTTAAAATTAACACCTTTGGATAATAGTTAAAATAGGATATTGTTAAAAATCCTTGATATATTAGGTTTTAAGATATGAGGTTTTAATTTTCTGGATCACCAAAAGTACCATAATCATTTTTTTCTCCTTTACCTAATTTAATTAATAAATCTCTAACAGCAGCAAACTCAGTCTTATCTAATGTTTGAATTGTGCTAATTATTTTTTTAGCACCTGTAATATTATTAGTATTAAATGCAATTTGTCCTTTTTGGTTTACATCGTTTGTATCTGTTTTTAATTTAATATTTAATTTTTTATAAATTGCGTCACTAAACCATTTTTTTATTTGGTCTGATATTATTTTTATTTTTTCATCTTGTTGAACATTTTTAATTTCAGCTTCATCTTTTTTAATAGGATTATCTTTTTGATTACCTGTTGATTGATTAGTTTGTACTTGAACATTAGGATTTTGTATTTCATTAAGAACACTTTCATTTATTAATTTTTCTGGTAATAATTCTTTGATTTCTTTTTCATTATACTTAGATTTAGCGAACATTATTAATGTATTATATGCAAATGTATTAACATTTGCTTCAAATTTTTTTTCATCTTTATCAAATAATTTTTTAATTCTATCATTCGAATCTATAAAAATATTCTGTAATGAAAATTTACCATCCCCTAATGATGTATCAACTGCTTTAATGGATGCATATATAGCTTTTAAATTATCTTTAATTATTTTATATAAATCTGGTAAAGTAGTAACTTTTGCTAATTCTTTATTTAATGTTTCATTATGAATTTTTAAATAATCTGTCATAATCTTTTTCATATCTTCTTTTTTAGATTTAGCAAGTTTAGCAGTTAAATCTTCTACTGGTTTTTTTAATTCATCTGATATGTTTTGTAATAACTTACCAAACATATTTTTTAATGCACCAAAAAGATTTAGCTCTTCATTTACATATTGATTATATTTAATTATCATTTTATTATATTTATTTTTTAATATATATTAAAAAATAAATATAATAAAATGGGCGCAATGCATGATAATTCTGGAAATTTGAGTTCAATGAGAAAAAATGTAACAACAATAATTTATACTGTTTGTTTTGTATTATTTTGTGTTGGATTATATATTTTAATACGTGCTATAAAAGGAGATGGTATTGATGCCGGAACTTGGGGCGCAATGGGTGCATTTTTTACTGGTTCTGCAACTATTTTTGGTAGTGTATTATTTATGCAACAAAAACAAAAATCATCTGAACTTAAATCAGAAGATAATCAAAAGAAATTAGAAACTGTTAAAAAAATATCAGAAATAGAAAAAATAGAAGATATTGGTTAAATTGGAATCGGTAATGGTTCTACTATTGACGTTATGAATTTAACACCTATTGTAACTATTAAATCTGGTAAAAATTCAGAAATTTTTGCTATTAAATCCGGATTAGCCAATGGAGCTAAAGATTCTAAAAGACTATTTACAAAATCAGACATTTTTGATACATTTGCTAACCCTAATAAATCAGAAAAAAATTCTTTAAATTTTGTGAATGTAGGTAATGGTAATTCTTTTAAAAATTCTATTACTCCTTCCATTAATTTAGTTATTAATGCTATAATAAAATCTATTGGTGCTTTTATTATATTTAAAAATAAATCTATCATTTTTTGTATCCAGGCTGTAGCAGGACTTAAATTTACTAATTCATCATATGTTTCTTTTATTTTATCTTCAATTTGTTTTTTTCTTAAAGTTAAATTACCTGTAAAATTTTTTACAGATGCTAATATTTTGTCTATACCTTCTTGATTTTTAATTAAATCGTCTTGTGGTTGTATCATTTCAGTTAACTTTTCACTTATACTATTTTTTAAAGTTTCAATAGTATCATCAATTTCTGTTGTAACTAATACTATATTTTTATTTGTTATTAACGTAGTTAATGATTCTATTTCATTAGTCAATATAGATGTTAAATCAGATGGTATTTCTATTAATCTTACAATTGTATCATTAAATATTTTTAATCCATCTTTATTTGTGATATTATCTAATTCTGTTTTTATTAATAATATATCATTTGTTCTATTTACAATATCCGTTGATATATATCCAATATTATTATTATTCATATAAATAACAGCTAAATTTTCTTTTTCTAATATTTTTTCATGTAATTGGTAAGATAGTTCATAATATTCATATACAATTTGATATAATATTGCATTTAATTGTGTTTTTAATTCTTGTAAAGATACTAATACATTATCTTGTAATTTGCTTATATTTTCATTAGCCTTATCTTTAATTTGACTTAGTTCTTTTTTTAAATCAGTTATTTTTGTTTTTAATTCACCTGCTTTACCGTCTAATTTTTCTTTATATGTATCTGTATCAAAAAGACCTTTCTTATCAATTTTAGGTAATGTTATATCAACTCCAAGTATAGTTATGGTTATCTCTGGTATTGGAATATTAATATCGGCTAAACCTCCTAATAATGTATCTATGAACCATTGTTTAGTATCTGTTAAAAAAGTAGTTACATCATCAATCATTTTTTTAACATTATCTATAATTTCTTTTATTTTTTCTATAAGAGCTTTTGGATTTGTTAATAATTGAGGTAATTCTAAAGCTGTTTTTATAGGAGTTAAAATATATAATACTTGCTGAAATAAAAAACTTAATGTTTCTGTTTCAAATATAATAAAACTTTTTGTTAAAGATGGCATACCTGGTTCATCAGTAGTTGGCAATCCTGCATCAAAATATGCATTATCATATTCATTCATTTGATTACCATTTGCATCTTTCAATTCAAATAATTTAATCATAGCCTTTCTAACCATTGCATCTACATCAATAGATACAGATGCTGTATCAGATATACCTACTGTCTCAAAATTTTGTGCTATTTGACTCATTATTTGTAATCTTTAAATCTATATATTTTCTTTTCATCAATTCTTATAGGATACTTTATAGGTTCTATTAATTCTATTTTTGTAGTTTCATATTTTTTAATATTATTACTACTTACTAAATTATTAAATAATACTAAATTATTGTTTTTTATTCGTTTAATAATACGATCATAAACTTCATCATCAGTATTTCTTAAATAATTTTCTAATATATCTTGAATTGTATTTGCAATATTGATATTTTGATATTCATCATCATAAAAATATACAGTATCGTATTTATCTTGTTTAATAGGAATAAACTTATCTTTTGAAATTTTAAACCCGATTAAATGTTCTAATAATACATCAGATTTTTTATATCCTATACTATCATTATTTAATTGATTATAAGTTTCAGATACATAATATGATTTATCAATATGTATTCCTATATTCTCTAATTCTTCTCTTAATTTTTTTAATATCTTAGCATCGTTATCTTCATTATATCTTGCACTTAAAATACCAAAATCATAATCGTTATTATTTATTAAATGTCTAACATTCTCTTTATAAATAATTATATCATTATAATAATCTGGATCAGTTTTTTCAATAAAAGAAATTCCTAAATCTTTTTCTTCAATATCTTTTCTTTTTCTTTTAATTCTATTAAACATTTTTTCACTTATCCAATATTGATTACCATTAAATTCTAATATAATATCATCTTTTTTATATGCACCTGATAATATATTATTTAACTCTATATGTGATAATTTAAAAAGTGGTTTTCCAGGTCTTGCTTTTTCAATAATCCAAGCATTAGTTTTTATTCTCCATAATGTTCCATCTAAATCAAAAAAGTGAATTGTTTTTTTCATACTTAAAAATATATTTTTTAATATACTATATATAAATTTAATATATACCATATATGAAAACTTTTAAACAATTCATAAACGAAAGTAATGTAATAGGTCATCTTAAACCTAAATCTGATGAAGAAATTAAAAAAATATTTTTAAATAAATCAACAGCAGATATATTTCGTGCAATTAGAAAATTTGATGTTCCTGAACATTTTTTACCAACTGATGAAGAATTTTATAATATGATAAAGGAAAAAGGAAATTTAAATGAACTATTTTTTGAAATTTTACATCACGATATGAAATATGTAAAAATGTTCATTGATATATATATCTTACCAATGAAAGATGAAATTATAAGACAAAAATATTTAAATTTTTCATTAGAAAAAGCAATTGAAGAAGTAAATCCAGATGCATTTGAATATCTATTAATTTTAGGAGCTGACATAAATTATATAAAAAATACCATTACAAATGTTAGTGGACCATCAAGCAAAAAACAAAAATTAAAAGAAATATATTTAAAATATAAAAATAAAGAAAAATCCGAAGAAAAAGGATAAATTATATTCTAGGAAACGATGTATTATTTCCAAAATTATTCATAAAGGTCGAAGGATTGTATTGTTTCATTACACTTGATGGATTAAATTTACTAGAATTCATCTGTGATGATTGATTTTCCTGTTGTTTCTTTTGTTGTTCAGTTTCTTCTTTATTCTTTTCATTAAGTAATTTGATATACTCTTCATATTCCCAATAATACCACGTATTTGATACTGTTGTTGGACATTTTGTATCTTGTATCATTAATTGAAATTTATTCTTTAATATGTCTTCTATTGGGGTTTGAAATAATGAAAATATTCTACCTATTATTTTATTATTTTCTTCTTCTAAACTTGTCCAAGATGCCAGGGAGTTTAAATAAGGAAGATGCCCCACCTTGAAATGTTAAGTCGGTGCAGACCTCCATACTACACTCAGGACATTTCATTTTTAATCCTTTTATGCCGACTTTCATATTATTTATTATTTCATCTAATCCTTGAAATAATTCTAAATCATTCATATTTTGAAATTCCTTTTGTTTTGCCTTTAATCCTTCATCTGTTATACTTGATCTATCATATAATAAAAATGGAATTATTTTCATAAATGCTACATCAGGTTTTTTATCTGATTGTACATTCCTTTTTATTTCTTCATAAAAATCCTCTTGTATTCCAATTGTTGGTGGTCCTAATTTCCACGATGCTCCGTTATGAATTATTTCATAACATTGTTCTTGTTTATTATAAAAATCTTCAATTAATTCATTAGGTTCATGTAAATTAAATGTACTTGGTGTTTCATTACCAGGGGTTGATCTAAATGGTATTACAAAATCATTTTTACAATGTTCACAACTTACTGAATGTGTTAATGTATTACCACCTTGAAAAGTTAATTCCCTTATCATAAATATTAAAAATATTCTATCAGAATCTTTTACATTCTTATAATTCCCTTGTGTACCATCTGGATGATAAAAACGTATATTTCTAGATAACAATTCATTCATCTTTTCTGTAATATCTACATAATTATCACTTACCATACTATATGCTTGTATCTCACTTACTTTAGCACCTCTAATCATTATTTTTGTGCCTCGTTTATAATATCTTCCGGCTGGTAAAATATCTATATTAATACTAGTATACTCTATACTCGGTGCATCATATGTTTTATCTATTATTGGTTTTGGTGTGGGTTGTTTTACACCAGATACTGTACTACTTGTATTTCCTAGTAAACTTTCCAAATAATCTTGGTTTTTCTTTATATTTTCATCTTTCTTTGTCATTTAAAACTGATTGTTTTTTAATTATATATTATTATAGTATGGGCAATAACATATAATAATAGTCATTTAATTTATTAAATTTGAGTTTTTTAATTTGTTGATATATTTATATAATAATTTATATATTAAAATATTTTATTGGATTTACACCAATTTTGATCTTTCCATAATGGTTGTAGGTTATTTAATGCATTTACTTCACTAACATCAGTATCTTTTGGAAATTTTGTTAATGGAAATATATGATCAATATGCCATTCACCATGATTTTCCCAGGTCATTCCATCAGTAAATTGTTTTTCAATATGATGCTTCAACGTAGCTGCGCTATATCCTAACATTTCTTTTGTATCACCTTTCTTACCTATTTCTAAATATTTTAATGTTCTATGTAAGATATTACGCCAAGCCACAATATGAGGATGTTTTTGTCTATATCTTCTTGAACTATTAGCATATATTTCTTTATTATTTTTCCTATATTTTAATATTTTATCTTTATTATTATCTCTGTATATTTTTTTCTTTTTTAATATTTCTTTTTGATTATCTATATGATGTTGTTTTTTATATTCTAATATTTTTTTTCTATTTTTTATATAAAATTCTTTATCATAAGCATCTCTTTTTTCTTTTGCACCTGGTAAATTTCTTCTTACATCACTATCTAAATTAAAACATACTTTACAAATAGGTTGATATTTTTGTATCCCTTCTTTTGTTTTATATTTTTTAGAAAAATCTGATATATTTTTTTCTTCTTTACATTTATTACAAATTTTAATTTCTACCATAATGTTTTAATATATTAAATGTAACACATCTTTTTGTTAAAGTTTTCCCAAAAATCTTTTTATAATATTAAAAAAAACCTCATCACTAAGATAAGGTTCTATTATAACTACTTAATTATTAGATATTTTAGAAATAGTAATCTTCCCAGTAATCAACAGCCCAGGATGCAGTTAATTTTGCAATATCATTAGTAGACCAATCAAGTCCTTCGTCAGCAGCGAATTTAAAAATTTGGCAATTATGATAAGATATTCTTCTAATAATAAGTCCTTCTCTATCGTGTTGATAAAGGATAATTTCACCTAGCATATTTTTCTTGTAGTTAGAAGAACCATCTTCATTATTCCAAGCAAGATCATACCAGTCTTTAATCATTCTAAAAGTAAACATTTGATTTGAGTCGTTTTGGTTAATATTAAAAGTAAGACCTAAATCATTAATAGAAGTAGTATCAGGTAATCCGACAAATAGTCTAGTAGAATATTTAAATCTTTGATCTTTTATACCTAATGTTGGATAAATAGGTAAACTAACTGATGTAGTATTTTCCAATAATAAGTCTTTACCGAGAGGGTGTTTATCAGCAATAATTTGAGGAAGAAATATTTCTACTTCAAATAAATTTTTCCAAACTGGTTCCCAGTTTTTATTATGACTGTCAATATTTGTAAAATGTGGTAATGCCATTTTTTTTAAATTATTTTTTCTATTACTATATATAAAAAATTTTTTTTATAAAAGTTAATATTATATATTAAATTAAATAAACTAAAAAAAACCACTATTTTTGAATGTTTTTTAAATAATTATATTTTATATTACCAGAATTATAAATTCTATAAATTCCTCTTTCTAACATAATTTCATGTTCTGATTTATTTTTATTAAATCCTTTTTTAACTAAAATGTCTTTTCTAAAATTAAATCTATATTGTTTAATTTTATCGACTATATAATAATAATTTGGTTTAGTTTTATGTATAAAATCAAACCCTAAAATTTCATATAATTTTCCATTTGAATGGTTTCTATCTGCATAAGTAATTATATTTTTAAAATCATATTTTTTAATAAAATATTTAAATAATTTTGAAGCACCACCTATTACATTAGTGTTTAACTTATTACAAAATCTTAATAGTTCTACATTATTATCCCCATTAGACATCATTCTTCTATTTTTACCGAATACTATTAAATTAACCAATTCATCTTTATAAAATAATCCTATTTTAACTTTTGAACCAACAAATCCTTGAATATGATTTCTATTTAAAAATTCTCTAACTAATTTATTATCAGTTATTTCTCTTATTTCTGTTTTTCTAGCATAAATTTTATTTGGTGTTTTACCTAATTTATTTAATATCATTGATTTAACTATATCTTGTTTATAAATCCAATCGTCTTCATAAATATGAATTAATTGAATATCATTTTCTTCACATAAATCTGTTTTATTTTTATGATAATTTTTTGATTTATATAATTCATTATGCCAATATAATCCATTAAATTCGAATGCTAATTTTAAATCAGGTAAGTAAATATCTAATTCTATTTTAATTATATTTCTATCGTTTATGATAATTTCTTTATTATAATTTTCTTTTATAAAATTCAATAATTGTATTTGTAATCCGGATATAGATTTATTAATAGGATTACATATTGTACATATTTCAGTATTTGTTTTTCTTCTTGAATTTAATAATATGTATGTAATATCAAATTTGTGTTTTGCTTTACATTCCATTGTATAAATTCTATCAGTATTATTAATATTTAAAATATTATATTCTTTATAATGTTTAAGTAATTTTTCATTAAGTGTATCATATAATGTATTAATCATTTTATTAGCAATTTTTTTATTTTTCATAGCATGATTAACACCGTATCTTTCAATAAGTGTATTTTGTATCTTTTTTTTAATTTTATCACTTTTTAAAACATTATCTACTTGATATTTTTTTAAATTAGTATTTTTTAATTTATCAAGAATTATTTTTGATTTTAATGGATTATCAACATTATAATTTTTCTTTAATGTATTTTTTGATTTTTCATTAACTTTTTTGTTTTGTAAAGAACAATTATGTCCATATTTTTTAATATTGGTTTGTATTATTTTATTTTTAATTATTTCTGATTCAGATGGGGTTTTTGTTCCAAAATTTTTTATATTTGTGTTTATTCTTTTATTCTTTGTTATATTAGATTTATTCATACATTTTTTTGAACAAAATGTATAATACCCAATTGTACTATTTTTAAATTTTACTTTTTTATCACATTCTTTACATTTAATAATATGATTTATTTCATTTAACCAGTGATAAACTTGTTGTTTAAATGGTAAATCAGTAAGATTATTTTCAATAATATATTGGTTGATATTTTCTAATGTATCTGTATAATATTTGGCTAAA